GGGAAGGGGTCTATACTGCTAACATTGACAGCAATAATGTCAGTAAAATAACTCCGAATGGCGCTAGTACTATTTTAGGTACAACGGGTTTAAATCCTTATGGCATCGCAATAGACTCATCTGGTAACGTCTATACTGCTAACATTGGCAGCGATAATGTCAGTAAAATAACTCCGAATGGCAATAGTACTATTTTAGGTACAACTGGTTCAAGTCCTATTAGCATCGCAATAGACTCATCTGGCAACGTCTATACTGCTAACATTGACAGCGATAATGTCACTAAAATAACTCCAGCTGGGGCTGTTACTACTAGTTGGGCAACAACGGGTACAAGTCCTTATGGTATCGCAATAGACTCATCTGGTAACGTCTATACTGCTAACTTTGGCAGCGATAATGTCAGTAAAATAACTCCTGATAGTTACCCAGTACCACCTAATACTGCATTAGCCCCAAGTGGATCCCCTTTAGATAGTTCCGTAAGGATTACCATAAACACAAATAGCATATCAAGTCGTTACGGAGCTCCGAGTTCCTACCTAGTAAGAGCTGTTGAAGACAATTCAAAAAGCTGTGTTATTGGATATGTGGGTCCAAATCCGATATCAGGTACTATAACTGGCCTTGTTAATGGAAATAGCTACACGTTTGAGACCGTTGCACGTCTTGGTACCTGGAACACAAAAGCATCACCACCATCATCGGCGGTGACTCCAACAGCTTCTACAACTAGTACAACTAGTACAACTAGTACAACTAGTACAACTAGTACAACTAGTACAACCAGTACAACTAGTACAACCACTACAACTACTACAACAACAACAGCTCCCAATACAACTACTACGACCACATTACCACCGACCGAATTTACTACCGTACAATTCTCTATACTTGCTTCATTTTCTTTAGTATCAACTGTTACTGCTATGAGTGAATATAAAATTAACCTAAAAAATAGAATTGTATTTTACTCTGAAGCACCAAATAGTACTGTTACAATAAAAAATGTTACGGCTGGCTCTATAGTTAACACAGTAACATTACCAAATATGTATGTAGCAAATTTACAATATTTTGTTCAAAATGGCTATTTTGAAATAACTATAGATGGTGTAACATACATAGCTGACCCTAAGTCATTTATTATAATTGATAACATTTGTTTCCGTAAAGGTACCATGATATTAACACCAATTGGTTATAAGGCCGTAGAAAGCCTTAATACCGGTGATTTAGTAAAGACGGGTCAAGGACGTGTAATAGACATAAAAGAAATAACTAGTTTTATTGGCAAAACTACAAAATGCCCACTCTATGTATTAAAAAAAGGCTCTTTAGGTATGAACAAACCTATAATTGACCTATATATGAGTGAGGGACATGCCTTTCATAACAATGATCGTTGGTGTCATATAAAATGTTCCTCGGTGGCCAAAAAGTTAAGTGAGGACAATATAGAATATTATAACATAGTAGTGGATAATTACTTGGAACATACACTAGTAGCAAATGGTGTGGATGTAGAGTCGCTGTTTAAGATACCCGAATTAAAAATGACTTGGAATTGCAGTAAAGATAATTGTAAGCCCATAATAACTAGAATTAAATAAATTTATAAGTATATATTAGAAATATGTACTAACTTTGGACACTATTGGAACCCGCGTTAGATGCCAAAATTTAGCCCCCAGAGGGGCTTACATTTGGCACTCCACGGTACCATATTAACAAATAATAATACGACGACGTAAAATTATTTTATAATTATAATATTATAAAATACTTTATAGTAAGGTCTTAACCATATTGATTGCTACTTCTTGGGGTTCTATTTGTAAAATACTAGCTATTTCTAGATTAGATGTACCTTTTAATCCTAATACATCTTTAACTAAGGTGCGTCTATCTTTTTTTAGATCTACATATTTACTAAATACTTTATCTACTTGTTTTTCAGTTCCATTACTAACGCTTCTTAGGACAATTTGCAGTTCTAATAGTTCAGAACCCGTCAATCTGTCGCGAAGAGAACTATAAATAGCTAAGTCATCTCTATCTATAAGTTTGTTTATTTTAGCATTTGGAATATTTAGGAGTTGTAGATATGTTTTAACATCATCTATTGTTCTAGACATTTATTATATAATTAGAATTTTATATTTTATATGACAGGGGTTTATATGACAGGGGTTTATATGACAAGAGATTGATCAAGCGACGAACTGTCATCGAAATTCGATGATCCACCACATCCGCAAAGCCAGTCCTTGAGTTTCTTGATGTATCCACCAAACATTTCGATAAGTATAAAGGCGGCGACCGAAATAAGTGTAATCATAATATCGTCGCGGTGGCTGACGGCATTCGTGGGTACTTTGTAGACAACTAAGTAGATAACGGCGCCAAAGATGGCGTATTTAAGAAAAAGATTAAAAAATTCCTTGAAATTCATTTCTATTATAACCTAATATAATATTTTTATTTATAATATCATTTATAAATAAATGGACATAAAATATCTGTATCTATTTTTGATATGCATATTTATATTGTTTACCGTCTATTATATCTATACTCGATTTTACGGATTATTTGCTATATACAATTGCATATTTACAGACACCTTATGGAAAATTACTAGTGGAAAGATATTTAATTGTTTTCGTGGAGAACCTAAAACGTGTAAAAATATAGATAGATATAGTATTTACGGTTTTTGCTATGACCCTGAATATTATGGTGTTGGTGTAGGAGAATCTAGAGGACCATATGGATATACTTGCAATGATTGGGTATTTGATAAAAATGACTGCTATCCAGAAACATGTGAACTAGCAAATGTTTCTAATCGTTTCGGATGGTGTGTAGATTACAATAGAGCCTATAGAGGTACATCATGTGGTCCCGATAAATCTTATGGAATAACATGCAAAAAATGGATATGGAATGATGTTTCTAAATGTCCTAAAGATTGTCCTAAACCTAAAATGAGAAGTCAAATACCGAAATGTCCTAAGCCAGTTAAAAAGCAAATACCTAAATGTCCTATTAAAGATAAATGTATTTGCGAATAAATTATTGCTTAGTTAAAATCTTTTCTCTTAATATAAGTAGAATGAGTTTCAATAGATCAATATACGATGGTTGTGCCTACAAAAAAAGTTTAGAAGAGAGTACTGGAACTCTTTCGTACGTTTTAGACCCTATTAAATACGAAAACTGTTCTAAATGTCGTGTCGAATTTGGTGTTGTTGGTGGTACAAATGTTAGCCATAACATAGGTAGTTTAGTAGATATAGAGAATGAACTATTTAATATTACTAGAAAGCTTAGTAAATGCCCTAGCAAGAAATATGCTCCTAAATGTACCAAGGGTAAAAAGGATGACAACGGTTTACCTTGTGGTCCCTATCAACTCGCCGATAAGCACCTTAAATCGTGTACGTTGGTTAAATATAAGCCACGTGCCGATAGTGTTGGCTATGATCTTAACTATCAATTATGCTCTCCTAGAAAATAAAAATAGAGAACAAAAATATGAAATAAAAATATAATAAAACAATAAAATAAATATGTTCTAATAATTAAATATCATTAGAATATATATGGCCAGTCCTATAAATACATTCACGGCGTTTTTATTTATCCTAACAGCTACTCTATCAACTATTAGTCTTATGTATGTACATAATTTAAACAATAAAATACAAAACAGACCTAATAGCAAAAGTGTTAACAAAACAATAGATCAACCTTTAGATCAAATTATAGATCAACCTATAGGTCAAACAATAGGTGATAGTGATAGAGTCCAGTTTATATCTAAATGTAATATGGTAAATCAGGAACTAGAACACCTTTTATCAAATAGACTAATTAATGTAAATGATAACCATAGACAACTCCTAATAGAGAAGAAGCAATATATTAAAAGCATTAGAGATATAGTTAATGATTTAACCTTTAATAATCGTAAGCATTTTCAACAACTCCATGGTATTCTAAAAGAAATACATAGAGATGTAGAAAATCAAAATAAAAGAATAGTTGTTTTAGAACAGAGAGTATCTAAGGGTGATAGGGATAAAAACGAATTAGCGAATATGTTAATACAACGTATGGTCAACGATAGTTCTAAGAAGGCTCTTAAAAAGTCCCAAATAGGTACTCTATTAAGTACGGATGGTGACAGAGAAGAAGAACTTAGAATGTTAGAAAAATACATTATTAAAACGATTCGGAAAACATTAAAACACGAAGTAAAAACAAATATTCAACCCGTTCAAACTATGAATATGAATCCTGGTATAAGTAATGAACTAGAACGTAAGTTGGAACTAATGGACCTGGTTAATCATAAACTTCGTACTATGGAAAACCTCTATAGAAATTTACATAGTCCTAACAAAAAACAAATCATAACCGTTATTAAAGAACCCGTTCAAAAATCCATTCAACCCTATGTAGCTATTCCTGATGTAGCTATTCCTGATGTAGCTACTCATAATGTAGATAATCACAATGTAGATAATCACAATGTACTTGTAAAATGTCCTAAAAAGTCCAATAAGTCCAAAAAGTCTAAGAAACACTCACTTAGAGTACACAAAAAGGAAAACGAAGCGAATACATATTACGTTACAGATGATTAATTGCTTGTGCCTATGCTTGTGCCTATGCAAATGCAAATGCAAATGCAAATGCTAAATGCCTTAGGCTTTCATTACGGCTTTTAAAGCTCCGTGCGATACATAATCAACTATTTTTATATCACTATAACACCAATCTTCTAATTTATCTTTGACATTTTCTATAGATAATTTACAAAATTCTTTAGGTGATCTAGTAATTTGTTCTAAGACACATTCGCGATGTTCCTCATAAATATGAGCATCTCCTATACATATTCTAATTTTACCTACACTATATCCACTCATTTTACCAAATATACTAGTTAATAGAGCAGTTGATGCTATATTAAACGGTAATCCTAAGAACAAATCCGCCGAACGTTGATACATTTGGCAACTAATTTTACCATCTTCTACATAAAACTGGTATAATACGTGACACGGTGGTAAACACATCTGGTCTAACTGATTCGGGTTCCACCCACTAAACAAAATACGGCGACTAGTACTATTTATTTTTAAATCCCTTAGACAGTTATACAGTTGATCATTTTTAGTTTCAAATTGTATTGACACACCGGGTGTATACTCACCATTAAAATTACGCCATTGAAATCCATAGATAGGTCCTGCCATCCCTTCGGGATAATCTAGCCCCAAGTTGTCTAAAAACTCTTTGGTTGTATTTCCATCCCAAATATGTACTCCTTTGTTTTTAAGATTATTGGCATCCGTATCCGCCTTAAAAAACCAGAACAGTTCTTCGGCGATACCTTTAAAAAACATCTTTTTAGTAGTCAATAGTGGAAAGCCATATTTCGATATATCAAACTCGATACATTCTCCAAAATTACTATAGGTTGTACCATTTCTTGTCTTTCTTTTAACACCGGTAAATAATATACGTTGTAATAGTTCTAAGTAGGAATACTCGGGGTTATAGTTACGTACCCATATTTCAAACGTCCTTAGACCCTTCTTATCCCTAGAACTACTAGTAGATAATGTATAGTTTTCTATTAGTTCCTTGTAGGGAAAGAATGTATCACAATCATAACTCTTATGTATATTTGTAATATGGAACTTAGTAATCCACTTGTTTTCTAGAAAAATCTTATAGACTTCAGAACCACCAAATACAAATATTTTATCTATATCACTACTGTTATAATATCTATTAAGGAGATATGTATAGATTTCTTTAGGATTATTAAAATACACAATGTTTACATCTCTATCCCCACTAGTAGTTCTAGTTAAACACCATACCTCTCTATTTGAATCACTGTTATAAAAATCACTAGGTAATGTTTTAGCAGTTTTAGAACCAACAATAAGGATGTTTTTACGTTTGTCAGATACCATAGTGCTTTTTGATACCATAGTAGTCATTATGCGAACATATTCTAGATCTCCTAGACCATCTGATAGCCACGGTAATTTACTATCTTTAGAAATACCATAGTTTTTATCATAACATACAATAGCTTCTATATTCATCGTTTTATTATATTAATATACTGCTTTTAAGTTATTTAGTAATTAATATTAATAGTACAAATTGATTTAAAATTATAACAATATTATCAAAAACACTATTTGGAGGTCAAATGGATTCATTTGAAGATTTAGAGGATTTATGTACCGTTACGGGAGACCCTAAGGCGCAACAAATCAAAGGATATCCTACAAAAGCCGATATGAAAGTAGCTACAAGAACACTTATTTGTAAAATTGGTACATATATCAATATTGAAAAGGTAATAGAAAAAGTTCAACTAGAACCAGGTAAGATTGAAAAGGTAAAGTTTGGTAATAAAAAGGATGTAGAAGAAAAGAATGTAGGGGCCGATGTAGTAAAGGCATTCAGAAAAAATAAAAAGACCAAAAAACATTTTTACAATCAAGTAACTATTGTTATCAAACCATTTCCAGAGCGGACAAATGGCGTCAATACAAAAATATCCGAAAATGGTAGTATCCAAATGACTGGACCCAAAACTGTCGAAGAAGGACATTTGACTATTCGGAAAATGCTAGAGTTTCTATACGAATACGACAACCAGATTTTCTATAAAAAAATCAAGGGTGTTAAATCGGATGTTTCTAGTGTAGATACAGATGAAACGAAAGACACTAAGTTAACCGATGAAAGTAGCGAATGTACAATTGAATATTTTACTCGTGAAGAATTAAATACAATTCCTATTATTTCTACGAATTGTGAACTAATTATTGTAAGTTTTCAACTACCCTTCCTAATCCATCTAAATAAATTTAACACGATTCTAAAAGAAAAGTATAGTTTATTGAGTATTTTTGGAACTAGTAGTTATCCGGGAATTAATACAAAGTTTACCTATAATCAAGATTGTACATCCCTTGAACACGTTAAAAAAAAGAAACGATACCTATGTAATTGTCGCGATATGAGTATCTTTACATTTCGAACTGGTAAAGTAATTATCACCGGTTTCGAAAGGATTGAAAAGATTGAAACTATTTTTGAAAAGTATGTAGATATTGTACGAGCCGAAGAAGATAATATTAAGATTGATCCTAATCGGTGTGAAGTATCAATGTTAGATAAGAAAAGTAGGGTTATGGAGATTAATGGCAAGTATTTTGAAGTCGTGGATAAACTATAGTATTCATTAATAACAATACGATATTTATAAATTTTAATAGTTATTAATAGTAGTAATGGCTATATTAATATTCATTTTTATATTTCTACTTTGTATATATTTATTAATGTATCTAACATCTATAAAAGAAACCTATGTAGATCGCAATACTGATGTCTATACAGGTAAAAAAAGTTTTAAACTAGGTAATAAAAGTATCCCTTTTACGGATCCAGAATTAATTAAAATGTCGTTAAACCTGAATGACTATAGTTCTGAGAAGAAGATGGTTAGTTACTCGGATATGACGAAACAGCAAAATTCACCTAGATTTTTTCTAGATGAACATAGACAAGAGTTTATAGAAGATGTACCTTTCTCACCACACATTATTCTTAACAGTTATGACGATGTCGATGTATCAAGTAAAGTGAAGTTACCAGAGGCCGATGATCAGGACTTAGACAATATAGATCAACTAGATAAATATGAACAGAAAACATTTCAAAATGAAGATGATTATTGTATTAAGAATAAACATTTATTAGAATGTATATTGTCTGAGAGAAACTACAAATGTTTTGGTAAAGTCGAATTTACTAAAAAGGAGTGTGAAGCCGAAACAAGTATAATAGGAAATCGAGTAAATCCTGGTGTTTGGGATAGGCGTTGTGTAGCAGATGAGGATTGTCCATTCTATAAAGCAAATAAAAACTATCCTAATACATTTGGTAAATGTAATAACGATGGATATTGTGAATTGCCAAAAGGATTAGTTAAGGTAGGTTATAGAAGTTATGAAAAAAACAGTCTACCATATTGTTACAATTGTTTAGACAAGAAAAGTGGTAAGAAAGTCGTAGATAAATGCTGTAGTAAACAAAAGAATCCCGACTATATGTTTGAAAATGATATAGGTATAAGATATAAAAATAGAAAACAGCTAGAAGAAAAAGGATTATTAACAATTACAAATGATATTTACGAAAAAGAATTTAGAGCGTTAGAGAAAAAGTTTAATGTTAAAAATTAATTAATTTTTATTTTCTAACTTATATTTATATATAGATATAAATGGCTGGCTCCTGGGAAAGAACTAAATTCGATGACGGTGAATACAAAAATTATATCAAGGAAACAACGGGACCTCTTCTCTATCGCTTAGACCCTAACCGTTTCTACAACTGCCAAGAATGTAGACCGGAACAACCTGGCTACATTGGCACTGGTGTTAGTATCAGCAAGAAAGATACCTTAGTAAATGTTGAAAGTGAACTAAGAAACATCACTAGACCTCTTACTAGAGATCCTAAAGGTAAATATTTACCTTGCAAAAAACAAAAAGAATCGCTCAAGCATATGGCTGCTTGTAACATCATGACGGATGAAACGCGTATGACTAACCCCGCTTGTAACTTACGCGGTACCGGTGTTAGCCAACACGTATTTTATGAACTCTGTCAAAATCCCCAAGAAATAAGTACCTTAGAACATCCCGGTCAAATACTTATTGATGACAGACAAAAGGCTAAAGATTGTCACAGACCCGACCCCCACACTCCTATTGATATTAACCAAAGTTTACCCAAGGACACACAACGTGTTAAGATGCCTAAATGCTGTCCCTCCAATACTGACTGGAATTTAGACTGCGTCTTCACTGACCCTCTATTCAACAACTACCAAAACATTAGAAGCCACAAGAATCTTCATGTTCAACCCGCCCTCGAATACAACTACGAACGTATTATGGCTTACCACAACAAGATCTAAACAATCTAACTTTATAAATATATCAAAATATTTATAAATTTATCCACAATGGTTTTAACTACAATGGTTTTAACTACAATGGTTTTAACTACAATGGTTTTATCTAAAAATCATTTCGCTACTATCGGAATCAGCCGCTTCATTTATTAGTGTTAATTTTTTCTTTTTAACTACTCCACTGCTCTTCTTTAGAGGCATACCTACATTATATTTTATACTTATCTTCTTTATTTGTGGTGATTTTTGCCTAGTTACTTCTAGTTGTTTCTCCTTAAATGTAGGGGTTATAGAATTTAGTAAAAAATTGTTATTAGGTACCATAGTTGTTTCTAGAATAGTACCATCTTCCCTTAGACGCTCCATATCAATACTAGAAACATTATTACTGCCTAAATTATTATTAATAACCGTTTTACCTATAACATTACCACCACCAATAGTCGATGATTTAGTTGATATATCATCTTGTTTTTTATCCTTAGGAACATTATTTAAGAAAGAGAGGTCATCTAAATCAATTGAGGAATCTACATTCTTTTGTTGAACATTAAACTCCTTTTTTATATTTGAAACCATTTTTTGAACCGTTAGCGAATCGAGAGATTTCCCCTTTCTAGAAGATACAAAGGATTCCATACTCCTTTCTAGTTCGGCTTCTATTTCTTCTAAGTTTAATTCACGACCGTTTGTAACCACACCCCTTTCATCATCACTAGAACTACTATCTTTATTATTAATTACATCTGTATTATTAATTACATCTGTATTATTAATTACATCTGTATTATTAATTACATCTGTATTATTAATTACATCTGTATTATTAATTACATCTGTATTACTAATTACACGTGTACTTACACTAGGCATAGTAATAACAGGTACCGTTGATACATTTTCTATAGTTTTTACTTGTTGTATATTAGAGGCTGTAGAAGTACCACCAATCATAATTGTATTATTGCCACTATCTAGGGTCAAATATTCATTTAATATACTTCTAAAAGGCAATAGTTTTCTTATAGTAGATAATATAGAATCTTTAATAATAGATTGGGCTAACGATTGGTTCTTTAGTATTTCATCGGGCCGAAAGATAGTAGTATCATCTAGAAAAAGCATAGGATTTTTATAAAACTCTCTGGCGCCTTGTACATAACATTGATGAATAAAACTAGCCGTATCTGGTATTTTTAAATCTATCTTTTTATTCCTGGGTCTATAGTTACCTACTTTAACCGATGTTAGGATCTTGGAATGACTAACAAATACTGCTGTAATTAAGTTATCTAACCAATCACATCCAGTTTCTTTAGTAATATCACTAACTTCCTTATCTAACATATAGCTATTCCAATTAGGAACATTGCTCATCAATATTTGAAAATTCTTAAAGACACTATTACCATTAAGTATCTTTTTAGATTGTTCAAATATATCCCTAAATCCATTGTACATAGATGGAGTTAATGTAGATACAAGGTACCCTGTATATTCTTGTTTAGCTTCGACAAGATAGTAATCTTCCATTTACTAATAAATAACAAATATTATTGTACCATAGAACGATTAATAATTATAATTATACAATTAGAGATTTAATTCTAATATTAAATAAATATGATTAACCGTAAATTCACTAGAAATACAATAATACTTATTAGTATTCTACTAGTACTTGTAGTAATACTATATAAGTTAACTAAAAAAGAAGGTTATGTCTACTATCGCAATTACTTCTCACCAACACCTTGTGATGATCTACCTGGTAAATGTATAAATTCTACAGTATCTAGTAGAAAACTACCTGATAAAGCCGATGTACTTTTCGAATTTCCCCCTAACACTCCTAGAGAAATTATGGTTAGACACGTTGCCAATATGTTTAACTCTAAAGCCAACTTAGCCTTTACTAACGTCATTGATGTTAAGGTTGAAAGAGAAGGTAAAGGACGTTCCCAATATTTCGATTTACATTCGGAACAAAGTATTCGTATGAAACTAACCGATGAACATTTTGAACGTGTCTACATAATACTAAATGTTATTAAAACTAGACCTAGTAGAATTGGTGTTCCACAAGTTAACTATGGTATCAAAATACCGTTAGAGTTTACAAACAGAGGTATTGTAGCTAAAATAGATAAGGCACAAAGTCCTAAACCGATTGATTATTTTTTACACTACTTCTTTGATCCTTTCTATTGCGAAGGTCGTTACGAACAAAAACTAGATGTGGTCGGTATTGACGCAGGTAATTACAATTTCGTAGTTTCTCCTAAGGATATAATAGATTGTCGTTGGGAAAATAGTGATAATAAACTAGAAACATGCAATACATATCCTCAAATTGTTAAAGTCGCTAGACAAATCGCCGTAGAACCCGACAGTGATTCTAGGGTTAGAAACTATGTAACACCCGGTGAAGACCTAAACAAGTGCCAAATTAAAGCCGACTATATCAAAGATTGGGATGCTAGAGGTGTACCTGTTGAAAAGGAACAATATGATATTAAACTAGACCAATATATCAACCATCCTGCCCTGTATCAAAACAAACTCGAGGGTCTATATGATGACGTATTTGGTATGTCTAGAATTATACCTAGCTTTCCTACGGGTCGTTCTAGCAGTGGTAGATAAACTATTAAAATTATATATTCAATATTCAATATTCATTATTACAAATTATATATTGTAATAATAGATAAGGTATGAGTTGTCCTGATGGTAATGTATGTTTTAACCAAGATAGATTTACTATAACTATTGTTTTTATTATAGGTTTACTTATGTTTATCTATATTAGAAATAGTGCCAATATTAGTAAATACTTGACTATAAAAAGGGTTCAAAAAAAATATAATAAACATATTGGTAGATTAGAAGCCAATATAGGTGAATTAAAAGACAGGTTACAAAATCTAGATAGTGATGATGGCAAGGCGTATAAAGAGGCTAAAAAGGAAATAATAGAAGATATTAGTAGAAAAGAAAAGGAGCGTGAGGTTTATTTTAGACGTTTAGGTGACCCAGTTGAAGAACCTAGAAGAACCTATCCATTTACTAAAGATATCTATGATAATGTACAAAGATACCAAGCCAAAGTCGGCGTAAATATTCCTACTAGAGGTCTCGCTAGTGACTATCAGCCCGTTGGCATTTTAACAAATGTAGATAGTAAGAAAAACCCAAATATTTTACAATTGTTCGGCAGAGCGATGTACCCAGGTAGCTATAGATGGCAATACTACACAAACAGTGATAACTTTCAAACCGTAAAGGTTCAAGTTGTCCATAAAGGTCGTGAATGTATGAGCGATATTGGTTGCGATGAACTATTTACCGGTGATTTAGTTAAAGTACCTTCTTATGATACTCACTTTCGTGCGGAACTGTATAGATTAGATAGTCCTGCGTATATTCCACGTCTAGGAGTTTATTAATCTTTATTGTGATCTATACAATATAGTTAAACACGCTTAGAGCGATCGTCACGATTATCTCTACTGTTTTCCTTGGGCTCTTTATTGTCTTTATTTTCTCTAGATTCTTTTAGATCAGGTGTACCGATTTCGGAAGCATGTATATCTTTTAGTTTCCTCTCGATAATACCCAAGTGACCATCGATTTTATTCATAACAACCTCTAATTGGCTTATAATTTGAATATCTAATTCATATGTTTTTTGTAGATTAATAATACCCGTCTTTGAATTATTCATTTCATTTTTAATAAGGAATAGTGTACTAAGAGATTTAGTAAATTCAGTTTCTTCATAGGTAGTACGACGACTCTTATTATTGATATAGGTAGAATTCATAATATCATTCGTCATATTAATAGCATCGGATACTACAATTTTAATAAAACTAACAGTTTTCTCTCTAGAATCTCCATTGTACCACCTTAGAAGCCAAGTAGCAATTCCCTCTTTTTCAATAGTAGTTGTGTTATGTATCATTTTGAGTTTATTATTAGGAGCAATCTTAGATATGATTTTAAGATTAACGAGTATATTATCAGTTATTTCGTTCATTATTATCTATATGACAATTTTTTATTTTAAATACCTTTACTGTGTTATGTAAAATACAGTAAATATATTTACCGAAGGTTATATAGTTATAAATTAAAAAGCGGCAGTAATAGGGTATTTGTAGCTACCGTTTTTGTTATCACACGTTTCGCACTTGTTTTTCTTAACGGCTTCATAACGGAAGTTTTGAATAACCTTATCGGCGTTGTTTGTAAGAAACATTCTATAGTCAAAGTTGTTGTTAATTTGGTTTTGGCTACGGATAGTACTATCTACAACACATCTGGGTCTATAATCGGTAAAGTGGCGACCATCATCCATTCTAGGGGGGCATAATTCGTATTTAGGATTGTTATTCATTTAACATAAAATAAGAAATTAATTTAACACTCTTTATAATTCTTTTCTAATTATGAATAAAATGCCTATTGTATTTAAAAAGGATTTATGCAGTGAGTATACAAAAGCGGATTTACTAAAAATTGCTAAATTACAAACACCGCCTATCAATATACCCAAAGGTACTTCTAAAGATGAAATATGCAGATTATTAATAGATAGAAAGGCATCTACGAAAGGATATAAACCAAGAGTTAAAGTTTTTCAATCTATAGAAACACTGATGGAATATTTAGATGTCGATGATGCCAGAAAACTAGTCAAACTAACCGATAGTGAACTAGAAGAACTAATACGTAAGATAAAATTATATGATGAAAATATTACAATGGAGGAATATTTAACTGGTAGTACTGGTTCCGAAAGAGTAAAGAGATTTCTAGTAGCTCTAGCTAAGAAATATTGTAGATGTTTAAAAGGTGTAGAATCTAAAGGAACTACTCCTTACGCGATTTGTAATCAATCCGTATTTAATAATAAAGGATTAAAGGCACCTGGAGCTAGTTATCAATGTACACCTACACCCTTGTTGTTAGCACCGATAGGCTCTAAATATGTTTTAGAACGCAGTAAATAAATATCTAACAATAATATATAAATTATGTCTAAATTATATCTTAATGGTAGATTATGTAATGGTAGTGGTAAAACCAAAGATGAATATACCTTAGCTGAAATAAAACAAATCGCTAAAGATAATGGTATTCGCGGTACCACTAAAACTGAATTATGCGAAAAGATTATTAACCATAAACTTCCTATTGTCGTTGTCGATAAAAAGATGCCTATCGTTGTCGCACCTGTTTTAGTAGATGCTAAGAAAGAACCAAAGGATACGAAAGAACCAAAGGATACGAAAGAACCAAAGGATACGAAAGAACCAAAGGATACGAAAAAATCAAAGACTTTAACCGTTGCAACCAGTGTTAATTTAAGATACGAAGCGTTCTATGATATTGATGAAAGAAAGCCGTATCCTATGGAATATCTAGAAGAGTATGATCCTAAATTAGTTGTAGAATGGTATACTAAAATACTTACTAAGAATGATTATTATAATTCATTTATTAAAGATGTAAAGGTACAAGCCTCGCCTAGGCATGGTGTTTTTATTATAAGTTATAGTTTAACAGGAGTTGGTGAAATATCCCCAACCCAAATAGCCAACCCTGATAACAACAAACCTCTCACGGTTAATGGAAAAGATTATACCGTTTTTGGTAGTGTGTATACTAAACCTATTGTTGCGAATGCTAAACCCAAGGCGAATGCTAAACCCAAGGCTAATGCTAAACCCAAGGCGAATGCTAATAATGCTAAACCAGAACATATTCAACACATCGTTACTTCTTACAAACAATTTATAGGAGCAAATTTAAAGATGCCATATCTTGTTAGTATCTTAACAGATGGCTCTATAAACATTCAATTGCTTACGGTTAAATTATCGGATAAAACTATTATAGATATTCTAGAAAAGAGTAAAATTAATACAACTATAGATGGTAAGGAATATATTATTTCAACCAAGGTTATAACTAACCAAAAGATTACAAATGGATTTATATTTACTGTAAAATATACCCTAGGATCTAAATTAAAACCAGCTGTAGTGAAGGGAGAATGTGTTAAGAGTAGTGACAAGAAATATACTAGTCGTCCATCGCCACCATATCCAGCCAATGAATGTCGCGATCAAGTAATAGTAGGTAACGACGGTAATATGTATATTAGTAAGGCGTCAACATCGGGTATTTACAAATGGGTAAAACAAAAATAAATATATAAATATAACCTTCGGTAAATATATAAATATAACCTTCGGTAAATATATAAATATAACCTTCGGTAAATATATAAATATAACCTTCGGTAAAGAAGATTTATCAATCTTCTAACCTTCGGTAAATTATTTCTTTACCGCTCGAGGATTGATAGGTAAATTATCAAAGAAACCATTCTTATCAAGAGTAATAAACCCATCACGTTTATTATTAATTTTATCTATATCTTTTTTTTTCCAAGATATATAGATTGAATATGTTTTAGGGACATGTATAACATAAAAGCCATCTTCCCCTAGTGATTCTAATAGATACTCTAGAATCTCTTCTCTGGTATATGGTGGTAATCCAATAACAAAAGGGGGTACCTCAAACAATACATCCTCTTGACCGAAACTATTGTGACTTTCTATACGAATATGGCATCTCTCTAAGAACATATTTTTAACATTTAGTTTTTGTTTAACACGTTTTTCATTTTTATGTACTAGATCTTTGACACAAACTTTTTTAGGAATATAGTTCATTACTTTAAAGAAACAAAAAATATTGATCTAATAGTCGTAATTACAATAATTTTCATCTATAATATTAATAGAAGATATGTTAATGAATTTAGTAATTTTGATTCTTTTTGCTAGTACTATTTATCTATACGTAAATAAATATTGTATAAACACATCAGCTGTACAATGTACATCAGATTTAACCTCTAGTTTTATAAATGTAGCGAAATATTTAGGTACAATATTAATCAAATTTCTTTACGCGGCAATTGATATAGTAAAAAAGAATCCCTATCCAAAACCTACAATTCCTAAAAAAAAGGATTAAGAAAATACCTGCCGTATTTTTATCAAGCATTGAATGATTAATTAATTTTTAGGAAAATTAGATAATTTTTTTATGTAATAATAATATAGAAACAATGTTTAAGAACGATACGTACAATATTTTATTGATTGTTGCCGTTGGTACAGTTATCTATTTTGCCTGGACTCGTAGAGCTACTCTTGGTTTCCGTGAAAAGTACGAAGATAACAAGACTGAATCGACGGTTTCGACCAAGTCGGATAGCACCGAAGAAAAACCCAAAATGAAAATGGCTCCCCGCGAATACCGTGATAATCAAGGTGCTCCCGTAAACGAATCGACAATTCTTAACCCCAACGCTAAGGTAGCTCAAACCGAAACGGGTTCGTACCCCGGTCCATTTGAAGGTTGCTTTCCCAAACAAAAGGAACTCAAGCCCGAAGACCTTTTACCCAAGGACATGAACACCAAATGGGCCCAAGTAAACCCTACCGGCCAAGGTCAACTTATGGACAGAAACTTCCTAGATGCCGGCCACCATGTTGGTATCAACACGGTCGGTCAAACCCTCCGCAATGCTAACTACAATGTCCGCTCGGAAATCCCTAACCCACAAGTTAAAGTTTCGCCCTGGTTACAAAGTACCATCGACCCCGACATTGGCAGAAAGCCTATGGAAATTGGTGCTGGTTGGTAATTGTACTGTATGTATTGTCAAAATATACGGAACCGTTAAATGTACAAATAAAACTAAAATACATAAAATTAATAATATTATTGAATATTATTAATTATCTAACTAATATATAGATATAATGACAAAATCTAAGAAAGTTGGTGGTACTATGGATTACCCTTTTCAAAATGAGTTTCACGATTACCCTATTCCCGGCAAAACATCTTTTCCTATAACTTCTGATGTTAACACTAACGTAGTATCTAACAAAGATTTATACGGTTGTGGTATTAAGGAAGGTATGTGGGTAACAAATGGAGGTATTGTTCGCGGTGGCTCTAAGAAGCAACAAACGCAACAGCAAGAACAACAAAAGCAAACACAACAAAAGGGTGGCGATTGTGGTTGTGCTGGTACCGTTATGCAATTAGGTGGTTCTAAGCAAAAGCAACAAAAGCAACAAGGTTCGCAAAAGCAACAAAAGAGAAAGCAAAAAGGTGCTGGTTTTGGCTATTCGTTCGATATGGCTCATCCTATTACTAATATGCCTGACGTTGTTCGTTACCCTACGGATACGGCCTATCAAGGTGTTGATACGATCAAAGGTGGTATTGTAATGTCGGGTGGTCGTGGAAACAAAGTACAAAACGAATACCTGATGAGAGTTTCGGGTGGCAAGACCCAACAACAAAAACAAAAACAAAAACAAAATGGTGGGTCGCCTGCTAGTGATAATCTTATGGCGTATTTCTTAGATTTTCAAACCAAATGCCGTGCTTCGGAAATCTATTAAACACTTTTTAAAAAAGTGTAGTCAAAACACACTTTTGAAAAAGTGTTGTCAAAACTACACTTTTGAAAAAGTGTTGTCAAAACTATAAATGTATTAAGGATTTATGCTATAAATCTATTTAGATAAATTTATAGATAAATGTATCTATAAATCTATTTTGTTATGTGGAATTAAGTGTTATATCTATAATATTTATTAGGAATCATTAAAATACTATTCGATCTATTAGGTATTTAAGAGGTATATTCACAAATTGTCGTCTTGAGTTTCTAATACATCTAATAGTATTTTAATGATTTTTAATAAGAACCTATAGAAACCCACTGAACTTCACCTAGATATATTTATCTAAATAAATTCATAAACATAAATTCATCTATATAAATTCATCTACATAGATTTATAGCATAAATCCTTAATACATTTATCGTTTTGACTTACACTTTTTCAAAAGTGTGTTTTGACAACACTTTTTCAAAAGTGTGTTTTGACAACACTTTTTCAAAAGTGTGTTTTGACTTACACTTTTTCAAAAGTGTGGTTATTCCCTAATTTTTTTTGCTCTATTAAATTTAGATTACTTATGTCTAGGAAGGATCAAGCTCAAGATTTTAATTTAGACCTTAAAAAGTTTGATATGACAATGATTAAAGATCACGAAACAGTTGTTCTTATAGGTGCTAGAAATACTGGCAAATCGTATCTAGTTAAGGATATGCTATACCACCACAAACATATTCCAGTAGCTACATGTATTTCCCCTACAGAAGAAGCCAATAAATGTTTTAGCAACAACATTCCACCTATTTTTATACATCCTGAGTATACACCAGAACTTATAGAAAATGTACTTAGTCGGCAAAAAGACTTAGTAACTAAAATTCAAAATGGCGGTACAGAAATGTCTAACATAGATCCTAATGCTATTTTACTTATGGATGATTGTCTATATGATAGAACATGGGTTAAGGATAAATCGATTCGTGAAATCTTTATGAACGGCCGTCATTGGAAATTACTATTTATCCTTACGATGCAATATCCCTTAGGTATTACTCCTAATTTACGTTCTAATGTAGATTGGGTATTTATCCTAAGAAACAATATCATGAGGGATAGAAAGACCCTATATGAACACTATGCCGGAATGTTTCCTAGTTTTGAAATATTTTGTGAAACCCTTAACCAATGTACAGAAAATTATGAATGTTTAGTCATACACAAGAGTAGTCGTAGTAATAAACTAGATGATCAGGTATTTTGGTACAAAGCTGACCAACATGATAATTTTAGATTAGGTTATGATGTATTTTGGCAACACAATAATAAGTATTATGATTCTACACAAGATAGTAAGTTAACCAAAGGTAATGGTAATACAGAAAATAAAATAAAAAAGAAATACAATGTAAATATTAATAAGAAAAAATAAAAATATATGGTAATATTAGAAATAATGTTCCAACCTGTAGTTAATTTTTTTAAGCGTTTTAACCATGAACAAAAGCTAATATTAGCTTTTTGTGTATTAGTTATCATGTGTACTATGTACAGAGACTGTCTCCTTTGCAAGTATGTTCCTAAACTCGATGGTTTCAAAATGTCGAGAATGGAAAAGTTCGAAAATGAACACTACGACGACGATGAAAAGAAGGAACACTACGAAGCTCATGAAAAGAAGGAATACTATGAAGATGAAAAGAAGGAACACTACGAAGACGATGAAAAGAAGGAACACTTTGAAGCCCATGAAAAGAAGGAAGACTTTGAAAACATGAAGCAAGACTCTATGGTTCTCTTCTATACCCCTTGGTGTCCTCACTGCAAAACCGTTATGGGTGATTGGGCTAAGCTTAAGAAGTCTGCCCCTAATGGTGTAAACATTGCCAAGGTTGACTGTGAGAAAAAGCCTGAACTAGCTGAAAAGCACGACGTTAAGGGCTTTCCCACGATTATCCTATTCAAGGGTGGCAAGAAGGTCTACTTCGAAGGCCCAAGAAACCTCGAAAACTTTCTTGAATTCATCAAGAGCAACTAGATATCCTAAATATATCCTAAATAGTTCCAAAGTAAAAATATAAACATATTTTATATTTTTATTTTCTAAAAATTGTAATTTATTTAAGAATACATCATTCGGTGTTTTTCATTAGTCTTATTCGCCAAGGATGTTTTGCCAATTAGTTTATCAACTACTGTACTAGTGATCGTCATAGGTAGTTTGTAGTTATTCAAGAAGTACGGAATAAGTTGTGAGTTGGGGGAGTTAACGATATTCGGGTTTTGAGAGGTTAATCGTAGAGTATTTAGTTTCATTACAATGCTTTCTAGGCATCGTTTAAGATTACGAACACCACTTTCGTTATCTGTATAACGATCAATAATCTCACGGATCGTTTCATCCGGAAAGATGATTTGTTCTTTAGTAAATTTAACATTCGCAAGGACTTTGGGAATAAGATAGTCTTTCGCAATAATTTGTTTAGACTCGCGAGTAAAACTATCTGTATGAATTACGTGAATACGATCTTTTAGGATCGGGTTTAGTTTTTCTTCTACATTAAAACTAAAAATAAAAAGTGCCTTAGAAAAGTCTAGTGGAATACCGGCAAAATATTTGTCTTGAATACAATTGTTTTGACTATAGTCAATTAGATGTGTTAGTACACCAATAATCTCCTCACCGTGTTTAGTTTCAGAAACCTTATCTAATTCATCCATAAAGATTACAGGATTCATACATTTTGTCTCCATTAAGATACCCGCTAAACGACCCCACATAGAACCTTCATAGGTATAACTGTGTCCCTCTAGATAAGAAGCATCCGTAGCACCACCCAAGGCAAACATACTAAATGGGCGCCCAAGTGCCTTAGCTACGCCATCCTTGATAAGTGTAGTTTTACCAGTACCCGGAGGCCCCTGTAGACCAATAACAGTGGGTGTAGCGCTAGGATTGGTAATCCAACTAGCAACAATTTCTAGAAGAGTCGATTTAGCCTCTACATGTCCATGAACACTAGCATCTAGCTTTTCTTTAACATTTACTAGATATTCTGTAATTTCATCGGGTGATGAAGTTTCAAGAGAAATCTTGTTGTCTACAAAACGATTAAATGGAATGTTGATTAGTCCATCAATCCATCCAGACATTTTGTGGTATTCTGTGGAGGTATCATCCATTTTTTGGATAGACTCGAGGCGTTTGATAGAAGTCGCTTTTATCTCTAGTGGGAGATGCGACCTAAGAATTTGATAGCGTAGTGGTATACGACTGTGGTTAATTTTAGATATTTGATTTTCTAGTTGCAGTAGGGATTGTTTCTCCTCTGGCGATAGTGTATCCAAGAAGTTTTCCTCTACTTCCGCTTGTTCATCTACTTGATCTTCTCCTAGAAAGAGATTGATAACTTTACCGCCAATATCTTCACTAAAATCGGGTTCTTTCCTATCACGTTTACTAGGAGCGATGGCACTTTTAATTAGGTTTTTAATATGATGTTTAGCTTCATTGAGTTTTTCTTCATCTTCTAGTTCATCTTCGGACTCTTCGGCATTATCGGAATCATAAGAAAACATTTCTTCAGTACAGACACTTTCATTATCCATAGAGGACAGTTCATCGGAGTTATCACTGTCACTATCACTAGTGTTTACCTCATCGGTTTCATATTTAAGATATTTGTCTTGGAATGGGTCAGGTGAACCGCTAACTTTAGCTTGGTAGCGAGTCAAGTAACGGTGGGTCATATCTACTTTTATCTGTTATAAGATTTTAATATTTTATTTAAATCAATTTTTCAACCTGACATACTAATCATAAATAATAAGATAGATACTAGTACTACAAATATACCAAAATAAACCATACGATCACCTTCTATAAATACTCTTACAACTTTTCTAATAGTGTATTCATCTAGATCAATTAAGTCTTCAACTATACTAGAAATTGTATATAGAATTCTTTGAAATACAGTTTTTATAGAAAGATCTAGAACAGTACGTTTGTTCCCGTCTTTATTTAGTTCTTTATATTGTCTACTTAAAACATCTAATCTATTTTCTTTTTTATATACTTCTTTTTTTACTTCAGTTTGGGGTAGTCTATCAGTTAGTTCGGGGACATCTAGAAAGGTTGTAGGCATAGGAATACTCATAGTTGTATTACTATTTTCTCGAAAGAAAATTATAATCTATACAAAGACAATTACAAAATAATTTGTAGATAGTTGAAGAATATTCTCTTAGTATTGAATAGTAGAATAATGGAGTTATATCTATTAGGAAGTTTAATGGGCTTAGGTTATTATATCAATAGTACTAAAGAACCAACTAAGAAAAAACGCAATTATCACAAAAAAATGTATAGAGGAAACGCTTATGATTTTGGACAATATGATAGAGTAGAAAATGAAATTTATGATAGAGGAAAGGTGAAATTCGATGAGGCTCAAAATATATACAAAAACAATACTGTAGGAAAATATACACCAGACCTCCTTTTCAATAAAAAAAATGAAACTACATATCAAAAAGAAAAAGTAGATAAAGAAGGATTTAGTAATTATAACCCCAGTAATTATAACCATGGTGATTATAACCATAGTGATTATAACCATAGTGACCATAATCCCAATTATTCTGAAATACAAAAGACTCATAGAGCTAGTAAAAGAGATGTTAATGAAGCATTCTCTGATCCTAGCCCACTAATACCCGAAGCATCCTTTAGTACATCTATACAAAACATAAAATCATACAACGATGAAGATGTTGATAGTTATAATCTAGAACAACAATTTAAGGATGTTAGTGAAGGCGGGTTACAAGGTGTTAAACAAGTCTATGAAAAAAAGCCATTTCATAACAATATGGTACCATTTTTTGGAGGTACTATGAAACAAAATGTAGATCCTTCCGTAAACGAGACAAAACTAAATATGTATACTGGCCAATGGGACTATAGTAGAAAACAGAAACAGGAAATAGCACCTATGTTTGTTCCAGAGAAAAACATTAAGAACGTTTATGGTGATAAACAATTTCTACAAAAAATGGATGAAAACATAGATCGCTACATTCCTTCACTCCTTAGAAAAAATGAAGCCCCTACTGAAAAGATCTATGTAACACCCGGTCTTAACTTAGGATACAATGAACATGCCACATTTGGGTTTCAAGATCCAGTTCGCGCCCTGCCTAAAACTACAAACGAAATACGTGCTAAGAATAAACCTAAACTTACATATGACAGACCAGTCGTTAGTGGTAAAGCTATTAATCAAAATGGTACAGCTCGTCCTAACCAAAACAAAAACTTACCCGAATTAGTAGTCTATAATGAAAACGGTCAACGTAATTTTGGCGCTAAAGCTATAGTAGTAAGTGAAATGGCTAGACCTGTATATTTATTAGGTAGAGCACTTAGAAGTTTTAGTAAACAATTTTTTGGTGTTGCTACCTCTACGGGCGCTAAAAATGCTAAGTCTAATGCCGGTTACACTAATAGTACCAGACGTAAAAATCATGAATTAAAATATTTAGCTCCCGCTACAGTGGCCGTTAAAAGTAATCAAGCTAAATATATAGATAAAAAGGACGATAATGCTAAAAAGACCCGTCGTCAAACTACTGAGAAGAATGAACATAGTGGTTACTTTAATTCAACCTTTAAGGCTCTTACTAGCTATTTTTCACCAGCTAAGGATACTATAAGACAAAATACTGCAGTTGAAACGAAACCTATGAATATGAAGAGTGTTAAGGTTAAGAACCAAGCCTATTTCTTAGATAAGGCCAAGGAGACTATAAAACAAACTACAGAAAATAATACTTATGGTGGTAAACTAAATATGCGTCAAAGTAGAAAGGTTGGTAAGGTATACAATCCAGAAGAAAAGGCTAAAGCTACCATTAGAGAAAATACGGAAAAGAATTCTAAGAATGGTAACATGGGTACTACTAGAAAGGTTGGAAAGGCGTATGATCCAGATGAAAAAGCTAGAAAAACGGTTAAGGAGACCACTGAAAATAACAATAACACTGGTAATATGGGTACTACTAGAAAGGCGCAAACTGTCTATGATCCCGAAGATAAGCCTGAACATACTATGAAAGATATAGTAAAGGTAAAAGACTATAAAGGTATTTCTACTGTCTCCACGAAAAAGATAAAAATATGGGATCCTGAAGATAAGGCTAAGAATACAATTAGACAAAATGTTAAAGTAGAGGATTATGTAGGTGGCATGAATACAAATCAATACGGTGGTGCCTATAAAGTAACTATAGTAGATCCTAAATATACTAGCAGACAAGAAACCTTAGTAGAAAATTATACAGCTACTGCTGGTCATACTGTATCGGCGAATCAAGAGTATTGTGCCGCCTATGCTGCAGAAACAAATGGTCTTAAGGAGGAAATTGCTAAAGGTAGAGCTCCTACACAAAACTCGGTAAAATTAGCGGTGGGTGGTGATATGCAAAATGTTGATGTTAAGAGAATAGATAGTGATAGAAAAAACCCTAGAGACTTTGAACAAGATATGCCTAATTGCGATGTCCCCTATCAATTACCTCCTACGGCGAATCCAGCAAGTATTACTAAAGAAAAGAATACCGTATTCAACAACTATACTGAAAGAATTCAACCCGAAATACTAGATGCCTATAGAAACAATCCCTATACACAAAGTCTACATAGTTATGTTTTTCCATAAAGAATAGATTAGGATAGAAATAAAACAATTAATTTCTATTAAAAATATAAAATTGAAATAAATTCTATATTTTTTATATAAGCCACAATGTCGAAGCAAGTACACTTTACTATTCGCCCAAACGAGACTGAGGAGTACCTTGAGTTTGAACTCAAGGGTGTAGCGATTTCTATGGCAAATGCCATCCGTCGTGTAGCTCTAGCAGAGATTGAGACCTATGCTATTCAAGAAACAGACATTAAGTTCCTAGAAAATACTACACCCCTACACAATGAATTTGTATCTCATCGTGTTTCGATATTGCCACTAAACCAATCGATTCCTAATCTAGATAACTATCGTTTCTATATTTCTAAGAAGCATACTAAGGATGTAGCTATTGAAAACGATCAAAATGGTATTATGGAGATCACTACAGATGATGTACAGGTCTATGACATTAGATCTGATAGTTGGGTAGATACTAAGGATATTTTCACCGATACGATCCTAATCACTAAGCTGAATGTTAAACAAAAGCTTTTGGGTTATTTTACAGCGAGTAAGGGCCGGGCAATGGATCATGCTCGTTGGCAAGCCGTTAGTACAATTTCGTATCGCTATAAGGTTCAAAAAGACCTACAAGGTGTTGAGTATGATAAAGTTTCCCTAGAAGAAGAACGGGATTGGATCAATAAGGACAAGGGTGACCCAACTGGATTTATGTTTTACTTAGAAACATCGGGCGTTATGGTACCTCGGGAAGTAGTTACAAAATCCTTAGTTGTTATTAAGAATAAGCTAGCTGTATTTAAGGAATATATCAAAACTAATAGTGCTAAATTAGGATGGACTAGTAGTGCTATGTTGGATTTTGAATATGAGGGTGAGATGCATACTCTAGGAAATCTAATTGCTACAGTTGGTCTAGAAATGTTAGGTGAAGGCGACTACATCGGGTATCGTATTATTCATCCTATGATGAACAAGTTTATGTTACGTATGAAGTTGGATGGTGTAGATAGTAAGGATGTACATGTACTGCGTCTATATACAATCTGTGATACTATCGAAAAGCAAGTAGATGATCTTATCCTAGAATGGACATCGCTATAGTTTTAGACGCATTATAGGTACTAGTAAATTTATTTACTTTGTAGTATTCTTTAAAATATATACATGGATGCAAATTCTATTTAAATTAATTTTTGGATTTGAATTAAAAAAAAATCTTTCATTATAATATAAAAAGATGAGCCAACTATTTAACAACAAATATTACAGCCAATTATTTGGTGGCAAGAAACAAGAACGCCAAGAAAAGAAGCAACAAAAAAGCCAAAAGAAGCAACAAGAAAGCCAAAAGAAGCAACAAAGCCAATTATTTGGCGGCAAGAAACAAGAACGTCAAGAAAAGAAGCAATTCCAAGAAAGCCAATTAATTGGTGGCAAGAAGCAACAACGTCAACAAAGTCAACAAAGACAACAAAGACAACAAAAGCAACAAAGACAACAAAAGCAACGCCAACAACAAGAACAAGAACAAAGTGAAGATTCGATGTCGACGGAAGATACCCGCCAACGCCTCGAACGCATCTTTGGTGGCGCTAAGGGCAAGAAGGGTTCGGCCAAGGCTAAGTCGACGGGTGCCCGCAAGACGGATGCCCAAGTCCTCGCTGAAGGCAAGGTTACGGATGCCGGCAAGAAGAACGGCAAGCAAGTCTTCCAATTCAAGAACGGTGCTCAAGCCGTTCGTGATGACAAGGGTCGCTATGTCATCGTAAAGGGTGCCTCGAAGGCCACGATGGCTAGTCTTCGTGCTCGCAAGACGGGCCCCAAGGCCCAACGCATCTCGGCCGACCAAGCCAAGAAGGCCTTTGGTGCTTACTGGAACCGCAAGATGCGTGAAGCCGCCTCGCACGACAACAAGCACAGCCTTAAGGGCAGAAAGTCGCAAAAGGCCGCCGTTAAACGCTCGAAGACGTACCACATGAAGTACGCCCACAAGAGCGCTGCTCGCCACCTTTCGCCCCAATCGGACAAGGGTTACCTCTACCTCCGCAAGGAACGCATTATCCGTGGTGCTAACGGTATGCCCTCGCACAAGAAAAACGGCAGTGTTCGCGTTCGTCGTGCCGGCCCTGCCATCTACGACTTTATCGGTGTTGCCCCCGAAGTTCTCCAATACAGCAAGCACACCGGTAGCAAGGCCCGCATTGCCGCTGCTCGCGCTGCTCGCAAGCCATCGAGCGCCCCCAAGCTCACCAGAACTCGTTCTAAGTCGGCCACGGGCGCTGTTGCCGCTCGCAATGCCACCCTCGCCGCCCTCAAGTCTGCCCGTAAGGCTTCCCGCGCCCAAGCCGTTAGACGCTCGGCCTCGAAGAAGGCCATGAAGGCTAAGGCCCCCAAGTCGGGCTCGAAGAAGGTTCGCAAGACCCGCTCGAACGCCGGCAAGACCCGTGGTCCCCGCAAATCGGCCTCGGCCTCGAAGAAGGCTCGCAAGACCCGCTCGGCCAAGAAGACGGCCTCGGGCTCGAAGAAAGCTCGCAAGACCCGCTCGAACGCCGGCAAGACCCGTGGTGCTCGCAAGGGCAAGGCTACGGCTGCCGTCCAAGAAGTTGCCCTCTAAATCATTCTAAATCATTCTAAATTATTAAATCATTAAATTAATACAAAGCAATATATATTTAACTAAAACACTTAATTAAATGTATAAATATTACAAATCTTTTTCTTTTGGTTCATCGAAATCAGCTGGTGTCTCTAGATCAACCTCGCGAGGCAAGATTGCGATACCACGCCAACCGCCCGCCTTTCCTGTACCGTGTGGACCAAACTTCTTCTCAAAATATGTCTTCACTTCTTTTTGTGATGCTAGTTTCGTCTCGGCACTAGTCTCCTTATGCCAAAAACGGAAATCATTATGAAGTTCACTAATCTTAACAACATTATTAGGACTCTTAATAATACGATCTTTGATGTATTGGAAGAAGTGATCGTTTTCTTGGCGATAACTATTGGTCGTCATCATTACTTCAGAAGGCTCACGAATAGCACCCAGGCGCTTAAACTCGGTATAATAGTGACTAAATAGATAACTAAAAAATGCTTCACGGCATTCATACAACTTTTCTCCTACGTGTTCATCGCGTTGAAATACATAAGGTGTTCCTTCATACATAGGATCAGTAGGATCTTCTACGAAACTCGATGGAAAATGTACTACACGAACACGACGCCAAGTACCACCATCATCACTAGTGATCTTAGGTAAATTATTACATACTAAAAACCAATGTGCTTGTGGTTTAAACTCTTCAATATCTTCAAATAACTTACGAGTGGTAATCTTGTTACCACCTGTAAGCTCCTTCATCTTTGCTACGTTTAGAGAACTGCCTTCCTCCGTCTCCTCGGCACTGATCAACCGTACACCACGAATACGAGCAATTTCAGGTGAAGCGGCACTAGATGACCCACTACGTTGTGTAAAAATAGTAGTACTGACAGTACAAGAATATTCGCCAAAAATACTTTGAAGAAACTCCAATAGAATAGTTTTACCGTTACCACCTGTACCCGTCAAGATAGGAAACTTTTCATCATCGTGTCCAGTAAGACAACTAGCAAATCGCAACAGTAGATATTTACGAACACTCTCAATTGGTAAGATTTGTTGAAAGAAGCGTTCTACTAGATTAATTTTGTCACGGAATTCTGGATCTGACATATCACTTTCAATATAGTTTACATCGCATTTCTTACAAATATAGTCATCGGGACGGCCTTCACGGAATTCCCGACGTTCTAAATCAAGTACACCATTCTGTACACCCATAAGCATAAGATTGTTATCAAGCTTATCATAGAACTTGGTATCTAGGAACAATTCAGAACACTCCTTTACAATATTATCCTTAAAACTAGTCGTTTTAAGACAACTAGCAATCTTATTGGCGGATTTAACCTTTTCTTCAAGTGCCTTTACAATGTTATCACTACCACTTTCAGAGTCATTGTCTGACGCGTTCAACTGCATAATCTTTTGGTTGTATTCATTTGCACATCGTAGATACTCACCAGCGACTTCCGTTGACAATATACGACGAATACAAATACCTTGATCACTTACTTCCCAATGATTACCATTAAAACGATACCATTTACGATTTTTAGGACTTACACATACAAACTGGTGTTTGTACATATCATGAACTACAACAGCAATATCGAAATGCGATGGAATCTTAATTGATTGCTCAAGCTTAAAACGAATAGAATTACGCCGGATCTTTTCATATTCAACTGGATTATCTAGTTTAGCCCAGTAGTTCAAACTAGCAACCCCAAGTGTTTCCTTTCGAAAACGATTCCAACATGTTTGACAACACCCTTCCTCATACTTTGGCGAGGATTTGCTAAACTCAACCCAAATCGGAAGTAGCCGAGTATCAATGTTAAATAGACAAGCCCCCAGTTCAAACCAAGGCTGGTAGCTATCACGACGGCTTTCCGATAAGATACTTACAAGATTCTTGATATGTTCATAATTTTCAGGCATAGCTACATTGCTAGACATTTGCTTTTCTAGGGCAATCTTTTTTTGCTTTGTGTTTTGACCCGTCTTTAGTTTAATTGGCGCACGATCCCGAATTTCTAATTCAAGTTCTTTGGTAAGATACGAGGCTTTCGTAATCTCCTTGCGAATACCAAACGTTTTTACTAGATCGATAAGTTCCCATCGACCCACATCCCTTTCTTCGCCCTCACTATCAATCTCCATAGTAAGTAGGTATGGTTCGAGATTCGATTTACGACTACCGTAAATAAACCAATTGCCCGTCTCAACAACACTCTTATCTACAACATCTTGAATAGGATTTAGTGTACCTACGTTACTAATTAAGTCATTAGCAACAATTTCATCAATAACCATATTACGCAATACGTTTTGAAAGGTATAAGGCAGACCAATGTTGAAGAAAAGATGAAACCCATCTCGGACCTTATCTTCATTCTCGAGTTTATAGGGTTTAGTACGTTCAGTTACATAACACGTCAAATCTTCTGGTGTACACTTAAAATACCTGCGAATAAGTCCTTGGTATAAGGACGCGATGGATTTGATGTTGTTTCGATTGTACATCCTAACCAACTTATTGTCTCCTGTATAACGAAAGTCAAAATCAACCTTTACTACACCATAGTCAAGGTCACGATTAGGTGTTTCAAGATAGGTTAGTTTCTTTCCCTCTTTGATAGCTTTTACATAGTGGTTATAAAATGTAGGCATGTTTTCAGTAGAAACATTATAGGAACCACCCGTAATACTAGTAATGGTTGGCTTCTCAACTGCCTTACCATCATCAGAACCGGTACTAGTCTTAAAGATACGCAATCGCTCAAGAAAAATTCCAAGATCCGCCATTTTATGTTCTTAGGAGAAGTTTTTTTAAGTTAATTGCTATTTTATACCGGCATCAATTTACCGTGGAGTGCGTTTGCCAATTTTCCTTTCTAATCATAATTTAGTTTTATTATGGATAGTAGTACATCTATTGAAATAGACGCATCAATGATGTTGATGGTGAAAATGTGTTTTGTATATAGTGCTATTATGGACGGTTGGAAGGTTGAAAAGCTAAGTACAAATAAACTTTGTTTTACTAAAAAAAATATTAAAAAACAATTTAAATTAGATACATTTCTTAAAAAACATACTATGCTTCATCTATAAATAAATTTTAATTAAATTTTAATTAAATTATTATTAACTATGATTAAATAATAATTTATTTATTTTGTACAAGAGACCACTTCTGTTTATTGAAATTAACTATACGAACTTTTTTCTTTAGTTCCTCTACTTTTTTCTTGTCTTCGTCTTTTTTTTTAGACATTTTACACTTCTTAATCTTTTCTTCTAAAGAATCGTCTTTAGAACTTTTAGGTAAACTACTATCTAAATCCATAGCTAATTTATTTTTACTAGGTTTAATACCATAACAAGTGACACTATATTTTTTAAGTGTGTCTATATTACCAATCTTATTAATGCCCGCTGTAGGACCACAATGACCTTTATGAGTCTTTTCAATGTCCTCCCAATATTTCTCCTGTACCGGATAGGCTATTTTCTGACCTTCTATCCACCCCCAATTACACCAGTTGGCGCCATTCTTAAATGCCGTTTCTAAATCCGATTCGGTTGCTAATCTACCACCATATGACTTACATATGTCCCTTGCATCTGAATAGTTTAGTTTATTATAGATAAGAAACACCTCTTCTTTATTTGTATATTTTGGTTTTGGTTTTGGTTTTGATATTGGTTTTGGCTTTGGTTTGGATTTTATCTTTGGCTTTGGTTTGGATTTTACCGTTGGCTTTGGTTTGGATTTTACCGTTGGCTTTGGTTTTGGTTTGGATTTTACCGTTGGCTTTGGCTTTGGTTTCAATTGTACAATTTTATTATCTTCATCGATACATTCATCTACATCATTAGTGTTTTCAAAATTCTCTTTAGTTCTTCTAGAACAATAAACTATTGTTAAAATTAATAATACGCCTAGAATATATATAATCATCTAATATATAGTTGTATTATTTTCTAGACATCCTATAGTTTTTTCCAAGAATGTCCTCCCCTTTTTCCTACTACACAAATATATTCAACATCAGTTTCATCGCTTATTCTTTCTCCATTATTATAGTCTTTCGCGTCAGGTAAGTGGCTCTTTTTTTTGATTTTCTTAGGTTTTTCATCTTGTTCTTGCTCCGGTTCCGGTTCCGGATCCGGGTCTTTTTGCTCTTGTTGTACATCTAATTCCTTATCTAATTGTGCAGTTATTTCCTCAAGGTCTAGTTCTCTTTTGGATTTTATAGAACCTTTAGAGGAAGCCTTCGAGGAAGCCTTAGATGACGCCTTCGAGGATATTTCCGAAATGTGTTCTGTTACTTGTTCCTTTTTACTATTAGAACCTTTAGATGAAATCGAAGAATTTTCTTCATTAATCAACTGAATTGTTTTGGGCGAAGAGGATCTATGTTCAATAGGTTTAAATACAATAGGTATCTTTACACCACCACTAATAGAATTCTTATTCCGTTCTAATTCTAGTTCTAAACGCTTTACTTTATCATTAAGTATAGTTATTTCTTGTTTAAGATTGGATACGGTATGATTTTGTCTTATCCAATGTTGATATAGATATTTACAAGCGATAATAATAGCGGCAGATACAGAGCAATAGATAATATACTTATACATTTTCTAACGTCAAAATACAAAATAATTAGATTATGAGAACGCACTAGTGTATAAATAATTAAGGTGATTTATTTTTAATATGATATAGAAAAAAATAATATGATATATTAGAAATGAGTACTAATACATGGAATGGTGTTTCTAGTAAAAAATGCGAAGATTATTGTGATGTAAACGCTGGTTATTATCCCGTACAAAACTATTTAACCGAATGTGGTGCTAAATCTGCTCGTGATCTATCCTACAAAAATCCTACTATTATTGTCAAAGATGGTTATGGTTGGGTATCCCTAAACGGTTGTCTTGTTGACAAAGATAGTAAAGCAAGAAATACCGTTGATAGATTAACACACGGTAAAGGCAGACATCATCTAGAAGATAGATACAACAACACTGGATATAAGGGTCGTGGGCCTCTTATTGTAGATACCGAAACAATGCTTAAAATAGCCAACTTTAACTCGGGTGTTAAGGTAAACTGTGGTGTTCAACGCGATATGTCTGAATATAGAATAAACTATCTACCTCCTGAAAACAACCCCCAATGTACAAAACACATTATACCACCTAAGATAAACAAAGGTGGCTGGGTTCGTGGCGGTATGGATACTAGAATGGAACTACGTAGAGTAGCTCATGCATGCTATTATAAATAAGCTAGCCTTATGGCATGCTATTATAAATAAGCATTGCTATTATAAATATACAATGTGACTTAAATAAATATAGATTATAACATCTATATATATTTAATTTATTAATGAGTGCTACATTTAAAGTAAAAAATAAGAAGATAGAAAGAAGAAAGGGTCAAATTCTAGAAACCCTTGATTCTAAACATAAGGAAATGGTTAAGGATATCGAATCTATTACAAGTAAATTACCTGAACTTAAAAAGGCTCTACAGATTAAAAAAACACAACTCGGTGAACTAAACACTAGATTAAATAATACTAATATAGATATCAATGTTTTAGATATACTAGATGATGATTCGTATAGAGATAGATATGCTTTAGAAGAAGTAATAGATGAATTAGAAAAGGAAATAACTAAAATAGAAAACAATGACTATATGAATGACTACTTTATTAAAACCGGTCACTTATTGTATGACTACTATGATGGTAGCAATACTCTAGAAAAAGAATATCAATCTAAAAGTATAGAGCTAGAAGAATTTCTAAGTACGGAAGAAGACGAAGATGATACTGAAGATAGTACGGCTTCTGATAATATTAAAAAGACTAACCTAGGAACTGCTATAAAAAAAACAAAGATTACAGACTTTATAGAAAAAGAAAAGGGATTTGAAAAGGCCGATCTCTATGACAAATATATCAAACTAATCCACAACCAAACATTTATTCAAAAAGACATATTTATGAAGAAAAGCCAAGTTGGTCAGAGTGCTATATGTCCTAAATGTAATATCACATTAACACTAGTACATTCTGAAGGATTACAGGTTTGTAACCAATGTGGTTTGACCGAATATATCTTAATAGACAGTGAAAAGCCTAGTTTTAGAGAACCACCACCTGAAGTAAGTTATTTTGCCTACAAACGTATTAATCATTTCAATGAATGGCTAAGTCAGTTTCAGGCTAAGGAATCGACTGAAATACCTACTGAAATTTACCAATTAATCCTAATTGAAATGAAAAAGGAACGTATCACGGATCTAAATAAAATTACCCATACAAAGATACGAGAATATCTAAAAAAACTAAAACTGAATAAGTACTATGAGCATATACCACATATACTTAATAAGTTAAATAAAAAGGTGCCACTAATAAGTAAAGAAGTTGAAGAAAAACTACGGCATATGTTTAAGGAAATACAGGCTCCTTTTATGAAAATATGTCCTCCTAATCGTAAAAACTTTTTAAGCTATAGTTACGTTTTACACAAGTTTGTAGAACTATTAGGAATGGATCACCTAAAGGAAGGGTTTCCGCTACTAAAAAGCCGTGAAAAACTACATCAACAAGATCAAATGTGGCGAGAAATATGTAAGGAACTTAATTGGATGTTTATAAAATCCATCTAAAGATGGATTTATATAAACAGTATGGTTATAAAATCCATCTAGAATAAGTCTTTATTTATTTTGTTAGGAAGACCGTGACCAAAAAGGACCATATATATAAGTACTATGGCCGATAATACGATAGTTCTATTTTCAGCAACAGCTTGTCTTTGTCCTAATATGTGGATCATAATAAAGTATAATACTAGCCCAATAATAACCGAGTGTAATACCATAGTAAGACCGCTTTCCATTTTATATTTATATATTAGAAAATAAATGTGTATATACTATAATGTTAACGGATAATCAAAAACGTATTCTATTATTTCTTATTGGTTGTATTGGTATTCGCTCAATCTTCGTAATCATTGCTAAAACCGCAAGTCCTGACATTCTGCCTTATTTAGGTGCTTTAGCGCTATTGCCTGCTATTGGTTTTTTCTATATTTTTTTAACCGGTTCTAGAAAAACGGGTGCTGAAGTATTTGGTGCCCGTATATGGTGGAATAATCTAAGACCTATTCACGGTCTAATGTACAGCTTATTTGCCTATAATGCTATTACTAAAAATCCAAATGCCTGGATATATTTACTTGTAGATGTAATAATAGGTCTAGTTAGTTTTACTTGGTTTCACCTGACACATTAGTTCTGATATGTATTTATCTATGATAAACTCTACTGAATCACTATTAACAGGATCGTTGTTTAACCTAAGATGAAATTCTAGATGTTCTAGGCCTTTTTCAGATTCATGAACTGTATCATTTTCTTTATTTATTAATTCACTTAGATTTTTTTGAAAATTCCTTTGGAATGATTCTACAAGCACTAGTATCCCACTATTACTTTTTATATAGTTATATTCATTTTCAAATCGTACATCTTCTACTACAAATATAGGTACTATCTTTGTAGTAAGATGTGTATTAATAACTTTTAGGTTATCTACTTGTACCTTTATCCACATATCGATAGCACGGATCCACATATCTTTTCTATAAACATCTCTACCATTTTCAGTTGCATATTTTTGCAGGGATGTTCTAGATTGTTTCGATTTATTTACAAATAAGTTATTATAATCTAGATAACTACTAGTATCTCTAGAATACAACTCTACTTTAACCTGTGTACCAAAAGAGAAAAAGTATGGCACATATTGTACATCTCCATTTGATAATCTTTGTATTAGTTTTGGAACAATGTAATGTTCGGTGATGTAGTTTTTACCTACACCTAATTTTCCTGAAACTCCAAGTAAAATCATTTCTATTTAATTAAACATTGATATTTGTTTAATTAAATTACTATCAGTTCTAATTACTATCAGTTCTAATTACTACAGGTTCTAAGTACGTTTATATGTAGGTAATTCAAGCGCCTTTCCATGAACCTTTGTATAAAACTCATCAATCCGTTTGTTCTTCTCGCGCAACTTGTTAACCCTAAGTTGTTCCGCCTCTTTTTCTAATTGTTCTTTGATCTTTAGAAATTCCAATTCATCGTTTGTCATTAACACGGGGGCATCACGAGCGGCTTTTACCTGTCCTAATGTAGTATATTGTTCTCTAGGTTTAGTTTCACCGGGATGTAGAATATTTGCTTGTGTATAGGCCTTTTTAAGATCAGTATATTTACCATCACTACCGTAGTCTTGTACGGCTTCACCTAATGATTCAAATCCGCCATTATAACTAAACATACTTTCGGGCTCAATAAACTTAGATATTTGTTTACTATTGGATTGTTGTTTAGCGTGTTGTTCAAAAGTTTGGTTAAAGCCATCTTTAGTGTATGAAGAAATTGTAGGTTGTTGGTGATCGTTGTTATTGTCCTTTAGCCAATTTTCATAACCGTCGTTACAGTCGTCTTCATCTTCGTATCTAGTTTTCTCAAACATATCGTTAAACCGTCTATTGTCAAAACTTTGACCACTAGCTGGTTCAAAGTTATAGTTAACACGATTTATACGTTCATCTATTTGTTTGCGTTCATCTCTTTTGGTTTCAACTGTCTGTGTAGCCATTCCAGTTATTTTAGCTTCTTCTTCTTTAATAATAAGTAGCAACGCATAGGCTTTTTGAATGCTTTTAAAATCGTTAGAACTATCATATCCGGATTTATCAGGGTGATATTTAAGAACCAATTGTTTATAGACATTCTTTATTTGTTCTATAGTACAATCTGTATCTAAACCAAATAATTCATATGGATCAACTTGCACCCGAGTATTATTTACAGTGACTTGTACCTTTTGCGTTTGTCTAGGCATCGCAAAGTTATTGGGCAGATTAGTTGTTTTTCTAGATGTATTAGTAGTATTACTACCAATAGATTGTTTTTTGCGACGTTCTCTATCAAGTTGTTGTTTAATTTTAATATTTTGTTCTTCTAGTAATTTTTGTTTACGCTTGATTTCCTCTAGATCTTCTCTTGAAACTTCACCGGATATTTCATTTCCCATTATTAATACTTATTTAAAAATACTAAGAGAATTAATTAAATCCTTTTCCCCCTAAACCATATAGTGCCAAAGTTAAGACCCCCTTAAGGGGGGTCTTCAAACTTTTGGACACTATGGAATCCGTGTTAGATGCCAAAAGTTAGCTATGCTAACTTTGGCACTCCCACGGAACCATAATTTATAGACAAAAGTGGGTTGAACACTTAGAAAAAAATGTAATTAATAATAAAAATGGATATAACATCTTTGTTTAAATGGATTTCTGACAATTTATCTAATCCCTACTTTGCTGCGTTTATTGCTGGTTTAATTACATTTGTATTTATGTATCTAGATGCTAAAATAACTAGAAAGTTTGTACATAGAAGAACGTATACTAAAAATATTTTACTTGTTGGTATAATAACAGGTACCGTTGTCTACATTTTAACAAATACCGCACTTCACCCTAAGATTACTAAAATGAGCGAAACCGCTAAGAAGGGAATGGTTGGTGGTATGGCCGAAAAGCTAAGTTATGATACCGCCGATATCTTATTAGGTGATCCTAATTTTTGATGTGATTAGTACTAGTGCTGTAAATGAAAAAAATGTATATTTACGAAAAATTAATAATTAATAGATAGAATAATTAATTATTAATTAATTGCGTTTTGCCCAAAATTATTTTCTAATCCTATAATATAAAAAGAAAATGGGCGGCGGTTTAATGCAATTAGTAGCTTATGGTGCTTAGATAACAATACGTCTTGGGCGCCAACAGTGGGTAGCTAATAAGGTTCTAGATATACCTTATTAGATAAACCTATGTAAATATCTAGGAAGATGAGAATAGTTTAACTATAACACTTAGTAAATTCTAAGGTTAATCCGCCCTGTTAAACTTCATTTTCTATATAACCCGCTAGTACTGTTAGTAATATACTAATAGTGCGAGAATGTCAAATTGCTGGAACCCCCTAAAGCATCTATTACTAAACTAAAATGGTAACATTTTAGTGGCCAAGAGAAGAACTTGGGTATAGTGAAAATATAGATGATTGGATGAAAATCCAAATGGGCAATCAGCAGCCAAGTCCTGAAGCTTTTAAAAATTGTTCGTTAATAGATTTATCTTTTTGTAGATCTATCTTTTTGACTTACACTTTTTTATAAAAAGTGTGGATGCAGTTCATCGACTAAATGGCATTCGGGGTCTTTTATAAGACTCATAAGATATAGTCAGGCAATATAGGAAACTATATTGATCACGCAAGATGTTTACCTTAAAAGCCAGTAGGGTAGAAAAACACTGGGAGATACTGAAACAATAAGGTATCTACAACCCCCTTTGTGGCGTTCTATATGAACCCACTTGTGTTAATCAGGGAATTTAGTTTAGACTAGATAGAATAACCCTGGTGAGAAAATCAAATTGCTGGAAACCCCTAAAGCATCTACTACTAAACTATCATAGTGATATAGATAGTGGCCAAGAGTAAAAACTTGGATACAGTAAAAATGTAGATGATTGGATGAAAATCCTAATGGGCAATCAGCAGCCAAGCTTCTTTAGAAATGAATTAAACCTAATATTATTATACTTACAAAATGAGATGTGTTAAATGCGAGATCGAAAAATCAAATGGAGGATTTAGAACTTACCCAAATGGTAAGATATCTAATACGTGTAAAAGCTGCCTAAATGAAATGGATAAAATACGAAAGAAAAACCTTAGAAAGAAATATTTAGAAACATCCGTGTTTAAGTGTTGTCTATGCAATGTAGATAAAACATTAAACAAGTTCTCTAAATTAAAGAAAAACTATAAGAAAAAGGTTTGTCTAGAGTGTTATCCAACATTCTTAAAGGATGAAAAAAACGAATGGTGTGCTAATGAAAGTAAATCCAATATGAACTATAGGATTAAGAAATCATTGGCATCCCGTTTAAGAGCAGTACTGCATAAAGAAACATCTACAATGTCCTATATTGGTTGTCCAATCCAATATTTAAGGGAATGGTTTGAAAGTGTTTTTACCTCGGAGATGAATTGGGAAAACTATGGTACCTATTGGCATATAGACCATGTTATTCCCGTACATCTTTTCGATCTAAAAGATGAGACAGAAAAGAAGGTTTGTTGGAATTGGACTAATCTAGCTCCGCTAGAAAGATCAACAAATTGTTCTAAAAAATGTACCATCGACAAAAGTCAAGTAGAAAGTATAAAAAAAAGGTTAATAAGTTTTAAAGAAGAAGGTTCAACGACTAAATGGTTTTCGGACGATTATATTGTATTATTTAAACCGTATGATTCTATTATAGAAAAATATGGCGATAAAATAAAAACTGTATAGTCGTCTTAAGATATAGTCTAACCCTTTTCGAAAGAAAAGGTATTTCGGATTGTACTGGTAATCCACAAATCACTTTTGAATAAAGAGTTGAAAAGCAACACGCTCTAACTATGTGGATATGTTAGAAGTAAACCGGTTAGTTTTCCACATTACATTTCCGCCCGATGTAATAAACAGTTGCTAGTGCTATTAGTTAATCTAATAGTGCGACACTATCAAATTGCTGGAAACCCCTAAAGCATTTAATACTAAACTAAGGTGGAAACACTTTAGTGGCCAAGAGAAAAAACTTGGGTATAGTAAAAATTTAAATGATATGTTCTTATGAGCAAAATGGGCAATCAGCAGCCAAGTCCTCAGACTTTTTAGTAATCATCATTTTATGATGTGTTAAGGTGTAGTTATATAGATTTATCTTTTTGACTTACACTTTTTTCTAAAAAGTGTGGATGCAGTTCAACGACTAGATGTTAGTGGGTTCTTATTAATTCGTTAATAAGGGCTTAAGGTATAGTCTAGCCCCCATAGGAAACTATGGGGTACTAGCGTTTTCAAGGTCGTCTACAGACGCCACACAAACTTTGCCATGGAATCGATTCAACAAACGTTCAATGGCACGGCTGACTTCGGCAAGCGTGTCAGCTGCACGATCTCGCGCAACGGTGATCTCATTCACCGTGTCTACCTCCAAGTCGACATCCCCCAAGTTCAAATCTCGGGTGCTTCGTTCCGTTGGGTAGACTCGCTCGGTCACTTCCTCATCAACACGGTTGAACTCCAAATCGGTGGTCAACGTATTGATTTCCACTATGGTGACTGGCTCGAAATCTTCAACGAACTCACGCTCGCTCCTGGTCTCAAGGCTGGTTACCAACGTATGATTGGTAACACGCTCTCGCTCACGACGAACGAAGTCAACGAAGGTACGCCATTGAACCCCATCACGACGGGTGTTGCTTCGTCGACGGTTGAAAAGCCCCAAACGACGCTCTATGTCCCCCTCCAATTCTTCTTCTGCCGTAACCCTGGTCTTGCTCTCCCCCTCATTGCTCTCCAATACCACGAAGTTGTTATCAACATTGAATTCGCTCGCGCCAGCCAATGCTACATTGTTGGTGGTACGGACCAATCGCCTATTCCCTCGATGCTTAACCCCAACCTCCAAAACGCCTCGCTCTACGTCGACTACATCTACCTCGACACCGACGAACGTCGCCGTTTTGCCCAAGTATCGCACGAATACCTCATTGACCAACTCCAATTCACGGGTGAAGAAACGTTCACGGGCTCGACGTACAAGTCGCGCCTCAATTTCAACCACCCCGTCAAGGAACTCGTCTGGGTTGTTCAACGCCAAGACGTTGTTGACAACGGTGCTAACCAATGGTGCAACTACACGACGCAACGCGCCCTCAACGGCCCCGTTGTTGACTACAACGACACCGGTATTAACCTTTACTCGAACGCCGAATTTGGAACCACGAACTCGTATGTTCCCGGTCTCTCGAACGCCGGCCAACTCTATGGTCGCGAATCGAACCCCACGAACCAATACAACGGTTTCACGGCTTACAACGTCCTCAACACGGCCAACCCCGCTCAAGGTGTCCCCACGGGTGCCTGGGATGGTATGTCTGTGCCTCAACTCCAATCGGGTTGGCCCGTTCAACCCCTTAGCGCTTCGTTAACGCCCCTCCTTCAAAACGGTGCCCTCACGTACCCCCATGTCTATGGTGGTCCCGGTGCCCAAAACTGCGTCTGGTCGGCTAAGCTCCTCCTCAACGGTCACGACCGCTTCTCGGAACGCAAGGGTACGTACTTCAACTTCGTACAACCCTACCAACACCACACGAACATCCCCGATTCGCCTGGTATCAACGTCTACTCGTTTGCCCTCAAGCCTGAAGAACACCAACCCTCGGGCACGTGCAACATGTCGCGTATCGATAACGCCACGCTCCTCCTCACGGTTCACCCCGATATCGCCTCGACGAACCTCAACAAGAAACTCCGTGTTTATGCCATTAACTACAATGTACTCCGCATTATGTCGGGTATGGGTGGCCTTAGTTTTAGCAATTAAATTTGCTAAGCCAGGGCAGAAAAGTATCACGCAAATAGTATTTGGGAACTACTATTTGATAACTCGTTTAGACACCCAATTGTATCGTCTTTTAATTGATACAATGTCAGATACTAGTAGGATTATTTCATAATCCTGCAACATTACAAAACTGTTCGGGAAACCCCTAAAGCTATAGCTACCAAGGTAGTATTCGAAAGATACTACTGGCCAAGAAAAAGACTTGGGTATGGTAAAAATGTTATAGATGAATCTAGAAATAGATGAAATGGGCAATCCGCAGCCACGTCTCTAAGGCAAAGTAAAATTTGCTATGGGAAAGGTTCAACGACTAAATGGTAGTGGGTGTTTAGTAAGTAATTACTAAATGCTTAAGATATAGTCTACTCCCTAGGTTTATTCCTAATAAATACACCGAAAGGTGGGGTATAAAGGTGCCTACTCCAACTAAGCGTAATGGCTTAATAAAACCAAATATAAAACAAATTTTAAATAAATCATCCAAATGATTTAATTAAAACTAAATTGAAAAATACTAAATAGTACCAAATATAAAAATGACAAGCCTCTCTATCGATTATAAAGCAGTCTTATTTAATGAGCACCATTACTATGTAGGATGTATATATAGTACAAACACATTGTTTGTTATTGATAAAGATGATAAACAACTTGTGTCTGACATAAACTGGCGCTACAATAACAATTATTTAGGTACACATCATAATTATTTTCATCGTCATTTAATGAATGAACCGTTTAATGGGGCTAATTATGTAGACCATATCAGCCGAAATACCCGAGACAACCGTAGAGAAAATCTTAGAATTACTACACAAACAACACAAAATCATAACCAACATAATAAAAAGCGGGGATCTAACCTACCGAAAGATTGTGGTATAGATGCTTCTGAATTACCTAGACATGTATCCTATTTATCCTATCCAACCAATCCAACTGATAAACATGGGGATGGTTTTTTAATTGATATCAATGGGTTACCTAGTCACATTAGTGATAATGGACGATTTTCTTGGAAAACAAGGTCCAGAAATTACACACTTCGAGAAAAATTAAACATGTGTATTACAAAATTAAAAGAACTTAGAAATACACATATTGAACTACGGTCTATTATTAAAATAGAAACTGACGATGAAGATATTAGAAAAGAACTAGTCAAATCCTTTAATGATATTGTACTTATATCTGGATATCCTAAAACAATAATTGATGCTAATATATACCAATTCAAAACCGATATGGTTGATACCGATTTAACACAAACTGAACAAGAATGTTCAAAATCTAAACTTATATTACAAAAAGCCGGAAAGAAAACAATTAGTAATTTACCCGAAGATTGTGGTATTAAACACGAAGACATTCCTAAATATTGTTACTATGTAGCTAAAAAATATAAAAAGGACAAAGATAATAATATAACAACCAATATAGAAAGACATGATAAATTTGTAATTGATAGACACCCGAGGTTGAATAAATTAGGAATTCGGCAATGGAGTACAGATGGTTCCAAAAAGAAAACTACAAATGAAAAATTTAAAGAATTATTAGATAAATTATGTGAGCTTAGCAGTTAGACAGGAATAACAATTTACATCCTTGAGGCCTAAAGTATTAAATACATAATCTTCACAGTTTAGACATTTAATAGTAGGAAGGTGTAAAGCAATATATATGTTTTTAATAATATTGTCAATCGCATCTAAAATAATAGTATCATACTTTGTTACATCTATATCTAATTTTTTTAGATTTATTTTATAGTTATATAGTTCAAATGATCTATAAATAACTAAACCCTTAAACACAATTTTAATAACTATATCGCCTAATACTTGATAATTAGTATAATCGCGATTTTGAACTTCTAAAAACAATTCAAAATCAGTATTTTCTATATCTACTTTAACATCCGTTCTAAAAATATAATCATTGCGTTTTATAGTTTCTAAAATTGTTCTCTTTGTCGTACGGCTAATTAAACAACTTATTACCTCGGATACATCCATTTTATAAATTATATAAAACATGACATCAATTTACCGTGGAGTGTCTATATATTTAATACTTCTAGTAAATAGGGATGATTCGTATATTCATTTCTACACAATGGGCATGATTTTTTACTATACAACCAAGATTTAATACATTCTATGTGAATGTCACATCTACAACACGGCATTTTAATAGAATTAGAAACTTCTTCACTTATTAAACAAATTGGACAATCTATTTGCTTATCTTCTATCTTGAAACAATTATAACAATATTTAATAACACCTTCTTCATGAAAATTTAAACATGAATTACCACATAATTCACATTTATTAAAATCCAATACATCTATAAATTTATCTAGTAATAAATTAATTCCTTTACGCAATTCTTCAAAATATGGAAATGCGTTATGTTTAAATAATATATAGTCAATACTTAAATCATTATAGGAATAATTGTAGTAATTATGTTCATCAAAAGTAATGATAATATCTAGTAAAATTTCACAGATAACCTCCTCGTCATCAGTACATTCACCATCCTTATGATTTGTATTTATATTAAACCTTAAACTAAGATTATCGAAAATAAACTCTAATGACTCTCCATTAATAATATCATATCCAGACAAATAGTCGTTAAATATACTATTACATATACTATCTCTATTATTTAATACATCCTTAATTTTTTCCGATTGTGTTTTACTTTCCATTTTTAAATAACTAAATTTGTAGTAATCAATTTATAAAGTGGAATGCCAAAGTTTAGAAATACTATAAATGGGTTTTACTTTTGGTGCTATATATTATTTTGGCAATCTACGGTACCGTATAGTGCCAAAGTTAAGCCACCCCAGAGGGCGGCTAACTTTAGGACACTATACGGTATATAATGTGGAACTACACTAGATCCTAGCCTAGACAAAAATTGACTAGTTTACTACTTTGATCTATACACCCCCGATCGTTCAATCAACGATGAGCGCCTCCCTCTTCTTCAACTACACCTGGGCTATCCCGTTCAAGAACCAGCACACCACGATCTCCGTGGTGGACAAGAACCCCGCCGAAGCCCGTCGCACGATCGCGGCGTACATCGCCAGCTCCCAGAAAACGCACAAGCGCATCGACATCACCGGGATCAACAACAAACACGGGCGCGGATGCGTTGAAGACCTCGAGACGGACCTGCGTTGCAAACTCCAGATCCTCTCGGACCTCGTCTCGAGCGGCTTCATGGACGAGACCCTCTCCGCGCGCATCGACGAACTGCTCGTGTCAACCGAGCCCATCTCCGCCGAGCCCGCGAACGAGCCACGCTTCTCGTGGGAGTGCGACCCCAAGATCTGCCGTGTTTAACCTTGCCTTCCTTAACATTGCCTCTTTTTACGCTTCAATAAATCCAACTAACTTTGTATTCCAATAATGTCATTTATAAACTTTCTTTATTCTAGACCACTTACAATATCTTTTAGTTCATCTAGAGAACTTCTCTTTGATAAATCCTTTTCCGTAAACCCTTTTACTACATCATCTAGTATATCACTATAACTTTTAGGTACTTCTAAAATACTCATTATAGCATTATTACTATAGTTTTCTATATGTATAGCCTTTTGTACACAATATTTAGCCAAGCTATCTACACTTAAATCTACTAATCTATTATTGTCGTGTGTAATAAGTACTATCGTCATTAGGGCAATACTAGCTGTTAATACTTTTGTATTAGGTAGTCTAGATGGATGACCGTAGATAGATTTAAGATACCAATAATGTAGAAAAAACATAACGGGTGTAAAAGATAGGTTGAAATCTAATGTATCTAGTAGTTCTAGTTGAGCCATAGTAAGTTGCTCAGGTTTAAATAGTCCTTTAGCGACATCTACTATTCCATCTAGAGTAATATAGGATAGTACATTAGCCCATAGGTTATCCGAAGTTGTTAATGCCGAGGAGGCAAACAATTGTAGTTTATTAACGGGTGTATCGAGATGTTTAGATAGATATGCTAGATAATATCGAGAGTATGTAAAATAGGCATCCATATTGTCCACTTCTAACCGCTTTGCCGTAGTTAATACCCAATTGTCTATTAGTTCTAGCTGAGCATATTTAATATTAGTATGTTTAGATAAATCGATATAGCTAGTTATTGTTCTATCTTTATAATTGTTATACATATCATCTATATATTCTAATTCATAATTACCACGTATATAATCATCGATCGTTGGTTTTCTAATGATGCTATTAACAAATTCAAAAAAGCTACCGCCTAATTGATAACTGTTTAAAAATGGATGCTTTAGTGCCTTTTTACTACTTAATCGAGTATCAGATTTGGGATCTAGACATTTGGTAATAAAATCATAACCTTCTTCGGTAAATATTGAAACAATAGTTTCTCTAGCGGATATATATTCAGGTCCATTTATATCGACATACCCAAAACCATCTTTAAGAAACTTTGTAAATGGTGTTTGTACTACCATACTAAATATCCATAACAGTGTAGCTCCTATACTAAACATATCACTTTTGTAACTGTAGTGATTTCCCGGTTCATAGATTAAATCTTCTACAGAGTTAGGAGCTTTAAACAGATCCGTCCCACCACTACCTACGGCATTTTTAGGTAGTGGAATACCTAGATATTCGGATATTCCTAAATCGGCTAATTTTATGAGTAATTTTTTGTCGGGTAGAATTTTATATAGGATATTACCGGGTTTTATATCATTGTGTGTATATCCGTGAGAATGCATATAGTAAAGTCCAGAAACGGCTTGATGTGTGATACTTCTTAAATTATCCGTAGTTAATATTTCATCATCTATTTTGCCTTCAAGTATACCTTTTAGGAAACGATCTAGACTATTTTCCATTAATTCTATAGTAGTATTAATAGTATTATCGCTATCAATAAAGGCATTAATGTGGTTGCCAGAAGTACCAATAATGTAACTACTAGAAATAATATTAGGGTGGTTAAATAATTTAGTATAGGCGATTTCTTTTAGATCTGTAGGATTGATCAGATTTTCAGAACTATATTTCATCTTTTTAATGGCCAATTCTTTGCCACTATTGTTATCACGAACTTTCCAAACACTACCAAATGACCCCTTTCCTAATTCTTGAATATATGTAATATCCATACTTTAGAATCTAATAATAACTAATATTTTATTTAGTTATTAATAGATTAATTCTATTCTGTTTCTTTTGTTTCTTTTGTTTCTTTAGTACTAGATATTTTAGATTTAGTACTAGATATTTTAGATTTAGTGCTAGATATTTTAGATTTAGTACTAGAGGCCTTAGTTGTACTAACGATAGCTTTTTTAGTAGAGCTACTAGATGGCTGTAAACTATTTCTATGTTGTTTATCGGGATAATAACCGTTGACACTAGATACATATTCCTCCGGTACATACATACTTAGATTTTGGGCAGAATCATCGGGTGTTCTAAGATCTATTATTTCAAAACCAGTCAATACACCGCGTGTATCACATCCAAGTTGTGATTCGGAGAACAATTGTATAGTATCATAGCCCTTTTGCAGGGCCGAAAAGGCTAATAGTGAATCGGCTTCACTACCAATACCATAATAACATATATCTTTACCATCTTTGCCAACATTAATAGAATTTTTACCATTCTTCATTTTTTCTATTTGTGTATCTAGGGCTTGTTTTAATATAACATCGTTTTCTAAATGTGGGTTGGTTTGTTTGATATATCTAGCTTCTCTAGATAGCCAGCGTTTAAAAGATTTACCAGAGTATTGAAAAATAACATCATTGGGTACCCTTAGCATTTTTAAGGCCGAGACTTTATTGGGCGCAACGAGTGATTTTCCTAAACGAAGAAAAACACCCGAGCCTCTAGAGGGATAATAATAGGTACCAGAAAAGAATTGTGATGGTATGTAGAAATCGGTGTTTAAATTACCGGCGTGATACACCTCAGCCCAACAGTTCTTTGGAAATGCTTTATGATTTACATTTTGTTGTAGATTTACACCATCGGGTATTCTATAGAATGGTTTATATGCAGCACGGGTAGTTTGTTTTCCACCAGGATTCGTACCTATGTTATACCATATTTCTAAGTTTTCATATACTTGTTGTAATTGTTGTACAGTCATATTGCGCCATATTTCCTGTTTTGTACTAGGATATATAGTAGTAAAATAGCGGATGTATCTATCTTTTTCTTCGGTGTTAGAACTTAAATAAAATCCACCAAATGGTTCTATATCATCTTTAGCTCTAAATAAAACATTTGTTTGATCGGTAACTTCTTTGCGAGGTTCTGCACAAGCTACTAAAACACCAGAATCATTCCATTGTAAGATACCGTCCTTTTCTCGGCATTCAATATCATATCGTTTAGACATTTTACTATAATGTTAGAAATAATATTTTTGTATTAATATATTTGTATATAAATACTATTAATTTAAACACTTCTATTTAGAATATATTATAGAGTTCTAGGATTTATAAAACTAAACTATGGATATGATAAAGAACCAAATACTTACTATAAGTGCCATGCAAAATAATAAAGATGGTAATGGTATCATAAATGCTATCTATGGTATTATTCTGCTATCTTTTATTGAGCAAATATTTAAGTATTTACCAATGATTGGAGCATTTTTTAAGAAATATAGCGAGGAGTATATTAAACGTCGATACAAGTCGATACATATTGTTAACGCCGTTTCTGGATTAAAAAAGGAATTAACCGGTAGTATTATTTTAGAAAGGAGTTATTTGGATAAGGATAGTTCACAAAACGGTGAATTTGTAGAATCCATTCTAGACCATATTTCTAAACTTCCCAATATCAAATTCCTTAAATATCGCACTAGATTTTTTGTATCGCACAAAGATGAATTTGAAATCGAGAAGAATATCTACGGTAAGTGTTTAGATTACATACAGAATATGGAATCGGGTGAACTAGAGAAGATAACTATTCAAATCTACTCGCACGCATTGGATATCATTCAAATTCGTGCTTTTCTTGATAGGATCCATAAAAACTACAACATTGCTAAAAAGAACCAATTAGGTGACCAAACCTATTTCTTTGACCACATTACTACACAAATTACCAATAATGTTCCTATATTACGTTTTGATATGACACCATTTAATACAAATAAGTCGTTAAAAACAATTTATGGTAGTTATATGGCGAATGTAGTTAAGCGTATTAATTTCTTTATCAAAAATCGCGATTGGTACATTAAAAAGGGTATTCCGCATACACTTGGTCTATTGCTTCACGGTCCTCCGGGATGTGGTAAAACTAGTCTTATCAAGGCTATCGCTAATGATACACACCGACATATTATTAATGTACAATTAAACAAGAATATAACTCAAACACAACTAAAGGCACTCTTCTTCACCGAAGAACTATTTGTGTTTAATAAAAAAACAAATGTAAATGAGTTGTTTGTTATTCCACTAGAACAACGTATTTATGTAATGGAGGATGTAGATGCTATTTCGGATGTTCTTTATTCCCGCGAAGTTACAAATGAAAAAAAGGATATTGAAGATAAAGTACGCAAAGAGGCGTATGAAGAGGCTAAGCGGACTGCTATATCAAAGGGTTATGCTCCACCGCCACCACCGAGTGATATATCTGAAAACAAGGAAAGCCTTACATTGGCATTTGTATTGAATCTGTTAGATGGTATTTTAGAAACTCCTGGTAGAATCCTTATCTTAACTACAAATCACCCTGAAAAGTTAGATAGTGCTCTTGTACGGCCGGGTCGTATTGATTTAAACATCCATTTCGACCGTTGTTCTAGAGAAACTATTGTAGAACTAGTACTTAAATTCTATGAAAACATTGATGAAACTTCTAAAACGTGGTGTAGTTTTCTATCAGAATTAGGGAGACTAGATGAATACATGTTAACACCAGCTGAAGTTAATAAAATCATATTTAACTACTACGATGAATATACACTAGCTCTAGATCAAATTATTTGTGATATTCGTAAAAATATAGAAACAAATACTAAGGATGAGTCCTTGCGGGTAAGGTATAATATTACTAATAGTACTAATATTACTAATGATACTGATAGTTATAGTACAAATGTTGAAAAAGACGTAGTTAATGACAATTTAGAAAAGTTTTATTTAACAACAAAGGAAACTTTTATACAAATTTTTGGGGTAAAATGTCTAGAGGAAGCAGAGAGGAGTATGTTGGTTGTTCAAGATACATTACTAATTAATGAAGAAGATATAAGAGAAATATTAAGTAGTAAAGATCCTAATGTCTCCAAAAGTCTTGTTAGCAAGATTAAGAAAAACCGTGAATGCTTATTAAAGTCATCGGATACTTCTTATACAATTCATGCAGATAAAAAGGGTAAGTATATCTATGTAAACAAAGATGATATCCAATTATCAGTACATACATCTATTGTTAAAATGCCATTAAAAGTAGATAAATTAGAACAGTTGGTTAATGAAAGAAAGGCTAACCTAGAATCTAACAGAAATATATCTAGTGATGAAATGGGAAGTGTCCAGGATTTTAGTTTTAACCGTGGATTTGATATGAACAATTTTGCATCGGTTGGCAATATGGACGATGTCGCTGGATCGTCTCTAGACGATTTTTTTAAGCCAATTATGTAAAATAATTATATCTACATCAAACTAAAATAAATACAAAATTGAATATCATTTTGTATTTTTTTCATATAAATCAAACAATGGCGCAATCTAGTTTTGAAAGTAGCAAAAGACAATTTATCGAAACGGTTCGTGGAGGCTATGAAAAATTTCTAATTGACAACGGTGTTGATCTAGAACATCTACTAGAAGATATTCGCAGTCGTCGTAAAAATGAAAAGGAGAAGTGCCGTTTGGAAATGCTAGAATTTGCCTCGAACAAGCTATTTGATATTGAGGCACAGTTTACGGATAGGATTCATGAATATTACGGAGATATGTGTGATGTAGAAATTATTAGTGAATGGCATTATACGGATTCTTGTATTATTATGGAATTTATGTGGAATGATAAAACTCTACAAATTATAAATCTCGATGGTAAACTAAAGATTCGTGGTGGGTTAAAGAAACTCCGAATGTTTATTAAAAGTGATAAGGATTTAATATATGATTTCATTGATGTGTCTAATAAATATTATGAACTAAGCGAAAATTACTACACGGTTGATGCTAAATATTCAGAGTAGGTACGTCTTTTCTCATAATATATGTGATCGATAGGTGTACTAATATATACAAAAGTACCACCAATTATAATACCGATACATAATGTAATTAACAAATATATCCACATCTTTACTTTAGAGCTATTAATAATACCTTAAATATATTTAAGTTTTAATCATCATCAAACATACAAGGTTCTTTGTTAATTTTATTGATTGTTATTTTTTTTGTATTTTGTACCCCTGTATTGGAGGAACTATTAGAACTAGAATGACTATTAGAACTATTAGAACTATTAGATATACGAGAACTAGTATTTCCATTAATTTTGTTTATTACAATTTTTGTACATTTATCATCTTTATCCTTTTCTTTATCCTTTTCTTTATCTTTTTTCTCAGTGGATTTTCGTTGTATAGTTAATCCTGAGTTAGTTATAATCGATAAATCAACTTCCCATTTAATTTCACTGCGGGTTTTCCATGTCCCAAAGGAGTCGTAAATATGCTGTTTAGCATCTTCTCTATCTAGACCATTTATATCCATTAAATGTGCTAGTGCTACACCTTTATCGGCTAATCTAGTAGTTATATAGCAATTTTTACACAATGATGTCAATCTTTCTAATCTTTGTACACGAGTATTAAAATTATAACTAAAATATTCACAAAATTCCAAATACTTTTTTTCACTTGAAATACATTCCTCGCTACAACATTCGCAGCGATAAGCAACTCGTTTAACTAATAGGTTCCGTAATCTACTAAAATCACTATCCGATAATAGACGTTTAATGGATATATTAGATCCTTTAGGTAGTATATCAACGTACAATTCATTTCCTCCAAATCTTCTATTTTCTCCTATTAATACGAGTGGTTTTATCGGTTCACTATAGGTTTCAGATTTAGTAGTTCTAGGTTGTTTAGGTACTAAAGCCGAATACTTTTCTATTAGATTTTTAAAACTTTCATCTTGAGCATACCATAGTTTCTTTTGAGGATCCCATTTAGCACCCATCGATTTGGCATCATCTTTTTGTTCAAAGGGTACATGTAAATAAATCATTTTACTACTGATGTAATCCAAAGGATAAGTTTTAAATGAATTGAATTGAATTGAATATTATAAATATAAATATAAATATAAATATAAATATAATGTGTACCCATCAATTAACCGAGAAAGAACTAACTGATGCTATTTACTATGTGTGTGATTTAGAATACAATTATCGCAATGTTCATAATTTTTGGAAAGAAGACATTAGTTATTCGTGTAATAGTTGCGATGATAAATGGCTAAGGTTAGGAGAACTATTTTGTTGTCCTAAATGTAAAAAACATATTTGTCTAAAGTGTATTCATAAAATCCACGGCGCAACTTTCTTGCCTCCATCATAACCAATCGCCAGTTCCTTTTCTATCAATATGGTATTATACGACTTTTCTAATTTATCATTGTCATACAACTCTACCAGTAATCTGCCATACTTATCAAACTCTAAACATTTTACGGTAATAGTTCTTTTATTACTTTGTAGTATATTGTTAATTTCATCCTTTTTAACACCCAAGTTGTCAAATAAATCTGTACTATTAGGGCATATTAGCCTGAGCAGTTCAGCACGAGCCTTTTTAGCCCAAAGTATTTCATTATCACGGTTCGGTTTATCTTTACGAGGTTTAATTTCAGGCGTGTCAATACCACTTAGACGGCAAGTAAATTTGTAAAAACTATTTTGAATAGGTAACACAATTTTACATGTATCGGCATCATAGCACTCTACAACCTTACCTAGTAAAGTTAAACCACATAGACTAAATTCAGGTACATCTTTATCACAATCTTCTAAACAACTCATTTAATTAATAGTGAGATATATAAATTATTTAGCATTTGTTAGTTTCTCTAGTAATTCACAAAAATATGACTTTAATATAGAATGAGACTGTTTGATATTATTGAAAAGGCAACTGAATTTGGAACACTCCGTTCAAGAGACAATTTTTTTCATTTGCATTAAAAATTTTAATATATATACTTCCAGCGATTCTACTTGGAAACTATACTGACATAACTGTCAAAAGACTAAAAAAAGATAAAGCATTAGGTGATAATGTACTTTATTACATCTTACTGCAGACATTAATAGTTATATCGACACTGTATCTAATTTTAATATTTTTATCTAGTTTTATAAGTGAATTCCAAGTAACGATTGCCGGTAGTTATTTTGGTGTCTTATATTTTGGAATGCAAACCAACTATATCCGTATGATACAAAGATATATAAATCAAAGGCAAATTATTTAGCTAAACCTTTTAAAATAGTTAAATTTTGGTCCTTTATTTTATTTAGTTCGGCTTCAACCAAATAACGAACATTTACATTTCCAATAGTAGCTTCAACTAAGGCTTCTAACTGTTCATCACGATTCTTAGGTCTATTAAAATCCGAGTAGCTCCAATTGTTTTTTTTAGAATCATATATGTAATATGGTTTAAAACTCTTAGCGTTCTTAGCTACAAACTCTATAGCATATAGTATATAATCTACAATGTATTTAGGCATAGTGTAGTGAAAGGTAATACGACACCATCCATAATAATTAGGAACACCATTGTTGTCTAGTATAGATTTATAGACATCTGCCTTCTTTTCATTGGATATTTTAAGTATTTTTTGAGCATACATACTACAACAACTAATACCACCACGACTTTGAATACCAAATAAATCGCTTAGAAGAGTTACGATTAAATTGTAGTGGACATCTTTAACTCTAAATGAAAATATAGGTATTCTTTCAGGATTATCTAGAGGATTAATAATTTCTATTAGTCTCTTTAGACCGACGAGTCTGTTTTGTACATATCTAAGAAGCCATAATTCTCTTTTAGATATATAGGCTTGATATTTATCCTTAAATTCAAAACATAGCCCGGCTTTAATACAACCAACAATATTAGGAGTTCCACCATTTTCTCTAGTTTCTATATCATCGCTATACTTTTGCATCTCATCGGTGACAAAGCGAACCGTACCACCACCAGGACAAAATGGAATATCATTTCTACAACACGAGTCGCGTACTGCAAGAATACCTGGAGTACCAGGACCACCTAAAAATTTATGTATAGATAGTACTAAGATATCTATGTAATTACCACTAGATTCATCTTTATGCATATTAATAGGTATATAAGGACCACCGGTAGCATAATCAAACATAACTAGGGCACCATATTTATGTCCTAAGATACATATGTCTTCTATGGGCTGTATAACACCGGTGATATTGGAGACTGCCGTACAACTAATTAGCTTTAGTTTTCTGTCGGAGAATTTCTTAATATATTTCTTTAGTTGGTGTACATTGATTAATCCAGTTTCGATATCAATAGGAATAATAACAAGATCTATAGGTAAATGGCGCCAAGGTAAATCATTGCTATGGTGTTCGGCTTCGCTAATAAAAACTACAGGATTTACATCGCTCTTTTTCCTAAGGTTTAACATGTGAATTATATGTTGAATAGCACCGGTGCATCCATTTCCAGTAAATAGTATTTTGTCATTTTTATTGGCATTAATTGATTTAGATATCTTTTGTTTGGATTTACTGATAAAAAGGTTCATCATTTGTCCGGCAAACGCATTACTATGAGTATTATTATAGTAGGGAATAATATTGGTTTGTATGAAGTCATCTATAGGTTTGTAGAAAAAACCAGAGGCAGTTGAGTCGGCATTAATCATATTACGAGCTCCATAAGGCGTTTGAAACAATGGAGAACCATAGGTGTTTTTATATAGATTTAGTGCGGTAGTATCTATATTATCAGTGCCAACTATTGTTGTTCTAATCCATTTAAATATATTAGTCATATTCTTAAAATTAAATTAGATAATTAATTTTTATTTCTTAATAATATATAAGATGAATTTTAGCAAGGGTTTTCTATTATTGTTTCAGTTACTTTCGATCGTATTTCAGGTTATCCTAATTGGATCTATACCTGACATAAACAAGACGTACTACTACATCTTTGTAGCCTCTACAGTTATAACGTATCTATTTAGTTCGTATACTACATATCAACTCAAATTCCATTCCGGAACATCAACAAAAGATGAATCTGAATCGGAAGATGAATAAATTTCTCAATAAATATAAGATGAACTTTAGCAAGGGGTTTTTATTATTGTTTCAATTACTTTCATTTGTATTTCAAATTTATTTAATTAGTTCTATGCCTACTTTACAGGTTGAAGTATCTAGTGTTAAAATAACACAATATAATGTGTTAATTGGTGTTACAATTATAACATATTTATTTAGTTTATATGCTATATATCATCTTAGTACCAAAGAAAAAGAAGAAGAGATTGAACCCAAGTATGTATAAATCTTTATTACTATATTTATAAAATTATAACTATATTTATATAATTATAACTATATTTATATAATTATAATATTATTTGCTATTGCTTATTGCTTATTGCTTATTGCCATTAGCATATTCTTTATCGATTAGGTATAGGAATACTTTAAAATAGTTCCAGACACATTCTTTGTCGTTTGGGCTAAGACGATTGCTGTTCCAGATTTCTTTAATACGTAACATTTCCGAAATAGAACTATCATTATTTACGGAATCACTAAAGTCGTTGTTAATAAAGAAGGATTCATCTTTGGAAATGATTTTTTCTCTAAAAGGATATACAAAGTTTTTGAATTGTATCATAATTTCCCTAGGATTAGTTTTCTTCATAAATTCAACAGTGTGGTAAAAGGTAGATAGTTTTTTATCTTCCGGAAATAGATCACGCATTTCCTGCAGGAAGTTAAGAACTTGTTCGTTAAATTTAGATAGATTGGTAGCCATTTATTAAGTATATAGAATAAATATTTTTAAATAGTATTTTTACAGAAATAGATAAAACTAGTACTCCACGGTACCGTATAGTGCCAAAGTTAAGACCCCCCCTTAAGGGGGTGGTCTTCTAACTTTAGGACACTATTGGAACCCGCGTTAGATGCCAAAGTAAAGCCCCCAGAGGGGGGCTTACATTTGGCACTCCACGGTAAATAAATTTAATAGCAAACTCGGCTTAAATCGAAACGAAAAATATTTTTTTATAACAGAAATTAGATAATGAATCGGCAATTTCAAAATTATAGTAAAAGTGGACAATCGTCAGTTTCATATATGGAAAGGCCTAACAATAATTCGCAAGTACAAAATACTAAGGTTCAAAATAACAATATAGATATGACAAGTCGCAATCAAGCTGGTCCTCAAAAGCAAATATACAATCCTAACCCATTTAACAGTTATGATAATCTATCTATGTCTAGCCAAATGAGTTCTAATCTAAGTACACAGTCTTCTATATCTAAACCGAGTGGTCCTAGTAAAGAACGTAAGGAAATAGGTGTGTTATTCTATAGTAATAATTGCGAACATTCTAAGAAGTTTTTAATATCATTAATGAAGACAAATTTTAATGAATTAGTAAGAAAGATATGTGTAGATAAAAAGGATGTTAAGATACCTAGTATTGTTACAAGTGTACCTACATTAGTTGCTAGAGGTATAAATAGACCTTTAGTGGGGGAACAAGTATTTGCTTGGTTAGAAAACGAAACCGCCAAGGGTGCGGTATCAGATGAAATAAAATGTTATTCATTTAACTGTAAGGATAATTTTACGTTTATAGATGGTGGTGCGGACGATGATACAGTTGTGGGGGGAAGTGTAGCGGAGTGGGATAAGGACTATAGTATTAATGCCCCAATGGATGTAGATGATAAGAAAAACAATAAAAAAGGGGTTGATAAACAAAATGAGGGCGGTAATGATATGTCCAAGATGCAGCAAGAAAGAAATGCTATGTTTGCTCAAGGTAAACCCAAGACATCCCAATTAGACCCAGAAGAGTTTAATAAAATGTTTATGAAAAAACAACAAAAATCTCAAACAAATAGTTTTAAACAAAACATTAGAAATATTTAGCATAATTAAGGTAAAAATAAATTCTCAATAGATAATATAAGAAATATGTCGAAGTTTATTGATAACCAAAAACTCATAAAAGAATTCTGTGACAGCCTCGATGAAAATTACTTACGTGCTGATCTCGAACTTATGTTAGATCAAGCCGGTATCAAATACACCAAGGGTGCCTCTAAGAAGTCGTTATGCTCGCTTCTTACCAAGAACATCCCATCGCGTGTACTTGAAGCCGTTCTTATCTATGGTTCGCAAGTAGGTAAGGGTGCCGCCGTTTCGGTTATTCTCGCCCTTATCATCTCGAGCATCTTCGCTCCCGGTGTTCTTGCTCCCCTCGCCATTGAAACCGTCACGGGTGTACCAATTGTTTATGGTGCCCTCACGGGTATCTATGATGGTGCCAAGACGGTCGTTAAATCCGACAAACGCTCGTACAAGAATGTCGAACGTAAGTAAGTAAGTTTCTTACAACCTCCGGTAAGTAAATATTCTATAAGAATATTTACAACCTTTGGTAAGTAAGTTTCTTACAACCTTTGGTAAGTAAGTTTCTTACAACCTCCGGTAAGTAAAAATATAATTTAAAAATTGATTAATGTAATCTATATAGAATTACACAAATCAATAAATGTCTCAAATTTCTAAAATTGCTGTTAAGCGCGTATTGAACGACATCAAGGATCTTAACAACGATCCTCTAGAAAAAGAAGGTATTTATCATTATTATGATGATTCGAATGTTATGGAGGCCTATGTAATGATGATTGGCCCCGAAGAAACACCTTATGAAAATGGTTTCTACTTTTTTAAGTTTACATTTACTCCTAATTATCCATTTGAACCACCGCAAGTAAAGTATTGTACCCTAGATGGAAACACCCGATTTAATCCTAATCTCTATACCTGTGGTAAAGTATGTCTATCTATTATCAATACATGGGATGGTCCTAAATGGACTAGTTGCCAAACGATCCGTTCGGTATTAATTTCTCTACGTGGGTTGGTACTTGGTGTAAAATATCCTCTGCAAAATGAACCTGGTTTCGAAAATGCTGAAGGTCCTCGTGCTACTCTTTATAACGATGTTGTACAATATGAAAACTATCGTGTTGCTATAGTAAAAATGATTCGTACACCCCCAACTGGTTTTAGCCATTTTAAACCAATTATGATCGAGTATCTTAAAGAAAAGTATCCTTGGTACAAACAACGACTTACCCAACTATCCAAGTATGATAATACTAAGGTAGTTTCTCCTGTATACAATATGACCGTTGTTCGTAAATTTAGTACTATTCTTAAAGACATTGAAGCTATCCTTAAAGAGAATGGGCTTGACTTTAATAAACAGACAAAGATACTCTTAGCCGAAAATGATTACTCGGATGACGAAGATGACCCCGAAACAATCCGTAAGAAGGCACTCGCCAAGCTTCAACAAGAAACTATGGAAAAAGCGATTGTTGCCGCTAAAAAGGTTTTAGTTAAACATATCGAAGACGTTGATGAAGAGAAAAAGGGTGGTCGAAAGGCACCATCTAAATTAGCTAAGAGTTTCGATAATGGTTATGAAATGGTTTCAGAAAATGATAAGAGGACTTATGTTGTAAAAACGATTGGTGAAGGTACCGAAAAAGTATTTAAACGCTGGATACTAAAGAAGTAATAAAATATGAATATGGGAAACCATAATAATGATAACAATTACAACAGTTACAATAATGATAATGATGATATAAATGACATAAATGACTTTGTACAAAATACTAAGAACAACTCATCCGACTATAGTTGGATTCGTTTTTCTAAGGGATGCAATGGATATTCATTTGTCTTTCCATTTGTTAAAAACGATAGTATTCAATCACTATATAGAGTATTAGATGCTATGTATAGAGAACAATGTATTACAATTTGGGATGAAAATAATAAGATAATCCATAGGTCAGATAGTAGATGTATTAGAGATTATCTAAGGAATAATAATATTTTAATGTCACCAAAGTCGATTCTTTATGATTTTCGTTATGCATGCATAAATTTAGAGAATATTGAGGACAATAAAAACTGTTGCAGTTTCAATATCAAACATATTGACTAACTTTAGTTGCAGTTTCAATGATAAACATATTTACTAAACAGATTGATTACTACAACTAATTAAAAATAACAGTGGTAATAACTGTTTCAATTGATTGTTTCTAATAATTCTATCATTTTCTCTATCAGACATACTAAGTACTGTATTGTCTCTTATGCTATTCAAAATAAGTTTACAATTAACCCCCATATTTACTACATCCTCTAGTACATCATCAACTTTACTAATAAGTTCCATATTAATACATTGAGGGTTGGTACGAATCGCTTCTTGGAGATTACTATATAACATATTGTTTGTATCTAGAATTTCTTTGTATTGTTCTAATTTATCATTTATTAATTCTGAAACGGTATTGGATATTCTAGAAGTCATTAGATTATTATAAATATACTTTATAATAATTTAAGTTATTTTTTATGCAAAGTGTCCCTACGGAACTTTAATCGGTACACAAACACAATAAATATTACTATAAGTTACTATTAGTAGTATTGGGCGTACGCAGTAAAGAGCCCGAAGGGCTGCTTTACAAAGCGTATGCAGTAAAGAGCCCGAAGGGCTGCTTTACAAATGCTTTACAAATGCTTTACACCTGCTTTACACTTGCTTTAAACATAGGTTCTAAAACCATACTTTTTACTAAATATATAATAGTTATTAGGAGAATTTGTATAGAGAGATGTATAACCATTTACACTGCTAAAGGCATTTTTACTCTTAGGACAAAAAGGATTAGAACTAGTAGTATCGGGGTTAACCTGAGCCCTTTGTACTTGATCTGGTTTGTCTAATGGTTGATTCTCCATATAGTTTCTATCGGCGGTATCATATGGAGTAGTATTTTTATCAATATAGGTGTTCATTTTAGTATGTTCCCAAGTACCTTTGTCTTCTACAGATTTTCTAATAGCTCTAATCTTTTTTTCTAATAGATCCGAGTTAATCCATACTTCTTTATCGTGGTCTAAAAAGGCAGGAGGAATATGTGTAGAACCGAGTTTAGCACCGTATAGGTCGCATGTAGCGTCTATAGGGCGATTTACTTCAGATTTTAGTTCTTTTAGGTGATCACGAATAGGTTGTACCATATAGTCCGTTTTGTATTTAGCCATATTGTAATTAACCATATGTTCTTTAGTTTGTCCTATGTAACCAATCGCAGGTAGTTTATTGCGCATCTTAAGATTGATGGCAATGACTAACAATAATGGAATTATAAACAGTATGTAGTTCATTCTATTTTATTGTTATATTTAATTTATAGACATAAAAGAAATCTCATAAAATAATAAGATATGAGTTGGAAAACCGAAGATCGTGGATATATAAAAACATGGGCACAAGACATTCGCAGTAGTTATAAAATCCGCCTAAAGTACGTGTTGGTACCTAAGGGCGTTGAGGTAGAATCACATTTTATCGATACTCCTTATCGCTTCGAAACATACAAAGATGCTAGAGAATATGCTAAGGAATTATTCCCTTGCTATGCATATGTTGTAGATGGTTCTCCGGATTCTCCTAATTTCAATGAACGCGATTTTTTATCTCGTGGAAAGCCTAAAGAAGTAGAAAATATGAAATACTCACAAGTATACGATGTAAAAGAACCTGTATTGTTTACAAAGAATATTGGAAAAGAAATAGAAAAGGTTAGCCAAAAATTAACAGACATTGGAGTTTTGCGAAAGAAACTAGATGAAAAAGAAAAGGAACTAAAACTCGAATTAAAAAAACTTAAAAAATAACTTAATAAAACCCCTCAAAATTGTTCCCGATTTTATATGTTTTAACTTACACTTTTTAAGGAGGCTCCGGTACCGTATAGTGCCAAAGTTATTAAGCCACCCCAGAAGGCGGCTAACTTTAGGACACTATGGAACCCGCGTTAGATGCCATTAACTTTGGCACTCCACGGTCCTAGCCTTCTAAAAAACTGTAGATTATTTAGAAAGCATATTCCTTACGTAAATAGTAAAAAGACTAATTACACTATTTTAAATAATTATATTATGCTATAATATAAAAGATGAGTCAAGTTGTAAAAGCAATTTCTGTTTGGGTTAGAGATGGTATAATTCAAGCTGCCAATATAGCCAATGGTGTAACTACAATAACAAACCTTTCGGCTAATGGTAAAAATGCTTTTAATCCTCAAGTAGCAATAGATGGTACAGGTAATGCTATCGCTGTATGGTATCGATATGATGATACCACCAATAACAGTATAATTCAATCTAAATATTATACTAAAGGTAGTGGTTGGTCGGAAGTGACAGATAATCTTTCGGCTAATGGTAAAGATGCTAGTGATCCTCAAGTAGCAATAGATAGTCTAAGTGGTAATGGTATAGCTGTATGGTATCGATATGATGATAACACCAATACCCGTATAATTCAATCTAAATATTATACTAAAGGTAGTGGTAGTGGTAGTGGTTGGTCGGAAGTGACAGATAATCTTTCGGCTAATGGTAGAAATGCTAATGATCCTCAAGTAGCAATAGATAGTCTAAGTGGTAATGCTATAGCTGTATGGTCGCGAGGTGATGATACCACCGGATATCTTAGAATTCAATCTAAATATTATACTAAAGGTAGTGGTAGTGGTAGTGGTTGGTCAGAAGTGGCAGATAATCTTTCGGCTAATGGTAGAAATGCTAATAAGTCTCAAGTAGCAATAGATAGTCTAAGTGGTAATGCTATAGCTGTATGGTATCGATATGATGATGAAACCGATAACAGTATAATTCAATCTAAATATTATACTAAAGGTAGTGGTTGGTCGGAAGTGACAGATAATCTTTCGGCTAATGGTAAAAATGCTAATAATCCTCAAGTAGCAATAGATAACACAGGTAATGCTATAGCTGTATGGGAGCGATATGATGATGAAACCGATAACAGTATAATTCAATCTAAATATTATACTAAAGGTAGTGTTAGTGGTTGGTCAGAAGTGACAGATAATCTTTCGGCTAATGGTAAAAATGCTAATAATCCTCAAGTAGCAATAGATAGTCTAAGTGGTAATGCTATAGCTGTATGGGAGCGACTTGATGATACCACCACTATTAGTATAATTCAATCTAAATATTATACTAAAGGTAGTGTTAGTGGTTGGTCAGAAGTGGCAGATAATCTTTCGGCTGATGGTAGAAATGCTAATAAGTCTCAAGTAGCAATAGATAGTCTAAGTGGTAATGCTATAGCTGTATGGTATCGAGATGATGATACCACCGGAAATCTTAGAATTCAATCTAAATATTATACTAAAGGTAGTGTTAGTGGTTGGTCAGAAGTGGCAGATAATCTTTCGGCTAATGGTAAAAATGCTCGTGATCCTCAAGTAGCAATAGATAATTCTATAGACGCTACAACCACAACATCTCCTACAACCACTACAGCTCCTAGCACTACAACAGCTCCAACGACCACTACAGCTCCTACAACCACTACAGCTCCTACAACCACTACAGCTCCTACGACCACCGTAGCTCCTACAACCACTACAGCTCCAACAACCACTACAGCTCCTACAACCACTACAGCTCCAACGACCACTACAGCTCCAACAACCACTATGTCTCCAATGACCACTACAGCTCCTACAACCACAACACCTCCACCAACACCAAGAACTACAGTTAGATTCTCTATTGATGCAGATTATTTCACCATAATTATAAATCAGCAATCACTAGATAACTATATAAGTGCCTTAATTGACGAAATTGTTCGTGTTACTGGTGCCCCTAGATCAAGTATTAAAATTATAAGTGTAACCAATGGCTCCGTTGTAAATGAACTAGGCTTACCTGCAGAATATGTAGAAGCTTTACAAAATGCTGTAAATAATGGATCTTTCTTTATTACTATAAATGGTGTTATATATAGGGCTATACCCGGTTCCTTTGTTATTGTAGATAACATTTGTTTTCAAAAAGGTACTATGATACTAACACCAAATGGTTATAAGGCAGTTGAAAGCCTTAAAATGGGTGATCTAGTAACTACAGCTCAAGGTGGTATTGTAAACATCCAAAAGGTAACAAGCTTTGTGGGAAAAAGAGAAAAGTGCCCATTGTATGTTTTAATTAAAGATTCATTGGCTCCTAATAGGCCACTAATGGACCTCTATATGAGTGAAGGGCACGCCTACAGACACAAGGGCAAATGGAGCCATATGAAGTGTTCCTCGTTAGCTATAAAAGTAGATGTAGATAATATAGAATATTACAATATAGCCGTAGAGAACTATATTGAAAATACATTAATTGCTAATGGTGTAGAAGTGGAATCGCTATTCAACATGCATGGTTTAAAAATGAGATGGGATTGTAAAGAGGATAATTGCAAACCAATTATTGAGTTAACGAATTAACGAATTAAAGAACTAAAGAAATAAAATGTAAATATATAATTATTCAAAATAATTATGTATTTATTTTCAATAGATTTATCGTGGAGTGCTAAAGTTAATGGCACTCCACGGTATAAACTTTTATAATTTAAGAGCATTTATTTGTTCATCAATGTCTTTATCTCCGTCCATTTCTATCCTAGAATATTCTTCAAGCCGTTTTGTTATACCGGTTACTTTTACATTGGTTAGGGGAAGCATTTTGGAGATACGGATCAAATGGTTTTTACCACAAAATATTTGAATTTCCGGAGTATCTCTTTTAACATACTCTATAATTTTAAACATTAGATGCAAATCAACACTTACACTAGCAATTCGGCGTAAATTAGTAGCAAATGTAGAAGCCAATCCGGGTAACAATTGTCTTAATGGCATCTCTAAGACTTCTGTTTCGGCTCCTTTGGCTTTTCTAATCTTTAATAATTTAATAATAGCTTCCAATTGTCCTTTTAGCATATCAAAAGATTCTACATAGTAATCTTCGTCAAAAACGATTTTATTATTTGATAATGTATTCATCGACGTCATTGCTAAATCAATAAATGATCTAATATCGGCAGGATTGCCGTCAATAAGGGTTTGGGAAAGTTCTATCATTTGTTTTTCTTGTAGAGCAGTTAGATACCCTTGTTCGGATCGTGTATCAAAACATACTACATTTTCACTACCAATTTTCTTTTGTGTATAGAAAACCCATTCAGTACCCTTGGCGTATTTTTCAAACAGGTGTATTTCCGAGGGTTTTAGTTCACAGGCATTCGTAGAATGTTCTACAAACAATACACCTGTTAGTTTAAGTTTTTCGTAATATTTATTGTCGATATTAGAATGATCTTCTCCGTGTATAGTAATTTTTGTGTTAAAAAGTGTTGCTTTTAAAATAGCCGGGGATGACATTTATATTTTATCATAGATCTTTTTTATCCATAGTACTAAGTGATTTTAAGAAATATACCAATGTCAAAAAGGAATTTGACTTGGCTGTATTGTTGTTGTCGTATTTTTCATATAGATTCTTAGAATCACCTAAATCTATATGTATCCAAGGAACATCGTGATGCGCAAAGTTTTGAAGAAACGCCGCCGCCATCATACTAACGGAACTACACGAGTAGCCTTCATTTTTTATATTGGCCATACTACTATTTCTAGTATCTTCTAGAAATTCATCTAATGGTGGCATAACCCAAAAAGGATCACCTACTTTATCCCCTATTTTTTGTATAGCCCACGCCAACTCCATGTGATTGCCGAAGATAGCTCCTAGTTTGCCACAGAATACACCAACGCCAGTTAGCGTTGCGACATCTATAATAGCTTTAGGGTTGTACTTATAGGCCATTGAAATACCATCCATAAGTAACAAACGGCCTTCAGCGTCAGTATTGAATATTTCTACGGACAAACCACTATGGCTCTTAACTATTTCATCGGGTTTATAACTTTTATCACTAATCATATTTTCAGCAATAGGTAATATAGCAATAACTCTACATTTAAGTTTAAGATTTGCTATAGCTCCTAATACACCTAGTATAATAATAACACCCGTTTTATCATGTTTCATATTTTTCATATGACTGCTCGATTTAATAGAATAGCCTCCTGAATCATAGGTTACCCCTTTTCCTACAAGAACTATAGGAGAGCTTTCAGAACCATTTGTACCATCATATTCTAGGATAGCCATACGAGGTTGATTGTGGCTACCTTTGCCGACATCTAGAATACCATTTAGCCCTTCTTTCTTTAGTCGTTTCTCATTGTACAGTTCTAATACTTTAATGTTGTTTTTGCTTGAGAATTCTACTATATAATCTATAAGACTTTGGGGATATATAACATCGGGTGGCATATCAATAACATCACGAGTACTGTTTAGAAAATCCATAATGGTTTTGTTTTCTTCTACAACATCTAGTATATTTCTAGAGGCTTTAGATAAATCTAGACTGAATTCTTTGGATTTCGATGATGTATTTTTTTGTTTGTATGATAAATGGTTATAGTTGTAATAAAAGAATGCTTTAACCTGTACATCTATTTGTTCTTCTAGTAAATCTATAGTATTACTAGGATCAGTTGCTATTTTAAAGATGTTTTTCACTAGTTGTACTACATTATCTTTAGTGAGTTTAGAATCGCCCAAGGAGATAGTAGTATGGTCTTTTTTAACCTCTAAAATAGTGGACAGTTTTTTACTGCTTCGCTTAAAATGATAGTACATTAGCGGTTACTATTATTGATGTATAAAATAATCTATAATTAAAATAGGATGAAATCACTAGCATTATTTTTGTTATTTATAGGATTTGTATTCTTGATAATTGGCTATATGAATCAAATAAAAGAAGATCCCAAACCCATTGTAGAATATAGATATGTACCAAGAACGTTTGAAGAGGAACAAAATGAACCTCCTATAATGACGGACTTGTTTAGAACTATGTTTGATGGTCAACAACCTTATATATATGGCCTTGGTACAGAACCAATCCCCAAAATTGAAAAGAGCAAAATTTATGATTACAATATTGCTCAATATGACTGATCGGCACAATAGCACCAACATTGAACATTTAAAAAAACAATTGGTGGCTGAACAAGAACATCTAGAATGTGTCAAGAAACAATTGAAAAATAGTGAAAATACTATAAATTATCTAAAGGGGATGATTTATAATAGTTGTGAGCACGAGTGGGTTGTGGATAGTAGCAATTATAATGAACACACCGAGTATATTTGTAAAAAATGTAATTTATCTAACTAGTTGTTTCTAGCACAAAACTATCGATTTTATCTAATTTTAATTCGTACTTTGAGCGGCACATTGGACAACTAATGTCATCATCGTCGCAATTGCGAAACCACTTATCTATACATTTCTTGTGAAAGTGGTGGCTGCAATTTAATGTTCTTTTATAAGTATTTTCACTATACGTTTCTAGACATATACAACAATTGTTGGTTGTATCAGCTATGGTAACCTTTTTGTACTTTGGTAGTTCCCGTTTAATAAACTCGGACTTCTTGAGTTTTTTAAAGAGATTTACATTAATCGATGTGGATTCATTATCTACTAAATCTATGCATAACAAGAGATCGGAATCGAATGAATTCGATCTTAGAGAGGTAATTAGGTCATTATTGTTAAATATATTGTACATTATATCTAACATTTTGTCGTGGATATCAGTCATTTAAAAATACAAAGAATATTATATTTTGATTGTACCATAAACAAAGTAAAAGTATATTATACTATATTTTTACTTTATTGTTTTATTGTTTTCTAATAACTACTAAGTACTTACCTACTACAGATTTACTTCTTGGCGATTACCTTGCGGACAACCTTCTTGGCTTGTGTGGGTTCAGGCTCTACCTCTTGGACAACAGGCTCGGGGACCGCTTCTTCGGGAGTTGCCTCTTCTTCGTCATCGCTGTTGGAGATTTCAGCGACGGGGACAGGCGCCGGCTTCTTGGGAGCCGGGGTAGCAACAGTGGTTGTAGCTTCTTCAGCGTCATCATCAAAAGCGTATTCCTTGCCAATGCGCGACGAAGGATCGACAATCATTTGCTTAAGGCGCCACGAAAGACCAAACTTACCGGCGGCAACCCAGAAGCCAGTACATTGGATCAGGCCGCGGACCTTAGAGCCCATCGTAAAGACCGATTCAACATCACCCGAGCTGATAAGCGTGCGATCCTTGTTGAAGAATGTGGCCGTGTAGTCATCACTATCACGAGCACGATCGAGCTTGATCTTCATCGTGGCAGGCTTGCCGTTGGGCTCACCCGTTTCCTTGTCAACTGGAAACTTGAAACTCCGAGTGTAGTTAAACGCGATGGTGTCACGAGGAGCACTCTTGGTCTTGAGCCATTCCCACGAGTTCTTGTGAGCCGTGTCAATAGCCCACTCATCAATGCCTTGAAGAACATCCTTGAGTTCGTTGATCTTAGCATCCGTCTCTACACCTTGAAACGAGAGAGTGACCGAGAGCTTGGCCGGAGCAGATTCGTCGTTAGGGTTGAGCCACTTGTTGATGCCGAAGCTACGCATCCACGACGTTTGAATAGTGATAGGAGATTGGCCTTCGGGAAATTTGTAGTTGACGCTAATGCTCTTGCCACCCATGTTGCCCATTGGCTTGGGAGCCGAGGCAATAAGGTTCGAGGCGTCAAAAGTGTTAAGCTTAAGAATGGTCGACATGTTTGAGAGGTTTGTTGGTTGTTGGGTGCTGGTTCTAGTATAGTGAATAGGATTACCTTTAAGCCGGTTCAATTTTATTTTAATTATGTAGTTCCGCACCATTACAGTCTAGAAAACTTTTGAAAAAGTTTAAATCAAAACACACTTTTGCCGAAGGCTAAGAGCGAAGCTCTGTCGAAAAGTGTAAGTCAAACACACTTTTGAAAAAGTGTAAGTCAAAACTTGATAAATTTATTGTAGATGAATCTATTGTAGATGAATCTATTGTAGATGAATCTATTGTAGATGAATCTATTGTAGATGAATCTATTGTAGATAAATCTATTGTAGATAAATTAAATACTACAAAGCAAATTATTATATAGATTGTATTTATTATTTATTCTAGATTGTATTTCTATTTATTGTAGATTGTAGTACATTATTTAATTGCGTTTGACAACGGTGAAACTTCCTTGACCATCATCAGCCTCGCCATCGGCTTCTTCGCTATCATCGAAGGCATACTCCTTGCTAAAACCAGGGCGAGGCTCAACAACCATTTGTAGGAGTTTCCAGGAAAGGCCAAACTTGCCGGCTGCAACCCAAAACCCGGTACATTGCATAAGGGCGCGTACATGAGATCCCTTGGTAAATATTTGTTCTAGTTCGTCACTAGGAATCACATTCTTTTCCTTGTCGAAGAATACACTTGTAAAACCAGAGGCATTGCTCTTTAGCTTAATCTTCATACTATGTGGTTTGCCATTAGGTTCACCCGTTTGTTGATCAAGTGGTACTTTAACACAACGGGTGTAGACGGCGTCGAGGGTTTCACGAGAGAGGTTCTTACGAGAAAGCCATTCCCACGAATTCTTACTGGCGACATCTACAGCCCAATTGTCAAGAGCTTCTAGTGTTTGGTGAAACTCTTTAAGCTTAGAGTTTGTATCCATACCCATAAAGGATAGTGTAGCCGAGCAAATGGGTGTAGCATTAGCATCCTTAGGATCAACCCACTTGTTAATACCGAAGCTTAGCATACGAGGCGTTTGGAACACTAGACCGGCTACACCATCCGGAATCGTATAATTGGTGTTGATGTTTTTACCACCGGACTGGTTCAGCTTAGGAGCACCAACCGTAATGTTGCTGACGTCGAATTCAGAGATTTTGATAGATTTGGCCATTGTTGGTTTATGTAGTGTTGATTGATTGTAGCGTATGTGTTATAGTTATGATTTTAAGGATGGTCAATTTTATTTTGTCAGGTTATATTAATAATGTTTTGTAGTAAAGAACAAAACTACTGTGCTCACGGTAGAACCGATAAAAAGACTTGTTATAACAAATTTGAATTGTTATTGATAGCTGAAGAGATAGAACGTATAGAAGCTCGCAAACTAAATTTCAAACGCGATGAAGACATTATGGAACTATGGCGGGATATATCTAGTTATATGAAATCCGTACATGGTTGTACGGATGAACTATGTTGGGTAGAAACGTTAAAATTACAACAAATAGAAAAGGTAGCATTTAAACCTAAACTACCAAATGAATGGCTAGAATGTAATTCTAGTTTTGCGCCTAATAACAATTGTATGAATACGTGGTTAAGTAATATGGAGATAGATGAAGTATTAGGTCAATTAAAGATGAATGTACCAAAGTTTGATTATTTAGGGGCTGTACCCATTGATTTTGCCAACTTAAGTGATAAAAAAGTTAATAAGTTTACTCTAAGGGATTCATTGGCTAACAAAAAAACTAAAATTGGTATTGTTTTTAATACCGACCCTAGTTATAAAGGTGGACAACATTGGATATGTGCGTTTATTGATTTAGAAAATAACGAGATGAACTTTTTTGATTCTTATGGTAGCAATGGATATTATCCTAAAGAAATCGAGGCTTTTTTCAACAAGTTAATTGACGAGGGAAAAAGTATTGGCGTCGATTTAAAGGTTAAGAAAAATATAGTTAGACATCAATATAAGAATTCAGAATGCGGTGTATATTGTATTAAATTTATAACCGAACGTCTAACCAATACTTTTGAACAAATCGTAAGTAAATCAATGCCGGATGATGTAGTAACCCTAGATAGATGGAAAAAGTTTTTCAGAACAGAAACATGCAGACCTAAGAAGGTAGATTAATGTAACTATCCATTTCTGAAATAATTGTTTTTTCATCAAATTTTGGAGTGAATAGTAAATTTTCATTATGGCTACTAATTGACAATTTACTATATATACTAATCCACATACGTTCTTTTGTACAGTCATCGGTCCATTTTTTATCTAATTTACGAAAGGTGGAATCGTTATAATATTTACTATAGTTTGTATAGTATTCCACAAACCGCTTTTCATTTTCTGTCAAATCCATTGTATATTTACTAAAGGTACTAATAGAACAAATGTTTAAACTAATAGTTTATCGGCAAAATAAAATCTAAGTATAAAATATAAAATGATTAAGTATTTTGTTGAATTTCTCGGTACATTTATTTTCTTAAGCGTAATTCTTAGCCAAGGACAAGCCCTTCCTATTGTCATTGCCCTAGCTGGTGTTATCTTCTTTGGTGGCTCGATTTCGGGTGGTCACTTCAACCCCGCTGTTTCGTTTATGATGCACATGAACAACATACTACCCCTTGAAGACTTTCTCTTCTACGTTGTTTCGCAATTAGCCGGCGGTTTTGTAGCCCTCATGTTCTTCAAGAACTTTGTACAAAAGGTTACTGCTAAGTAAATACAATAAGACTATAACATACTATAACATACTATAACAGACTATAACAGACTATAAAAGGTTTAAAGAATTTTGGTATTTAATACTATAACATTAAACAGCAAAAATGCCGCGGAATACGACGGGTGGTAACAAACACAAGAAAGGCAAAAACACGAACGGAAATTCGTTGCGTGAATTAAGTACTTCCGACAATGAAAGTACATTTTATGGATTAGTTAAGGCGCCATTGGGTGGTGCTCATTTTGCGGTACATTGCAGTGATATGGAGGATCGCATTGCTACTGTTCGTGGTAGTATTTATCGTAGTACACGTATTTTACCGGGTGATTTGCTATTGGTATCACTACGGGATTTTGAAAAAGTTAAACCCGGTAGCAAACAACATTGCGATATTCTTTTAAAATATAGTAGCAATGAAGTAGCTGTCCTTAAACGTCAAGGTGTCTTTTACAAGGGTTCTACAAATGTCTTCCCTGTATCACTAGATAAAGAAACCGTTTCTAAGGATAAAAATAGCGACAGTGTACAATTTGATAACAATTATAAGATCACTGGAAAGGTTGAAGAAGTACTTGAAGTTGAAGAAGTTGAAGAAGAAAGTGACAGTGATGATGAATATGGTCATCGTAAAATTACAGAACATACTGTAAAAGATATCGATGACATGAGTGATTATGAAGATGAAGAAGAGGAGGATGAAGAGGAATCTAAAAGCACTGAAGCAAATTAATTTAGGATTATTTTAAATCCTGATACATTTATAGATACATTCATCTATAAATTTATCTATATAAATTTATCTATATAAATTCAACTATATAAATTCAACTATATAAATTCATCTATATAAATTCATCAATATAAATTTATCAAGTTTTGACTTACACTTTTACAAAAGTGTTGTTTAGACTTACACTTTCGACGGAGCTCTGCTCCTAGCCATATTCGCCGAAGGCGAATTGGAAAAGTGTTAATTATTATATTTTCTTATAATATAAGAAGGATGAGTACATTAGAAGCACAATTATTAAAAGGTATGTTAAATACAGGATATACAGATATATACTTTATACGTTTATCTGATAATGGTGATATTATATATGTTACTGGAATATTCACTGACACATTAGATATAGGTAATGGTGTTCCATCTATAAGTACTAATAGTATTGATGGTAGTGGTTTTATAGCATCATATAGTAAAAATTTAACACCTATTAGTCTAAAGTCTTTAGATAGTACTGATCTTTGTATTGGTCTTTCAATAGCACTTTCTAATAGTGGTAGTGTATATGTTACTGGATTTTTCAAGGGTACATTAAATATAGGTAATGGTGTTTCACCTATAACTAATAATAGTGAATATAGTGGTTATATAGCAGAGTATAGTAATATTAATAATTTAACACCAATTCGTCTAAAGTATTTAGGTGGTACAACAGATACTGATACTTGTGGGTGTCGTTCAATAGCAATTTCTAATAGTGGTAGTGTATATGTTACTGGAGATTTCAGTGGCACATTAAATATAGGTAATGGTGTTTCATCTATAAATACCGATGTTAGCATTGGTTTTATAGCAGAGTATAGAAATATGAATGATTTAACACCGTTTAGTCTAATTCCCTTAGGTGGTACTGGTTTTTCAATGGCAGTTTCTAATAGTGATATTGTATATGTTACTGGCGTTGGTTTTGTAGCATCATATACTAATAGTTTAACACCTATTAGTCTAAAATCTTTAGATAGTACTCTTGGTTCTATCTGTTACTCAATAGCACTTTCTGATAGTGGTAGTGTATATGTTACTGGAAATTTCAGTGGTACATTAGATATAGGTGGTGGTGTTTCAACTATAAGTACTAATAGTATTGATGTTAGTGGTTTTATAGCAGAGTATAGTAGTGGTTTAACACCTATTAATCTAAAGTATTTAGGTGGTACAAACGATACTGATAAGTGTATTGGCTTTTCAATAGCAATTTCTAATAGTGGTAGTGTATATGTTACTGGAGAGTTCAGGGGTACATTAGATATAGGTGATGGTGTTTCAACTATAACTACCAATAGTATTACGGGCAGTGGTTTTATAGCAGAGTATAGTAATGGTTTAATACCTATTAGTCTAAAGTATTTAGGTAGTACAACGGATACTGATACGTGTATTGGCTTTTCAATCGTTATTTCCAATAGTGGTAGTGTATATGTTACTGGAGAGTTCAGTGGTACATTAAATATAGGTAATGGTGTTATACCTATAACTACTAATACAGAAGGCAGTGGTTTTATAGCAGTATATAGCACTGTTCATAACGAACCTATATGTTTAGTAGCTGGTACGCCTATAGTTACGGACCAAGGTACAATACCTATTGAAAACATAGATACAGCTATCCATACTATTGGTCACAAGGCTATCATAGCTCTCACAAAAGCCATTACGCCGGAAAAACATCTTATCTGCTTCGAGACGCATTCACTGGCCATTAACTGCCCTACAAAGCGTACTGTTATGACACCCGGCCACGAAGTACTCTATAGGGGCAAAATGGTACAGGCTAAGAACTTTTTAGGTAAACTAGATAAGGTACATACGGTACCGTATGATGGTAAAAAGGTCTATAACATTCTACAGAAACAACACGGATTAATGGTCGTAAACAATATGATCTTAGAAACATTACATCCTGAAAACAAAGTAGCAAAAGATATACTAAAAGGTTTTTAATTTAGGGACATTGTAGATCCTGATACATTTATAGATACATTCATCTATAAATTTATCTATATAAATTCAACAATATAAATTTATCAATTATAAATTCATATATATAAATTTAACAACTATAAATTTAACAATATAAATTTAACAATATAAATTCATCAATATAAATTCATCTAATATAAATTTATCTATATAAATTCAACAATATAAATTTATCAATTATAAATTTATCAACTATAAATTTATCAAGTTTTGACTTACACTTTTTCAAAAGTGTTCACGCTTGCGAGCTAGAAAAATATCATCGCCTTCAAACATCGTTTTAACCATTTTATCGGCTTCTTCGGTCTTTAGTTCAGCACCACTAGCTACACCCGAATCACTAATTTCCTTCGGTTCCTCAATCTCTTTAATAGAAGGTTCCGTTTCGGCCACTTGTTTAGCCCCAAGTTGACCTTGGTCTTTAGTAGCTTGGATACGCTTTTGAAGATCGGCATTCCAGATTTCATCCTTAGCTTGACGGTTTTCCTTGTACTTCTTAACAATTTCGTTAAGTTGTTGTTCGGCATATTCTTGGTTTTCAATGTTGTCGGGGTTAGGATCCCAAGGTAACCAATAACCAACTTGGCCTACAAAAACGTTAAATGTAGGATCACGCGTTTGTAGAACCTTCGCTTTACGTTGGGCTTCCTTGAGCGATTCAAAGACACCACGAATCTTTACACCACGAACACTTGTCTTAAATTCATTTTCATCATTAAAACGTTTCGTGTTTTCTTCTTCGTGGGAGATTGAATAGTCAAGATACTTTTCAAGCGTTAATTGACCGATTGCTTGTTCCATTGTAAGACGTTCTTGTTCGACTTCGGTCTTGGTAAGAGCTAAAATGTGTTCAACAAACTTACGGCCTTCAAAAATAGTCTTTTTGCGGATCATATCTTCGGGCGATACAAAACTAAGGCATACATAACCTTGGCCGGGAATTGGAGGGTCAACTTCAAGGTAATCTTCTTTAAGGGTAGTCATTTAGTTATATTAGAATATAATGATATAATCTTTAAATATTATTAACGCACTCAACCGTACATTAACTTTGGCACTCAAGTAAATTGATATAGTAAGATTACAAATTACAACAAATTACAACAAACACAAGCGATGAGGAGATTTTTAATCTTTCTAGCAACTACTGCGTTAGCAATTACATTTCTATATGAATCACATTGGTTTTTAAGTTATGTATATTACAACTATTGTAATAGTTTAGCATTAGGATCACCACCTTGTAACTATCTATTAGAACTAATTTACTTGGCATCGAATGGTGTAAAGAGTATTTGGATATATCTAGGTACAATTGCTACAGGATTATTTGTATATGCCTTTAATCGTATATTTAGTGAAATAGGTAATCTAAATGAAAAGTTAAAAGTTACATCAGAAGAAATTAGTAAAACCCGTTTACACAAATAATTTTCTAACATTATTTTAAGTATTATGTTTAGTAATAGTCCATATAGGTTAGTATTTTACTTGTTAATACCGTACTTTGTACTATTAATATTATATATGTTATATTCAACCTCTAAAAAAACTACAGAATATTTTGAAGACGCTAGTACAAAGCCATCTCCTGAAAAAACAAAGTTAGTGAATCCACCAGTAGATACCAGAAATGCTGATATGGCGGCCGCCAAAAAAGCTATAGATAAAAAGGGTAAACCACAAAGTAAATTCCTATCACCACTAGATGAAAACTACAAGAAAAACTTAGCAGAACAAGATAGAATTAAAAAACAAATAAAAGAAATAGATGAAAAGCGTAAAAAACTGTTCTTATCGGAATACCAAGAAGCAACTAAAACAGAACTCGCGCTAGAGAAACTACATAAACAAATCAAAGAACTAAAAGACAAATTGGAGGAATGTAAAAGTCGCAAGGAGATGTCAGCAGAACGTTCCGAAGATGATAATAAAGTCAAGGAATCACCCCTTAAAAGTACAATTACTACTGATACTAAAAGTACTGATACTAAAAGTACTGATACTAAAAGTACTACTGATACCACTAGTACTGATACTAGTACTGATAAAAATACTAAAACAGTTGTAGGTTGTGAAAAGGATAGTGATTGTAACCTATTCTATGGTGATGGCAAAAATACGTGTAAATCAAACAAGCAATGTCGGTGTGAGGTTGGTGCGGGTGTACTGTGCCAAAATGGTCCTACAGCGTATAAAGATCCTAAGGATATGACCACAAAGGAACGTACTATATTTAAAAATTTAAGTAACTATGATAACTTTACTATACAAGACTATAAGAATTGGTTAACTCTCTACAAGAAGGATTATTATTTACTGTCGGATGAACATCTTATGAATTTACGCAAGACATTACGAGGAGAACCTATAGTATTACGTGATATACCTACTAGTGGTCTTAGACCCCCCTTAACATCACAAAAGTATTTTGCTGAAATGTATGATAAATTAAGTGATTTAGAACAAATTGTATCTCCTATTAATTCGTCAACAACCGGTGTACAATTAGGTTATAACTATAGTGACTATAGTGATTTCTCGCCACCATCATCTATTCCACAATTGCGTGTAGTTAATGGCGAGGTGGAGAGAAAATATAGAAGACCTAGTGCAATAAACAAGATATTTCCAGTACCACTAGAGGACGCAGTTGGTCCTTATAAATCAAACCCTGCTATGTAAATAGAGCGGATAAACAAATACAAATAAATATATATTATATTAATGAAAAATATAATATGCTTTTTATCAGTAAAGCCTACTAGGGAGTTTTATGAATTTGCGAAAACATTAAAAAGTGACGAATATAATGTCTACATACTCATTGATTCGAATGAGTATATTATTCCCGAGTATGATGGTGTTATTCCTATAATAAAGATTAATAGTAAGGTTTGTGAATCACGTGGTTTTAAAAATACACTGTACTATTGTAATAACAAGGCTTTTGCAAGAGATAAGGCATTGTATTATTTTACGGTATCTAGAATACCATTTAAGTATTTATGGATGATAGAAGAAGATGTATTTATTCCTAATACAACTATTATTCCGGGTATAGATGCTAAATATCCCGGATATGATCTACTTTGTAAAGCAAATAAACTTACGTCTAGAATTACTCAACCAATCGATTGGCACTGGCCTAAAATAAAATCAAATATTTTTATCCAATTACCTTGGGCCTGTAGTTTAGTATGTGCTATTAGAATAACACCAAAACTACTAGGGGCTATAGCTAACTATGCTAGGAAGTTTAATACATTGTTTCTAGATGAAGCGCTGTTTAATACTATTGCGATTCATAGTGGATTGTCTATTCGTGCTATAGAGGAACTATCTAGATTAGAGTTTGATAAAAGATGGAATATTGATGAATTTTCTGATAAGTATCTATATCATCCTATTAAAAACATTCAAGACCAATTATTTATTAGAAAATACTTAGAAAATGCTAATACAACTATAACAGATAATAGTATGCTACTTGAAAATACTAGTGATAAAAGCCAAGAAATTAAACAATTAGAACTACAATTAGAGCAGGCTATGGAAACAAAGAAATCAATTGACCGTAATATAGAGAGTATATGTATGCGTCTAAATAATATGAAACAACTGTAGATTAATTTTAAAAATTATGTATTTTAAAATTAATATTTATTTAGAATAGTATTTAGAATGGCTTGAAACCAACTTGGTTAGCACCAATACCGAAACCGGCACCAAAGCGGACGGCTTCGCCCGTGCTAGGTGAGTAGATGTCGAGGATGGCGAAGATAGCGGCAGCCGTAACACCAATAATGACGATGTCTTCTACGTTAAGTTTGTTTCTAGGGATGTAATAGGCGGCGATGGCAACAGCAAGACCTTCAATGATGTACTTGATGGCCTTAACGAGGAATTGTTGGATGCTGAAGGAATATTCTACATTGACTTTTTGGGCGCTCATTTTTTCTATATTATCGTAAGATAAAATTTTTATTCTTTTTTATAATTAAATGAATACGTTAGTTATAATATTTATCATATTTTTATCACTTTATTTATTATCTTTTCTGTTTACGCATAACATAATAGAAAAGCACTTGCCATTTTATTCTAGTCCTCCAAAACGTTGGGGTGGTCGCGATCTTCGTTCGTATCCTTACATCCCTAAGAAATTATATCCTTGGCACAATTCCTCATATAACTACTACTATAGACCTAGAGCTTTATTAGGTCATATGTAATTCTAATTAACCATTGTAGTTTAACCATTGTAGTTTAATTATAGTATGTACCTGTTTGTTTTATTGTTGTGATCTCAAAGCCTATAGTGTGGTCCTGACCTTGAAAATCATATGGTGTTCCATCGTGTTTTAGCCAACGAATAGTGAGTTTAGCTAATACACCTTGACTAGGTGAAAAATACTTAATACATCTATTGTTTCCAATATCCGATGATTTAATTGCCTTTACCGTGTTATAAGTAGATAAATTCGTTGTTGTAGGATATTTATCGGTGTTGTTATAATAGTCACTTAGTGGAACTGTGTTTTGACTAGTATCTAGTAAAATTCTACAATAAAATTGGTTATTAATAGAGTTAGTAATATCACGATAGTTAAGTTCGGGTATATCAAGTATCAAATATTTTTCGCCAACCATATTTACAATATTTGGTAAGGAATAGGCTACAAAGTTAGTTCCTCCTAAAGGACCTGCTACTATTGGCAGACCAGTCAAATTAGCATCACAGGGATTAGTGGGGTCGTAAGCATTATTATAGTTTACCATATACGGTGGTGGCCAATAATAGTTTTCACCTTTAGATATTTGTACATAGTTAAGATTATTAGGATTATAAGCACCATCAACTAGGGAATTACCAACACCAATAGGAGCAGTTTCATAGTGATATATATTGTCAACAGGGAAATAATTTTTCATATCAAATCCAAGTACATTATAAATAGATCTTGGTAAAGGGACGAATCTATCATTGTTAGCACCCAGATAACTATCATTGGCTTGAGCGGATGTAGGTGGTATATTATAGTATGTTACAGGAGTAGTATAAACATTTACAGATTGAGTTACATAGAAGTTTGGAATAGGTTGGTTACTTGTGTTTTTGTCTGTATCTCTATTTAATATAGCAAAGGCCCAATCTGATATAATAACATACTTTAGTGTCTTATAGTTAAAAACAACAAAGAAATTAGCAGTGGCAAAAGGTGTTCCAATAACAGCAATCTTAAGAGCCTTTGCTAAAATACCAGTATTGGAGATATAGCTTACAGGTGCGCTATTATAATAGTTTTCATATAGTAATGTGCCAGCACCAGTATTACTAGTATCGCTTACAAGATCACTCGCTTCATAGTAACCAGGTGGTATAATTGCTTCTATATAACTATCGCCATTTTGTCTAACACCGTTATAATAGTTAATAAACATTCCTTGGGTAAAGGCGATGTATAGTGTGTTACAAGTATTGTCAATATTAAAACCACTATGGGGTATATCAGCACCAATTAATTCTACACTAAGTACATCTTTGTATCTAGGTACTTGTATAACATAATTGTTAGGGTTAGGATACAATTCTACGTTTCTGTCTCTACTATCTAAAACTAGGGAGAATGGTTGTTTGGAACTATTAGAATGTAGATTTTCATGGTTGGGTGTAAATACAATATCGTTTTTAATAGATGGTGGTAATGGCATCTTTTCATCCATTCCTTGAGGAAATTTGCTATATCTAGACATCTTTATTATTTACATATACTTTTTTTAACATCCATTAACCTAATTAACATAATTAACCTAATTAACATAATTAACATAATTAACATAATTAACACAATTAAAAGTAAATTGATATTTATATATAGTTATTAATACATTATAAATGGATACACGTATTACTAACATCCGCACTAAGTTTAAAATGGATCTAGCTGATTTTCACAAATCATTAGGATTTACCCCGATTGCTTTAAATATCCCTTCGCTCCAGAAAGTACTTAAAGAATCCCCCGTCCCGGTTAAGGATCAAAAACCATTGATGCTTAAAAAAATCAATCAGTTTAAGGTTGAACTTGGTAAAAACAATATGAAAAAAATACAACAACCCTTCACTTTTCATGGGGATATTGATAGTTATTTGGATGAAATTAGTACCTTATAGTCCCAGAGGGCGGCTAACTTTCGGACACTATTGGAACCCGCGTTAGATGTCAAAATTTAGCCCCCCAGAGGGGGCTTACATTTGGCACTCCACGGTACCGTATAGTGCCAAAGTTAAGACCCCCCTTAAGGGGTGGTCTTCAAACTTTCGGACACTATTGGAACCCGCGTTAGATGCCAAAGTAAAGCCCCCAGAGGGGGCTTACATTTGGCACTCCACGGTAATATGAAAAAGTAAATTGATTTTAATTATCAATAATTAGCTTAAAGACTCCTATATTAATTACAATAATGGATATGGAACATCTAGAATATTATAAACATATAGAAGACCTAGAAAAAGACGAACTGTTCTTAGATGATGTATTGTATCATTTTAAAACGGCATTGGAACTTGAACGGGACGGTGAAAATGTTGAATTCACCGAAGTAGAAGAAATTTATGAACAATACAAATATTACAAATCACAAAAATTACAAGTACGATTTCTGAAAATGGTACATCAACCCGAACAACGTACACACGAATGGTATGAAACCCGTAAAGGTATGATTACGGCTAGTGATATTGCCGCGGTTGTTGGTGAATGTCCCTATGGTACTGACCGTAAAGTACTTATGAAAAAGGCCGGACTCTCTAAAGACGTCTTCACTGGCAACTTTTCTACCGAATGGGGTGTCAAGTATGAACCTATTGCGTGTCAAATTTATGAAATTCGCACTAAAAGCCACATTAACGCATTTGGTCTATTACCACACTATAGCAACTTTCAACATCAAGATGAATTTATTAATCCTATTACCTTCCTAGGTGCTAGTCCTGATGGTATCCGCGACGATGGTATTATGCTTGAAATTAAGTGCCCTACTAGCCGTGAAATTACAGGTATTCCACCTCGTTACTATTGGGTACAGATGCAAGTACAAATGGAATGTTGTAACTTGGATATGTGCCATTTCCTAGAATGTAAGTTTACCGAATATGCTCTTGAAGAAGACTTTCTTAATCACCTACACAACAATGATAAAGAAAAAGGTGTTATTGCTTTAGATGAGGCAGTTCATAACTATATGTATCTATTCCCATTACCTAAAAAGGTTTCTGATATTAAAAAGTGGTGTGATGAACACCGCAATTGTAAACTAAGTTATTTTGAAATCGAAAAGTACTCTTGTGTAGAGGTAAAACGCGATAGCGAATGGTTCCATAGTGTTTTTCCTAAGATCCGTAATTTCTGGCGAGAAGTTCTAGATGCTCGTGTTAATCCTGAAAAATACATTAAAAAGGAAAAGGTTGCCTCTAAAACGACCACGGTTCGCAAAGTTAAAAAAGAAGCATGTAAGATCCAATTTGATGAATTTGAACAACTCGAAGACGAATCCCGTACGATCTGCCTATCGGAAGAACAACTAAATGACCTATACTATAGCAACGGTGTCGAAAAGGTCAAAGAAAATGGGGGTGATAAGGAGAAACCCGTTTGTCTATTTGAAGACTGTAGCGAAGATTAGCAATGTTAAATATTAAATATCCTTTATGTTATGCTTCCGATTATAGGAATACAATGACATTTGACTATCCGTAGTAGCATCTGTATCATACCCATCCTCATCTACCTCTTCTATATCCTTATTTATTAAAGATTCTTTGTTTTGATCAACATCTAAAATAACCGCCTCGAAATGATCCTTAAAAATAAAACTAAATATCCGTCCTAATGTAACACTGGTACTAACTATATTCTTAATACCAATGCTAACTTTGATTTTTTCTGATAAAGATGTGTTTTTTAATCCATCGTTGCGTATGTAGTGTTCTGGGGACGTATCTACAGAGTAGAAGAACAATCTATTTGTATTAGTGTATCCTTTTAACTTTTTAGAACTATCGATCTGAATCGCAATTAGATTTGTATTCTCTGAAATAACCATTTCAGATACAGAACGTACATAGTTTAATCCAAACTTCTGTATAAGCATATCTAAATCACTATCGCTATCTAGATTTAATGGCTTTTCAACCATTATTGTAGGTAAGGAACCACTTTTAGATTTAGTATAAATTCTTACAGGGAATAACAAAATTTTATCTATGGGTAATTCTCTCTTTACATTATCCGTATATGAGTATAGAAAAAGCCAATAAATTTTTAGAGATTTTACATTGTTTAACCGTATAGTTAGATTAGAAACCATTTGTCTATAGTTATTATTTATTGTATTCTTAAATTCAATTTATCTATAGGTTAAAAATAAAATCAAATATAGTATTATATAGTATTATGACGTCTATTCAAACTACACCTCTGGAAAAATCACTTATACAGTACAGGTTAGAACCTACATCATTACCTATCGTTTTAGAATATTTAAACAAAAACAAATTATCTAGTATTTCTAGTAATACTAAAATTATAAAATACGATTTAGACAAGATTACACCTTATAGTACTTTTTCTGTAGATGGTAAACTCGAGGATAGTACTAAATATACCTATTATCTACATAAAAAAGATTACTATAAAGTTGTAGAGGTTTATAAGATACCTAAACATATAAACACAGAATTAGAAGCTTTTACCCTTGACTATAAAAAAGCCACCCATTACAAAAAACAAAGTCTTTACAATATGGCATTGTTAGATAAAACTAGATTTGATATAAATGTTATCGATACTGAAAATAAGATCAAAGCCAATCTTAAGAAATACAGTGATACCGAGGCTGAACTCGAAGGCAAAAAGGCTGTTCTAGAAAACAAATGGAATGCCGAAAGAGATTCCTTATACGATCAAAAAAACAAATTAATACACGCCAATAAAGATCTATATAGATCTAGATTGAAGATATCTCAAGAATTCTATGGGAGATCCAAAGAACAACAGTTAGAAACCCGTGCTAATTTCCTAGAAGATTATAAAACAAATCTAAATAGTTATAGTAAAAACAGAGATAGTGTAGTAGAACTAAATGATCAAATAGAACTACTAGAAACGAAAGCTGGGCTATACATATCCGAAACCTTCTTTTACTATCCTACATCTATTCTAATTATCAAGTCACTTGATAAAGAGACATACAATAGTGCCGTAAAAGATAGTACAAAGGTTGGTGGCAATATAGATATTGAAAATACGATTGGTTCTAAAAAGAAAGTAGAATACGAACTAGAATATTTAGATCTAGATAACTTGGAGGATCAAAGTAATAGTATGTCTAGCTACTATAGAAATATCAAGGAACGTATTAAGAAAGTTAGTAAAAAGAACAAGGATATTAATAACAAAGAATTGTTTAGAAACATTAGTACAGAAATCGTAGCTTAATTTATAATATTATGCTATATTATAAAAGAAATGAGTGAGCTACAAGCACAACTATTAAAAAGTATTGGTAGTGCATCTAATAATAACAATGTAGTTTCTGCTAATATGTGTGTATCTAAAAATGGGGATATATATGTATTTGGGGGTTTTGAGGGTACCTTAGATATTGGCGCTAATATAGCTCCTATAAAAGATACGAATGGTTATGGTTATATAGCTAAATATAACAGTAGTTTGGCTCCTATTGGTCTAAGACAAATTCTTGGTACTTATGTTACTGGTTCAATATTCGTAAACTCACTTGCTACATCTAGTAACGGTGATCTATATGCTACTGGTTTTTATAGCGGTACATTAAGTATTGGTGGTATTGTTACGCCTATTAAAAGTGATCTAACAAATGGATTTTTAGCCAAGTATAATAGTGATTTTACTCCTAGCCAATTAATTAGTATAAATTCCACAGAAATTTCAGGTGGATATTCCTTAGCTATATCTAGTAATGATGATGTATATATAACTGGTTTTTATGGCGGTACATTAACTATTGGCAGTTTCACAATTAATAGTACAGGTATAGATAATAATGGGTTCTTAGCCAAGTATAATAGTGATCTAATTCCTAGTCAATTAGTTAGTATAGATTCCACAGAAGGTTCAATTGGAATTTCCTTAGCTATATCTACTAACGGTGATGTATATATAACTGGTGGTTATGACGGTACATTAAGTATTGATAGTTTCACAATTAATAGTGTAGGTACAGATAGTAGTGGATTCTTAGCCAAGTATAATAGTGATCTAACTCCTAGTCAATTAGTTAGTATAGATTCCACAGAAGATTCATTCGGAACTTCCTTAGCTATATCTACTAAAGGTGATGTATATGTTGCCGGTACTTTTAAGGGCACATTAAATATTGGTGGTGGCATTACCGCCACTTCAGACAATGGTGGTTTTATAGCCAAGTACAATAGTGATTTAACTCCGAATGGTTTAAATTATATAACCTGTACAGTTGATACTGGTACCGAAAATTTTTTTGTACAAACTATTAAACTATCTAGTACTGGTGATGTATACGTAAATGGGGTTTTTACAGGCACAATAGATATAAATGGTATAACCGCTACTACAAATGTTGGTGGTTTTATAGTGAAATACAATAGTAGTTTAAACCCGATCAGTTTAAATGTTATTGTTAATCAAACTTACGTACCTGGAATCTATATTCTTGGTAATATGGCACTAACTCTAAATGATGAATTATATGTAACTGGTCCTTTTGGTGGAACAGTAAATATTGGTGATGGTGTACCAACAATTACAATTCCTGATGGAATTGTTGGTAGTTTTATTGCTAAATACTCCACTGTCAATATTGAACCTATTTGTTTAGTAGCCGGTACTCCTATCCATACCGACCAAGGTATCTTCGCAATTGAGAGACTCGATAGGACGATCCATACAATTGGCCGTAAACGTATCGTATCAATTACAAAAGCCATTACGCCCGAGAAACACCTTATTTGCTTCGAGGCGCATTCACTGGCCATTAACTGCCCTACGAAACGTACTATTATGACTCCCGGCCACGAAGTACTCTACAAGGGCAAATTGGTACAAGCTAAACACTTTTTAGGTAAATTAGATGGCGTACATACGGTACCTTATGATGGTAAAACGGTGTACAATGTACTACAGGAGAAGCACGGATTGATGGTGGTTAACAACATGACCGTGGAAACATTACATCCACAAAACAAAGTAGCTAAAAAGATTCTAGACAATCTTAAACAATCTTAGACAATCTTAAACATTAAAAAAGATTTGATTTTGATATGGTTCTATTTTCTTAAAGGTCTTTGTAATTGTTACTTCACTGATATTACATACTTCGTGGATCTTCTTTTTAGAAATAGGTAAATCCAGTGTTTGACAAATAAGATAGATACAACCAATCGCAATAGATGGTGGTGTATGTTCTTGTAGAATTTCCATCTTCTCTACACGCCTCGCAAAACGTTTACACAATTGAATCATTGAATTAGACATCTCTAGTTGTTTACAACATTGAATAATGTAATCGTCGATATTGGATGTTTCAATGTTGTATCGAAAATCCGTATGGTACATCATCTTAACAAACGTTTTACATCCTTCGGTAATATTAGAACCGGTCATTTTAAGACATTCAGCAATAGCTTTAGTTGTAATACTAAAACCATTGTTTTTGCTACTAAATAAGATACACGCTCCTACAAGAGCATTGCGATTTTTACCACGAGTATTAAACTTTTCATGTAGTACTTTATATAAAGATTTAGCATCCATTGTAACAGAACTAGGTAGATTTAGTTTAATACAAATCTCTTGGATAACAACAAAAATAAGCCGTAAAGACCGTTCTTTATAAGGAATCGAATTCCATGCATGCAGTTTTCCCATGTAACTATTTGTCTTTCCTCGAATAACCGTAGAAAGCGATGATTTAGGTAGAAGTGGATCTACAGGCATACCACAACGGTTTGGATCACTGCCTTTGGAATCATCGGCGCCATAATAACGCCATTCGGCCGATTCATCAATTAGTTTAATATCGTTGTATAGGATACCACATTCCTTACAAATAACATCGCCATTTACATTTGACAATTCAATGCTACATTTTTTACACAATACTAAGGAATCCTGATCATCTTCATGTTTATAGGCATTGTTAATGATCGGTTTATCATCTTCATCTTGAAAATAGCCATTAATAATATCTTGAATATCATCGGTTTCTTCCATTTCTAGAAACTTATTTGTAATTACACTTGTGTTAACACTATTGAATAAATCATCTACATCTACATTGGTAAATAGATCAGCATAATGAGTCATTGTATTAGTTAAATCATTATTATTAATTATTTCAATTTGAAATAATTTTCTACATATCCTATAAAGCTTTTTAATACTTATAATGAGTAGCAAAGTAATAAGTAATAGTTGTTCTAGAACAACCTTAAAGGGTGAAAGACGAGTACAATTTACAACTAATAATTTCTATAGTATTCTAGATAATTTATATATTTCCGACCAAATTCTTAGCTTCGATGAAGATGTATTAAAAAACAACAATATCCAATACTTAGTAAATTTAACTAAAACTACACCATTCTTATTTAAAAGCACAAATAACTACCATATAAAATTTATGAACAATATTGATCTCTACCCGGATGATAAATTGGTTCAAAAGATCGATGAAACCGTTAAGCATATTTTTAAACTCTTATTACACAAAAAAGGAGTTTTAATATATTGCGAAAATGGTTGTAACAAATCACTAACTGTTATTATGTGTTTTTTAATAAAATACTATAGTTCTAATACGATTTTAGACATAGATAGTACTTTAGCATTTATTAAATGGAAAATTGGAGCAGAACATATAGAACAAATGGTAAATATAAATCTAGTTAAATTGTATAGAAATTATCTACTAACACACAGATATGAATCGCAATATACGAGTGACTCTACGAACAGTAATAGTACCGAGGAGGAACACATCATTTCTAAACGCAGTAAAATCATTAAAATTATTCAAAACCATTTATCGAGAAGATTGTATTAAAAATCAAGAAGTCTAAAATTATGATTAAAATCTTTAATTAATATAGAATCACTTTAATAATGGACCTATTTTCACTAATTCGCTATTATTTAATCTTCTTATCTATATTCTTCCTATATATGTACAATGTAAATGCCTCGTGGTATGATAACAAATTCATCTTCTATTCGGCTACAGTTTATGTACCATTTTTAATATTTACAACTGCTTTAATTACGGCGGTTTAAATACAAGTACAGCTGTTTAAATAAAAGTAACTATTGGGCGTACGCGGTAAAGAGCCCGGAGGGCTGCTTTACAATTTAAAACAAATTAATAACTAATATAATTTCTCTATTTCTATTAGTAATTAATTATGAGACAAGCAATAATTATTTTAATCGTCTTATTTATCCTATTGTATCTATTGAAAAAACGGCAAGTAAATGAAGGTTTTACCGATAAAAGATTAGTTCAAGCCTTTAAGATTAAAATCGGAGTGTTCCATGACAAAGACTATACATCCTATTATAACTATGTTTACAAAATGAGTCGTTTTATACCAATTGAAATTGTCAAGTATAGCAATCGTTTCCAGGTATTCTATGAACTTAAACGTAGAAATGTAGATTTCATATTTACCAACGAAAAGGATTACTACGTTTATTGGAACAATCAAAGAAAGAAAAAAAAATCATTTATGGATTCATTAAAAAGAGATCCGGACATACAAGCTATCTCTATGGCATTTTACCAATACATTTTTATAATTGCCGACTACAAGAAAATAATATCTAAAAATGATATTAATGGTAGAGTAGTTGCTATTATGGGTAAAAATAGTTTAGGAAGAGATTTTGAAATAGAATTGTTCGAAAAGTTTAAAACACACTTGATTTATAGATATGATGATTTAGAAAAGGATTTTAACAATCTTTGTAATGGTGTTGATATTATGGTTACTATAAACGAACATCCAAATAAACAACTTCAGTTACATTCCAATAAAAAAGAGATATATCTGCTCGATATTGACGGATTCGAAACATCTAAGGATTATTACGATAAGTACCTTTTTTTGACCAAGAAAAAAATAGACCTAAAATACTATCCAGAAATATATCAACGTTACAATTCTATTAATCGCCTCGGGTCACTTCTTATCGATACTAGTCCTTATATGAATGCCTTTGCGACTAAAACGATGTTGATGGGTCTACAAACCGTAGGAAATGAATATGTATATGAATTTATGAAAGTGTACTATAACAATATTTTTAACGCAATCAAAAAAACAGAATATTTCAACAATTTTAATGAAATAGATATGTCTGCAAGTAGATTAGCCGGCCCAAATGCTATTTTAAATTTCCACGAAGGCGCTAGAAAATTCTATAGAAAAATTGGTAACTATACCTTTAATCCTGATGAAAGATGTGGCCTGATCAGTTTTGAATGTACAAATGATCAACTCGCCAGTTTTGGTGATTATCTCCAATAGCCCGCAAATTTGGTGATTATCTCCAATAGCCAGCAAAATGCCAAAAAGTATTTCTAATAATAAGATAGAACATGGATCCTGAACCCTTCTGGTATAATGACTTTAGTGCTTTGTACAATCCTAACTACATTACCAAGTTTTTTCCTACAAAAGACATGACTGTTGCAGAGAGTCTTAACGCCGGTGTACGTTTTACGTTTTACTTCTCGGTACTTATGTTTCTTTACAAAGGTACTTCATCGACATTGTTTATAACGATTCTTGCTCTTGCTATAACATACTACATATGGCAACGTCAACCCCCAGAAAAACTACGATTTGACGAAGCCTTTAACGGTTCCGCCGTTATCAACAACCTTAGTCCTACATATAACAACCCTTTTATGAATCCTAACTTAGTAGTTTTAGACCCCAAGACATTTTTAAAGAAAGACAATAAAGTACTAAAGTTTGATGTAAATCACCATATAGACAACAAGAAGGATGTAGAGATTAAATCTGCCGTAGAGGACAAGTTTACCGCTAGATTGTATCAAGGTGTTAGCGATGTGTTTAACAAGGAGAATAGTCAACGCCAATTCTACCATGTACCTTCTAGAACATATCCTAACGATCAAGGAAGTTTTGCTAAATGGTGTTGGGGTATTGACAAAACGTGTAAGGCCGGTGATTCACCCGCTTGTCTACAATACGATGATGAACTTAGAGGCCACGCTGATGTCAATGATATTAGACAGCCTGGTCCTAGCACGGTTACGCTTAGAAAGGATTGGTTTTAATCTTTCTTGTTTAAGTTATTTTATATTTGTTAAATAAATATTTCTTATTAGAATGTAAGTATGTATCTATTAGTTATTCTAGCTACACTGTTTATTTTATTGTATTGTATATTCTACAAAAAACCTAAAACGATTGAGAAGTTTTTCCCGGCTTGGCAAGACCATACTATATATTCTCAATTGTCTAGAAGGGTAAATGTTGGTGTTTGGAGAGGTTGGTTGAACATCAACAATCTACTGCTAACCAATAAACTATTGGAATATACCAATATGAATGTTATTATCTATGAAACAAACAATGAAGTTATTGACGCATTATTAATTACCAAAAAGATTGATATAGGAATAGTTACAGAGGCAGATTATGGTATCTATTTAACGACTAAATTACAAAATGAAGATAAAAATATATTTACTAAAGAAACTATGATTAAAAATAAAAAAACTATTTTACACAATTTTAATACTAGAAGATTATTTACATTCTATAAACTCTATCGGTTATTAATTGTAAACAATCTTAGAATTAATAAACCAAGTGATCTAGATGGAAATACATTGGAAATAACGAATCTTGTGAATGAAATCAATAAACTCGATTTAGATTTATTAAAAGACATTAAATACAATAAGGTTTATAGAGATGTCGGTAGAGGTGTAAGTAAGTTTGATAGTGTCAATAAATTGGGTATGCAAATCGATGGCTACTTCACACAATACGATTATCCAAACCCCGTGTTAAGTGAAATAAGTTCGCGGGTCAATTGTACACTCATTGATCTCTATAGTGATGGTAAAAAAGACAGTGGTAATAAAGACAATGGTAAAAAAGACAATGGTAATAAAATAGTAGCCCCTGATAAAATACTAAAAAAGTACTTCTACTTAAATAAAGACAAGATGAGTCTAGATGCTTATCCTGAATTTGTCTCTAGACGCAAGGATGTTATCGATTTCTATGGTCTACCGTATAAAAGCAATAGTGTAAACTGCTATAGTTTTAAGATGATTATGCTTTCTAGAAGTGATGTACAGGATGAATGGATATATCTATTTACTAAAAGTATTATAGACAATTTACAGAGCATTAAAAAGGATATTCCTTATCTACATGAAGTTAATAAGGCTGAAATGTATAAATCTACACTTAGTGATATATTGCCTATCCATCCGGCAGTGTTTGAAAAAAGTAAGTACCTAAAGGAATAAATAATATACAAATGTATAATTATGTAGAATAATTATATATTATATTAGTAATACTAGTATGGATCGTACTAAGTTTAGAAAAGAGACACCTAAGGAAATGAAGAAACGCATCGGTGAATCCTCAGAATGTTATATTCGAGAAATGGATGCAAAGCATGTAGATCCGTGGAATATACAACAATGGAAGGATTGGGAATATTGTCAGAATACATATAGACGTATATATTCTATTGATACTAATATACCTAGACCAGAACTAACATTAGTTAATGAGTTTATTAATCAAATAAATGAAGAATATGATGATGAAAAACAACAACATTTTATACTAGTCAATAAATTACCTATAGTTCTAGAAAAGAAACCCGGATACGATAGTTTAACCTTCTACATCTACGATACTAAAAGTACTATTACTCGTGAATATACAATTCAGTACAAGTGGGTAAATAAACTCGAGGTGAAAGTTATAAATGGTTTTAGAACTCGTACGGAGTTTGAAGACAAATTCTTAGAAACCGGTTATAATATCGATAAATACAATCAAATGGGTAGAAATACCGCGAGTTATTATTTAGAACTAGATAAACCAAAATACTTTCCGTATCCTCTTAATACAAACATGTACTCATTTACAAACACCCCGAATAACCTATCTATGGAAAATACTAGTCAAATACCGGAGAAGGCTGGTATGTACGATGCTTCTAAGTTTAGTAGTCCCTACTAAACACTTTTCACAAAAGTGTAAGTCAAAACTTGATAAATTTATCTTTTATAAATTTATATTTGATGAATTTATTTAGATGAATTTATAGTTGATGAATTTATAGTTGATAAATTTATTTAGATGAATTTATATTTGATAAATTTATAGTTGATGAATTTATTTAGATGAATTTATATTTGATAAATTTATAGTTGATGAATTTATTTTGATGAATTTATTTTGATGAATTTATAGTTGATGAATTTATAGTTGATGAATTTATAATTGATGAATTTATATTTGATAAATTTATTTTCGAGAGGTTTAGTGTTATCTAAATAGGTTTATATTAGAATATGATAGAATACTACTAGTCTATTTAGAATACAAAGAGGATATCTTTACAATTTGTCTCTTTAAATCTCTAAATCGACTAGTAGTATTCTATCATATTCTAATACAATTATATTAAAACCCACTTATGCCAAAATAACCAGTACATAAATTTATAGATACATTTATCTATAAATTCATCAAATATAAATTTACAATCTATAAATTTATCTAAATATATTTATCGCATAAATCCTTAATAAATTTATTAGTTTTGACAACACTTTTTCAAAAGTGTAGTTTTGACTACACTTTTTCAAAAGTGTTGTTTTGACTTACACTTTTTCGACGGAGCTCCGCTCCTAGCCACATCCGCCAAAGGCGGATTGGAAAAGTGTATTTTTTATATATGCCTATATTAGAATGACACAAGCTATTATAAATTGGGCAAGAGAATTAGACAAAATAATAATATATGATCAATGTATTGATATTAACAATAATATATATGTATGTGGTTCAACCGGTGTTAATAATTTACAAAATGGTTATTTTGCCGTTTTTGATGAAAATGGTGTTGCTATTAAGTCCCTTGAATTAACTTCTTCTGTAGGTTCTTTTGCCAGTTCTATAAGAACCGATATAACTAATAATATTTATATATGTGGTACTTTTAGCCGTGATATCAAAATAGGAGATAAAGAATTAAAAAGTACGGACGAATATAACGGTTTTATAGCGAGAATCAATAGTTCAAACGTATGCGAATGGGCCGTCAAGACAATTGATTCTGAGAGTAATATAATCCTTACTGAAAATAGTCTTTATACACTTACCAGTAATAACAGTATTTCTAACCATACTCTATCTGGTGAACTAAACTATATTATTACAGTTAACGATGTTGGAATACAAATGTTTAAATTAGTAAATGATAACCTATATATAGTTGGTGATCTAAATGGAATAGATATGTCTGGCTCTATAATAATGAAATATAATATCACAAATAGTATGGAAATATGGAGAAGTGTATTTAATGCTTCCGTTAGCAGTGATATACAGTCATTAACATTAGATGAATATGAAAATGTATACACCGTTATTAATTTTACAGGAACTATGATTGTTGACGGAAATACATATTTTTCGGAAGGTGGAAATGGTTTATTTTATAAGTGTGATAAAAACGGTACTGTTTTAAACGCTACTTTAATAAATAAAGACCTTTCTAATGGATCTATACTGTTTAATATTTCTATAGAATTAGATAAAATGAATAATATCTATATGGTTGGAATAGTATATGGTTCTATAATATTTGTTGATATACCTAAGGATGAAAACAGGAGGACTTCTACTGGATTCCCTGGTTATTTAGCTAAATTTAACAATAGTTTTACTAAATGTGAATGGATTACGGATTTTTTCCCAATATTACTCGGAGATGTAAAATTTCCATTAACAATTACACCCCAAAACAAAGTAATTATATCTTTAACCTTCTTTGAAACGTTATATATTCAAAAATATACATTTCCAACCCAAAATATCGCCAGTTGTTTAGTACAATATGATCAAGTTCCCGTTGAACCTATTTGTGTTCCGGCAAATACACCTATTAAAACCGATCAAGGCTATATTATGATTCAAAATATAAATACTAAAGTTCATACAATCCGTGGACAACAAATAATCGCCATAACTAAAAGTATTAACCCTGAGAAAAAACTTGTTCGATTTAATAAACATTCACTTGCTATTAATTGTCCCAATAATACTACCATAATGACCAACCATCATTTAGTAAGTTATAAAGGAAAGTTTATAAAAGCAAAGGAGTTTGTCGGTAAAGCTCAAGGTGTGGATCTAATCGATTACAATGGTGAAATATTGTATAATGTACTGCTTAAAACACATAGTACAATGGAGGTAAATAATATGATTCTTGAAACATTACACCCCGAAAATAAAGTTGCTCACCCACACTTTTGAAAAAGTGTAGTCAAAACGGATAAATTTATCTTTTGTAAATTTATCTTTTGTAAATTTATCTTTTGTAAATTTATATCTGATAAATTTATATTGTTGATAAATTTATATTTGATAAATGTATTTAGATGAATTTATATATAAATGTATTTTCGAGAGGTTTTGTGTTATCTAAATAGGTTTATATTAGAACCCACTTAACCCAAAATAACCAGTACATAAATTTATAGATACATTTATCTATAAATTCATCAACTATAAATTTATCAACTATAAATTTACAAACTATAAATTTACAAATTATAAATTCATCAAATATATTTATCGCATAAATCCTTAATAAATTTATATACAATATATTTATCTGTTTTGACTTACACTTTTTCAAAAGTGTTGTTTTGACTTACACTTTTTCAAAAGTGTTTCAAAAGTGTATACGAGAATAGCTATTAAGAAACTTTGATTGGTAATTAATTTTAATACCATATCTTTCACACCATTCACTAGATGTCAATATCTGCCGTTTAAATAATTCCTCTTTCTTTTCATCTAAATTGTTGTTCTTTATGATATCTAGAGTAAAATTAATAAACTCTCTTTGTCTAGAAAACATAATCCTATTTATAATATTGATCGAATTGTAGAATGTCATATCCTTTGTATTGTATTTAGAGATTGCTAAGCTATTATTAATTGTCGAACCAATTTTAGGAATATCCAATAGCAACTTATATATCTCCCTCTCCGATATATTGTCCAAAAATCCTACACAAACTAAATACTTCTCAGAATTCGCCGGCCTGCTTGTAAATGGTTTTACAAAATGTATACTCTTATAACATTTGTTTAATAGACACAACAATTGTAGTGTTTTTAACTGATATGTGTCAAAGAACTTTAAAATAAACATACCGCCTTTCTTTTGGCATAATAAGGCCGCCAATGATTGACAGTACAACAGTGGAAATGACATGCTCTCTTGTTGGTTGAAGTCGTTCGAAAAATCAAAACCACCATCACCGGTTATAATCGTTGCTTTGGTTTTCATCCGTGTCATAATATCATAAATGTTGTCAATATTGTATAAATCACCGGTTTCATCCTTTCCCCGAAGAACCTCGACATGTTTATTGTATTCTAAAAAATAACTTGTCTTTTTCCAGGCCGGAATAGACCGTTCTTCTTTCAACAAGGTCATTCCGTACATTTTAAAATCTTTATAATTCAACTCTTTTAACACATTGTTTATACATTCCATAAAACCACCGGGTCCTTCAGCGAGATGAAGTGTTGTTAATCCATCCGGTTCTAGATTCTTTAGTACATCACGAAACAATGTTGTTATCTCTAGCATCTTATAATAGGCTCTAGAAATCGGCGTGTAGTTTGCTAGACCGCCATTTGTAGTTACACATTCAAATGGATTACACTTCTTTTTGAAATAGTCCCAGTCCTTATCACCGATATTATCTATTTTCGATTTAATAACATTTAGATCATTAATAGTTGCGTTAAAATTTATACTAGCTAAATTAGGAAATTCGGTGGTATCATTTTCTTTACTACCGTGAATATTAAATTTGATGTTTACAAAGTTATCTAGGATACTAGTGTCCATATTGTTTAATAAACTAATGAATATCTATTTAAACTAGTTTAAACCTAGTTGAAATAATTATAAATAAGCAGTATGAATTTTTATACATTCTACACATATACTCTTTGGCTTTTCGCTTCTATATATGGTTACTTAAAACCACGTGTAAAACAACTTATAGACTATATACACATTAATTTATATAACGATGCCTCAAATAGTAGCATATCATTATTTGTTTCGAATGGTACTATTGTGTTACCATTTGATATTAAACTATCTAATTTTTATAAAGAGCATAATTTATATTACGTAGTTGTTAAAACAGATTCAATTGATAAAATTCTTGTATTCAATAGTCTAGACTGTCTAGTACATTGCTACAGGGATCTACCTGAACTTGTAGAAAAAAGAGTTTCTAAATTTAGTAAATTTCTAGAGGTTATAAATGCCCACACAAAAAGTGATTGTCTTGAAACCTTTATTAAATATACCGATAAATGTAATTACTATTATTCAGATATTACAAACTATCATATAAAACCCAAAGATCTATATGATTTTACAGATAACCGTTTTATTCTAACAAGAGATGAAAAACTACATATTACCAAAATGGATTTAACTAGCCACGAATATCATTTTGAAGAACAATTGACTTCTTGATTGGTTGTTTTTTAATTGGTTTCTAACTTAGTTTCTAATTATAGTTAATATAGAATCTCTCGATAGTAATTCACGAATATACTTATTTATTTCACCCAATGATATGTCATTAATAAGTTTCATTATTTCACTGTAAGATGTATAGGATTTATTATGGTAGAATAATTCATAGGCATTGTAATCAGCAATTGTCATAGAATCCTCTAATTCTAACAACATATTGCCCGAGTAGTTGCTTTTAGCAATTTCTAGTTCCTTTTTAGTAATTCCTTTTTCTTTAGCAAGTTCCAATTGATGTTTTAGTTCTTTTAGGAGTTCATCGATGTTGTCTATATTTGTATTTGTTTGAATACAGAAATATCCTAAATTGTCATAACAAAAGTTTACAGATTTGATAGAATATACAAGTCCTCGTTTTTCTCGTATCTCTTGAAACAATCTACCACTCGTTAAATCACAAAATACTAGACGAAATAGTTCTAACATATAGTACTTTGTTCTACTTTTATAACCACTATTTGGATAAGCCAGGGCAACGATTGCTTTTATAATGGCCTTATCGGTGATTGTAGTTGTCTTTTTAGGTGACTTAGAAAAAGACGTACTGTCAAATAATAACTTGTTAGGACTTCCCCTAGGGATATGACCTAAATATTTTTCTAGAAGTTTAGGTATAGTTTTCTTGTGTTTTCCTAGGTTGCCATTGATTGATACAATAATATTGCTACCCACATAATATTCCTTGTAAACACCTATAATATCATCCAGAGTAATAGAGTCTATTTCGGCTATATCATCGGTTACATTGTCTCCCATTTCACCCGTAAATATGTTTTTATCTAGAACTTCTAAAATATAACGCATTTTATTGTCCACAATGGCTTTTAGTTCTTCTACAACAATCTTCTTTTCTTGTGTAAATTCATGGCTAAATGTATCCGTGTAGAAATTCGTATTGGCCACTAGATCACTCAAAATATCGACACAATGTTCCAAGTGGATATAGGCGGCTTTAGCGTGATAGCCGGTGAATGGTTTGGATGTATAGGCATTGTATTCGCTACCAATACTATTTAATTCCGCCATAATTTCTTTTGTTTGTGGACGTTTCTTAGTACCCTTGAATAATATGTGTTCTAAGAGATGAGCCATACCAGCCTTTTTATCAAAAGCGGAACCATAACGAACCGTTATTAGTACCGATATAGTACTAACATTGGGATTGTGGCTATAGATATAGCGAATACCATTATTTAGAGAGCCAATTATATTGTTAAGATCCATTCTATTTTAACATTATAAAAGTTTTTAGTAGTTTTAGATTTCTTTATTGTCTTTATTGTTTTTCCTTTTTGTTTATTGCTTTATGTCTTTATTTTCTACAACCGGGGCAACATATTCCTTGTATTGTTCATCAGCAACTTGTTTCGTGGCATCTTCGAGAGTCCGTTTACCATTAATTACATTTTGAGTAATGTTTAGAAAATGACCAAGTTTCATTTGGAAACTTGGTTGATCAAATTCACGAATCGCTAATTTAAACAGCGTTTTGTAATCCTCTTTAAAACGAGGAAGTTGTTCGGCCATGTACTTTTCATACACTTCGAAATCTTCATCGCGTTGGTGTTTAAGATCTGGATTTTTATCGTGAATGTTTTCAATCTGGCTAACATATAGTTGAATTCGCTTCTTTTGGTCCATTTTATAGTTATATTAGAATTAGCTAATTAATTTTAAACGGATTATCTTTAGCTAATTATATAATAGAGACACGATTAAATATATTAGAGAGTTTGAATTGTAAAACTTGGCGTTTAATAATTTGTGGCATAAATTTACATATAGGTATCACTGCCGTAAGGTTATTATTTACCACTGTATATTTATTTTTGAAATAATGATCGGCTTCTATGAAGCTTTTAAATTCCTTGCAAGTAAAGACATATTTATTCTTTTCTTTAACACAAAGAAAAACCGTAGAAAACATGTTTATTAGATATATTATTTATTATTAGGTTTAAATATAATTCAATTATCTTATTATTTTATAATAGGTATCTATGAATATATTATTAATCATAATTTGTATATTATTACTTCCATTTATATTAGTACTATTAAGATTATCTAGTATATCTAGAATAACACAAACAAATGTGGATTTTATTAAGGATATATATGATAATTGTGATAGTGAATATAGAGTAAAGATTGATAGATTAATTAACTGGCACAGAGCATATAATCATCCATTTTTAGTAGAACGTTCTAAGAAGATAGATAATAGTAGCAAAGCCGTAAATGATATGCGTTTTGCTGTATTTACGGATCTAACGGCTTTTATGGATCATAATGGACAATTGTGGAAGAAGAAATGGTATGAAATTTCAAATATACTCGGTATTCCTGTAGAGATTGAAAAGATGTGTATAGAGTATATAGAAAAAGGCGAAGAGGTAGATTTGATCTGGGGAGTTGATCCACTAAAACAAAAGGAAAAGATATATCTAGAATATCCCGAAACGGGATTAATCGAATCCTATATTGTATCAAATGGAGAAGTTATAGATAAGTACAAATATATTAAAAGCAGTAATTCTAATAGTTCTAAATATTCATTTATGTATACTAGATTTACTAGTAAAAATAAAGTTGATTCTTACCACTATGCTTTACGAGAACCATTAGATATGAACGGATACAAAGTCTATATAGTTTCACATAATCCTAAAGACAATACTGAAACATATTATTATAGACCATTGTAATATAACAGTTGTAATATATAACAGTTGTAATATATATATGTATTGCTTCTAATTACTTTTATTGCTTCTAATTACTTTTATTGCTTCTAGTTACTTTTATTGCTTCTAGTTACTTTTATTGCTTCTAGTTACTTTAAAAGTAATTACAAGTAATTTTTGTTACATTGTGCCGTAGGACGTATTTATCCTCCGGATAAATACAACTTTGTTACATTGTGCCGTAGGACGTATTTATCCTCCGGATAAATACAACTATTGTGCCGTAGGACGTATTTTTCCGAAGGAAAAATACACTGCGCACACCGGGAATCGAACCCGAGCCCTCTGCGTGGAAAGCAGAAATTCTACCATTAAACTATGTACGCTATTAAGCCATTATAAACTATTTATCACCTCACTATTTGTTAATCTAAACTATTTGCTATTTGTTAATCCAAACTATTTGTTAATCTAAACTATTCTTTATCCTAACCTATTTGCTAAACTATTTGCTATTTAATACTTACGCAACAACCTTGATCTCCTTGATGAAGTGGGGCTTGATGTAGCGTTGGAGGTTGAAGTAGTTGAGCTTGTCTTCCGACGTAAGGGCGAAGAGCGAGATAAGCGTGGCATCCGAAAGAATTTCGCGACGGTTTTCGGGGTTTTGGAGGTTGTGTTCCTTGATGTAGGCGGCAATCTTGCGAGTAGCATCCGTACGCGAGATCATCGTTTCATCCGTAACACCGCAGAACTTGGCGAGAGCAGGCGAGATCTTCGAGGGTTGGAGGAAGACCGAGTTTGAGTGCGTCGACGAACCGTCGGCGTTCTTAGCACGACGCTTCTTACCGCCTTGTTCAGCCTTCTTGACTTGCTTGGCGAAGTCCTTGCGGGCAAGACGCGAAACTTCGAGAACACGCTTGGCCATCTTGATCATGTCGTTGGCGAGCGATTCGAGTTCTTCGTGCGAGGCAACCGAAGCAACTTCCGTCGTCGTGGCAGCGGTTTCCGTAGCCGTACCAGCAACCGACGAGGTGGCATCAGTAGCAGAAGCAGTAGCGGAAGCAGTAGCCTTAGGGGGAGCAACAGCCTTAGGAGCGGTGGCAACAACGGCGGTAGCAACAACAGGGACAACGTCAACCTTAGCCTTGGTGGCCTTGGCCTTGGCAGGAGCAACGGTGCTAACAGCTACTGGCGCGGCAACAACAGCGACAGCAGGAACAGCGACGGGGGTAGCGGTGGGCTTTACGGTTTTCTTTTGGGTGGTTTGCGACATTTTACTTCTTTATGTTATTATATATTGGATTAGCTTTAAGTCCTTTTTATAACCCCGCACTGTGGCAGGAGCGGACTTTTAAAATTCACCCGAGTTTTGTGCGCTCAAAAATTTTTATAAGAAACGAGCGCTTTTTATTTTTCTATTTTTCTATTTTTCTAATTTTCTATTTGGCACTATTTAGTACCGTGGAGTGCCAAATGTAAGCCCCCCCCTCTGGGGGGCTTTACTTTGGCATCTAACGCGGGTTCCATAGTGTCCGAAAGTTAGCTCTGCTAACTTTGGCACTATACGGTACCACAAGTTGGGTTCCATAGTGCTAGCACTATTTGGTACAACCCTTTTCTAAAATCGCATTCATTTCTTTTAGATAAAATGAATCAACTGCATTTCTATCAGCAAGTATCTTATTGGCAAAATCCTTGGTCGAATCTAATTTTATTGTTGAATACTTATCCCTAATATTATCTAGGGTTCCTTGGTGATCACCCTTAAGAATGTTCATCTGATTTTCTATGTAGGATTTGTTGTTTGTATATTTATCTATACTATTCTTCAAGTCTGATTCGCGCTTTCTAAGTTCTTTAATAGACCTCATGTTTCCATTTCGAGCCTTTAACTTAAGGGTCAGCTCATCCTTCATTTTATCCACAATATTCTTAATCGTATCTAAATTTTGATTTCTAGAATCGATCCCATATTTTATATAATTTACATAACATTGGGGGCTATTCGAAACTCTAAATATTCCATTGTTTGGTACTGTACTAGAACTAATTAATTCCAGAGTTAAATCTAGTGGATTTATACATAAGTACTTACCGTCTTTCTCCTTGAAACTAATAAAGTCATTTATTTGTAAATAGGGTTGTTGGGCATTTACTGGTGTACTATAAGGTACTACCATAAACTCCGTATTAAACATTTTATCAAAATCGGTTTGGGGAAATACTTTTAGACCAAGTGTTTCCATATAGGGTACTGGTGTCAATCCTTTTATTGGTTTATTCTTAGGTTGCAGATAGACAACCTGTGTTAGTGCTTGCTTTTTATCACCAAGTGATTTGATATTTTCTCCTATTTTTAACAATACATATTGATCGTTCGTTCCAGTTACATTTTCATTTGTTTTAGGTACAGTTGTTTTAGTTACATTTGTTGCACTTACATTGTATTCTAGAAATATAGGATCGTTATAATATATTATATTATTGATTCTATCAATATGATTTTCTTTTGGTAGTATTCCATTGTAGCTTATATAATTCTCTACAGTTATATTGATATCTCTTTGTAAATATAATAATATTATAGATAAAATTAAAAGAGTTACTAATAAGTATTTTCCAATAGCCATTCTAATTTTAATAAAGATTAAATTATTTTTAATCTTTTATTAATATATATGGAACTTGTAGTACTATTCGTAATTGCTTTTATCATCATTGTCTTATTAATAAACCCAAATAACTACTTTCGCGCTCTACCTATTAGACCTTATAAGTGGAGAAAATCTAGTACTTCGGAGTACACACCTACAACAACTTGTGGCAAAAAGAAGTCATTTCAACCTAAAATATTACCTCCTCCGGTACTAGATGACCTTTCACTCGCCCCATCTACAGAAAGTAGCATCACATGTTCTAAAGATAAAAGTCAAGTATCACAACCTGAAGTAAAATCAGGAGCCGATTATTACTACTTAAATAATCCTAAAGAAAGTCAAGTATACCACATTTTCCAAAATGCCTACACATTCAAGGATGCACAACAAGAATGTGCTAAACGTGCTAGTACTTTAGCTAACCCTAACCAACTTCAAAATGCCTATGACACTGGTGCTAACTGGTGTAGCTGGGGCTGGACCAGTGATGGTGATGCCTACATGCCTAATCGTGACGCCAAATGTAATAAAAAAACCGGACTAATCAATGCCAAACAAGTTGATAAATCTATGAAGTTGGGTGTAAATTGTTATGGAGTTCCTTCAGGAACTTCTTTATGAGCGTAGTGAATAAATGGAGTTCCGAGTAGTGCGTAAGCACTACGAGTTTACTTCTTTATGAGCGTTAGCGAATGAATGGAGTTCCGAGTAGTGCGTAAGCACTACGAGTGTACTCCTACAAACATAAGCAAATAAATTTGATGTTGTAGTATTGTTGTATAATAATACAAAATCATATGGTATTAATCTAAATCGATTTCAGTTAGTAATTTAGATTGCAGTTGTTTTTCTAGATCGGCTACTCGTTCTTTTAGTGATTTATTTTCAACTTCTAGTTTTTCTAGACGTTTTTTTATTTCACTACTACTCATTTTACTAAACTCATTTGTTTGTTTTAATATACCTTTAAATGTATCTTTAAATAATGTACTGAAATCTTCATCTGGAAACTCACTATCACTGTCTTTAGCAATAACATCAATACTTTGTTCTAATAATTTAAAAACTGTATCCTGTAATGACATCTTATAATTATTATATTGTATATTTTTAAAGATTTATTTTTACCTACAAGAAAATGTTCTAGTGAACTACTAGGAGTTCTAGGAAAACGGGTACAACATTTATAACTTTTCTAATTCTCTTTGTACTATTTCATCTATAGTTTTAATATCAATATTACTTGTGTCTATATCAACAAGACCTTTCTTACCTCGTTTTGGTTTATTTAATTTCTCCAGTTCTTTTGCTTTCTTTTCGATATCCTTGTTTTTTTTCTTATCGACTTTCTCTTTTTTCAATATATCTTTTTGCAACCACCACAAAACCATATTTCTACTATCGGCTAAATCATCAATCTTCTTATAACTATTAAAATAATCCAACAATTCTTTTTGATCTGCTAATTCCTTTTGTACCGTAACTATACTAATTTTCTTGTAGTATTGATATTTATTCTTAGTAGGATTGTATTTCTTTCCAAACTCTTCTAATTCTTCCTTAGTTAACACATCTAGACAATAGTTTACCTTATTTTTAGCATCTAGACAGAGTAAATCCTTTAACCTCGATTCCCCCTTTACTACATCATTCCATAAACGCAGTACAAAGTAACTATATACATAATTCATAATAGAAATCATTTTGGGATTCTTAGGAGGCTGTTTCTCTATAATGATATAATCGGCACTGCGCCATAATTCCAATTTTTCATCTAGTTTCTTGAATATACTACATATCACCTCATTGTTATCTAAATAGTTCTTATTTAGTGTTTTCCAAGTATACTGTTTCTTTTCCTTCTCCTTGTCCGGATCTACTACTTTTTTGTGCGTGGAACAATAGAACCTATAGATTTGCGCTTCTTTATCCACATAAAACCATCCGGCATCTTTACTGCATTTCTTCTTGTTTGTATATTCACATACTTGCTTATAATCTTCCGGTGTTGTATCCATAACAAACCACGTATCTCTATTAGTACTAGTAGTTTTTGTATCTTCATTGTAGTCAATCGTACAAAACGCAAGATTCTCTATAGCAATATCGATTCCGATTAATCTCATCCTATAGATTTTATAACCTTATATCTCTTAAATCTATTTTTATTAGATCTACCGTGGAGTGCCAAATGTAAGCCCCCTCTGGGGGGCTTTACTTTGGCATCTAACGCGGGTTCCAATAGTGTCCTAAAGTTTGAAGACCACCCCCTTAAGGGGGGGTCTTAACTTTGGCACTATACGGTACTAGATTTACTGCATGTTGTTTCTGAAGTTAAAGTAGCCTTAAATACATAATTTTCCTTTAGAGGACCACCCGTAAATTGTATGTCTAATGTATTTAGACTAAATACTTTTTTAGGTTTAACAACTTTATTCTGGCAAGGAATACTAAACATTTTACATAATTTTGTCAAATTAGATCTAGTAAATACATCCAATACCTTTTTTGATAACAACCATTGTATTATAATACCTTTTAGTTCTTTTTTATCAAAACCAACGTAAGTATTTAGACATTCTTTGCAGTAATTCCATATTTCATAGTATAAAAATATATCATTTATGTAAAATAAAATATCTATATCTTCCATTTGATCTACATAACTAACCACGGATACATTGAGTAAATACGTATGATGTATTGTTCTAAAAAGTTCTATATCATAATAACAATCCTTATATAATTTCCATATTAATGGAGAATCTATTAACATTTCATCTATAGCCATTAATTCTAATCGACCAATTTCTCTGTTTGTATAAGGATTTGTAATAATTAGTGGTTCTGGAATATGGTCATATACATAACTGTTTTCTAATCGGCTTTTAATGATTTTCTTGAAATCCTTTTGACTAAATAAATACTTTCTGCGGTTTACCATATCTAGATACACTATTACATCTTTAGTATTGTCACTAATACTATTTAGTTCTAAATCAAATCCATTTACGGAGTCTTTATTCTTTATACAATTTATAAACCATATTTTACCATATTTATAGGATAGGTTTGCTTTGTATGCTACAGCATCTAGTAGTTCATATAATTCCCTTCTAGTAGTTTCATTTATAAATTTATTACTAACTAGATATTTTCTAAATGCTGTTATATAATAATTTAGTGTTTTAATATTGCCTTTTTGTCCACGCTTCCATACCTTAAATATAGGATGTTCTATTTCATCTAGAAATGTAAGCATTTGTTAATTACAGTAATTAATAAATGTTTTAAACCTTTTTTAGCCCCATACAGAACTCTAGTGTATTTTTAGAAGCCATTGTTTTCTTCCTAGATAGCTTATATTGATCATTGACCTTATCTAAATACGTCTTTACTTCAGATTGAGTCGGACCTTGACTAGAAGCATTATCGGCATTAGTAGTATTGATTTCCTCTAAATACGTTTGTATACTTATTATCGGAAATGACATTATTTTAATCGACTTTTCCTTGTTTAGTTCTCTAAACCGTTCTATATCATAGACACCACCAAATTTTATCAATGCCTCTCTAGGTGGCGCTAATTGTATTTTAATATTTTGGTTTAGATTGTATAGTCGCTTGTACATAAGATTAATAAGAGCATAACGCTCCCACATCTTTTCATCGTTTAGACTAAAATTGTAACTAGCCATACAATTGAAACTACAGAAACAGTTTTTAACAAAAAATGTATCGCCCTCCTTCTTTTCGGGTAATCCTACCGGTGGATTGTCAAATGGTTCCGTATCCCAAAAGCAACAAATTTTTGTATTTTCAGGAAGTATTCTGTTTTCATTGCATTTTGTAAACTCCCCTAAAAGTGGTACAATCTTTACCGTTTTATTTATTGCAGTAAAACCAGCAATCTTCTTTACTTCTACATCCGGTGGTACAAAAGCAAAACTATGTGAAGCATTCTCAAAGTCTGCATGCATGTTTATATACATGTTTGGATCATATGGAATTGGGCCTAAGCCCTCTAGTTCTATATTTTGCGAAAATATATTATTCGATCCATCGTCAAATATCCCTCTACTAATATTACCTTTAATCGGGAAATGTAAAATGGTATTTTCAATCTTGGTCATAAAGAAAGATTTTTTCGGTGCTGGTAGTGGTTGTTCATGTTTTTCCTTTTCGTCTGTGATTATTTTCTCATTTGGTATATCTCTATTCTTTGGTTTACGACCTCTCTTTTTAGGCAATATTGGAACTTCTTCAGGAATAGCTTCAATCAAAGGAACTTGCATTAAATAATCTTTCTTTATTATTAATTATACCCCTATTCTTTAAATACTGTTAAATAATATTAGGGGATATTTACATTAATTCACTTTAGCTTTTCTAACGCAAGTCGTGCCGATTCTTGTTCCGCCTCTTTCTTATTAGCACCTTTCGCTTGTCCCATTAATACCATATCATCTACTCCAATTGGAACCATTACACACATTGTAAAAACGGCATGATTGCTCTGACCTTCTACACTAATCTGCTTATAGACTGGATTGCGACCCTCGTAATTCTTATGGCAATACCGAAGTAGCTGATCTTTATAGTTGTCATCATTTTCAATTAGATCCACAAAATCAATTAGGTCAATGTTTTCAATTAATGCCAACATAAAATCATTGCAGAATTCAAAACCAAATAACTTATATGTTACTCCTACAAACGATTCAAAACAATTCTCTAGCAATTTAGGATTGTCACGACCGCCACACATATCCTCTACATATCGTGACATTACAATAAACCGTGTCAATCGTAAATAACTACTTAGTTTAGCCAGTGTTTTAGTACATACTAGTTTTGTCCGAATTTTAGTCATAAAACCTTCCTTCTCTTTAGGATACCGGTCAAATAGATAATTAGCAATGATCAAATCAATTACAGAATCTCCTAAAAATTCATATCGCTCATTACTAACCTCCTGCAGGGGAATAGACCACGTACGAGACTCCTCTCGCAGTTCATCGGAAATCTTGATGTTGTATTTACAGTACGATTTGTGATTAAAGGCAATTTGAAACTCTTTAATGTCTGTTTTACTAATTTTACTTTTTATCTTAGAGTAATCCATACCGGACTTGTCTAAAATAGAAAATAAATCCTCTCGGGTCAATAGAATATTCTCGGAATTGTAAATATTCCGTTCATGTTGCTTCTCCTTCTCTAGCTTGTCCATATAGTAACTATTGGCCATTTGTATTTTGTATTGTATTTCTACAATTATTAAATATCAATTTTGTTTTACATTGTTATTATTACATTGTTATTATTACATTGTTATTATTACATTGTTAAATCACTAAATGGCTATTTGTTGTTTGATTTTAAAGATGTTGTAGAATATTATGGCTGAACCTATTAGATGTTGTAGTTTAATACTCTCCCCTAAAAAGAACCATCCCATGATAAAGGCACTTAATGAACTTGTAAATGACAATCCACTAAACCAACTAATAGGTATTTTAGTTAACGAGAAGAGCCTTAATATATAACCTACACCACCTATTAACACATTGTACATAATGATACGTTTCATCAATCCACCGTGGTTCGTTAATATATACCACCAATTGTCCCCTTTGGTTTCTACATCCTTTTTAGACTTATCACTGATCCATTTATCCCCGTTGTATTCTTTTATTTCTTTGTACTTTTTGTACAAATACCAAATAATAAAGAACATAAATGCTGGAGCATATAGCGTATACAGACTCATAAAAGGATTTTGTATGTTTAATCCTTTATAAAATACACCAATAATTGCCTCGGTCACCGCGGCAATAGCAATAAAAGCAAATCCTTTTTTGATATTGCCACTCTTTTCACCACCTAATAAACTATCTTTATTTAATACACCTATACCTAGTAAACTACCAAATAAATTATACATTATACCTAGTGTTAATTCGGTACCTAAGAATATATGCGATAGCAATACTTGTATTATAGGATAACTATAGAATGTAGTTAAGGATACACCGGCATTTAGATATTCAAATCCTTTGTAGGAACTATAGATGTGTAAAATATTAACGGCAGATATAGCTAAATATTTAGGATCTATTAGAGATGTTAGAATATTCATACCTTCTCCACCAATTATTAGGAATGGCAACGATAGACATATGTATACAACTATACGAACTATTAGTTGTACTATAATCGATATATTGGTTATATAGGATTTGATTAAGATAGGATATGAACTAAGTAATACATTTGACACAAGTAGCGATATAGTACCTGTATAAAAACTATTCATCTTATAGTTAATCTGTTTTAAGTGTACATTTTATTTTGTTTTGTTTTTGTTTTGTTATTTAGATTTCAAAAAGACATTTACTGATAATTTCCAATTGTGTAGTTCCTTTTTACGCTCTACGGTATAATAATCTTCTAATAGTAGAAACATTTCCACTAATTCATCTAGTAGTTCTCTTAATCTACTAGTAACCATAGGGTTACAATGGATCTTTCCAAAAGTTCCACAAAGAGCAACTATTATACCTAATATACTGTTTATCTTATCTACAGATTCATTACTAGCCTCTATAGAATCATCTAGACATATTTCCTGCAAATGTTCAAAATATTCCATAAAATGATTAAATAGTTGTTTAGAACAATAATCGATACGCTCCTTTAACATCGTCTCTTGATCTATGTAATCTCCAGTATTAAAGTAGAAGTCAATCGTATGGTCATAGTTACTATATTTGACCTTAAAAGGGAAGTTGTATAGTTGTTGTTTTTCATCAAAGTATATCACAGATTCAATTAGTTCCATAGTTGTAGTTATTAAGTTATAAATAGATTTTAAAACACTTTTGAAAAAGTGTAAGTCAAAACTAGATAAATCTATTGAGGATAAATTTATTAAGGATTTGTGCGATAAATCTATTAAGAGAATTGTATTATGATAAATTTATATTTTATGTAGTATTAGTTATATAAAATAGAAATCTATTAGAATATATAAAAATACTATTAGATCTATTAGAATACAAAGATGACCAATTGTAAATATATCTTCTTGATTTCCTAATACATCTAATAGTATTTTTATATATTCTAATACAATTTTATTAGAACCAACTAGAACCACTTATACTAAGTGATAACATTTATCTCCATAAATTCATATAAATAAATTTATCCTAATATAATTCTCTTAATAGATTTATCGCATAAATCCTTAATAAATTTATATGTTTTGACAACACTTTTTCAAAAGTGTAAAAGTGTGGTGTAGTTCAAATAAAATGCCCCATAAAGGTTTAACAAATTATTGTCATAGGTTCCAAAAATATGGAAAGTACTAATTACAAAACATATACTATTTAATAGTTAATATTTGCCGCCCGATTTGGGCGATGGACCTCATCCACCACATTGTTTCTCTTTATCGCCTTTTTTACTATCCTTTTTAACACTAGTCTTTTTAGTACTCGTCTTTTTAGAATCTTTTGATTCAGTTTTAAAATAACTAGAGAAATCCATTTTTACTATTTAGTAAGATTAATATTTAATTAGGTTTTGTTATAAATCTAATAAATTTATCAACTATATATTTATCAACTATATATTTATCAACTATATATTTTTCAACAATATATTTATCAATTATACATTTATTTAAATATATTTATCTAATACATTTAGCAACAATATATTTATCAACAATATATTTATCTAGTTTTGACTTACACTTTTCGACGGAGCTCCGCTCCTAGCCTTCGGCAAAAGTGTGGTTTCGTTTAATAATTCCTATAAATCTCTAGATAATTATAGAAGCTTTAAAAGCCCAGCAAAACAAAAACAAAATGTCCTATCTAGAAGCTGAATATGATACATCCACTGAAGATTTTAATGAAAATGATGATAACACACCTGTTCTATCTAAATCTGAATTAATTACATTAACACTAAATGAACGGCAAGATATAACGAATTTTATGTTTAATGTTCTGTGTAATCGTATCCAAAGTAATAATATAACTTTTATGAAGCATATGAATTTTAGAAACTTTACAGAATGGTTTATTGACCATTTTGAAAGTGATATTATCGATTATTAAATATTTTAACCATTTTATAAAACTTCTATGAAATGGACAAAATTTTTCGACGGAGCTCCACGCCTAGCCTTAGACAAAGGTGTACAAAGAAGTAAAATATATTACTCATATCAATATTTAACAAAATAATTATATTATGCTTTAATATAAAGAATGGTTTCAGTCTCAAAAGCGATTTCTGTTTGGCAAGGAGATAATGGAATTCAAGCTGATCGATTAGTTGATGGTGTAAGTACAATAACAGTCCTTTCTGCTACAAGTGGCGCAGACATTCCTCAAATCGCAATAGATAGCACAGGTAATGCTATAGCTGTATGGCGCGGAGTTGGTGGATCAAACAGCTCTATAATTCAGGCCAGCCGTTATACAATAAGTGGTGGTTGGTCATCAGTAGTAAACCTTTCGGATACTATTCAAACGAATAGTAAGAATGATCCTCAAATAGCAATAGATAGCACAGGTAATGCTATAGCTGTATGGACCCGAACTGATGGATTAAACAATAGTATAATTCAATCCAGGCGTTATACTATAAGTGATGGTTGGTCAGATCTAACATCAGTAGTAGACCTTTCGGATATTAGTTCAAGTCAGTCTCAAATAGCAATAGATGGTGCAGGTAATGCTATAGTTGTATGGAGCCGAGGAGTTACTTCAAGCAACTATAAAACTCAAGCCAGGCGTTATACTATAAGTAATGGTTGGTCAGATTTAGCATCAGTAGTAGACCTTTCGGTTACTAGTGGAACTGTTGGTAAGCCTCAAATCGCAATAAATAACATAGGTAATGCTATAGCTGTATGGATCGGAGTTGATGGATCAAACAATATAATTCAAGCCAGGCGTTATACTATAAGTGATGGTTGGTCAGATCTAACATCAGTAGTAAACCTCTCTGTGTCTACTACAAGTTCTTTTGATCCTCAAATTGCAATAGATAGCACAGGTAATGCTATAGCTGTATGGACCCAATTTGATGTATCATTCAAAGGTACAACTCAAGCCAGGCGTTATACTATAAGTGGTGGTTGGTCAGATCTAACATCAGTAGTAGAACTTTCGATTGCTGGTAAAAATGCTTTTAATCCTCAAATTGAAATAGATAGCACAGGTAATGCTATAGCTGTATGGCGCGGAACTGTCGTATCAAGCGACTATATAATTCAAGCCAGGCGTTATACTATAAGTGGTGGTTGGTCATCAATAGTAGAACTTTCGGCTGATGGTAAAAATGCTTACCCTCCTCAAATCGCAATCGATAACGCAGGTAATGCTATAGCTGTATGGCGCCGAGATGATAATTCAGACAACGGTATAATTCAAGCCAGCCTTTATAATAATAATGGTATTTGGTTAACACCATTATCAGTATTAAACCTTTCGGTTTCTGGTAAAACTGCTTTAAATCCTCAAATAGCAATAGATAATTATGTTGAACCAACTACAACCACTAGTACAACTACTACAACTACTACAACTACTACAACTACTACAACTACTACCACAACTACTGAAGCACCAGCTAGTACTACAACTACTACCACAACTACTGAAGCACCAGCTAGTACTACAACCACCACAACTACTGAAGCACCAGCTAGTACTACAACTACTACCACAACTACTGAAGCACCAGCTAGTACTACAACCACCACAACTACTGAAGCACCAGCTAGTACTACAACCACCACAACTACTGAAGCACCAGCTAGTACTACAACCACCACAACTACTGAAGCACCAGCTAGTACTACAACCACCACACGACCAACAACGACAACAACTAGTACAACTACTGAAGCCCCATTTAAAAAAACTACAGTTAGATTCTCTATTGATGTTGATTATTTCACCATAATTATAGATCAACAGTCACTAGATAACTATATAAGTGCTTTAATTGACGAAATTGTTGCCGTTACTGGTGCCCCTAGATCAAGTATTACAATTATTAGTGTAACTAGTGGCTCTATTATAAATGAATTAAGCTTACCTACAGAATATGTACAAGCTTTACAAAATGCTGTAAACGGCGATTCTTTCTTTTTTGTCATAAATAGTGTTACATATAGGGCTATACGCGGTTCCTTTGTTATTGTAGACAACATTTGTTTCCAAAAAGGTACTATGATACTAACACCACATGGTTACAAGGCCGTAGAAAGCCTTAAAATGGGTGATACAGTAAGTACCGCTCAAGGTGTTGTTGTAAACATCCAAAAGGTAACAAGCTTTGTAGGAAAAAGAGAAAAGTGCCCATTGTATGTTTTAAATAAGGATTCATTGGCTCCTAATATGCCACAAATAGACCTCTATATGAGTGAAGGACATGCCTATAAATATAAGGGCCGATGGAGCCATATGAGATGTTCCTCGTTAGCTAAGAAGCTAGATTTAGATAATATAGAATATTACAATATAGCCGTAGATAGCTACATTGAATATACACTAATTGCGAATGGAGTAGAAGTGGAATCGCTATTCAATATAAATGGTTTAAAAATGAGATGGGAATGTAAAAAGGATAATTGTAAACCAATTATTGAATTAAATAACTAAAGATGTAAACTGTAAAAATATATATTTATTCTCAATACATTTTAAAAACCTTCACGAACTTTTATAAAATCACAGGGGGCTAACTTTCGGACACTATGGTACCTTTTAACGTTTAAAACGCTGATTTATAATTTTATATATAATTATATAGTATGGAATTATTAAATACACGAATGTTTAATTGGCAGAAGGGTGAACCCTCTGGCTTAGCAAAACATATGGATGTCATTATATTAAATAAAGATTGTATTATTTATAATAAACCATTAGAATTATCAAAAACAATATTTATAAATACAAGATTAAATGAAAAATTAATAATTTATTTTATTGATAATATATTGCCAAAATTATCAAGGCCTATAAATTTAATTATTTCAGGCGAAGATTATACTTTTCCAAATAACATAGATAAACGTATGAATGGGGTAACAGATAATAGATTTAAAACATTAGGAAAACACAAATTTATTAATAAAATGTTTGTTGAAAATTTAGATGAAAATATAGAAAACGCATTACCTATACCATTAGGTATAAATCCTCGTGAATGTCCTATAACGAATGATTATTTTTTGAAATTTGAAAATATTGATAGTAATAAGCCATTAAAAATTACTAACTTTAATAGAACAAGAGATGGTAAAGGACAATGGGAAGAAAGAGGATATGTTGATAATTTATGTAAAAATTATTGGAGTAATTTTTTCATAAAAAATGAACATAAAAATCATGACGAATATTTAAAAACAATGGGTAAATATTTGTTTACTATATGTGTTCACGGAGGGGGGTTAGATGTTAATCCTAAATTATGGGAAGCATTATTAATTGGAGTAATACCTATTATAAAAGAAAATAAACCATACAGTGATATTTATGAAAGATTAGATTTTCCTGTTGTAATAGTTAAAGAATGGAATGTTAATACAATAAATGAAAATGCTCTAAAAATATGGTATAATAAATATTATAATTATTTTACAAATATTAAAAAAAGAACAAAAATGTTAAATTATTTATCTTTGGATTATTGGGTTAATTATGTAAATAATTTCGGCATGTAAAATCCTTCAATCTTATTCCTGTCTTTAAAATACCGTATACCGTGGAGTGCCAAAGTTAGCAAAGCTTAACTTTAGGACACTATACGGTATGCTAAATTTGGCACTCCACGGTACCGTATAGTGCCAAAGTTAAGACCCCCCTTAAGGGGGCGGTCTTCAAACTTTCGGACACTATGGAACCCGCGTTAGATGCCAAAGTAAAGCCCCCAGAGGGGGGCTTACATTTGGCACTCCACGGTATAGAATATTATAGAAATTTATAATCCATAATATTTTATCTCAATACATCTATTTACATTTTAAATGTTCTTTTCATACCACTATTGCGTCCTTTATCTTTAGGAATAGAAGCTATACTAGGTATATCACTGCCCGAATCCTTACTTAATATATCATCAAAACCTTGTGGTCCCTTCATACCACCACCAGTTGCCGGCTTTTGATTTCCTCCTTTAGGACCCCCCCCTCCCATAAAACCACCCATTAAACCACTCATTAAACCACCCATACTACCTAAATCCGGCATTCCACCGCCCCCTCCAGCAGCGGCTCCATCCATAGCTCCAAACATCTCCTGCATCTTTTGTTGAGCCGGCTTAATAATCATCTTAGAAAGATGGAAATAGAAAGCACTACCAGCGAGGGTCATTAGTAATTTAACTTCCGGACTAATATGACCCTTATTTTTATATTTTTCATAGAGTTCTTCGAAAATATCATCGTATTCTGAGTAGTTCTCCATAACACTTTCCGACCAACCATCTAGATCAATGTCAAATGGATTAACACTATGGTTTACAAATTCCATAGTACTTACTACACCCATAAGTACTCTACGTTGAAACTTAATACTATTTTGTAAATCACGTTCATTTTTAAGACGTTCATATGTCTTCTCCATATCCTCTACACTAGAACGCATCGTAAACTTTTGTGGTATCTTAATACCCTTCTTTTCAAGCTTGTCAAAAAGAAACAACAATTCCTGTTTTCTTTCATTTTCATTGGCATTAGCACCAGAACCACCCTTAGAACGTACTCTATCCCTGATGCGTTCCGAAAGAGAACCACCACTAGATTCACTAGCACCATCCATAATATCCTTAACTTTATCGAGTTCGTTAAAATCCAAATCTAGAGAGCGTTTGCTAGCACGGCTAGAACGACTGCTTTCGCTTCTAGATTCACTAGCGGAATCTTCACTTTCCTCCTTTGGTACATTCTTCTTTTGTTTGTTAGCAATCATATCTAGCCCAAAATCCATACTATCGGGTTCAACGACAGGCTTCTTAGGTACAACTCTTGGTGGGGCCGAAACCTTCGCTTGATCCTTCTTGACATTAACCTTGGGGGTTGCCGGTTTTTCTTTCTTATTATTAGCGGATTTATTAGAAGGTCTAGTGAAATCAAAAAAGCTATTAGCATTACCATTAGGAACACTCATTTTCTCTTTAGTAAATACTAAAGAACCGTGGCTAGAATTATCAAGATTTAGTTCATCGTCAAAATTAATGTCTTTTAATTCATCTAGATCTATATCATCCATATCATCGGGGGTAATATCTATAGTTCTCTTAGGATCCTTTTGTATCTTGAATTCTTCACTCATTCTGTGTACTAAATATATTACAGACTCTAATTTAATATTTTAAACGCTATTTTGCTTTATGTATCTTCTTATTTCTTTTGTATGGCAATCTTTCTTAATAAATCCAATAGTAAAAACATTAAAACACCACAACCGGCAAATATGATAAACTCTCGTATAAACACATTCTTCGAGTAGTCGTCAAATTCCGCTCGGCATACCCTGCAGTTCTTTAGATGTCCTAACATGTTCAAACAATCCACCTTTTTACCACTGTTTTCAAACCCTTCGTGAACATTATGATTATCACGACTATCACTATTGCGGCTATCGCGATGTTTAAGAATACCCTTGGGTTTTTGTAATCTTATCTTTCTACCTACAACCTTTCTAGTAACATCATCGCTAGTTACATCACTGTATTCATCTTCGTCCGTGAAGTAGCGTCTACTATAGTTAGGTTCACACCAATCCTCCACATCTCTATGCGATTGTCTAAAATAGCGAGTTTCATCTTCATCGTTTCTATATTTCTTACTCGAACAATCATACGATTCATCATCGGTTTCGGGACTTTCTACAACCCGATTTGTTCTTATAGAACCAAAATTGTCCTTTCTAAATTTCTTGAAGTTGGCAGGATTTTGTACAGGATCCTTAACTACATAAGGATTCTGCATAGGTTTTGATCCCTGTATTTCATCTACACCCCATGCTTCTTTTATTGATGCATATACCATTACTATTTATATTATATAAAATAAAATTCTAAAATGCCGGAAAAGAAACTTAAAATACGGATTTATCCAACTTTTAAAACATACCAAATAATTAATATAACTAATTATGAATAACCAGCCCAAAGAACCCGTGTTCTATGTAATTACTATTTGTTGGAATGAATCACCCCTTCTTAAATACTTCCTAAATTACTACTCTTTTGCCACGAAAATCATTGTATTTGACAATATGAGTAGTGACAATAGTGTAGAAATAATGAAGAGTTACAACAATGTAGAAATATGCAGTTACAATACAAATGAACAAATCCGAGATGATATCTATATTGAAATTAAAAATCATGCATGGAAACAATTTCGCAATGAATGCGATTGGTTTATTATAATTGACATTGATGAGTTTATCTATCACCCATTAGGTATTCCTAACTATGTTAAAAGTCTGCCACAAAATGTCGCCATTTTACAATGTATCGGATACGAAATGTTCTGCCCTGACATTTTTCAAACTCCAGGCGATACTATATTTGATAAATCTATAAGAGGCTATCCTGGAAATAAACTAGATAAATGTACATTAATTAATAGCAAATTAGTTAGCGAGATCAACTACCTCTACGGTTGTCATAAAGCCTTTCCTAAAGTTAATGGAACTATACATAGCGAACCTAATTTTAAATTACTGCATTATAAATTCGTATATCCACTGCAATATCTAATTGCTAGATATCAAACTATGGCGAAAAGATTAAGTAAACATAATATCGAAGAAGGCCTTGGGTTTCACTATACAAATATGAATAGTCTAGTTAAAAAATACAACGATCTAGCAAGATGTAGTACTCCTATAATCAATATTTAATAATTCATAATCAATAATTCATAATTAATTAATAATGTACATATAATACTATTAATTAATTCTCATTTATAATTTATCATCTAAAGTAACTTTTCTAACTTATACAACTTATTCGTCTCTATCCACCACACCTTTTCATCTCTAGATTCCCTATTGTATTGACGAAGTGCTATTTCTATTAGTTTACATTGATTTTCACGTTTTTCACTGGAAAATTCATCTAGTCCTAAATTCTCCATTAGTTTATTCATAGGTGCCTTGTTATAACTCATACACGCCTTTCCTTCTAGTTTTAAGTTCGACTTATTCTCTACAAAACTAAAATCAATGATTTTACACGTCATTTGTTTTAATGGGCTCTCCTCACGACCATCACTAATATATTCCAATCTACCTATTACATGTGTATCTAAATTATAGTCATCAAAATTATACAATATCATAGGCTTTTGTAAACTATCGCTATTCAATCTGTCTACTATCTTCTTGCCCTTTGCTACATATTCATAACTCAATTCGCGAGTCCATTGAACCGCTATAGGCATATCGTCCCGATCCTTTATAACTATATCCTTGTTCTCTAAATAGTCACCTATCTTATCGTGTCTATCACCACTCTCTATTTCATCTGGACTATAACTCTCCCTAAACCAATCTAAGATTATACTCCTCATTACTACATCTTTCACTCTGTCTAGATAATATGCTATTTGGTCCACATCGCTATTACTATCTACAAATTTTATTACTTCGCTACGCCATTTCTTTAACAGTTCTGGGGCCAATTCACGATCTTTAACGACAACTTCGGCTTTCGCCGGTTTCACTGTCAATGGGGTTTGTCTATAATATTCGGGTAAGTCTACGGTTTTATCTAAATCATTTGGTTGAAACAAATAGTAACCATCTCTAAATACAATTCTACCTAATCGATGATATTTATCATGTAGTTTTTCGTGGCTATATATTAGTTGATCTAGAGATATAAGAAACACATCTTCATCAAATGTATCTATCTTCATTTGGCAATATGTCTTAATATGCGACAACTTAAATACAACCGATTTAGAGAACATACTTTTTATAACCTTTTTGTACCGCTCAATCTCTCTGCTGGCGTGGTACTCTATATTGTACGTATCCCTATCCATTTGTGAATTGTTCATAGCCGTTGGTATTTTACTATAGTCTACACAACTGTACACTCGACTACAATCTTTATAACCACAATCTCTAGTATCATCCTTATCTCCTACATCCTCTCCAAAATCCTCTACACTATACTTATTGCCCGAATAGTTCGAGACACAATCTACGGCTCCATTGCGCAAGACAAACTCCACCTCTTTCATTTGTATGTCTTTCCTTTCGGCTCTACGATGTATCTTTTCATCCGTTGTCTCTATTTCATTACTACTAATGTGACTAGAATACAAAAACACCGTAACGTTGCGATCCTCTAGTGGTAAATCCTTATGACTGCAGTTACGAATACCACGACCAACCACTTGATCTATTCTACTAAAGTTGTCCCAGGGATTAAGGATATGGATTTGTCTAATTCTAGCAAAATCCACACCTTCGCCGGCGACTCTAGTACCAATAATAACCTTTATAATATTACCATCGCGATTGTCTTCACTATTGCATCTTTGTACCAATTGGGCTCTTTTCTTAGGATCCATTTCACCATCTAGCAATATGTATTTCCACTTTTGCGGAGATGTTTTCTTGACAGTCGTTGATTGTAGCTTGTTTTTAACTACTACATCACCCATCTTACCCTCTACAACCAACTGTTCAAAGCCATTTTGTTCTAACATCAATGCCAGGGGCAATGAACCACCTTTTCTGTATTCCGAATAGACAAATATGATGCCATTATCGGTACTAGTTATATTTTCTAAAATCTTATGAAACTTTGGCGAATACTTCTCGAGGTTGCTTACATCAAATAGTGGCTTTTTAGATACCATAGCGTCTTCCGTATATTCATATTTGCCATTTTTAAGTTCCTTGAAACATCTATCAAATCCACGCTCACCAAACAATACCGCTACATCCGCTTTACTAAATGTTGTTTTCGCTGGTAATGGATAGACAATATTGGAAATCATTTTACCATTAATATCAAATGTCTCACTAGCTACACTAGCTACACTAGCTACATCATCCATTAATTCTTCACCGCCAAGTTCCTCTTCCCTAATAGCGTCACTGCCTAATACAGCCTTTCTAAAAATAGATTCTTGATACGCACTCATATCACATTTTACTAGTGGATTGTATCTAATTCTATCATCGGGTTCTAGAGGTGTACCATCCATTTTACTAGTTGGTGTAGGAAAGTAAACAATGTTGTTTTTTACTATATCTTCTATCGGCGATTTATTGGGTAATAGTTTACTAGGAAAACTAATTGGATTAGCACCTCTAACATAACTAATATAACCTCTAGATATTTCTAATAGTTTTTTAGAATCGATAAGATTGTCCCTACTATCAAACAACTCACCTACTTTAACCTTTTCGCGTCCATCATTTTCCAACAATAAGTTCAAGATGTATACAATTTCTGTAGAACTGTTGAACATAGGTGTAGCACTCATAAGTAATATTTTAAGATCATTGGAATAGTGTACAATCTTTTCTAACATTTTAGGAGCAATCTGGTCACCGCCTTCGCCGGCCGTTCTAATGTTTTGAATTTCGTCTACAATTAATAAACGGTTTGAGAAGTAATCGGATAAGGCTACTCTAATTCTTTCCTCTTTTTTAGGATCGACAATAGGGGTAGCGCGCCATATGAGGCCTTTAAAGGATTTCACACCGGTAAATATAAAATTGGATACCGTTATTTCTTCACCTTCGGATTTAGGGGCTTTTTTAGGCATGGCCGACTTTTCTTCATCTAGATCTAATTTCAACCCACGTTTAATTAATAGTTTACTTATTAGACCCTTTAGCGACCCATATGTAATAAACTCATAATCATTCTCTATCTTTTTTAATATTCTATTTTCACGGCGTTTCATACTTTCTGGATCCGTACTTTCAATAGGGATGTAATATCTATTTCCAGTACATTGTAATGTACCCGGCACCAATCCTTGACTTATTTCTAAACGCTCCTTATTAAAGTTATAAAGTTCCTTAATATAGTTCTGCATCGTACTTGTACCTAAGACGACTAATACTTTCTTGTTGTATTTCTTATAGTATTCTAGATGTCTTTCGGCTATAGTGATACTAGCACAAGTTTTACCAACACCTGTACCCCAATTTAACAACAGACCGTTATAGGGAGTTTCGGTGTTGAAGAAATTCGCGACCCATTGTTGTTGTGCCGAGAGGCCAAATGTATCCGTTCGGCACAGTTCATCGATCGTTTTACCTTTCCAACTTTCCACCTTGTTTATTAAAAACTCCTTTTTCCGGTTTAGTTTAATATAAAACTGGGGATCGATGACTTCAGGATAGTTAGAAAAGTATTCTATATTACTATCATCCCAATCGGCCCTTTTGCTAGAATCTCCTTTCTTGGAACTAGTCCTTTGTTGTTCTTTTTCTACAATATCCGTCAACTCTTTAGGTTCGACAAAAGACTTGTTATAGGTAGCTAATTGAAGAGCAATAGGTATAGTTAAATCGAGTTTCGAATAGTACAATTGGCGCTGTTCAGATGATACCGTTCCAAAAAAGGCACTATAGTTAACAATAACTAAATTAGGGTCAAAACTCTTTGTCTTTTTCGATGGGGAATCGCCATTTAGATCCACTAGGACATTCTTATGTTCATCTATATCTTGTATGTACTTTTTAACCTGTTTCTTAATATCATTTTCTAGTTTAACTAGTATTTTATTTAGTTCTTCTAGATCTTTTGACTTTTTTACGGTAGCCAATAAGTTTACATCGAAATCTTCACTATCGGATATCATGCTGTAAACAATCAACCGTTCAACGATAAAGTAATAGTTTAGCAACCATATGTCTTCCTTCTTTGATAGGCCACTATGTAAATCGATCTGTATACCTTTCTCTAAATACTCTAGTTTACTAAAAATTATACTAGAAACATTAGGTTTGATACGCAATAGTTCTATATTCGGTTTGGGTAATTTCACTAGGATCCATGGGTATAACTTAATAAACTGAATGTTAACAATCCGCTTTAGTTGTTCGAAATGAGGAGACATCCGTTTTCTATCGCAAATTTGTATTAAATTATTAAATATAGTTTTTTCTGTATTGCCGGAGAGTAATAATTTTTTACTTATTTTAGATATTTTGTCCCATTGTTCATAACGAATCGCCGAACAAAGTTCAATCCAGTCATTTTTCTCGGTAGCTGTAATCGTACCCTCTTTAACACAATAGCCCCATTCGCGCATCAATCCCGTATCATCAACTTCGGTCGCACACCATTTGCCACCACCCGGACCAATAAATATACCATCTAGGGTTAAATCTTTATCTACACAAACCGATGTATTCTTTACACGCTTATTGTTGCGATCCATATAGTCAAATGTCGGTACACATTCTTTTACGGTTTCACGGCGGTTGCTACCTCTTTTAGAACGGTTGTAGTCTTCATCGACAACTCCTTGGTATGTTCTAATCGTCCTTTCACCTTCTTGTTCTCTATTTGTACCATAATAGCGGTCTTTAGTGGGACTAGTCTCTTTTTGTTTGCGAATTAGTTTCTTTTTAACAATAAGGTCTCTAGGTTTCCAGTACCTACCTAATTCGAGTGACTCTTCTAAAATGTAGTCTTTACTTTTTACTTGTATTACATCACCTATGTTATATTGTTCGGGCGGTGGAAAAACACTTTTGTTTCTAAGAACTTCGAGAAGTCTCGAATCCTTAAATATAGCTATTCTAATATCACGATCAATTATATATGTTTTTAAATAGCCAATAATATAACTTACCGATTTCTCTTTTTCTAGGAGCTGTTCTGCGACAGATATGGCATCACTGATGTTATCTATAGTATACTCTAGATCTATACAATAACCCCATTCACGCATATTACCATCTTTATCTAGTTTAGTAGCACACCAAGATCCCGTACCGGGATTAACACGGGTTTCACCTAGATAAAAAGAGCCTTTTACACAATCTTCTGTAGTTTGAGGGGTTCCATCCCTATCGATGTAGCTAAAGGGAACTATACCTGGTGCTTGGCCATCGAGACGTTTATGTTCTTCGTGAAATTTAGAGTTAATTTTTTGGGCAATAATACCTTCGTGGATACGAATTTTAAATTCTCCACGATCTCGATTATTTGTTAAAATACTCATCTACTAATATAGATTTAGATTTTATCTAAATAAAACAATGGTATAGATTTAGATTTTATCTAAATAAAACAATGGTATAGATTTAGATTTTATCTAAATAAAACAATAATCCAAATAAAACAATGCTGTATTCGCTTTATTCTAAAACAATAAATAGATATATATATTAGAAGGTTTTTATGAATAAACAACCTAGAAATATCAGCTATGGAATAATAATTTATAAAAAGATAGATAAAACTCCATATTATTGTTTAATATGCCGTAAAGATAGTTTCACCTATAGTGAGTTTATTAGAGGTAAGTATCAATTAGAGGATGTAGACGCCATATATAGAATGGTATCGTATATGACTGAACCTGAAAAACAAACAATACTTAAGACTGATTTCGATACACTTTGGAGCCGTTTGTGGAACTTGGATAGACGAAAAATGAATGCGTCGTATTTTAAAAGAGAATACAATCAATCTAAATATAAATTTGAAACATTAAAAAAAGGCTACTATACTACAGTTCATACAGATTTAGCTATGAAAAATAAACGGTTTATGAAATTAGAAGATATCGTAAAGGATATAGAGGTTAAAAACTATCCAAAATATGTAGAACCTGAATGGGGATTTCCAAAAGGTAAAAAAAACAGAAACGAATCCAAGATCGATTGTGCTAAAAGAGAAGTTTTAGAAGAGACAAATATATCCATAAATGATTTAACATTTCATACCGATGACATTTATGAAGAACGGTTTATTGCCGATAATCTAATAGAATATGTACACATCTACTATTTAGCCGAATGTAATCCAAATAAAGTTCTAGAATACGACGAAAATAACATACATCAATATACTGAAATCAGTAGTATCCAATGGTTTACATATGAACAATGTATAGATAAATTACGGATCTACAATAAAGAAAAGAAGGATCTATTAACAAAGATACATTTTAACTTAAAATCTAATTCATAAATATTTAATAATACGTGATAGATGTCTAATTCTATCGAAAATATTTATGAATTTTATAAAAAACAACCAGTACAGCTTTCTAACCTAGATTCTATTAAGGAATGGTTTATACAAGCAGAAACTGTCAAAGATTCAACCACTATTAAAGCGACCGAACCTATAAAACCTAAAAGCAAAACTAGCGCTAAGGCTAAAGCTAAACCAAAACCTAAACCTAAACCTAAAGAACGTCCTAATGTATTATTAGTAATTGGCAATACTGGTATAGGTAAGTGTGTATCTAGAGAAACAAATGTACTTGTACCTAATAATATCTATAAACCTATAAAACTAATAGAACCGGGAGAATATGTATTAGATCCTTTAGGAAATAACCGGCTTGTACATAAGGTTTGTCACGGTATTTCCGATAGGTACTATTATATTAAATACACTAATTCTACTAGTAGCTTTAGTTATAAAGTAACAAGGAATCATCTATTAGTACTAAAAGATCTTAAGGGTGTTATAAAATACTGTTATCCATATGAAGCTATAGGTAGTTGTATGTATACAGGAATAGATATTAGTGGAAATAGTTATAAAGTGAAAATAGAAGAGGTATTAGAACGGTTTGAATATGTAGGAATAAGTGTAGAGGGAGAACTGTTTGTTATAGATAATGGAATTGTAACACACAACAGTGATATAGTTAGTAATTTTTTAAAGAGTTGTACTTATGATATTTTAGATATGGGAAAATTACTAGATATTTACGAAAGTACAAATATCTATTCTATCAAGGATTTTATACCAAAACTGCTAAAACAGAAAAATGTATCCGATGTTAAAAATAAGAAACTATTGCTTATAGATAGTTTAGAGGAACATGTAGTAGTTCAAAAGACGATATTGAGAGATGTTGTAGAGAATTTGGAGTTTTTAGAAATGCCAGTGGTCATTGTGAGTGAAAGTAATAGTTTCGACAACCTCGAGAAAAAAGTTATAGCTAAATTAAAAAAGGACTGTAAAATAGTACAATTGGAAAAACCATCTAAAGAAACTCTAGAAACTTATATACACAATTATTTAGGTAATGTACAGGATGAAATTATAGATAAAATGATACATACGTGTAATGGTGATTTACGGTATCTAACAAATATGTTATACTTTTATAAACTAGAAAGCAAAAGTGGCATATACAGTTCTACGAATCAACAACGGGATATTATAATGGATACAGAATGTTCTTTGTTGGATTTTAGTGATGGTAAAATGGATGAAATATACAACAGATGTGAAATAGATCCTTTTATATTTGGAATGTTGACATATGAAAATTATATCAATTGTAAAAACAAACCTGGATATTCAAAGAAAAATATAATTAGTTCTATTTGTTATGCCGATTATTTAGAGAAGAAGTTGTTTAAATATCAACAATGGGATCTATTAGAAGGCTATTCATTCTTCTCTACAATTTATCCGTGGAGACAATTAGAAACACCAAAAACAATTCAATCTAGTTGTACTCTTCAAAAATATATGAATACTAAGAAAAAGAACCGCAAACACACATTAGACTTTTAATAGGCAATGGTGCGTTTCTTAGCTTTAAGATTTATACAATATTAAACTAGATGGACGAGAATAAAAAAAGAACCGTTCTAGGAAATATACTAAAAAGCGATAAGATTAATGGATCATTTAATCGCTATAAAGATAGCAATAAACTAAACAAAAAACTAATTGTCGAAAGGATTATGGCTGAAATAGATGGGTTATGGGCTCGTTTTAACGATATAGGTAAACTAAATCGATTCTTAGAAAGTTTTATATCTAACCACATTAAGGACTTCTTAATACCTAGAAAAAACAATGACGTAGAGTCTGTTAACTTAGGTAATAACTTAGGTAATAATGATAGTAGAGTAAATGAAGATCCAAATGAAAGACTTCAAAGAGAAATAGAGGAACGGAAAAAGTCTAAAATAGTTATACAGGTAAGCAATGAGAGTACCGAAGTTAATGAAGAAAATACAAGAGATACAAGAGATACAAGAAATATAGAAGAGTTTAGAAATGAGGAAAATATGGCAGAAAAAAATGAGATAAGTAATTTAGAAACTATGAATAGAAACAATTATCCTCAACAACCTATGCAACCTATGCAACAAATGATGAATCCCCAACAACCTATGCAACAAATGATGCATCCTCAACAACAACAGCAACATCAAATGATGCATCCTCAACAGCAACAACAAATGATGAATCCCCAACAGCAACAAATGATGTTTCAACAACAACAGCAACAACAACAGCAACAAATGATGCTTCAACAGCAACAACCTGTACAAAATACAATGAATCTTAATATGATACCACTTCAACAACCTCAACAACAAAGAAACTTTACGACTAAACGTTCTGATACTCCTATGCCTATGTCTATGTCTATACAACATCAACAACAGCAACCACCTATGTCAACTCAAATACCTACACAAGTACCTTCTATTCCTGTTCCTGTTACTATTCCTGTGCAACAACAACAACCTCCTACGCCTGTACAACAAGAACAAGATAGATCAGTAATTCATGTTGATTCTAGAGAAAGAAACATTGTAGAATTCCCCAAGTCAAATCCATTTAGTATCTATATGAATGATGGAACAACTTGTGTTGTTTGTGTTCGTGATTTAGTAACGACGAATCTTCACAATGACCCATACCTACTAGTACAAATATCAGAAAACACTAAGAGTGTATATGAAAACCAATTGACTCGTGAGGTACATTTTAAACTAGTTAGAGTACATAAGGATGATACTTGCGCCTATTACAAAAATACAGATATGGAAACAATGATTCGCCTGCGTGACATAAATAAGGTAACTTTTAATATTATTAGACCAAACGGTAAATTATTATATAGTTATGTAAATGATATTAGAGAAACCGCTCCTATATCAGAGGAACAACGTGTAGAGTTTCTAGAAAATAACAAGCATCTAAAAGAAAAAAATATTGAAGTATTTGAAATTATATCCGACCAAGTAGAACCCGGTGATGTATTAACAGTTTTTGAAAAGGATATAGAAGATGGTGTAGAAGCCAAGGTACTTAGCATTGAGAAAGCTAATAACAGAGTTGTTGTTGAATATACTAACGGTACCCTTACTAATGTTAGTAACAGACGTGTATTATTAAACAAATTCCAAGTATCTATTAGTTTAGAAATTATATAAATAGTAATCAAATAGACTAGGGATGAAAAATTAATATTATTATTAAATAGAGGTTAATAATAATGCTAACGAAGAGAGACATATTTTTAATTATAGCAACTATTTTACTAATAGTTATTTCTAATAGGTTATACTATACTAATAAGGAACACTATGAAACAAATGTTGTGACGGCCATTACTAAAATGCGCGAACTTATTAATAAAGGAAAGGTTAATATGGTGTTTCAGACATTAAATATAGAACTAGTAGAACCGACTGAAATTATAGGTAGATTATTTTTAGATTATTATGTAGGAACTATACATATTCATTTAGGTGATATAGAACTTGTATTTGGTCAAAAGAGTACTAATATACTACACAAGGGCAAAAAACTCCATGAACTAAAATTTGGATTAAACACTAAAACTCTATATAATTTTAGAATACTCCTATATCCAGTAGAGCAATTTATAGCTATTATAATAAACGATAATCTACTATTTAGTGAATTTATAGATCTAGATATTGACACTGTACAGTTTATTGTTAAGGATGTTGCCAATGGACAACGTACCTTCTTCGAAGCCAAGAAACTAGATTATAAGTTCCTAGGAAATGATGTAGAATTAAGTAAACTTCATGTAAATAATAGATATCTAGATGCGTCTAGTGGTGTACCGGCCTTAGTAAATGGTGATAGCCAACCTGGAAGTATATGGAACATAGAACGTCATAGTGGAAAATATTATTCAGTCAAAAGTATTAAGAATAATTTATATCTAGGTTTTAAACCACTACTATACTTATCAAACAAAAATGATAATGGTACTAAATTAATCATACTATGTAGAAAAACAGATTGTATTATTTTTAATAAGAGTAGTTATATACTAAATATTGAAGCCGGTAAAATGAATAGTATATTCAATAGTGTATTAAAGATAGATAAGGTAGCTAATGTAGAAAATTGGATTACATATGGCAGTACTTTTAACCTAGTAAATAATACTAAGGAGTTTTTATCCGGCAATCCTAACCTCAAATATGATTTCCCGGGTTCTAGTGGCTTATCCGCGGTTTATAGTGATACTGTAGCTGATAATCAACTTATTAATTGGACTATAGAAGACCATAGTAATAAACATATAGGTCATTTAGTACAAAAAGGAAACAGTGTATATTTAAAAAATAATGGATACTATCTACAAGTCATTAGGGGCAATCCAACACCTAGTGGGAGCGGTATAGAAGTTTCATTAGGCATTGAAAAAAATGACAATAGTAAATGGACCATAAAACATATAGGTAATTCTAGAGGATTGTATAAGAAAGATGACTCTATACATCTATATCATAGTAAAACAGGTACATATTTATACAATATTGGTAAGAAGTTTACTATATCGGGACATACTAAAAATGAAGTAGTAAGTTTAGGTAACACCGATAATAATAGTGTATGGACTATTGGAAATAGCATAATCCTAGAAAACAAAAGTGGTAGTGGTAACAAAAATAGTATTAGTTACTATAGATACAAGAAACACGAAGACTATTTAACAACCAAGGAACGTTTGTGGAAAAAGATGATCGATTCTGAAAACGAAAAGATTAAGAAACAATTAAGCAAATACAATAAGTTAAAAAGCGTTGAGGAGGACATAGAAAAAAGCATCAAACAAATACAAGATGATATAACTAACCTAGAAAGGACTAAATGTCCTAATAGAAAAGTATGTGCTAAAGTATCCAAGGAATCTTGTATAGAAGATAAGACAAGTAAACCATATAGTATTATACGTAGAAAGGATACGGGTAATAGCAATGTAAATTGGATTGATACGGATAGTGTAGGTAGATGTAAATCATTAGCGGATTTTGATATAGAACAGAGTCCTTATGTTAAAAATAAAGAATATATAAAGAAAATTCCTATGGCCAGGGATAATATGTCGGTTTCTTCTAATTAATTTATATTATAGGATTTTTGAATTAAATTAATATTCTAATTAAAATCCTAAAAACATTTTCTAACAATATAATATAAATATGTTTGAGCTCTACGTTAAGTATTTATTAGAAGGTATCGCTGTCGCCGTCGCCGCTTACTTTATTCCTAGAAAGAAGGTTGAAATGGCTGAAATCATCTTTATTGCTCTGAGTGCTGCCGCTACCTTTGCCGTACTTGATATCTTCGCCCCCAAGGTAGGTGAAGGTGCTCGCAAGGGTGCTGGTTTTGGTATTGGTGCCAACACGGTCGGCTGGCCCATGGAACGCTTCGAAGACAAGAAGGCTACCGATATGAAGGATTACAAGTCGGAAGACTCGAGCAAAACTTCGGAAGACTCGAGCAAGGCTTCGAATGATTCGAGCAAAATGTCGCACGGTTCGGATGCCACTGCCAAGAAGGAAGGCTTCTACGCTGAAGAAAAGTCGGAAGACTCGAGCAAGGACTCGAGCAAGGCTTCGGAAGGTTTTAAGGATGAACAAATCATGGGCTTTGAAAACAACAAGGCTTACTCGATGTTCTAAAACACACTTTTGCCGAAGGCTAGGAGCGGAGCTCCGTCGAAAAGTGTAAGTCAAAACTTGATAAATTAATAGTTGAATTTATAGTTGATAAATTTATTTTAGAATTTATATATATAAATTAATAGTTGAATTTATATAGATAAATTTATAGTTGAATTTATATAGATGAATTTATAGATAATTGTATCTATAAATGTATCAGAATCTACAAAGCAATTGTATTATAAGTCTATTTACGGTTGTATTTATACGGTTGTATTTATACGGTTGTATTTATACGGTTGTATTTATACTTACGAATATCCACATACTTGCCTTCAACACGGGCGACAATTTTCTTCTTTTCACCACTAAGCTTTTCATAGAGGTCAACATCCGAAAACATCTTTTCAAGGAACCCGCGTTAGATGCCATTAAATTTGGCACTCCACGGTAACAATATACCAATAATAGACAACATCGGGTGTCTTGGATTCCAAACTGTTGTTCTGGATTTCTCGAAGAGCCGTATAGTAATCGTTAAAAGCAGTGTAGGGAACAGTGTACGTCATTGTCTCTATGGTTTGATGTGTGTAGTATTAGAAAATGATATTCAATTTATAGATACAATCATCTATAAATTCAACATTATAAATTCAACAATAAATTTGTCAAATATAAATTCAACTATTAATTCAACTATATAAATTTATCTATAAATTCAACTATTAATTCAACTATTAATTTATCAAGTTTTGACTTACACTTTCGACGGAGCTCTGCTCCTAGCCTTTGGGGAAAAGTGTTAGTCTTCTCTTCTAGGGTTAACATTATCTAGGAGTTTCTTTTGTTGTCTTACGTATCTATCAAAGAGTTCCTTGCTAATAATAAGCGAAAAGGGTAAGAGTGTTTGTTGCGTAAGTGTAGTTATACCCATCATATCCGTGTAGCTCTTGAGGCTAGCCGTGGATAAGAATTCAGGCATACCCATACCACCAAATTGGGCACCTTGAGACTTTTGACCGCGGATAACATAGTATACAACCATAAGAATACCAAGGGGAACTAGGGTAGCGGGCGTGATATTAACGTTACCTTGGATTTTAAGGTAGGTGTCAAGGATAGGGATATCCATCCAGTTGGCAGCACCACCCTTTTGGGCGACTTTAGCGGGGGATTCAACACCTTCGGCCTTCTTGTAGTCGCCGAGAACTCTTTCAAAGAGGTCGCGACCAAGGAGAAAAGCGAAAGGAACTAGGGTAAGAGCGGTAAGTTCGTAGATACCAAACATACCCATGTATTCCTTCATAAGGGGATCTACAACACTCATAGCTTGAAACCCACCCTTTTGTACTTCAGTTTTCGATAGGGTCGAGTAAACAGCCATAAGAACACCTAGGGGAATAAGAGTCGTAGGCATAAGACTAGTAACAAGGTTCATTTTAAGGTAGGCGTCGAGGATAGGATGATCTAGAACGGCAATGCCGGTAGAACCACCGCGTTTGTTATTTTTGGATGTAGAACTCATTTATATTATAAGCTAATATTTTAATAAAACCGGTTTTATTAAAAATAATATAGTATATTTTATTAAGATGATAGGAGATATTATATTAAACTCTTTTCCTAGAATAAGAACTAGTTTTACTAAATATACTTATTTATATATAGCCTTAGTCTTTTTTATATTTCAGCACTATCTATTTGTTAATAATTACTTTTGGGGTATATTCTTCATTACACTAATCATTATTGGTTATATGTTAAACTCACAAAACAATAAAATAATAGGAGATGAAGATAAAGATTTTAAAGATCTAGAGCAAAAAATGGATGTGATCATTCCTAAAGGCTACAATATTACAAACTATCTCTATTTTGATCCTAATATATTAGAGTTTCTATATGATATACGAGCCTTTAAAGTAACTGACACTAAAAACTTTGACGAAATGGTTATTAGAATAAACAGATTTCTACAAATCTATGGTAAAGTAATGGATAATAAAAGTGCTAATAGTATAGATATAGAAACACTATCACTGTTAAAAGTCGATGCCCTAAACCATTTCCATGCTATACTGTTTAGCTTAGTAAATGATAAGGAAATGGATCGTCATAATGAACTAAGGTATATGCTAGAAGAAAAACTCACAGACCTATACAACGACTGTTTAGAGTACCGCAAAGGTACAATACGCCTACAAGACTTTGGCTATGATCCTAAACGCAATGCTCATTATGATATTTACTAATTGTATTCTTTACAATTGCGTTTAACCTATACTACAAAATCCTAAAAACATACTAGAAGATGACTGAGGAAAATAAAAAGCCTATATTAAATGAAGTAAATGAAGCAGAGATAAATGAAACCTTGGAAAATAGCAATAGACTAATAGAAAAATATGATGCTTTTCTAGAGATGCTAGATTATAGAAATATGCTGTACTACGGTGCCTTATTTCGTCAAATGTACGCCGATTTTGAAACCGAAGAAGACGAGGGACCTATAAAAAAATCCATCGATGACTTGGCTAAACTATTGGAAAAAGCTACAGATAAATTAAAATTCGATATACACAATGCCAATATTAAACAGCTTTCTAAGCTTTTCTCGGTACTTATGGGAAAACTCAATGGTTCTACAAATTTGCGTTCGTATGATGTAGATATACTAGAGCCATTGGTATCTAGGATGTACAATGATAAAGAAGTATTAGAGTTTTTGATGTATCTAGATGAAAAAGGTATAAAACCACATCATATTGTAGCTATTAACGAAAAAGATGAAATTGTATTTGTTAATAATAAGACCTATCGTCTGCCCGAAAGTGAAAAACTTACGGACCTTATTAACTACTTAGCCGAAAACGGTCCTACCGAACCACCTCTAGAAAAATAAGGACACATATAGTGCCAAAGTTAGCTTTGCTAACTTTTGGACACTATAGTATCCGCGTTAGATGCCAAAATTTTGGCACTCCACGGACACATCCTTAGCCATTTCTAGAGACCCCTCCATCCATCCTTGTTTTTTAGAATATGCCTCATTAGATAAATATAAACCATCTAATGGCTGTATAATTTTACTATAGTTTTCTAAATAATTATATTTAGGTCCCCATACATATACACCTTCACTCCAATATTCAAATGATATACTATCGGGTTTACTTAGGATTTTCCCAGTTACGGTTTTAAACTCACTTAGTAGTTTTCTATAGAATTCTTCTAAATCATTTTCATATAGTAGTTTCCATTTATCGGCTAATTTATAATCACTATAACTAACCATTACGATTTGTTCATTTATAGGTATTATAAATCGAATGTCTAGATCACTAACAAATTTATTTAGTCCCTTTAGTGCCACCTGTGGGCTATTGTACAAAAAATAGATACGTAATAGTGGTACAGGCTTTATATATTTAATAAAACTAAATGTTTTAGGGTTATTAGGATATAGTTTTTGTATAGCCGATGGTGGTATAGCTAGTACCAGTTTGTTACATTTAATACTTAAATTAGGTCCATTTATTTTATAATAATCGGCACCTTTATCTATAGTATCTATACGTTGACCTATAACTATTTTACCACCCTTAGAAGTATATTCCATCGCCATATGCTCTATTAATTTATCTAAGCCATTTCTTAACACATAGTATTGTGTTGATCTAAAATCATCCATTAATATATTTGTTCCGCACAAGGCACTCGATAAAAGTAAGTCCCCATCATAGCCGTATAAGACCCTAAATTTATCGGCTTCCGCCTTTCCAAACAATTCTACCAAATATTCCATAGTACTTATTTTAGATAAATAAGCTGTATCTTTATTCTTTTTTAGGTTATCCTCTATCGATTTGTAATACGGCGTAAGTGTTTTACTGGATCCACCTATTTTTATAGTGTCTAAACTATATCTACTTATTAACTCTAATAACAGTTTGTGATTATTACTAAAACGTCCAGCACCCGATTCATAGTTATAACCCATGAAATGATTCGTGTATACACGACCACCTAATCGTTTTTTACGTTCTATTATAGTAACATTATGACGCCTCTTAATTAGTTCTATACCTAGATATAATCCAGAAATACCTCCACCAACAATAACAATGTACATATATTAGTATATAATAAGTAAATATATTCTGTATACTAAAATAAGATGGATGTTATAGAACTTAATGGATTATTCTATAAATTATCTAAAGATACTAAAACAGATTTTATTAAAAATGAATTGTACTACAATGTACTACCCGGAGACGTTGTTAGCTACAATAAACTAGAAAATGGTCAAGTATTGCTTGAAAAAGTATTAGAAAGAGTATCTAGATTAACAATAGGTATATTAGATACTCGTCTAAGACTTCTTAGACTACCTATAGAAAGTAAAATATTTAAGACACAAATTAACTACATATCAGCCCTATCTAATATTCCTTGCTTATGTCTAGTATTAGTAAATAATACTGAATATACAATTCTTAGGGAATATGGTTCTATAAAGGAACGTAAATATGATCTAGAAGTTTGCCAAGAAATCTATAGAGATATCAGTCCAGGGTTTGATGACCTATATACAAATCTTATAAATTCTATTAAACTTACACATCCATTCTACAGCAATAATGTACAGAGCAATGTACATCTACATACTTTTAATATAGATCCTACACATTCTAGGGATTTTGATGATGCCATAAGTATCGATATAGAAAACAATCTTCTGTACATCCACATTGTTGATATAAATATTAATCTATTGTATAACAATTTTGAAAAACAGGCACTGGCTTTAGGTAGTACCTTATACCTACCCGAAGGTAACTTAAATATCATACCCGATGAATATTCTGAAAACCATTTTAGTCTATTACAGGGGCAAATGCGCAATGTAATAACTCTAGAAATACAACTAGATGATAGTGGAGATGGTGTTGACTATAGGATATATAGAGACGCTATTATAATAAAACATAGATACGATTATACTACAGCACAGAGTGCTCTAGAAGATGGAGAAAAACATCTAGTATTCCTAGATAAACTTTTACAAAACCCCAAATGGATATATTCCAAGTTAAATATTCCTAAAAAGACTATACATATCCTTAATGGTTTTATATCGGATGTAGAAATAACCCACCAAAATCGTATTAATAAAATAGTAGAGTCTTTGATGATTATGACAAATAGAACAATTACTACACATCTAATCGATGTAGCCCCCGAGAGATTCCACGAAAGTTCAAACATCAATAATGTTCCAATATTGTGTATAGATGATCCATTGTTAAATCTAGAAATTTTAAAAAAGTACAAAACAGCGAAATATAGCAATAGTGATACGGGTCATTTTGCCTTAGATATTCCACACTATACCCATTTTACGAGTCCTATCCGTAGAAGTTTTGATATACTTATACACAATATCTTAAGTGGAGTCATCTATGGTGATCTAGAACTAAATGCTATGCTAAAACACATCAACCATAGAGAAACCCTAAATAACAAGTTAGTAGATTTTTATGACAAATGTAAAATTCTTAGTTACATTAGTAGTAATAAGGTGCCATATAACTTTAGAGTTTCTAGAGTGAGTAGAGCCGGTATACACATCTTTATAGAAAAATTAATCTATACAGAATTTATACACATTTCTAAAATTATACAAAATGTTCGATGGACATTTATAGAAGATACTGTTAATGGTAACAGATTAGTGGGTATTAATAAAGATAATAAGCATAGTAAAGATAACCATAGTGAAGGTAATAAAGAAGATAATAAAGAAGAAATCGTTATTGAAAAATTAAGTAGTGGAACTGTTATATTTAATACTATTAATTGGCTAGACTTATGTACTGATACATTTAAAATTACTCTAAATAATTAGACTAGAATAAGTAGACCCGGAAATTAGGTACTGTGAAGTGACAAAGTAATTTAAGGAAAATTGAAATTTATTTATCTAATATTATTACAGAACAGAACAACCATGTCTCTTTTCCGGGATAACTACAATGCTACTGCTAGCAACATCGAAAAAGTCACTGAAGTCATCTTATCTATTTGGAACCCTGATGATATTCTAAAGGGCTCTGTGTGCGAAGTTTTTACGCAAGATACCTATGAAAATAACATGCCGAAACCCAACGGTCTATTTGATCCTCGTATGGGCACTATTGAAAACGGCCAAGTATGTGAAACATGCAAGATGGATAACCGCAATTGTACCGGCCACTTCGGTCATATTCGTCTAGCGCGTCCCGTTTACTACATCCAATTTCTTAATATGGTACTTAAAGTACTCAAGTGTATTTGCTGGCGCTGCTCAAAATGCCTCCTAAACATTGAGGATCCTGTTGTTCAAGACATTCTACGCAAGACAAAGGCCAAGGGTCGTTTCCTAGCTGTCTACAACTGGTGTCAAAAGTATGGTAAAAATTGTCTCTCTAGTGAAGTTGATGGTAAGAGCAAACACGACGGTTGTGGTATCGTTCAGCCTACTCGCTACATTGTACCCAAGCGTGAAAAAGACGGTGTCGCTAAGGTGTATGCCGAGTTTAAAGAGCAAGGAAAAGATAACGTGCGCAAGTTTATTCCGGTCGAAAAGATCCTCTCTATCCTTAAACGTATTACTAACGATGATGTAGACATGTTGGGTCTTTCGCAAAAGTACTCGCGTCCCGACTGGATGATCTGTACGGTTCTACCCGTTCCTCCACCCCATGTTCGCCCTAGTGTTCGTCAGGACGGCAACCAAAAGGCGGAAGACGATTTGACCCACAAGCTATCGGATATCGTAAAGACAAACAACTCCCTTAAGGACAAGATCAACGATTCTAACCGCGATACAGGAAAAGAAGCCGTTGATATGGCGAACATTATTGATGAGTGGCACCAATTGCTCCAGTACCACGTTGCTACCCTAGTAGACAACGAAATCCCCGGTCTACCCCCCGCTAGTCAACGTGGTTCGGGTCGTCCACTTAAATCACTCAAGCAACGTCTTAGTGCCAAGGAGGGTCGTATGCGTAACAACCTGATGGGCAAGCGTTGTGATTTCACGGCTCGTTCCGTCATCACCCCCGATGCCAACATTGCCCTTTATGAACTCGGTGTGCCTAAGGACATTGCTATGAACCTTACCATCCCTGTTATTGTTACCCCTACAAACAAAGATGAACTTGAAATCTGTGTACGCAACGGTCATAAGATATACCCCGGTGCTAAGAGCATTGTTCGTGCCTCCGACAACACAAACATTCATCTTGGGTACGTCAATGTAGCAAACCTTAAGCTCGAGTTTGGCGATATTGTAAATCGTCACCTTATCGATGGCGATGTTGTACTCTTTAACCGTCAACCATCGCTACACAAGATGTCTATGATGGGTCATAAAGTTCGCGTACTACCTAAGGGTCTTACATTTCGTCTTAACGTCAGTGTTACTACACCCTATAATGCCGATTTCGATGGTGATGAAATGAACACCCATCTTAGTCAAAGTTACCAAACCCAGGCCGAATTAAAGTATCTTACACTAGTCCCTACGCAAATGATCTCGCCTCAAAAGAATGCTCCTGTTATTGGTATTGTCCAGGACTCGCTCCTTGCTGCCAACTTGCTAACAACCGAAACAAGTTTCGTCAACAAGCGTGAAATGTGTCGCCTTATGATGTGGAATGACAAGTTTGATGGTAAGATTCAAACACCCGAAAAGCCCGGAGAATGGTCGGGTCGTCAAATCTATTCTAGTATTCTACCTGAGATTAACATTGAGAAAAAGACCAAGAAGTACATTGACGGCAAGCATTCTACCGATGAAGTCATTCGTATCCAAAACGGCAAGATGCTTTCGGGTGTCCTAGATAAGACCAACCTTGGAAACGTCGAAGGCGGACTAGTACATATGATTTGGAAAGACTATAGTGAAGAAGCCTCGGCTGATTTTATCTACAACACTCAGAAAATTGTCAACAATTGGCTTGTTATAAACGGCCATAGTGTTGGTATTAGCGATTGTGTCGTTAGCCCAGATATTGACGCCCGTATTCAACGTAACATTGCTGAAGCAGCAAAGCAAGTAAGCCTTATGATCCAAAAAGGTTATGAAGGTACCTACAATACTCGTTCTGATCGCAACATTGTAGACGATCTTGAAGGCGAGATTAAGTTTGCTCTTAACAGCAGTCGTGATAATGCTGGTAAAATCGGCGTAGAGTCACTAACGACTGACAACCGTCTAGTAAATATGATTATGTCGGGCTCTAAGGGTGATCCTACTAACGTAGCCCAAATTATTGGTTGCCTCGGTCAATCGGAAGTAGAAGGTAAGCGTGTACCACTTAACATGGAGAAGCGCACACTGCCCTACTATTGTAAGGACGATGATGGTGCCGAAGCCCGTGGTTTTATCCCTCGTAGCTTTAAGATTGGTCTTACCCCCCAACACTATTTCTACCACGCTATGGCTGGTCGTATCGGTATTATTGATACGGCGATTAAGACCTCGGAAACAGGTTATATTCAACGTCGTCTTATCAAGTCGATGGAAGACATTAGTGTTAAGCACGACCACACGGTTCGTGATTCCTCGCAAAACATCCTACAGTTCCAATATGGCGAAGACGGCTTCGATGCTTGTCGCCTAGAAACGGTGGGTATTGATTTCCACACGGTCTCCTATGCCGAGTTTGTTAAGCGTTATAGCCACGTAGAAACAGACAAAAAGGCTAAGAGCTACTGGTCTGTATACTTGACCAATGAGGCGTATGTATCTCTTACGGGTATTACGGATTATGAAGATATCCTCGAGGAAGAATACAAGTTGCTACTAGCTCGTCGTAAGGAGTTTCAACATAACATTTATTACCTCGAAGACAAGGTTTACAGCCCTATCCAACTCCGTCGTACGATTCAAAACATTGTGTACAAGTACAAGATCAACGAGATTGGCTTTACGGATCTTACCCCGGTCGAAACGGTCAACAAGGTCAATGCCTGTATTATTCGTATGAAAAGCTTTCTCACGCTTCGTGAAAATACGGTGTATCGCAACCGTGCCCAAAACACCCTTTACGTTCTTGAAACGCTCATGCGCACTCTTCTAAACTCTAAACAAGTTATGACGCATTGGAAGCTTACTAGTATGTCTCTTGACCTAATCCTCAATGAATGCTATAAGATGTTTCTTCGTGGTATTGTCAACCCTGGTGAGATGGTTGGTATTATCGCTTCGCAATCGATTGGTGAACCTGCCACGCAGATGTGTGTCGATGGTGATGAAGTAGTTACCGTTTACAACAAGGGTAAAAACGAGTGCTACCATGGCAAGATTGGCCCTTGGATTGATGCTCTTCTCGCTAAGAAGACAGACAATGAAACTCTTGGCGACCGTTTTGTTGCCAACAATATGGACAATGAAGATTTCTATATCCACGGTGTCGATATGCGCAGTGAAAAGATGGAAGGGCCTTACCGCATTCGTCAAATCTCTCGCCTACCGGCCAATGGCAAAATGATGCGCATTACTACTCGTACGGGTCGTGAGGTAAAGGCGACCATGAGCCACGCCTTCCTTCGTCGTCTTACACGCGGTATTGAAAAGGTTACGGGTTACCAACTCCATGTCGGTGATCGTATCCCCATTGCCTATATGCTACCCACATTCGATGTCGAGCTGGAGTATGTTACGATAGACGGCAAAGCTGTAGCACTTGATGAACAGTTTGGCTCGTTTATTGGTTGTTTCCTTAGCAACGGTATCATTGATGGTGACAAGATCGTTATCTCTCGTATTCCCTTGGCTCTTGCCGAAGAAATGACTAAGAAACTCGGTGGTGATATTACTCCTATTAACGAGGGATCCGAAGATCTCTGCGATTATGTCCTAGAAGACAAGGGTATGGTTACATTTCTTCGTCTTGAATCCAACAGTATTGTCAATCAACGTCGGGTGCCATCGTTTGTCTTTATTAGCTCGCTCAAGTTTATGGCTTCGGTTCTTCGTTGCTACCTTGATGGCGATGGCAATGTAGCCAAGGACAAGCACACCATCCGTTGTTGTTCTACTAGCCAACAACTCATTGATGACACTTGCCTCCTACTCAACTATTTCCACATTGTCCCTTACAAGTTTTACCAAGAAGACAAGGGACTTTACCATCTTGGTATCTTCGCCAAATATGTTGATAACTACAACAAACATATTGGCTCGAATTACGAGTACAAGCGGGTTGATCTACAAGCTATTGTTGATTACAACAACCGTGAGGATTGTAAGAGCACGATGGAGTTTATGGATATGATTCCTAAACTTGGTGAACACATTACAAACATTGCTCGTCGTCTTGGTCTTGACAAGATTAGCCGTGCCTACCTTCGCTGGGATAAGGTCGAGGCAATTGGCCGTCGTACACTCAAGAAGTACATTGATCGTTATGAAGTGTACCAAGAATCGACGGGTATTGATATTGAGGATGAACTAGAGGTTCTTCGCCAAGGCTATAACTGTGATGTCGTCTGGGATAAGATTGTGGGCATTGACATCATTCCCGAAAACACGGAAAAACTAGTGTATGATATTAGTGTCGAAGGTTCTGAAACATTTATGCTCGGCAGTGGTGTGCTTGTTCACAACACGCTCAACACGTTTCACTACTCGGGTGTATCGGCCAAGTCGCAAACTACGACCGGTGTACCTCGTCTTAAGGAACTCCTCACGATCAGCAAAAACCCTAAGACGCCAGCACTAACGGTGTTTCTTAAGAAGCCTTACTCGGCAAACCTAGATATGTCGAAGAAGGTAAGTAACAAGATTACGATCTGTAATATGGAAGACATTCTATCGGAGATTGAACTGTTCTATGAGGTTCGCGATAAGGACGGTGGAGAGATCTTCCTACAACACGAAGAGGATCGTGATATTCTAGACGCCTTCGCTACCTATCAAACCGATGAGGAACACGAAGAGTGTGCTGGAAAGTCGCGCTGGGTTATTCGTATGATCTTCAACAAGGTTAAGATGAACCAAAAGAACATTAACATGTACGAAATTTACCAAAAGCTTAAGGACCAATCGATGTTGGATGAAGAGATTGTAGAATGTGTATACGCCGATGATAACGCAGACAACCTAGTATTTCGTATCCACGTGTATATTTCGGACAACACGGAAGGCAAGGATGACAATGCCCAAGTCAACAACAACTTGTACCTCAACATTCGTAAACTCTATAAGAAGATCAACAAGTTTACCATCAAGGGTATCTCGGGTATTACGGGTTCGTACATTGACCAGACAAAGACATACCGCGAAAAGGAAGATGGTAGCTACTCGAAGGACAACTCCGAGTACTCCCTAAGTACAGATGGTACGAATCTTTCGGAAGTCATCAACATGTTTGAAGTAGATGGTGCCCGTACAGTGTCAAACAATGTTAATGAGATTTATGAACTCTTCGGTATTGAGGCGGCTCGTCAAGCACTTATCGAGGAGATTACATCTACACTCTCTGCCACGGCCTATGTCAACTTCCGTCATATCTGTATTCTTGCCGATGTGATGACACAAAAAGGTATCCTCCTCCCTATTGACATTCACGGCGTCAAGAAGAGCGACATTGGTCCTCTTGCTCGTGCTACATTTGAGGAGACTGTAGACCAACTTGTAAAGTCATCGTGTTTCGCGGAAGCGGATAAGATGACGGGTGTATCGGCCAACATTATGCTTGGTCAAGTCCCTCCTACGGGTACTGGAACGGTACAACTCTTGTTTGATGAACGCAAGATGTATCTCCAAACGAAGGATGTACAACCCGAGAAGTTAGAAGATGTTCATATGGATATCAAGGCCATTGAAGAACAAATCCGTAAGTCAGCTACACAAGATGTAAGCTGTCTCAATCCTCAGAACTATGAGTTTGATTTCGTACCGATGGGTAAGAGCACGCTACGTAAAGACACTAAGGTAAAGTTTCAAGTAGTTTAGACTATAAAAAAAAGAGAAACCATAGAAAAAGAGAAACTATAGAAAAAGAGAAAAATGTATAAATTATAAAATAATACTTTGTTATATTTCATTAGTATTATTTTGTAAGTTATTATTAGAACATAAATGGATCAATGGAAGATTTTAATATTGTTAGTTGTACTTTTTACACTATACATTATATTCTCCAAGTACACCACTAGCATTAAAGAGGCTTTTGGTATGTATGAGGATGATGCTAGAGTAGTAAGATATGGTGATATCATAACGATTTGGAGTCCAGTAGTAAACAAGTTTATGCAAGCTGATCCTACACAAGGTAATAAAATGAAAATAAGTACAAATGTTCCACTAGGAAAGATTAACTTAAGTTATTCACTATTAGGTTCAGAAGATATACCCAGTAACATGGAATGGGTTCAATATATGATAGTTGATTCTAGAGATCCGGGTGATTTAGGAAACACCGCCCCAGTCAAGTACGGCTCTCCGATTAACCTCAAAACCGTTAATCAACAAGATGGTACGTTTTTACCTACATATGTCGCTGCATGGAGTGATGATAATATCAACATGACTACAAATAGATATTCCTGGGAAACATTTATTCTAGAATCAGCTAGAGGCTTACAAGGTAACGAGGTTCATTATGGTGATATGTTAATGATTAAAACATGGAAGAGTTATATTCACGTATCTAGAACTACGGATTTGATACAATCAGATTCTAAGGCAATTACACGCAACTTTTATATCTATGATAGATTTGGCCAAGGATTAAATATAGATTGGGCTAGAAGAGGTACCACGGCGCAAAGTAGTATCAGTAACAGTCTATTTTCGCAATTTGCCATTGATGGTAATATGTTAACCTTCTCATCAACAAACAAGGAAGAAAAGCCTTGGTGGGAAGTATCACTACCTAAAGATGTTATTATATCTAGAATAGTTATTAGTAATGTAAATGATCCTAATCAATCACAACTATCTAACTTTGATATTAAACTATATGATTTTGACGATAGTATTGTAGACACAAAGAGTTTTGACGCCAACATAATGCCTAAATATAGTTGGGAGCATGTAAATCAAATCTCTAGAAGAGTTCGCATCGTTCTTAACAAACCAGACCACCTCAATATAGCCGATGTACGAGTTTATGGTCAAGCCGTAAACTATAGTGTTCTCCTAAATGAAGAAATGAGTAAGAATTTATTAGCGAATAAGAAGTTTAATTCGAATAGTAAAGCTACCTTCAAACATAGAATATTACCTAGAGTTTCTAAAGATATGACAATTATGTTTTTATTACAATTAGATAAACTACCGACTGAAATATCGAATATTTTAGTAAAGTCGAAGAATGTCACTGAAAATAGAACACCTAATATATTGATACATCCACCCCAAATAGATAGTAACTATTCTACCCTCCAATACATAGTATCTACAGATTCAGGCAATAGTGAAATGGGTGAGAACTTTATGATAAACTACAATTTAGTTAAGGATAAAAAGGTTCATTTAACAGCAGTTCATAATGCCGGTATCAATAAGGGTAATGGATGGCTACCTTGTAAGTTTTCTAAGAGTACTAAATACGCCGGCAGTGATTATTTATGTAATTTTATGACCAGAGAACTCCATAAAATAGATATGAATAGTTCTAGAGTATTTAAGGGTGAACAAGTAGTTGAACTAGATGATCCCACTAACTATGGTTTTACGATGAAAGGCCTCTACACGGATAAAATGTCTATTGCCAATATTAAAATTTACATTAATGGTGTACTTAATACTACATATCAATTAAAAGGTAGTACAAAACAAAATCAAAATTCTTTAAACATTGGTGCTTTTGGAAACTACAAGGGATTTAGTGGTACAATGTCATTTCTAAAGTTTTCCAATCGTGTCATTCCACAAGAATATATTCAACGTGAATCTCAAATATTGACTAGTAGACTATCGGTACAATTACTTGACTCTGTTAAAAAATTAGGGAGTGATAAGACGATAACACTTGAACATAGTTTTCTTCCTGAAATAGACTCTAATAAACCAGAATATTCTATTAGTTTTTGGGTAAATAGTCAAAGACCCGTTGCTGGTACGGGAAGTGATGAATCTATGTTTCAATACGGCAAAGAAGGTATCTTTTTCAACAAGGATAACAATATGTTATATACTAAAAATATGAATGGTGTTATTAGTGTTCGTAGTGGTAATGTAGCTATTCATCCGGATCAATGGACACATATAGCTTATGTAGTTAAAGATAAGATACTATATTTATATGTTAATGGTACGTTGGTTGGTAGTAATCATTTAGGTATATTTAATATTAAGAAACATAGTTTTTATCCTATACAGTTTGGAGGATACAATGGTTTTGTAACACAAGTATTTTTCTATAACTACGGATTAACTGAACAGGATATTAAAAATCAACTTGTATTTGGTCCATCGGCTGTAGTTAGTGATAATGTTCGGAAAACGTTTACACGTATTGGTTGTACTAGTGATCCTATTGAATTTACCACTACCGACCCGGATATGTATCCATCGAAATGGCTAACCATGGCGATGAACAATAAAAGTACTGAATTAAGTAACTCTATGATAAATTTTAAAAAGCTAGCAGATGAAGGTATTATTAGTGAAGAAGTTATGAAACTAAAAATGGCAGAAAAGTGTTATGGTAAGGCGGATACGATGAATCGTGTAGAACTCAATAGAAGCAAGAAGTTGCTTAAACTAAAAGAAGAAAAGGGTTGTCCTAAAACACCTAAGGCAACAGTAAATGACTTTGATATTAAATATCATAAAGATTTTAATAAGTATGTAGAAAAGGGTCTGGTTCGTTCTCCACCACAAATAGCTCCTACAGTAACTAGATTACCACCAGACCCAACTAAATATGTTAGCACTGATTATTTAAAGAACAATTACATTGAAAAGTCAAAAGTTGAAAAGAGTGACGAGTTTACAAAGATGAAGGCTCAAATCGAAGGGCTTCAAAAACAATTAGAGGAGATGAATAAGATGAAGGAATTAGTAGCCAAGTGCCAGGATAATAAGAACAAAGTAGAAATACTAGATAAGTCGATCAGCACTAAAAAGTTACTCTCTAGTGCTGATCCAGCGAATACGAAAATTGTCGATGATTTACAGAATTTACAGACACAGAAGAGTGAAGCAGTAAAATGTGTAAAGAAAGATACTAAAAAATTAGTAGATAGTGAAAAGTTAGCGCAATTAGTAAATAGACAGGCTGACTCTGAACGCGATTATGATTTTTTACATTCTAAAAAGAAGAATATCGAATTATCTAAATTAAAAAAACATATTACACCACAAATGGAAGGTCTATTTGATAATGCTACAAGAGTAATGCCAGGTGGTGTATCACTAGGTGATAGTAAAGTAGTTAGTAGTAAAGGTGAAACAGTAGATTTAGGAAAGATCGAAAGGATGATTCGTGATGATTTTTCGGAACTAGAGAAGAAATTAGATAAGATCAGTAGTAAATTAAATACGGATAAAATGAGCAATCTAGAAGTGGCGAAGCTAAACAATACTATCTCTACGATTAAAAAGAATGTATAAATATAGTGTATAAGTAAATATATTTCAAATAAATGTTATTTAAAATATATAGTATAAATAGATGAGATTCGTTGAAAAACTAGGAGAACAATCGATTTTCCTATATGAATTGTATTTTATTTACTCTTTTCTAGCTTACAAAAACAACTTTTCATTTATAATGGTTGTTAGTATCCTATGTAATATCATACTAAATCTAGTATTCAAATCGTATATGATAGAATTTGGTGAAAAATGGAACCATAAATTACCACTATTTGGAAGTCTATGTAGACCACTCGATAAAGAATGTAAAAAGATCAATGTAATCGGCTATGGTACTCCTTCGGGACATTCGCAAATTGTTGCTTTTATTGCCGCCTTTTATTACTTCTATAACAAAGACACTGAGGTTTATTCCAAAACTACATTCTCTATTTTAACACTAATTGCTCTATTCACTATGACTACTAGATACACTTCAAGCAAACATAGTATACCTCAAATATTATTAGGAGGTACTATAGGTATAGCAATTGCCTATATATTATCTAAGGTTTTAAGACTTGTTGGTATTTAATCTTGTAATAGGTTTAGTTTGAACTGTTGTAGGCTTTTTAGCTGTCGTTACTAATGGTTTGTTAGCCGAAGCTACCAATGGTTTCTTAGCAGTCTCTGCCATTTTTTTAGTATTACTAGAACACTTTTTGTCCATTAAAGTACGTAATTCGTCTATTTCCTTTAACCAATATGATTTTCTCTCATTTACAACTTTTTCTTTAGTTTTAGCAAATTCAATATCTTTATTGGCTTTAAATTTGTTAATTTTGGAAGTTATTTCATCTTCTTTAACCTTCAGATCGTCTTTATGTTTAAGTTTTTCTTTTTCTAGTCTAACACGAACACTACCTTTAGCAATTTCTTGTTGTTGTTCTAGAAGTCGAATATGTTCCTTTATGGTATTTATTTCGGAACTCTTGGTACCTCTTAGATTAGCTATATAATCATCAATATCCTTTCTATATTGTCTTTCTAATTGTTGTACTTTTTCTTTAGCCATAACCTTAGGCATAAAGTCTTTGCTAGCATTACCTAGATTGGCACAAATATCGCCTTGTTCGCCACTCTTAATAACAAATGTAGAAGACTTATCCTTTTCTGTTATCATTAGTTCTTCATAGACAAAAACAAATTCAGAGTTATCTAAGCATTTAATTATTATATTATCTTCGTATTTTACTTCAGCATTGCTATTGGGTTCTTTTACATCAACAAAGGAGAAATAACTAGGTTTATCAGATAGGTAGAAGGTGTTCGTATTAGGTACAAATTGTAAATAGTACATTTCTTGTAAATTGTTAATAGTAAAGTATAGGTTGGTTGTATTGTATAAAATTCTTTCTTGGTCATCTTTTACGTGTATTTTAATACTTTCATAGGAGTATGGCGTGAATGTTCCTAGACGTTCTAGAAAATTTGGAAGAAGTCTATTCTTGTTGCTATAACCAAGATACTTATTGTTGTTGTATAATCGAATACTATCTCTAGGTTTAACTAAATTGGTAGGCGTATCTACTTTTAAATTCTTAGGAACATAGCCAAAAACTAAACCACGTTCACCCGGTGTTTGTTTTTGTTCTTGTTTTTGTTCTTGCTTTTGTTCTTGCTTTTGCTCTTGTTTAGGGACATCTTCAAAACCTTCTTTTTTTCTAGGGAAATAGATTATATCAATAATTATAATAACAATTACAACGGATATAATAATATAAGGGAGGACATGAACCATTTATAAATAAATTAGAATTAATTCTAATTAAAGATTAAATTAGAATTAATAAACAACAGATGTACAACAATCTTGTATTGAGTGGCGGTGGAGTACGTGGATTATACTACTTAGGGTTAATAAAGTACTACGGAGAACGTATACACCAGTTTAAGAATCTAGTAGGTACTTCCATTGGATCCTTTTTTGCCGTGGCAATAGCCTTGGGGTATAACAATGAGGATCTAAAATTACACGTAGAAAATACAATGGACTATTCCAAGGTTAAAAATATACAGCTATTTAGTTTTCTAAGTAATTTAGGATTGGACGATGCAACTCGGTTGGAACATTGTATTAAGAAAATGATAAGAGATAAAATAGGTCGTAAAGATATTACATTTATACAACTGTATACGGAATATGGTAAAAATGTTACTATTCCGGTTGTATGTATCCAAACAAAGCAGGTATTATACTTGTCTAAAGATACATATCCACAAATGAAGATATGGAAAGCAGTAAGAATGTCAATGAGTGTACCATTTTTATTTAAACCATATGTCTATAGAGGCCTTAGTTATGTAGATGGAGGTATAAAACATAACTTTCCAATAGATTTATATAACAGTAGTGATACATTAGGTATAGATTTATCTCTATCGTGTAATCCTAAGCTACATGAACAACTGGATTTCGAAGAGTATTGTATTTCTATTGTGGATATTATAACTAGATACAGAGCACAGATTATAAATCAGGATGTTATCTATTTGAACGGTAGCTATAACCCCGAAAAGCAGTTAATGCCATTTCAACCTGAACTAGATAAACATACAGTTAGGGAAGCCGAAGAATATTCCTATGAACAAGTTAAACTGTTCTTCATAGAAAAAGACAAAGAAATATATAATATATGTAGAAAAATTGTTTATGGAATTATTGAAACGGCTGTAAAACAATCTAAACATTTTTAGTACGACGGCCACCTGTAGCACAAACTACATTGCGTTTAGCACTAGAGACAACCGTTTCATTTTCAGGTGTTAGTGTATTTCCACTGCTGAGTTTCATAATAACTCGCTTAAGTTTATCGATTTCGTCTTGTTGTCGTTGTAGTTGTTCGGATTGCTGTTGCGCAACAACTTGGGTCTTATCTTTTTCCTTTTCGTTTTGACTAGCCTTTTTCTCTTGCATCTCATAGGGCGTTAAGACACGATAGAATTTTGTCTTGTATTGTTTACCTTCGTATTCACTCTCCTTAGGTACACTCCACGTAAGAGAACCGTTTGAAAGTACTACATAACTAGAGTGTTTCATAGCTAGTAGACCACCTAGGCGGAAACGATACTCGCCGACACGAGTATCAAATACGATGTAGCGGATGTGGGTGTTTTGGGAAACAAAATCGATGTTTTCGGCTTCTACATAATTTTCTAGTTTTTCGCGAATCTTCTCCTTGTTTTGATTGATATCGTCCGTCTCGGTCGTTTGGGGACGGGTCCAGTTCTTTTGACGCGAAAAGCGTTTTGTGTTGCTTAAGGCTGGATTAGCTAGGGGAACACAGGGTTGATTACCAAAATAAGGATTCATCTTTAATATTAATATAGTTTATTTTTTAATTAATATAACTATTTCAATTTGCCTTATTCTCTATCATATACCATATAGTGCCAAAGTTAGCGGAGCTAACTTTTGGACACTATGGACCTGTGTTAGATGCCAAAAGTTAGCCCCCCAGAGGGGGCTTAACTTTGGCACTCCACAGTAACGCGAGCAGTCCGCCAATAATAGATAAATGATTAATAAATTCGTAGTATTTCTTAGTACTTTTGAATGGATTGTGATACATAACAGTTGCTAAAATTGTGAAGACGATTAAAGAAATTAAAGATAGTTTAAACAATGGCAATAATTTTGGTAGATCCGTCAGTGTATAAGTTGTTATAATTATCGGAGCAATTATTTCCAAAAATATCACTGCAGTAATAACTAATTTGGAAATTTTAAGGGAAATATTTATCTTCTTAGACAAATCATCCGTAGTTTTGGAAAATTTATACATCTTCTCAAGCCCACTTAAAAAAAATATTAAAGTAATGAGAATAGCTGGATAAAATAAATACATCTTTATATATTAATAATATTTTATACCGTGGAGTGCCAAATTTAAGCCCCCTCTGGGGGCTAAATTTTGGCATCTAACGCGGGTTCCAATAGTGTCCTAAAGTTAAGCTTTGCTAACTTTGGCACTATACGGTATGTTAAATATTAATAATTTAACATTTCAAATACTCATTTCAGCAATTAAGCTAAACCTAAAAAATTACGTCCAATTTTACTTGTAGCAAACATACCAATTCCACAGGAGATTTGTAAATAGAAGACATTACTTTTTTTTGTACAGCATAGTAAAAATCCAGATAAAATAATAAAAAGTAAAAAAAACATCCAGAACAATTGAGTAAATATATCCATTTTATATATATATATATAATTGATATATTAATTTAGTGAAATTATAGCTTTATTTTCTGCTTCTAAGTACCGTGGAGTGCCAAATTTAATGGCATCTAACGCGGGTTCCATAGTGTCCGAAAGTTAAGCTTTGCTAACTTTGGCACTATACGGTATTAAAGATTCAGATAATTAAATAAATACCAAAAATAATATTATGAATAAGTAGTGAATGAACTTTGGTACGTTCGAAACAGCCGTGAAAAACAATGTAGGTGATATATTTGATAGTATATCAAGAAGCCCTGTTATGATTGGTTTTGCCGTATTAACTATTAACTTATCCGGTAGATTTTTAGCCAATGATATAACTAGATATGATGAAAAGGTACTAAATAATAAACTTATGAAAAAACTAACAATATTTTCAATTGCCTTTTTATCAACAAGAGATATTCGTTATTCAATTATAATTGTGTTTCTCTATTCGATTTTATTTAGCCCTTGTGGATTGGCCTATAAAATTGTTAAGAAAACACAACAAATTATGAATCCATTTAGAATATTAGATATGGATATGGATAATGACTCATTAGTTGGTGTTAAACAACCCGTAAAACATCACAAAATAAAAATAGATACCGTGGACTTGTAAAGTTAAGCCACACCCTTTGGGGTGGCTAACTTTTTACAAGTACCACGGTTTCCATACTGCCAAAATTTACGGATACACCCCTTTGGGGTGTACCTTAAATTCGGCAGTATACGGTAGTATAAAAATCTATTAGACATAAAAATGAGAAATTATAAATACATAATATATATATATATATAATGTATTCAACTCGTCCTTTAAATGAGGTGTTAAAGAATAAAAATAATAAAGAATTAATTTTTATTCATACACCAAAATGTGCTGGTTCGTACATTTCCAATATTTTATCACATTTAAAAATAAAAAATAAAGGCCATAATCAAGCAATACAGAATGAAGGTATAACTTTTACAGTTATTAGAGATCCAATAAGAAGATTCGAGAGTTTATTAAATTATAGATTAAATGAAGGAACACCTAGAAATGATTGGCCCAAACGATTGTCATATGTATATATTAATAAAACAATTCAATTAAATGAAGTCTTTTCAAAAATGACAGATAAAGAAATATTAAGTTTTTTACCATTTAGAACACTTACCTATTGGACAAAAAATGTGGATATTATTATTACATTGGAAAATTTGCCTAAAATGTTAGAATATTTTGGATATACATATGATATAAATTTATTTAAACCAAATAATGTATCGAATAAAATAAGAGGTGACTTAAACCAACCGAATAGAAATAGGCTAAAAAGATTATTTAAGGGTGATATTGCGTTGTATAATATGGTAATTAATTCGACATTTAAAGTTTAAAAAAATTTATAATGTTATTTATAAGAGCCCTTTAATGAGCAATAGAACCCTAGATGAAGAATGGTACACTGATAAGCAAAAGAAAGCTAACATACGTAAGGAACGTTACTATGCCGATGCCTGTGATCTTTCTAGAAATAATACTAAATCAACTAGTACAAAAAAAGTAAAAACTATAGGAGATGATGATTTTATGCCAATGTCTGGTAGCGAACCTAAATACAATCCTAAAATGTGGAATGAAAACTATGATGATCGCCTAAACCACAATTGCTATGCCTATGTACTAGATGACTATAAACCGAATAGGCCTAAACGCCCTCAACCCGGACATCGTGATAGAAATATTGAAACCTTTAGAAAACAAGATTATACTCGCGAAGAAATAACCCGCAGAGCTATCTACGACAATCCTGCTATCTATTGTACTGATCCGGATCAAGCGTGTAAAAAAGGTTATTATAAAGGTGTATTAGTAATAGACCGTTATAAAAACTATCATTGGTTACGGCAAGACTCAAATGGATATTGGAGTCATAAACCCGGTCAACTATCCGTAACCAATGTTGATGCTTCGGGTAAATTAATAAAAAACCCAAGTAAAGCTAATCTAGTATATGATGACGATAGAAACGATTATACATTAATCTATAGTGATGTTGGGCCTTATTTCTGTATACCTAGTAAAAGTCAAAAAGACATCAAGATTGATAGCTACACGTGTGGACAATGTGGCGGTTCTATAAGATCTAATAATAAAAATGGTGTTTGCTATAAATGCCGTAAAATACATTAACTATATGGTTCTAAAGTGTTCTAACATTTCATCTACATTTTTAGGTTTACAATACCCTATAATACCACACGCTATTCTAGAACCTGAATTACCCGTGATTTTACTTTCTAACTTTTTATCGCGTATAAAATCAAGCGTAGATTCTACTAGTATTGATAGTTGTTTGGGGTTTTTATCCCAGCGACGTATTCCAGTAAGTCCTTTACCTATTTTATCTTCCAATTGTTTCGCTAATAATTTATGGCGACCCATAATATGATAGCATACTTTACGATTGGTGTACTCTTGGTATTTTAGTATTTTTCTAGCAACTTCTTCCTTAGGAATATTGTAGCGTTTATCGCCAAGTCCTAAATCATCTTCGGCTTCATGCAGGACAAGTGAACGACCTACAATTTTACTTACATCTACTGGAATATTACTATAGTGAATTATAGAAAAACCCATATCATCTAGTTTCACATTACCTAAATCTCCGTAATGTCTAATTTTACTATTTAGACCACCGTGATTTGTATTATTAGGATTGTAGTGAGCACAAGCACTAGTACAACCGTCTGTAATATCACCGCATTCGTGAATATGAACGCCTTTTAGATTACCATATTCTAGATTAATATCTTTAACCATAAGTAAAAAGTGTGTAGTATTGTTTATTTTGTAAAAATATCCAATACCTTTACTAGAATGAGCAGAATCATATACAAATTTTAAAACACAAATTGCTTGATTTTCATCGGCCATTTCTATATCCTATTGATATGTTAGAATAAAGTGCGGAAGAAAAATCCTAATTAAAAAATTATATTATTTTAGAATAGTTATGAGCACTCCAATCAATAAAGTACAACAAGATGGCGCTAGCTCTCACGGAGCGGAACTTATCGACAACGTATTAAACGCTATTGATAAAAGCGAACACAACAATGACCAAGGTTCGGTTCACCAAAGCGATGTTGCCCAAGGACAACATCAAATGGATGATCAATCAATGAATAGTAGCAATACCGAAAGTAGCAATGGTGAGCTTATTAATCGTGCTATGAAGACCGGATCTAAGAGCAAAGATATGGTCTCGAGCATTGAAGCCGACGATCAAGCCGAAAAGATCATTGATAATCTTATTAAGAAACAAAACTCGAAGAAGTCGTATCTACAAAGAGCACTAGATGAAATTAAGGATCCCTTTATGGTTATTATACTATTAGTAGTATTTCAAAGCAAGGCTGCGCAAAACCTATTAACTACCGTAGCTTCTAAAATTATTCCTTCTAGACTCGGTGAATACACTTTACCTAGTATGGTAATTAAGGCATTATTATTTTCCATCGTATATTACGTACTTAAGACTCTTTTGGCGTAAATTAACAATTCTAAATATACATAAAACATTACATATCAATGTTTTATCCATACCGTATAGTGCCAAAGTTAGCAGAGCTAACTTTAGGACACTATTGGAACCCGCGTTAGATGCCATTAAATTTGGCACTCCACGGTACCGTATAGTGCCAAAGTTAGCAGAGCTAACTTTAGGACACTATTGGAACCCGCGTTAGATGCCAAAGTAAAGCCCCCCAGAGGGGGGGGTTACATTTGGCACTCCACGGTAATACTATTACTACTCCTAGGCTAGTAGAAAATTGACTAGACTATATAGAACCTCTAGACACCACCCACCCAAGAAACCAAGCATGGATTCCCAAATCGCCTACAACGCCGACGAGGAAAAGCTCTTTCTGAAGCAACAAAAGTTGCGCCAAGTCTGGATCGAGATTACCCGCCAAATGGAGAAGATCAAGCAGTACCGCGACGAGTGCGAGATTGAGCGACTCTACATCGCCGCCTGCCGGGAGGCACAAGAGTCCGACAGCTTCTACAACGACGGCGACCTCCTCGCCTACACCAAACAGGTATTCCAGGCCGAAAAGGAACTGGAAAAGGCGCAATGCCACATCTACCGCATCGAGGACAAGCTGGCCTACAACAAAAAGTCCCACCGCGAGCGTCTCGACGAGGTGATCGAAGGGCGCAAGATGGCCAAGACCTATGCCCAAGAGGTCTTCGACAAGGCCCAGCTTGCAATCTCACTCGGACAAGGCCAAATCCACCCGGAACGCGGTCGTTACAGCATCCCTCGCACGACTCGCCCCAAGTATTTTTAGTTTAGCCCACTCCAAAGTAAAAGTTTTCTTCTATAATTAAAAACCCTGCTTTGTATCTTTTGTAACTTTTGTATCTTTTGTAACTTTTGTAACTTTGTATACTATTTAATATTCTTCAAAATCACACACCAGTTCTGTAAATCCATCGGGAATACTGCTCTCGAGAGAAATAGTATCTCGTGCCCAAGTACCACACAACTCCTCGTTGTTTCCGTGATAATCACCACCGCCTAGCCCATTGGTTTCATTTGTGAGCAACGCTAGGGGGTGAATAGTATTGTCATTACTATCCTTCTTACACTTTTCCTTGTCTACATATACCTTCTTTGTGTGGTTTACAATGTAGCGATAAGTGTTTTCGGTAAGAGTTGGTAGTTCTTTCAAATACTTGTTGGCGTTTTCAACATATTCCGTCATACTATAGAGGTTATCAATATCAATATCCTCATCTTCGGCATAGTCTCCCGCCCAAACTACACGAGACTTGTAGAAAATCCCCTCGGGACAGAGAAGGGTCTCAACGGTTTTCAACATCTTATTTTCTACATAGGCGTGTTCCATCAGTTTGTTTCCAGTGCCATAGCGGAACGGTTCAATGTATAGACGAATGTATTCCTTCTCCGTGGTGTTCTTCTCGGCAAGAAAAATAACAATGTAGTATTGACCCATTTCAGTAGTAGATGTGGATTTTCATAAAAATAGTTTCAATTTACTATTTACTATTTACTAATTACTATATATCTATAGAGATCTGGACGACCTACTTTAACATTTATATCATAGTATCTAATATTTGACATATGGTGGTGGTATGTTTTTATCGATAAGCAATTATTTAGTAATTTAACACCTAGACGTTCTAAACAATATAGTATTAAACTATCGCATCCGGCTACTCCTAAATAGAACTCCATCAAAGTACTTGTCCTTATATTCGTGAAAATCCATGTATCTTGAGCACCCGAAGCAATATTGTTGTACATTACGCCTGAAAAATTGTACAAATTGTACATAAATGGTTCATATGATTTAATATTGTATCTAGTTAAGGCCAATACTGTATTGTTTAGATCACAATGTTTTAGATATAATAGACTATTATCAAAACTTATGTCAGTATTTGACAACAGTTTTATTACTTTGGGTCCTAGAAAATTACCATAATCAAATGCTTTTTTATAGGTTAGTCGAGTATTAATATTTATTTGTTTTATCTTTGGATGTTTTAAAATATCTGTATCATAAATATTTTCATTTAATAAGTGTATTTCATTAATTAGTGGATTTTCTATATTCCATTGTAAACATTTATTTATTTCATCTAATCTATGTTTATCTTTTGGTATATAATATTGTTGAATCAATACTATTTTATTATAATTATTCCTCACAATCGTTAACCTTTGAGGATATATAATACGGTAGTCCCTTTTAACTATATTCATATTTATCTTATTTATCTTATTATATAAAATATATTAGACAATGTCTCGCAAATTGATTGTAGTATAAACAGTATCTTTACAATTATTAATCAAGGATGAGTGAGAATTATTTAGATATTGAAGAATCTGGTGTGTTTGATACATACATTGATCTCCATAACAAATACAATGAAAAATATGGAAAGGCATGTATCTTATTTCAATGCGGTAGTTTTTTTGAAATCTATGGTTGGGAAGACCATACCGTAAAATTAGGTGATATTTATACGATTTGTGAGGCTGCAGGAAACATTGCTGTTGTACCAAAAGGCAAGAAATGTTTAATGGCGGGTTTTAATCCAGTAATGATTGATAAGTACGCACCACTATTAGTAGACAATGGTTATACAGTAGTTGTTGTAGAACAAGTCACACCCCCGCCGAAACCTAAGCGGAGTATCACTCGAATCATTAGTCCTTCAACATACCTTGATGACATTAATTTAGGCAATTCAAATAAAGTTAAAAATAAAGTATTGATGAGTGTATTTGTGGAATTCAATAAGACCGGTGATATTATCGCTATATCTATGGCGGCCATGGACTTATCACTTGGTAAAAGCACCCTATATACAGTTTACGCAAATGATAAAGAACACTGTGTAGATGAATGCTTCCGTTTTATCCACTCTATGGCACCTATTGAAATTATGTTTTATACGGAACGTGAAGAACAATTAGTACTTTTAAAAAGTCATATCTGTGATTTCGGTATTGAAAATGTCGTTAGTTCTATTCACACTAAAATTGTCCCTAAAGATTATCAACGGTCACAGTACATTCAAGAGTTTCTTAAAAAGTTTTATACTGATACGGGTATGCTATCACCTCTAGAATATCTAGGATTAACACGACTACAATCATTAGCAACTACATTTGTTATACTAGTTAATTTCGCATATGAACACGACGAAACTATTACAAAACAACTCCACAAACCTGTTTTCTGGGAAAATAACAAATATTTAACGATTGAAAACAACGGCATCTATCAACTCAATGTTGTTAAAACTCACAATATCAATAAATCACTCATTGATGTACTCGACTATACGAATACTAGTATCGGTCGTCGCCTCCATAAATATCGTCTCTTAAATCCTTTAGTTGACCGTGATGTTCTTAATCGGCGTTATAGCCAGATCGAGTGGATGATTGAGGGCGATAAATACAAAGGGTTTGAAGAAGCATTGCGAAAAGTATTGGATATTGAACGGCTACACCGAAAGATTGAAAATGGTACAATTAATCCACAACATTTTATCCTCCTAGAACGCTCCTACGAAGAAATCCTAAAAGTCATGGATTTATTTAATAACTATTATAGTTACAATTTGGAACATCTATTTAGCTTTTGGAATGTACAGATGTATGAAAAATTTATTACGTGGCGCGATGATTATCGTAGCATATTTAACCTTAAAGAATGCCAAAAGTACAATTTAAACAACATTCGTGGTTCCTTTTTTAATCGCGGAGTTGACCCAACAATTGATATACTGCAAGAACAGTTAGAAAGTAAGAAAAAAGAGATTAACACTGTTGCGAATGTATTGTCCGATAGCATCAAAGACCACGTAACGGTATTCTCAAAAGGTAAAAAGAAAACAACCGTTGTCGATGACGATGATGATACTGCTGATTTTATTAAGATCGAGCACAACGAACGTGATGGTTTTTACTATAGCACTACTAAAAAACGTGCTGAATTAGTAAAAAAGTATGGTGAGTTACAAATCAAGAAATTAGGTTGGAGTGAACTCCGCTATTCGAATCAGACATCCAATGTTAAAATTACAAGTGATACTCTTAACCATATAAACAAGTCTATCGATATTATTGAGGCTAGTTTACAAACGAAGTGTTTAGAACTGTTCTTAAAGAAGGTTCAAGAACTGTATGAAACACATAAGGGTATTTTTGATGATATTGTAGTGTTTATTTCGGAAATCGATTGGATCTGTAGTAGTGCTAAATGTGCCACTGTAAATTTCTATTGTAAACCACAAATCGTTGAGGATACTACTAGTTATATTAAAGCCCGAGCGATGCGTCATCCAATTATCGAGAAAATCCTATCCGGTTCCCATTATGTACCAAATGATATCCAAATTGGTACAAGTAGTCAAAAGGGTATGTTGTTGTTTGGGACGAACAGCAGTGGTAAGAGCAGTTTGATGAAATCAGTAGGTCTAAATGTAATTATGGCACAATGTGGTATGTATGTACCTTGTGAAGAATTTATATACAATCCCTATAAGAATATCTTAACGCGTATTACGGGAGATGACAATTTTAGCAAGGGCTTTAGTAGTTTTGTGGTGGAAATGACGGAACTACGAACGATTCTAAACCGCAGTTGTTCCAATAGTCTAATTCTTGGTGATGAAATTTGTCACGGCACTGAACAGGTCTCGGCATTAGCGATTGTTTCTAGTAGTATTGTGGAACTTTCTAAAAAGAACTGTAATTTCATTTTTGCTACACATCTACATCGTTTAAGCAGTATGGAAGAAATTAGTGAACTAGACAATGTAAAATGTTGGCATCTAAAAGTACTATACGATGAACCGAATGATTGTTTGGTCTATGATCGTAAATTGGAGACGGGAGCTGGTAGCGATCTCTATGGCTTAGAAGTTGCTAAATACATCATTCAGGATCAACCTGAATTTATTAAGCGGTGTATGAAGATTCGTCGGAAAATTCTAGAAGTGCCCGTGGAACTGGTGTCTAGTCGCACCTCGAAATACAATGCTAAACTAGTCGTGGATAAGTGTAAGATTTGTGGAAGCCGGGCGGATGATACGCACCATATTGATTTTCAGTGTTCAGCCAATAGCGATGGGGCGATTCAGCGCGGCGAAAAGCGGTTTCATAAAAATGTAGAGGCGAATCTAGTAGCATTGTGTAAAATGTGTCACGTAAAAGTACATCATTCGGTAGATGGTAAAAAGTATAACATTGAAGGCTATATTCAAACCTCAAAAGGTACTGTATTAAAATGGCTTGAAGTGGATTGTTAGAATGATTTAATGGAAGAATTGAAAATATACAATAAAGAAGTTACCGTGGAGTGCCAAATGTAAGCCCCTCTGGGGGGCTTTACTTTGGCAGTATAAATTATAACTATAAATTTATCGTTTTGAAAACACTTTTTCAAAAGTGTAGTTTTGACAACACTTTTCGACGGAGCTCTGCTCCTAGCCTTCGGCAAAAGTGTATTTATTATCTAAATATATTATATAACAATGGAATTTAGTGAAAAAATTACTAGTGTTCTTGATAAAAGAGATCTTAGTAAATTTACAGAACTGGCGAACCACCCTGCTTTGTTAATAAATGAAATATTTAAGGATGGTCTTTTACACTATTTACTAGTTAAATATCCACAATTGCCATTAGAATTCTATAAAGTATTACTCGATATACCAGCAACCGATGTTAATAAGATAAGTAGCAATAGATTACCACCTATCTTATCTACGGAAAGGGCTGATTTACAAGATTTATTACTGGATTGCCCACGTACGAATGTAAATGTATTTATAGATAGAGTGGCAAATATGAAATTAATTAATGCCGTACTAAAGGTCAATGATATGGTTTTATTTAAGAAATTACTAGAAGATCCTAAGACTGACCTAATACAAAGAGATGTCGCAATGAGTGAAGATATGACACTATTAAATTATGCTATGACGAACAATATCGAGGGGTTTAAATTATTGATCCGCCTAGGTCATAAAATAGATGTAAATAGAAGTGGTCTATATTATCCTATTGAATATGCCGTAAAGACAGAAAACATCGAGGCATTTAAATTGCTTTTAGAAAAGGATGCTACGTTTGACCTAATAATAGATTATTTAGTCGACAGTGAATCTAAAAAACCTAAATTAGCCGAAATGGTAGAATTATTATGTACTAAATATTTTGATAAAATAAGTGATAAGGGAGAATTGTTACACAAAGCTATCCTTTTAGATAAAACCAAAATTGTTGATATATACATAGCGAACAAATATTTTAACCATATCCCCGTTGAACTATTCAAAACTATTATTGAACATCCAAATATTGTTAAATTATTGATATCAAATATCAACCATAACGATTTAGCTACGGTTCAATTAACAGAATATATATTAAATCTTAATAATATAGAACTAATAGAGCTATTACTTACGAATGTAGATATGGATAAGATTACATATCCCTATATTACTATTTTATCAGAAACAGAAAACATTGAATTAATACGTGTACTTATAAATTCTAAGATTTCATACTTAAAGGGTAACAGTATTGTAGAAAGGATATTGTTAGCCAATAATGGTAATATACTATCTGTCTTGTCCAATTATAGACAATTGGATTTAATAAATATGTTATTGGAATTTTATCCTAAAACTGTATTTCCTGACAGATATAACCCGATAGACGCTATTTTATCCAATGAACAATATGATTTACTAGTTACACTAATGATGGAATTTAATGTATGTCTATACAAAAAAGAACAATACGAAACATTGATAGGTAAGCATAAACTTGATACGTTAGAGATTGCTTTTGAAATAGGTTCTAAAAAAGACCCATACCTAATACGTAGATTATTAAGTAGATCAGTTATAGAAATACTAGGACCAAAGTTTATGTTTGATTTAATGAATAATCCTAATGTTGACTATGAAATATTTCAGTGGGATATATTTCACTATATTATAAATATCCCGGGGTTTGAACTATATGCCGCCTTAAACATAGAAACAATATATCCATTTATCCGGATTGGCAAAGCTCGAGGTGAACCAAATGCCGATGATTTCCGATTTTTATTTAGATTTATGGAAGACCGCGATTTAAATAATATTCCTGCAATTCGTCTAATAAATAAAGGAGAAGATGGTATTAGAATCGTCGATACTATACTTAGACAAATCGCCGACGAGGTATCTCTAGAAGAAGCAGGTCTTAATTATTTGAATTTAATAGAACACATCATAGAAGGTAAAAATCAAGAAATTTTTGACCTATGGGTATCCCGATTCTCACTATACGTACAAGAGCCAGCCGAAATAAATTTTAATATAGGATATTCACTCGTCAAAAGCCCCGAGTTTATTTTAAACAATATCGATACTTTATTAAGAAATATTCCGGGTATTTATCTAAATTATATAAGTGATCTTCAAGTAGCTATAATAGCAAATCCAGAACTATTTAGAACGTCACAGATAGCTAGAAAAATGATGAATCCCCAAAATTACAATCCCGCTAAAATGGTAGAAAAAGAAGATATTGATAGAAATGAGTTTCTAGACTATACACAATTAACCCATTATATACTTATGGTAAAAGATAGTACTCTTGATAAAAATGTAAAATCGATTGTACTAGATATCATTTTAGAAACAATTGGACTGCATTTAGAACAACCTAATAATAATATAAATGAAAGTTCTGACTATATGGAAAAATATACGATTTTAGAGGTTTTAGCATCATTGATCCGTGATTTTAGTGAAGAAATCGACTATTCTAGTACAGAGAATTATAGTTTCTATCACAAATGTATTAAAATGATTTTGGCACATCGTACGTTAAATCTATCTAGACATGTTAACTTATTATCTATACTATCTAACACAGATGTTAGATTAAAGGATTTATTAAATATAGTACTTAGCCACCCGAGTATTGATGTAAATGAAAATTATATGTTACATAACGTTTGTGCTTCTAAAAATATTATAACTTTGAATATATTATTATCAATTGACACAGTTAACATAAATCTAAAAGATATGAAAGGCAATACACCATTACACGTTTGTCTACATAATAGTTTTAAAGAGGGTGCTATTGTTTTAATAAATGATCCTAGGATTGATTTATCCACAACCGATCTAAAAGGCCGTAGTTACGCACGAGTTGCTACTAAGGCCGGTATTTCCGAAATTAACGATTTATTGGCTAGTCGTGGTATAATAGATAGTAAGAAATCTAGAATCGACCGTTTAATTGCTGAATACGATGCTAGAAATATAGAAAAGGGTCGTGTAAAACAGACCAGAATCCGCGAAACACTAAACAGTCTTGACTTAATACTAAAAGAGGAACGCAAAGACATTGATAGTGGTGAAGATGAAGAAGGTAACTTTAGAGGTAGCATTACACCTTATAGTAGAACGATGTGCCCTTTTTGTCTAACCTATATTGAAAAAGAAAGCCCTTATGAATGTGTCTATGTTGGAAGCCATAAATGTCCAGCTGAACTAGAAAATGAACCGTTAAAACGTCTTTATTTTGGGGAAGGCTGGCGCGATAAAATTTTTGAAATATGTTGTATATGTGGAAGACCGTGTGAGCACCATGGTCATTTTAAAATTTCTTTGGAAGGTGATCCTGTCTCCGAATTGTTACCTAATGGTAGTTTTGCTAACCACTGGGATTGTAACAGCCACAATGGTGGCGGTGAAAGAATAGAAATGGTTACACGTACAGTTAGTATTCTTAGTGAACTAAAACGCCGAGTAGATTTAGATCAACGCCTAGTATATGGTCCTGAACTTATTCTTGAATTAGCGATAGTTGCTAATAATTCTCTAAGAAATGAAGAGATCAAAAGTAGAGCAGTAGGTATTCTAGAAAGAAAGAAATGGAATTCTAACTCTAAGATAGAGAAATACCTTAAGTTTAATGCTCCAACACCTACTGCTAATGCTTCTAATAGAGCTAGAGAAGAAAGAGAACCTATTGTCTATTACGGTAATTCTGACCACACTCTACAATGTATGATATGTCTTGAGGAAATGGATCACCTTTTTAAACCACACGCCAGTGACGAAGGATATATATGTGATATATGTATCAAGGGTCAAGTATGTTCTGCTCCTTATTCTAGTGTTACTTGCGAATTAGGATGTAGACCTAAAAAACAAATATTTAAAGAGGATGTTAACGCACTACTCCACGGTAATTTATGTCAAAGTTAAGACCCCTTAATGGGGTCTTCAAACTTTTGGACACTATATAACCCGCGTTAGATGCCATTAAATTTGGCACTCCACGGTAATTTATGTCAAGATTAAGGTTATTTAAACACATCTCTAATATAATTTGTATCACTATGGAACCTACGAAACTATTTGTAACCCGTCTCACCCCAACGGCGAATCTACCCGTTCGTGGCTCTAAGTACGCCGCTGGACTAGACTTGTTCGCTAACGAAACAAAAACGGTTCAAGCTGGATGTAGTGCTTTAGTTAGTACTGGTATTAGTATGGCGATTCCCCACGGCTACTATGGTCGTATTGCGCCGCGTTCTGGCTTTTCGGTAAAGACGGGGCTAATGGTCAATGCCGGTGTGATTGATAGCGACTATCGCGGTGAAGTAAAAATTCTATTTGCTAATCCTACAGCGAACAGTGTACAAGTAAATGTCGGTGAAAAAGTAGCACAAATTGTAGTAGAGCGGATTGCTCTTCTAGATGTAGAAGAACTAGACAATCTAGAGGAAAGTGTGCGTGGTATGAATGGCTTTGGTAGTACTGGTTATTAAAACACATTTCATATTTCATATTTTACATATTATAATTAATGATTACATATCATTAAATATAATCTATTTATTGCCTACTTAAAGAGGCCACCTATCTAAAAGATAGGTTTGCCCTAAAGAGGCCACCTATCTAAAAGATAGGTTTGCCCTAAAGAGGCCACCTATCTAAAAGATAGGTTTGCTACTTTTGACTTCTTTATTATTTTTATTTGCCTTTGTCTTTGTCTTTACCCCACTAGTATCTTTTTTTACTTTCATATTTTTAAGAGCCAGTGTTTCCTTGCTAGTACCATCACCTTTCTTGGGGGTACCATCTAGCCAATTACCCTTTAGTTGTATTTCTTCTTTAGGAATTTTGATAGCCTTTCTACTAACATGTTTTTCTTTTTCAACAACACTTTTAGCTTTACCTAGCCAATTGTTGTCATTTTCTTTACCTTCTGCAAAACCTACTAATAATACATTTTCTTGTTCTTGTTCTTGTTCTTCTTGTTCAGGCTGTACTACTTTTACTCTAGTTGGTTCTTTTGATATACTAGTAGGTTTAGAAATATTATACATAACATCTACAGTTTTATCATTACACTTATCTTTAGTTGATTCTTTTGGTTCTTTTGTTTCCGGTGGAACTCTACTCTCTAAATAAAATACTAAACTACTACCATTCACGTGTGTTCTATTACTTGACATATCTTCTTCTTGTAGTCCAAAATAGTGGGCATCCTTAATATAGTTGTTTTGTATTTCATCGATCGTTAATGATCTATCATAAAAACGTACTAAAGAACAATTGGATAAATCGTGGTAGTTTTTGTTGTATTCATTGCTAGGGCTACTATTTTTAAAAAGAAAGGCCTGGTTCATTTGATCTAAATTAGGTAGATATTCAATGTAACTGTGAAAGATACCATTGATATACAACAGACCCTTATTACCGCCAATCATATCAGATTTGCCCCGCATAACTACAAAGTGAAACCACTGACCTTGTACGTGAGGTATCTTAGTTTTTTGGTTAATGTAGATAAACCTCTCATCGTAACTAATATCAAATATGGGTTGGTCGCCCATAAAGAATGATATAATGTTGTTATTTCCTAAGTAGTTGAGGCGCAACCAAAACTCTAATGTATAGTTACTTGCTAGGTGAACATTATCAAGTTTTATGTAGTTATTAGGATTAGAAATGTCTAGATAGCCACGATCTTCTATCCAAAATGGTTTTTCATTTTCATATAGAGTTGCATCGGCATCTTTTTGTATCTCTAGTGAAAAGTTTTCAAAAAAGAATTCATCCGACATTGGTTTGTCACTTCGATCATCATCGCGTTTAACCGTAATAGGCTTGTTTTTACCAGCATATTGTACCGAGTTGATTACATATCTACTACCAATTAATAAAAGTGTTGGTATTGCCGTTAGTAAAAATTTGTAAGACTCTGGTATATCGAGTTGTTTAATGAAATAGAAGGAAATAGCCATAATAAGAATTTTAATTCCAATACCGTAGTACATAGTTCTAATATATACTTACACTTTTTATAATTATAAATATAAATATAAATATATTTATTGTTGAGCACATTGTACACCAGGACCACCAGGACCACCCGGTCCTTCTTCATCGGCATTGCTCTCATCTAGGTCAGGATAAAATCGTTTAGAACCATCTGGCAATTGAAGTGTATCTTCTAATCTATAATGCTTGGAGCTATCGACTTCTTTATGTAATTCTTCACTGTGTTCTTTGTGTAATACGAGTTCTAGGGCTTTTATTTGTTTACTATTGAATCGTTCTGGGAAAACAACATTGAATTTGATGTAGTAGTCACCGACTAGGCCGGTTTCGTGATCTAGGAAACCCATACGAGGAATTTTCTTGACACTAGATGGACTAATCACCTTATCGGATAGGACAACAATCGTTTTACCATCTAGATGTTCTAGTGTCATCTTGAAACCCAATAGTGCTTTTCTAAGACTAATATCAACTTTTCTATGTAAATCAGTATCTTTTCTAGTAAATACTGGATCATCTTCTACTCTAACGACAATTACAATTGGTCCATAATTATTATTGCCATCCAATTGATTACCCTTACCGTGAAGAATTGTTTGTTGACCATTTTTAGTACCCTTTTTAATATCTACTTCAATCTTAATCGTTTCTTTCGCTTTCTTAGCACCTTTACATACAAGACATTGTTCTTGTGTAATATCGGTACCACTGCCTTTACAAATACTACAATTTCTAGTAGCTTGTTGAACCATACCTGGACCAATTTGATGTATCATTACTTGGACGCCACGACCATTACACGTAGTACAATTGTGGACTTGTTTATCGTGGCATCCAGTGCCACTACAATGCGTACAAAATATACTACGTTCAATATGTTCAGTACGTTTGGTACCTAAATAAATATCTTTTAATGTACACCTTACTTCTTGTAAAATAGGTCTGCCATCTTCATTTTGTCTATTCGGTTGTTGTTGTGGCATACCACCACCACCACCAAACATACCTCCAAACATTTCAAAAGGATTGAAGCCGGGAGGAAAACCACCGCCTTCGGCGCCGGGTGGTGGCATGTTTTTAAGACCATCTTCACCAAAGCGGTCATACACACTACGTTTGTTACCATCCTTTAAAACTTCATATGCTTGACCTACTTTCTTAAACATTTCTTCGGCCTGTTCTTTGTTGCTAGGATTGCGATCGGGATGCCACTTAAACGCCGCTTTTTTATAAGCCTTGGCAATTTCATCCGGCGATGAAGTTTTAGAGGTTTCTAGAAGTTCATAATAATTAGCCATATCCAAAGTACTATAAATCTATATTACTAATATTCTTTAAAACACTTTTTGAAAAAGTGTAAGTCAAAACAACACTTTTGACCAAAGGCTAGGAGCAGAGCTCCGTCGAAAGTGTAAGTCAAAACGGATAAATTTATTGTTTATAAATTTATTGAGGATTTGTGCGATAAATGTATTGGGATAACTCTATTAATCAAAAGTCAACTAGGATCCATGCGAGGTTGAATGGGTAAACGTAGGGTTCGGTGCGTGTGATATACGACCCGAGCAGTTCGCCGCTATCGAGCCTGGTATCCTCAGTGAAAGAGGAGATATCGAGGAGGGGCTCGTTCGAGATGAAGTCCGTATGGACGGGGTCCATAAAGTTCGGGTTAACGTCGTATATGTTGTCTCTGAAAACTGCTTTCGTGATCTCGTGAAGCTGGTCTAGGATACCCTTACGAGCCGCCTCTTCCGTAGTGGCGATGAAGGAGACCTGGAAGGGTAGGCCGCCGAACATCTTGGCCCTCCAGGTGTAGCGCTTGTAGTTTTCCATACTTTGATGAAGACAGGTCGTGGTAGTGTTTAGATTAGAATATACCCTGATCAATTTTGCTTAAGATAGGGAACTAGTTTATAAAGAATTTAGGGTGCTGATAATATAGAATATACCTTATAGTGCCAAAGTTATTAAGCCACCCAGAGGGCGGCTAACTTTCGGACACTATGGAACCCGCGTTAGATGCCATTAACTTTGGCACTCCACGGTATAAAAATACTATTAGATGTATTAGAGTACAAAGAGAATAAATTGTAAATATATCTTCTTAATTTCCTAATACACCTAGTAGTATTTTTATATATTCTAATAGATTTATAGATATATTCATCTATAAATTTATCTACATATACATTTATCTACATACATTCATCTAAAATCTATTCATAAACAATAAATTTATCTAGTTTTGGCTTACACTTTTCCAAAAGTGTTTTCTTGACAATTAGTTTCTTTTTAGGCTCTGTTGCTTTTGCTAATGCTACTACTGATGCCCCCGATACTTCTTCTACTTCCTTAACGATAGGTTTCTTAACAAGTACTTTCTTTTTAGGGGCTTCTTGAACTACAGAGGCTTCCTTATGGAATACACAAACCTTGATAAACGACTCCATATCCGTTAGCCACATCCGCGTAATGGATGTCTGGTCGAGCACATCATATTCCACCGTAAGTTCTTCATACTTCTTTTTAAGAGCATCAATCTTCTGTTTAGTAAGCGAACGGATAGACATTTCCAAAAGATAATTGTAAGATACCTTGGAGTCGGCTAGTGGCTGGCGAGTATTGTAATCGATACCAAGATTATTTGCCTTTTCATCCAGACGGTTCAATCCTAGATTATCTAGAACAGTTTCAATCGTAGATTCATCCTGGTTCCACTTGATTTTCTCATCAAGCACACCTTGAACAAACCGTACCTTGTTTTCAAGGATGATACAACTCGTCTTAATCTTGTTTAGCATGTACTCCTTACGGGTTTGATACTTACCCAAGCGGATTGTAAAAAACTCTTCCATAATGTCCTCGGGAGACTTGTACCGTTGAATGGCCCCATTTTCAGTATAGAGATACATACTAGACGTACTAATACCCTTCCGGAGTTTGAAACGTTTAAGAATGTCTTCGTGGGTTTGGCTACCCAAGAACCCCTTCTCCATCTTAATCGTAAAGGTAACCTTCTCCTCGGTACAGTGGTTTTCATACGAGACAATAGGTACGCAAGTAGACTTCTTGGATTTCGTCTTTTTACTATCCGTACTCTTTAGATCCGCCTTAGTATCCTTTTTGTTTTCAAGGTATTCCTCGATACAAGTCTCAATAAACCTCTTATAGTTGTCAGTCCACATACCCACAGGTAGTTCTGTAATCTTAATAGTATCACCATTGATTACATATAGACCCTTGGATACATACTTACGATAGCTATCGGCATCACTATCAACACTCGCATTATCATCCTCTTCATAGAGCGTCTTATCAATCTCATCAACCTGCTCAATTGTACCGACAAACTTGCGATACCAAGGATGAATAGGTAGGAATGGTCCAAACGGTTCACCGGCCTCTTGCCGGTCTAGACGATCCTTAAACGCCGTGTAGACATCTTCAGGGTTGTAACAAGGCACCTTGCTACGAAAACCAGTACCAATACCATCACTGCCATTAACTAAGACCATAGGAATAATAGGGTAATAATGGCTCGGCTCAATAGCAAATCCTTCATCATCGAGATACTTAAGAATAGGAAAGTCATCTTCGCAAAACAATTTGAAACTGTTATCCGTGAGACAAGTATGGATATAACGCGGACTTGCCGCGTCATTACCACCCGCTAGACGAGTTCCAAACTGACCATTTGGCATAAGTAGATTGATGTTGTTTGAACCTACAAAATCTTGAGCCATACCAATAATCGCTCCTTGGAGACTAACCTCGCCGTGATGGTAGCTTGTTTGTTCACTGACATAGCCACTCAATTGTGCTACCTTCATTTCCGTAGTAAGCCGTTTCTTAAAACAAGCAAATAGAATCTTACGTTGACTCGACTTAAGCCCGTCAAGCATACTAGGAATCGATCGCTTGTTGTCGTAATTACTAAAGTGTACAAGTTCATTGTGGACAAACTCGCTGTAGCTAGGGTCACTTACAATAACCTCACGCTTCTCGTGATCCGGATCGGCGTTGTAATCATTTAGCCAACCTTTACGGTCATTGGCACGATCCTTTTGAAATGCCAAGGTAATCGCTTCATTGTCGGCCTCGTCATCTTTCCAACAGTAGTGTACCAAATTCTTTTGAATGTTGGCGAAATACTCCTTAAATTCAGCCGGCGTAGAAGTACCTAGACCCTTATAGTATTTAGTAGACCAGGTGTGAAATGCCGGCGTTGTCTCCTTCCACTTTTCATATTCACTCAGTGTATGAAACTCCACAGTTTGTTTACTCTTAGACACCTTTACAATAGGTGTCTTAAGTGTATCGATAAAGTTTGGAATGCGTAGAAGACTCGGCCAGTGGAAGTGGAAAAAGTTCATTAGGAGGCCTTTAATATGACTACCATCAACATCGGCATCGGTCATAATAAGAATCTTTCCATACCGAAGTTCCTTGATGTCTTTATAGACCTTAGTACCCCCACCTTCCTTGGCATAGTGTTGTAGCCCAACAATCTTTTTAATGTTTTTAATCTCCTCATTGTTCAATAGTTGCGAATTATTGGCTTCGCGGACATTTAGGAGCTTTCCGCGTAGAGGAAAGACACCATAATAGTCGCGACCACCTGGTAGGGCACTAAGACCACTAATCGCACCGGCCTTGGCCGAATCCCCCTCGGTAAGAATAAGGGTACACCGGTATGATTCGGCACCACCCGCCTTGTTAGCGTCTTCAAGCTTAGGAACAATAAGAGTAGTCCGCTTGGCCCCATCGGTCTTTTTAAGACTATCCTTCTCCTTGAATGTAGTAAGTTCAACCGCCTTATCCATGACACCACTCTTGGCCAGCTTTTCAATAAAGTCGTCGGTAACTTCACATTTGCTACCAAACATTTTTGAGGCAGTAGTAAGTTCCTCCTTGGTTTGACTAGAGAACGCGGGATTTTCCACAAGGCACCGGATAAAGACCCAGATGTTGCTCTTAACGTAGCTCTCCTTTACGTTGAGCTTGGTCTTTTTCTCATTGATGTACTTTGTTAGGCGACGTACAATACTATCGGCCACATAGTCAACATGCTTACCACCCTTGTATGTAGAAATACCATTGACAAAACTGATCTGGTTAAATGTACCATCGGGACTAGTACAGGCGCCAACCTCCCATCGATCATTGACCTCTTGGTATACACGAGGTAGCTCTTTCTTGTTTCCACCAATATAGAGTTCAATGTATTTCTCAAAATTGCGAATAGGTAGTTTCTTTTCGTTAAGATAGATGTTTACATCTTTGCAGGTAGCGGCAAGATCATATACACGCTTTGTAAAAACTTTAATGTGGTCATCGGTTAAGCCCGGAAGATTGAAGAATTTGTAATCGGGTGTAAACTCGATACATACATATGGCTTGTTTTTACAGCTAGTAATTTTTGGCTTTCCAATAACAGACATATTATCCGTAAATTCCTGAATGTACTTTTTTTCACGTTCACCATCTACAGTTTCAACCACAAACTTGGTAGAGAAGATGTTTGCCAATTTGGCACCGAAACCATTTTTACCCCCCGTAATCTTTTTTTCGCTTTTATCATAGTTTCCGGATGTAAGTAGATGACCGAAGATAAGTTCTGGAGCGTACACTTTTGTTTCATCGTGAATCTCGACATCAATGCCACTACCATCGTTCCAAACGGTAATAGAGCCTGTATCCTTGTTTAGAGTCACCTTGATGTTTTTAAGTTCAGGACAGCGAACTTTGTGATCACTAGCATTTACAAGGACTTCATCGAATAGCTTGAATAGACCAGGAATAAATGAGACTTCTCCCTGCTCCATAGCCATTGTAGTTTCGTTCATAACCCACATTGTTTGCGTGTCCAATTCTACACTACCAATGTAGGTATCGGGCAGGTCTTTAATTTGTTGAATGTGTGTTTTTTTTTGGTATTTTTCATTGACAGACTTCATAGAGAAGCTACTGACGGTACTTTTAAGGTCGGACATTGCTGATCAATCTAGGCTGGTGTTTTGCGATACAAACAACAAATCAATTTATTTTTAAGTCTTTTCAGAAAAAATACATTACATTAATATAGAGGGATAATGTCATACAGTTTTAAACCAGGAAGTTCTGCCGGCTACAGTGACTACTATAAAAGTTTTGATTATGGTATAGGTAAAGATATAAAACAATACGCTAGGTTAAACCCTGATGAGTATTACTATAACACAGGTGTATTAAATTACTATATAGGAGCACCTAGAGTATTAACAAAGAAATCTAATTTTATACCTAACTTGGATAAAAGAACTGTTCCTAGAAATTAAAATTATAAAAATATAAAATAAACGCATTTTTATATCTTTAATATATAGAACTAGATATGTCGGACATAATGAATAAAGATGATAATCCAGAGGTGGGGCTATTGTGGACTAGGGAACAAGAAGAACTGCTAAAGGACTGGTGTGATATAGCCAATTGTTTTAGATGGTTGCATGAACAGGCATCTTTTAAATACAGAAAGATCAACAACAGAATAGCCTTACCTGTTATTATACTATCGACACTAACCGGAACAGCTAACTTTGGTATGAAGTCGCTTGTACCCGAATCGGCACAACAATTGGCCTCGGCACTTGTAGGTGGTGTTAACATTTTTTGTGGTATTTTAACAACGATTCAGACCTACTTTAGATACGCCGAATTAACCGAGGGACATTCCAGTGCTAGTAAAATGTGGTCAAAATTCCAACGGCTAATCAATATAGAATTAGCGATAGAGCCTTCAAAACGTAGACATCCAAATGACTTTTTAAAGTTTTGTATCGATGAATATGATAAACTAAAAGAGTTATCGCCTACAATTCCTAAAGATATTGCTAATGAATTTAGGGTTAAATTTAAAAAGACTAGCAATGTATTTAAGCCTGATATATATGATCATTTAGGACAAACATTAACATATGTAGACTATGTTAGTAGAAATAAAAACAAAAATGAATCTAGAAATGATATGGCTATAACTGATATAGATGAACTGCAAAGTATACGCATCGATTCCGACGAAGACACGCGTCAATACAAATCTATACCGTATCCAGGAGGTAGAGAAATAATAGGTAATAAAATAACTGGTGTTATAAATAAAAGTATTCGTGACAAAAAATACTCAATGGATGTACAAAGACCATCTAAGGATCCCAAGGGCGATTTAGAAAATGAACTAAAGGCTTTACGCCCTAATATTAAAGGTCTTATTAGTAGACTTAATGGTATCCACGAAGAATTAAGCATAGATGAAATTGGTAGTAGATCAAAGGAAATCTTTAAAGATACAAACTCTAAGGATGTACTTAGTATGTTAAGTGGTAAATCAGATATTAAATCTGCTGACCCTAGTGGTAAATTAGATGGTAAATCGGATATACCTGGTGTTAAATCTAGTGGTAAATCTGCTGACCCTAGTGGTAAATCGGAAACACCTAGCGGTAAATCTGGTGTTAAATCAGATATATCTAGTGTTAAATCAGATAGTAAATCAGATAGTAAATCAGAAACACCTAGTGGTAAATCGGAAACAAAGAAATCAACCGGAGATTTAACAACAGATGTTAATATAGAGTCGGTAAAGAATATTTAAAACTAACTAATTAACCATTTTTTATCATCATCTGCTAACATTGATAAATAACTAGTTCTATAGTTTACATATAATGTTTTTTTAGCACGTTTTAGATCAACCTTTTTCTTTTCTAGAAATTTAATAGATTTATTGTATCTATGTATATCGTTTTTGATGTTATCAATACCCCTAGCAAGTTGATAACACTCTAAATTGTATTTTGAAATATAGATTGGTTTTGGAACTTCAATATTATCCTTATTTACAAATGTAAAATTGTTAAAATATAGACTATCTAAAATATTTGGATTGTTTTCTAAGAATTCATAACTCCATCCAACATCATCGGTCCATCCATACTTTTGTTTTTCTTCGTCGGTCAATGGTTTTATCAATCCATTTTTATAAATACCGGAATAACACTGATTGTATATATGATTTAATAAGAATTGTAGTATTTTAGTATTTAGTTCATATTTTTTATATTCAGAACTGAGTATAATATGTAGAATAGCAACACCACTTTCTACAGATACATAGGCATCCTCGATGCATAAAGAAAGTATATATTGCTTTTCATCATTGCTTAATATATCATTGTGCCTTAATAAACATATAGTATCTTCTAGATACTTGGGATATGTTTGACTAGATACTTCATAGTCAAAGTCATTGTTTGATTCCCCAAAAAAGAAGAAATACTTTAATTCACTCTCGTAGGACAACCAATCATTTAGATATTCAGATGTATATTTACACAAAAGAGTTTCGCTATTGTAAAGCCTAGAGGTTAGTTTAAAATCAAATTGTATCATAGTTGCTAATATAATATTAGGATTTTAATTTTTACAAATCGCGTTAAAAACCATATAAACAAATTTAATGTATCTTTAGTATAATACAACAATGGAATCATCTGAGTATATTCAACAACAATATGTAGAGTTTAGAAAGCTATACAGAAATTGGTTCAAGGAACTATCTAGTAACTTTGTAGATTTTAAAAAGGACACTGTAAAGTACTATAAGGAACAAATGGATAATTCCCACGAAGAAATGGTGGGTTTATTTTATGATAACGTAAGTAGTTATTTAGAAGTATTATCGGAAAAGGATAACAGTTTTTTCGATAATTGTCAAGAGTTCTATAGTTGTATTAAATACAGCGAAATGATGAGCAGTGAAAAAGGCAAGGATGAAGAATACAGAAAAGGCCAAATGATTTACTTAAATAAATTATGTTATATGACAATTATGTTAAACAAAAGGGATGAAAATCAACATGAATTGTTATTAAAATTTTTAGCCAACATTCAAACTCTAGATGGTACTAATATGGAAAACTTAATGAAGAATTTTGAGAATGCCTTTAATCCTGAAAGCTTTAATGATGCCGATAAGACCTTTATTCACGACAATCCTCTATTGTCTGAACTTGCCGAAGAAATCTCGAAGGAAATACAAATTCCTGAATCGTTTAAGAGTTTACAAAATCCTCAAGATATATTTAAATTAATGTTTAACAAGGAAGGTAAGGATTTTATGGAGGGTATGGTTAAAAGTGTAGGTAGCAAAATCCAAGATAAAATCAAGAGTGGTGAGTTAGACGAAAAGGATCTATTTAATCAGGCTCAAAAGATGATGGGTACCGTGTTTAAAAACAACCCTATGTCTATGTTTTCCGGTATGCCCGGATTTCCTAGTACGGATGAACCTGAAGAGGAAGATACTGAACAAAAGAAGATAGACCTGCGTAACAAACTAAAGCAAAAGTTAAAACAAAAGAGAAACTAAATAGTTAAAGTAGAAACTTAATAATATAGTTATATAATTATCTATTATATAATTATAATGATCAGCGATACGGATTTTAAACGTCCGGAAAAGGTTATACCGCATATAGTCTACAATGCCGATACGGACTTTTCTAAGATCACCAATGTACTATTAGTAGATAATAGTGTACGTAACTACGACAAGTTTGTAGAAAATTGTAACGAGTCTACATTCTCTATTACTTTTTCGCAACGTACCGATAAGAGTGAAGTCGTTGACCTATTGGCCTCTAAACTCCCTAGTATATCTAGAATTGCGATTGTAGCTGACGACTCAGCCCTTAGTGGTGGTAAGAAACTCCTTAGTGACAAACCCTATTTTATGGATAGCGATTTAGCCCAAACCCCAGGTAGTTATTCGGACAATGTACAATTCATAATCGACCTTATAAAGACACACGGCGTTAAGAACATTGACTATTTGGCCTGTAATTCTTTAACGTACGATACTTGGAAAGGCTACTATTCGCTATTAGCTAAGGAGACGGGTGTGTTAGTAGGTGCCTCTAGTGATAGAACGGGCAACATACAATATGGTGGAGACTGGGTCATGGAAAGTACTGGTGTGGATGTCGAGGCCGTTTATTTCACAAGTGGTATAAGTGGATATCAAGATACGTTAGAAGGATTTATAAATTTTAGTGGTACAATTTCTGAGACTGGTGGTATAATTACATATTTCCCCGATGGCAATACACAAAAAGTTGTATCAGACGGCGAGTGGCCAGTAACGTTTTCAGACAATGTTACTCTTAGATTTACAAGTAATTTAACATTAAATGCCGCAACTAAATATTTTAATGTTAACCTCGCTAATAATGTAACAATCAATGGTGAAAATAACACCGTAACTATTGCTAGTGTATCAGCATCAGGTTATTCTGGTTTAGTAAACTCAAGATCAAATAGTACAACTGTACAAAACATCGGTGTATTATTTAGTGGTACAACAGTATTAGCTGAAGATGGTGGTTGGGTAGGCCAAGAATCATTTTTAGGAACTATAAATAATTGTTATAGTACGGGTGATATTCTTGGTTTTAGTGGTGGTATAGCGGGTAAAAGTGCTGGAATTAGTGGTGTTTGTACTATTACGAATTGTTATAGTACGGGTGCTATTAGTGGTATTTATAGTGGTGGTATAGCGGGTGCTTATGCTGGAGATAGTGGTGGTGTTTGTACTATTACGAATTGTTATAGTACGGGATCTATTAGTGATAATAGTGGTGGTATAGCGGGTGGTAGTGCTGGACGTGGTGGTGTTTGTACTATTACGAATTCTTATAGTACGGGATCTATTAGTAGTTTTAGTGGTGGTATAGCGGGTAGTGTTGCTGGTGATACTGGTGGTAATTGTACTATTACGAATTCTTATAGTACGGGTACTATTAGTAGTAGTAGTGGTGGTATAGCGGGTGCTGGTGCTGGATTTAATAGTGGTGTTTGTACTATTTCTAATTGTTATAGTACGGGTGGTGCTAATAGTAATAATTGTGGTGGTATTGTTGGTGCTACGGCCCAAGCTACTTGTCGTATTACAATTTGCTATGTTACTGGTACTTTTTCAGGTTTAAATACAGGTGATTTTCAACCTACTACTGGTTCTAGTGCTAATATTGATACAGCTACAAAACGTACACCTACTTGGACAAATGATAATCCTCTAGATAAAACAAGTGGATGTTGGAAGATTTTTGTAGGTCAAGATACTGTACCATGGAACCTTGTATCTTTCTTAACAGGTGTAACGGCTACTATAACTGGTAATACTATAACCTATACAAATGATCTATTTCCTATTAATAGTTATACTGGATTTACACCAACATTTAAACTCTTAAATAGTGGTGCTACTATACAAGATGGTGTTTTAAATGATAAAACATTAACCTTTACTACAAGTGGTACTGTATCAACAACCGATATTTTACAAATAAAAATATTAGATGGATCAACACCAAAAGGTTTCATTGATACTTTTATATTAGGTAAAACAGATACAATACCTAGTAATACTATATTAGCTAGAGATGATATCTACAACTATAAATACACTTATCCATTAAAGGTAACAGGTACTGATATACTTAGAATAGATAGTAATATTATAGTAGGTGATTTCAGTTTTCTTATTGAAACTGGTAATACTGTAACTATAGGTGACCCAAGTAATCCTCGTATAGTAACTATAAACAATGTACCATCTTACAATGGATTAGTAGATTCTCTTACAAATTTGACAACGGTACAAAACATTGGTGTATTAACTAGTGGTACAACGACTCTTGATAGTGAGTGTGGTTGGATAGGTGGAAGTAGTATAAATAAATTTTATGGAACTATACGGGATTGTTATAGTACGGGTGCTATAAGTGGTGACACCAGTGGTGGTATAGTTGGTAGTTTTGCTGGTAGCGAAAGTGGTTTTTTTTGTAATATTACTAATTGCTATAGTACTGGTATTATAAGTGGTAATACTAGTGGTGGTATAGTTGGTGGTACTGCTGGGTTTAATGGTGGTAATTGTAATATCGAGAATTGTTATAGTAATGGCGATATTCGTGGTTTAGGTAGTGGTGGTATAGCAGGTAGTAATACTGCTAATTCTAGTGGTACTTGTAAAATTACTAATTGCTATAGTACGGGTGCTATTAGTGCTGACTGTTGTGGTATAGCAGGTTTTAATTCTGCATCAACCTGTGTTATTGATCGTTGTTATGTAAGTGGTACTTTAAGTGTTGGCGCTTTTGAATATTCACCGCCATCGACAGTTACTATTAAATTTTCTAATTATAGTAGCGGTTGGTCTGATGCCGAAGCATCCAAAAGCGATAATACAGTTGGTTTAATAAATCCAAACAGTGATAGTAAATGGAAACTTATTTACCTAAATAGCCCTTGGAAGTTACTATCATTTTTACCTCCAGCAATTACTAATTACAATAGTGGTACTGGTACACTAACTTATACAAATGTATTTCCTATAAATGCTTACACAAATGTCACAAGGGCTAGATTATTCAACGGTACAACTACTTACGGTAGTGCTCCATTAACATTAACACAAAATAGTGTAAGTTTAACCGGGACAACTGGTATAGATAACGGACAACCTACATATTTAGTACTATACAATGGTAATACTTTAGTAGATTATGCTGATACTTTTACAATAGCAGCACCGATAACAAGTTCGACAACAAGTTCAACAACAAGTTCGACAACAAGTTCGACAACAAGTTCAACAACAAGTTCAACAACTATGGCACCAACAACAACTATGGCACCAACAACTACATTAGCACCAACTAGTTTCACTTTAGTACAATTTGCTATTAACGCAATCTTTGATGTTGTAATACCAAATGAAGCGTCCAAAGTAGTATATATAACTACTTTAATTGCTCAAATTAACGCCTTGACCGGATCACCAATTCCTGATACATCTGTAGAAAGTGTAACAAGTGGTTCTATAGTAAATGTTGTACGGTTACCAAGTGAGTATGTTGATGCTTTACGAGATTCTATAAGAAGTGGAAAATTTTATATAACTATAGATAATGTTAGATATTATGCTATACGCAATAGTTTTATTATTATAGATAACATATGTTTCCGTAGAGGTACTATGATACTAACACCGGGTGGTTATAGGGCCGTAGAGAGCCTTAAAACAGGAGAGTTGGTAAGGACTGCTCAAGGTCGTAATATGCCAATAACAAAGGTACACCACTTTATAGGAAAACAGGAGAAGTGTCCATTGTATGTACTCCGTAAGGATTCATTAGGCCGTAATGTACCACTAACGGATCTGTATATGAGTGAAGGTCATGCCTATAGCTACAAAGGACTTTGGACACATATGAAGTGTTCCTCGAAAGCTATAGAAATAGATATGGATAATATAGAGTACTACAATATAGCCGTAGAAAATTACTTACAACATACATTAGTAGCTAATGGTGTAGAGGTGGAATCGCTATTCGATATAAATGGTCTAGAAATGACATGGAACTGTAAAAAGGATAATTGTAAACCAGTTATAACTATGAAATAAATTATAATACTTGAAATACATTAGAGTAAAGGAACATGAAGAAATATAAATTTATTAACTTACAATAAATTTATATATTTTAGAACAATCTAGATCCATTCATCGCTAAATGCTCGAAGAGCTAGATGAATCTAGCCATTCATCGCTAACACTCGAAGGTCACGCTTCTAAATGAAGCGTGCCATTCATCGCTAACGCTCGAAGATCACGCTTCTAAATGAAGCGTGCCATATTAAACGATTTTTCGCCGTGAATAGCAGTATTAGTAGGATATTCGATGATTCTATAGGGGGTGCTAATATCGATTAGGTAACTTATGTATTGATCTACTTGTACCATTATTTTAGGTACTAAGTATTCTATAACAAGATTGTTTAGTTCTTGGACTTGTTCTACAATATTATCGGGTAAATTTTTACCATATTGTAGGTAAAAGCCACGCATAATAATACCCAATTCAGTATCGGATTGCCGTTCAATCACATGCTTTCTATTAGTACGTTTCCAAACTTCATAACGAAGAGCGTTCTGTATAATTTCCATATTTTCCTTAGAGAAAAAGGCATAGTTAAGTTTCGTAGTAGTATGAATACTTTCTATAGCAGGTGCCCTAAAATCGTAACTAATATTATGTTTTTCATCAATAGCCTTTAAAGCAGGCTCGTGAATATTGATATCAACGTATTGTCTAGCCATTTAAATTAAACTAATATTTTTTTTGTGAATATTTAAGCAATGCGTTAGCGATAATCCTATAATATCTAGCATATAACAATAATGACAGAAAAAATAGCCTTTTTGTTTTTAACTAGAGGGGAAGTTAATAATGTAAAATTATGGGAAAGTTTCTTTGAAAATATCGATACTTCTAAATATAAAATTGTAATTCACGCTAAAAATCCATTAGCCCTAGAATCACCTTTATGGACATCTAGAAATTCTACTATTATCAAGCCTATACCTACGGCTTGGGGTACTATATCGCTAGTTAAAGCAACTATCTATTTGTTGCAGACAGCAATAGTTGATCCACACGTTTCCAAATTTATTCTAGTATCGGAGTTTTGTATACCCACCTCAAACTTTACAACTATATACGATTGTCTAATAAGTGAAAGACATCGTAGTAGAATTAATTGGACCCTTGGTAAAAATATGGACAGATACAACATCATTAAAAGCTACCTAAATATTCCTTCTCACAATTGGGCTAAACAATCACAATGGATGTGTCTAGATAGAAAACACGTATCCGCTTTATTTAGTCCGGCCTATAACAATGTACTTAATCAACAATTAAAGGATTTTATGTATTGTCCTGCCCCCGATGAACACTTTTTCATTAATATGTTTTTGTATGTAGTTAGAATACCTAGTAATGAAATAATTAATCATCCTATTACATTTGTAGACTGGTCTAGTAATTCTAAACATCCTGTCGCTTTTAATACAGTTATTAAAGAAGTTATCCAAACGTGTAGAAAAAATAAAATATTTTTTGCTAGAAAATTTGTACCTATGGATCTGCCCGAAGAAACGATTAACTACTTGTTCGGTGTAGATCAAACAGAAGAACTGCTTATAGATACATTTTATGAACCTATAGAGGAAGACAAAGGAGTAACTATGTATAATATTGAGGAACCCAAAGAAGTGATTATAGATACTATTGAGGAACCCAAAGAAGTGATTATAGATACTATTGAACCTGATAAATCTACACCAGCTACTGTTTCCGAAAAGCAAAAACAAGCGGTTTTAACATTTTTCACAAACATTGTTACTGGTTTATCTAACGAAAAAATACAAACTATATATTCGGCATTATTTGATAATGATGTCGAAGAACCATTAGACGATGAAGCAATATAATACCGTGGAGTGCCAAATGTAAGCCCCCCTCTGGGGGGCTTTACTTTGGCATCTAACGCGGGTTCCATAGTGTCCGAAAGTTTGAAGACCGCCCCCTTAAGGGGGGGTCTTAACTTTGGCACTATACGGTACCGTGGAGTACCAAATTTAATGGCATCTAACGCGGGTTCCAATAGTGTCCTAAAGTTAGCCTCGCTAACTTTGGCACTATATGGTATGCGTAAAATAATTAATAAATAAGTATAGTAATATAGTAGTAAAAGTTTATAAAACAATTATTTATGCCATTTAATTTTTATAGAAATCGGCTAAGGGATTTTGAGAAGAAGAATCATACGGAATTGAGAAATATGTATTTGGAGCTTTCGTCTGTATGGTTGAATTATGAAACACACCATAATGAAAAAATAGAAATAGACTATGAAAATTTTGTAAAGTATTGTTACGAAATTTCAAATGTCCGCCCAAAGCCAATTGTATTTATTAAATAAACATTTAATTACAAAATAGTAATTAAATTTTTACATAGTTGTCACCTTGAAGGTATAAAACCTTGAAAGTATAAAACCTTGAAAGTATAAAATGTCTAAAGGTGTAAAATATTTTCTCTTTTAGCAATAAGCAATAAGCAATAATGGTTATTGGTAAAATGACATCAGAATTTATAGAACAATTGGTAACTGAATTAAACAAGACTGAAAACATTGAAAAGGTTAAGAGCAAAGTATTAGTACATGTATATAACTATTTACACAAGTATTTATTGTTTGTTTATTTAGGATTTGCTTTTTTATGTATTTCTATTATTATTTTACTTATCGCTATGATTAAAGTACTAAAAATATTAGAAATGACCAAGTGTAGTTAAACATAAACCAAATGTAGTTAGATGTTTTTAGCAATATCATCACTTAGTCGACTAACAATTGTAGCTACAACGGAAATCTTGTCATCTCCTAGATCAAAACGGGCACCTAGAATCTTAACTACAACATTGTCGCCTTCCTTGATTGAATTGAGCAGGTCTTTGTTTTCAACGTGTTGTTTAGCAATGACAATAACCAGGGGATTGGGTTTTTCTAGAGGTTCCGCTAGAAAACCAATCTTGTTGCTCTTTTTGATAACACAAGGATAGGTTTCATTTGTAGTAGGATTACAAACGTCTACGGTGTATAGTACATCAAATGTTACAAATCCATTTGTGTCGTTACTGCTAGCCATACCAATACTACGCTTAAGAAGTGTCACAGAGTTTTCTTTTACATAGCCATCACGATTACAAATGCCTTCTACTTTGGCCCTAAGTTGGCTAGTAATGGCTTCATCCAGGTTCGATTGTAGAAATTTGGGGTGTACGTGAATGCGATCTTGAACCGTGTTTTTGTGAAACAGCCTCGAAAATTTACCCGTCATTCTGTTCTAATTAATAAAAAGAAATAAAATGATTTCAATTCTTTCATTTGTTTCATTTGTCTTTTGTCTTTTAGTAAATGCGTTTTTAGACTAAAAAATCGTTCTACGGCGTTGATAGATATACAATGTCGACTGTTGTTTCCAATACATCTGTGTTTACAAATAGAGAATTCCCCTTTAAAAAAATAACATTATCCGATAGTTTAGAAAAAAGAAACAGAAAATACTATATTGACTATGATATCGAAGAACAACCTATATTTTTTCAAATAAATAAAGTAGTTCTTAGTAGCGAACCCATATTTATTGACGAAGAACAGGGTTATATTGACGTTGAGGTCAAAGAACGTATCGGTGAAATATCAAAATTCTTCTTAGAATTAGATAACTTTAACCAAGTATCCTGTTTTAAAAACAGCGAGGAATGGTTAGGGAAATCTCTAACGATGCAAGAGGTAGAAAGTGTATACAAAGGCTCCTTTAAAAACAACCTATTGCGGGTTAAGATAGAAAAGGATAATATTAGTATTTTTGATAGCAAAAAGAACAAATTGGATCTAGAAAAGGATATCAAGGTTGGTAATATTCTAGATATCATTGTTGAAATATCCGGCCTCAAGGTTATGAAAAACTCCTTTGCAACTCATCTCGTACTTCGCCAAATCCGTAAAAACCCCGATCCTATAGTTAAGGCTAAAATAATACCAAACGGGTATCTATTTCTAGATGATTACTCGGGTAAAAAAGTCCAAGATGACAAGTCAATTGATTCGCAAACCGATGTAGATGTTTTAGTAAAGCGTCGCAAACAGATAACAAGAGTAGTAGCAAAAGCAGAAAAAGCAGAAAAAAGTGAAGACCCAACAGTTGATGTAGATGAACTAGACATATCTGTTAGTGAACTAAAAGACCCCGAAGAACAGGAAGAACATGAAGAAACCGAGGCTACATTAGAGACATTAGAAAAATCCAAAACGGTTGATGTAGATACTCCTTCAATTGTAAGTACAAATGGTAAGAAACGCGGAAAGGTAGTTATGGAGGCTAAAGAAGAAGCAAAAGAAGAAGCTAAAGGATCTAAAGAATCATTTGACATTGAAAAGGAGGATTTAAATACTAAGGACTATCTGCAAAGTGTAGAAAAGTTGAATAGTATTATAAACAATATTTTTGATGAAGATAATAGCAGAAAGGACAATATATTAAATCAATTAGAAGCTGGGGAAATAACATTAGGCTCTATGAATTCCGAGAAGTCCGAAAAGTCCGAAAAGGTACCTGCAAAGAAAGCAAATGGTCGTAAAAAGGGTGGCGTTAAGGGAAAAACGGCTACAAACCAATTATATAAGAATTTGTAGATTAAAATAAAATAAAATTGATAAAAGTTTTTCTAATTGGTTAATAGTATAAAGATGATTGTTCCTGTTCGCTGTTTTACCTGTGGTAAACCCATCTCCAACACTAAATGGCACGAGTATCTTAATATGACCAATTCCGAGAACCGCGACAAAACCAAGACCCGCCTTTCAGAAACCACGGTTCGTCCTCTAGGTCAAAAAGTTGAACTCGAAGAAAAAGATATTACGCCTGAATATGTAGCGATGAACATCCTTGGTATACGCAAAATGTGTTGCCGTCGTATGTACCTAGGTACTATTGACATTTTTGATAAGCTCTAATTTCTAATTATCGCTTAGTATAAGCTCTAATTTCTAATTATCGCTTAGTATAAGCTCTAATCAGTATAGGCTCTAAATACATACAAAGTAAATTAATTTTATTAATAACTATTTAATAATATTAACTTTGAACCATTTTATCATTCCAACTTATAGACGAGTTGATAAATAGAGCGGCTCTCTAGAAATGGTCCTTCTAGAGTCATTTTTTCTTCATCATCAAACGCAAACCATTCTTTAGTATCATCATTCCAGCAAAAACAGTTATAGTGTCCTCCTTGTAGACCACCATGGTGAAACACGCCACTATGCAGTGTATACTTTAGTTGTTTATCCTTAATTTCCTCGTCCGTATGACTAAGAATAAAACTACTGTTAAACTCTTGTGGATAACTAAGTGTACGATTTGCCTTATTAACCCCTTTGTCTGTATCATAGTATCGCTTTAGTTGAATGATTAGGTATTTAGGTAGTTTCCAAACGGAGGTTTCATTTGTAGCATTATCCACTTTACAGTTGCACTTGTCGCATTGATACTTGTTGTGCTGATCAAACTTCTTTTTGGCTCGAAAGTTTTCAAATAGCCGTTCTAGTGTAATAGGACTATTGGGGTCTTCTTCGCCATCAATTACCGCTTGCAGGGTAAAATAGTGAAATGTTTCAAACTTTTTTGATTTAGTACCACACCCCTCGCATACGGTTTGACTAAAATATTGTCCCCAAAACATATCTACCAATTGCGATGTTTTAGATTCTAGATGCAGGTTCCACTCGGTAACCGATAGATTATCTAGTTTACAACCACTAATAGAGACTTCTTTCTTTGGTACACAAATAATTTCGTGAATTTTTTGAATTAGACAGGTCAGTACTTCTGTCGAATCACTTTGTTCACCCATAGGAAAATACGAGTGTTTATCTAGATACCGCACAATTCCAATAGGCCGAATAAGACAATCGTCTTCCCAATACCCCTTATAGATTGCCTTAAAACAGTCGTAGAACCGCGTATCTTTATCATTAAAGTAGTCGGGATCAGTAGCTTTGATACTTTCGGTCATCGTGAAAATTTTGTGGATTTCTGGAATATGCATAATAACTTGCAGGGCACTGTTTAGATAACAGGTGTTTCCGATATTGAAAAATCGGCTCTGACCTGTACCGGTTTTGGTATAGGATAAAAGTTGTTCTACTGTAGAATTCATATTGATGATTTGATTGTATGAATTATAAACATGCTTAAATCAATTTATCTTAATTTCTAACTGCCTACTTTAATCTTTATGATTTTCTGTAAAATGTCAAATCGGTTATCTAGAATATGTTTTTGTACTTTTAGTTCCTCTAGTTCAAAACTGAAATTAAGACTTCTAAAATAACCAAACCACTTTAATTTGTGTTCCTGTACTTTTGTATCTATTTGTTTTAGTAGTTTATTTAGTACATCTAGTACTTCTATAATAGAATGAATCGATTCCTTTAGGGTTTCAGAATCTTGGATAATATCCTTGTTTTTCTCAAGGATTTCCTTAATTAATAAATCATATATCTTTATTGTTTCTAGAAGATCTAGTTGTTTTTCAACACGTTCTAAACATGATAAATCCACAAATTTGTTATCCGTTAATAACATTTTACCAAGTGTGTATATACTAGATGTGGTAGTACCAATAGTTCTAATTAACATATCGGAAGTAACTAGTGTTGTAGAACTAACTAAATGGGCTGCGCTAACAAATAACATTCCTTTATTATTAGATAACTTATTGTTTTATATTTCTATATTTCTATATTTCTATATTTCTATATTTCTATATTTCTATATTTATAATCTAATAATAACATAGTAGATGGATCCAAATATTTGGGGACCACACCTGTGGATTTTCTTGCATAGCATGTCATTTACCTACGCCGAAAATAGATTAAAAGCTACTAAAAAAGAAAAGGAACATATGTATACATTTCTAGAATCCATACAGTATGTATTACCTTGTCAGTGTAAATATAACTATAAAAAACATTTCTATAACAATCCTCCGCGTCTAGATACTCGCAAAGACTTATTTGAATGGTTAGTGGATTTACATAATGTTGTTAACCTAGATTATAACAAAACAATGGTTGGTAAAGGTGTGCCGGTTAAACGCCTGTATAGTTATCAAGAGGTTGAACAAATGTATCGCAAAATGTACCGTGGAGTGTCCAAAAGTTAGCTTTGCTAACTTTGGCACTATATGTATTCTTAGTTTTAAGGTGGTCGTGCCTTAAATTTCATACGTTCGGGGTTACTAATATCATGATGATAAGGAACTGTAGCACAAACTACACCAAAGAGAATAGCTAATATAATTAGCAATAGATGAGATGCCACCATACTTCTATTTACTGCATAGATTCTTTTTTCTTATAATATTTATAGTGTAAAATCCAATAGATCAATAAACATACCGATACAAATATTATACCATTTAATAACCCAGGTCCTATCTTTTTATAGCCACCACTCTTTATCTTTTCTATCTCTTTTTCTATCTTGTTTGTTTTTATAGACATATTCGGCATTTCATACGTCATCAATCTAGCAGGTTCTTTATTTAGTGTCATATTTCGTAAAATATTTATATCAACTAGTCTTCTTGGTACATATGACATTATATACTATTTTATACAATTATATTATTTCTATTATTTATTCTAAATTATATTAGAAACAATATGTTTAATGACTCTACGTGGCTTTTCATTGTACTCATAACATTATCTATATTTGTTATAGCAAACATTATGAATAACCAAATCACATCGATTCACTCTCGCGAAGAATAATCCAAGGTACCGTATAGTGCCAAAGTTAAGCCACCCCAGAGGGCGGCCAACTTTAGGACACTATTGGAACCCGTGTTAGATGCCAAAATTTAGCCCCCAGAGGGGGATTAAATTTGGCACTCCACAGTAACTTAAAAATATCTCTTAATAGTATTAGTAATTAAAATGAATACCTTAATTAATAATACTCTTTACTATTATTACTATTTATACGACTACGTATGGAATATTGATAAAGCCAATGTGATCGTTGAAAATCTCTATTTAGGCGATGTAATCGCCTCGAATGATATAGAATTCCTAGTTGATGAAAAGATTAGTTTTGTGATCAACTTGTCCAATATGGTATTCCCCGATGAACAAGAAGCATTGAAAAACCTCAATATTAAAATAAAGAATGTAATGGTTCGTGATCATCCTGATGATGAAGAACTACTATTGAGCCACATTCCAGAACTAGTTAAGGATATTCAGCATCATCTAGATAAAGATAAAAAAGTATTAGTAAATTGTTATGCCGGTAGACAACGTTCGGCCGCTGTAGTAGCTTGCTATCTTATGAAAGTGGGTAAAGGTAAACCGGATGTTGATTCGTGTATTAAATTTATACAATTAAAAAGACCTGTTGCCTTTACCCCTAAACCCAATTTTTATAATGCTATTTTAAAATATTCATTGACATTATAAATTGATTAAATACATCTGTATAAATATACATAATACTATGGATATTTCTAAGGTTGTTCAAAGCTTCCACGGTAAAGTAACGATTACTATCGGCAAATCTATTTCACGACAGTGTTTTAGTATTAGTAATAAGATTTTTTTTGATATTCTTAAAACCTATCTTAGTAAAAATGGATGGTTCGTCAGCAAACAATATCTGTGTAAACAATATTACTACAAAAATAACTGTCTAGAAACCATTATTGAGAAAGGATCTTCTACTGTTTTAGGCCTAGAGGTACCTATTAAACAAACCGTCTCTCTATATGAAAAAAAGGATGAAGTTATTAAAAAGTTTCGAGGTACTTATTTTGATATTTTTTGCCAGCATTACAACAGGGTAGAAATGGATACCCCCGAGGAACTGAGTAGGGACGTTTACAATGAAGTAACTAGCGAAGTTAGTATTTTTAAAAAGTCAGGTACAAATATTGAAATCATTATGTCGGTATGCAAAGAGGACCCACCGGTATTTACCGTACAACTTGTCCTAGATGGCTACAACGATTTAGATAAAGAGGCGATGGAGTTTGTTACAGAAATCATTGAACTCGCCATGTGTAAGTACAAAAAGACGGATCGTACGGTCGCGAGTAACTTTACGCCGTTGTAGAATATACTACAGTGGAGTACCGTGGAGTGCCAAATGTAAGCCCCCCTCTGGGGGGCTTTACTTTGGCATCTAACGCGGGTTCCATAGTGTCCGAAAGTTTGAAGACCACCCCCTTAAGGGGGGGTCTTAACTTTGGCACTATACGGTACCAAAGCAGGCAAGTTTTTATTCAGGGGAAAGAGAGGAGAAACACAACTAATAGTACTACTTTGATAACACTCTACTCGAGCTGCTTGCCCCAGCCACTGCCGTAGGCACGCTGGTCCTGGCGCATCTTGGTCTTGCGCTTCTGCGCGCTCTCGTAGCGCAACATGCGCGGGGGCTTGTTGGCGTTGAAGTACTCGGCGCGCGGGACCTCGGGAGCGGGCGGGATGCCTTCGCGGACTTGCTTGTAGTAGTCGACGACGTGTTTGCTGTCCCGGTGGCGGTCTTGGCGCAAGTCCTTGCGCCACTTCTTCTCTTGCGTGGGCTGGAATTTCTCGGGGATGTCCCAGCAGTCGTCGTCGCCGGCGGACATGTAGGTCGCCGGGGCCGGAGCCGGGGGCGCCGACTCTTGCGGGAGCTCCGTGCGGAGTTCATCAATCTCCTTGATGTAGCTCTGGAAGTCCGCCTCGGCCTGGAGTTGCTCTTGCTGGTACTGCTGTTGCGCTTGTTGCCGGAGTTGCTCTTGTTGCTGGAGTTGCTGGAGTTGCTGGTACTGGTAGCGGAGTTGCTGGATGCGGGCATACGTCGTCTGTTGCTGTTGCTTGTACTCGCAGTAGGCGGTGTAGGCGGACCAGTTGCGCACACGCTCCTGGTAGAGCCAGCTGTCGTAGGCGAGGTACTGGTCGGCGGTGGTCTCTTGGGCGAAGTTCGGGTTCATTCTCGATAATCTCGGGATTGGGGTGTCTAGATATTAATCTGTAGCCGATCAATTTAGACCCTAGCTAGAGCTAAACCTAGCCTAGCCTTGACTACATCCCGACACTCACTAGTACTACCTAAACTAATTGTAATCTCGGAACCTTTAATAGATTCATATTTAGGATTTATACTAATACAACCGCAAAAGTCTTTAGGTAGTTCAAATATTAGATCGATTTTGGTTTTAGCAATATGACTAGTACAGATGGAATTTTGTGTAGTAGTATCTACAACAACTAGTTTATTAACTTTATCGCCACGTTCATAACAAACTTTTACACCTTTTAGTTCGCCGATAATATCATATAGTTGTAATAGAGAAGTACTAAGAACCCCCTTCAATCCTAGTTCATCCACAAACCTCCTAAAATCACTACTATCACTAATCCAGGTATATTGTTCTAGACTTTTACCATTTAGAGATAGCTTGTCGCGAATACGACCATACATCTTCTCTAGTGCCTTTCGTTGTTCTAGTTCTAGTTCAAAACAATGTTTGTATAGGTTGTCTAGGAGCTGATCAATGGATGCCTTAGATGTACTAATTTCATATCGTAGTTTACATTGACGTTCTAATACAACTTCTAATTCACTGTAGAAATCCTCAAACATAACCAATAGATTGTGTAGTTCCTCTTCGCTTTTATAAAATGTATTTACGCCTTCTTTATTGATACCGGCATTAACAAGTGCTTTTAGGAATAAAATAGAAAATACAATACCTTGTTGTGTTAAACTGCTATTAGGTACATATAGGATAATCGTACGGTTCTTTCCATAAATCTCCCATTGAATATGTTTCTTACCTACAATACCAGATGTTGTAGATAAAAAAATTGCTAATCCCATACCGGTACGATCAATATCATTGTAGAGCTTCTCGATTTGCTCCTTATTTACACTGGCTGAATAGGTCTTAATTTCTAATAGTACTTTTCCAAAATCCGTAGTAATGTGATAATCTGCTTCGTGGGCTGTATAGGACATATCGATAACTTCATAGTCTGGAAAGGCCGTTTGGATATGCTGTTCTACAATACTTTCACCTAGTTTCCCCTTTACATTGCTACTGCCCTTTACCCCAAAAATCTTCTCTAGTTCAATATTTACACGATCAATACGGTTACTAATAGGTTCAATAATCCGTTCGGCAATTGTATTTTGGCTCCTCAAGGATTCAATCATTGTCTTATTGTTAATACTTAATTGTTCTGAAATTGTACTAGACATTTTACATAGTTCATCTCGGGTCTCACCTACGCTATCTAGTGTACGTTGTACGGTTTCATTTAGTTCCTCTCGGAACTTCATAATAATCGGCTCGAAGTTTTTAGAACCATCAATGTGTACCTGATACTTTTCTAGTGATAATCGACCAATTGTAATACAGGTCCGAATGGTATCTAGACGTTTCTCGCGGGTCATTGATTCTAGCCATTCTATATCGTCTTTGTCGTTAATATCAATAGTAATCTTCATCTTTTAGTTGCTTTTGCTGTTTGCTGTTTGCTGTTTGCTGTTTGCTCTTTGCTTTTTGTATTTTATTTTATACAAATATTTAATATATCAATTTTAAATAAAACAAATTGATTAACATTTAAAAATAATATATTAGTATTATTCATAAAATGGGTCGTCTCGAACTTATCATTGGTTGTATGTATAGCGGTAAGACTACGGAACTGATGCGTCGTATACAAATGTACCAAGTATTGAAAAAGAAGATTATTGTCTACACACACTCTAATGATACTCGTTATAGTGATTCTGGAAATATTGCTACCCATAATCGCAATGTTATGAGTGCTGTACCACTTTCTAAACTAGATGGATCCGATGTAAAGGAGGAATATAAATGTGCCGATATTATATTTATTGAAGAGGCTCAGTTTTTCACGGATCTAGTACAATTTGTACTAAATGCTGTTAATCGCGATAACAAAATTGTTATTGTTAGTGGACTCGATGGGGATTTTCAACTAAATCCTTTTGAAAATATCGTTAAGTTAATTCCACACTCTGAAGCTATTACTAAACTCAATGCTTTATGTAAAATGTGTGGTGATGGTACACACGCCTGTTTCTCTAAAAGGCTTGTAAAGTCAACTGAAAGGGAATTAGTTGGTAGTGATGGTATTTATGAAGCCGTATGCCGGTATCATTATTACAATTGATAGTTAATAATTAATGATTCATAGTTAATGATTCATAGTTAATAATTAATGATTAATAATTAAAAAATAACAAATATATTTACAAATATTTTCTAAGTTAAAGTAATTATGTATAATTATGTTATAATTCTATTAATTTTAGTAGTTTTACTATACAAAGGTAAAACTGTTTTACAAGAAAACTTTGAGATAAGTAATATAGAAACAGAAATTATATATTCAGGTGAACTTAGTAGTAAAACAGAAAAAATATTTAAGGGTGTTCCTAAACTAATTGGTCCAGCATTTACATATTCCTTATGGTTAAAGGTCAATAATATGGATTATAAGCGTGGGCAATGGAAAAATATATTTAATCGTGGTAGTAAAGATACAAGCGAAAGAAATCCTGGTATGTGGATATTACCTAATGAAAATAAATTACACATCAAGTCTAATACATCTAACCGTACAAATGATGGTATCGATGCCACCAAATTTACATTTGATCTAGATACATGGTATTACTTATCCGTTGTATTTAATGATAAAAACATGAAGTTTTATGTAGATGGTACATTCTCGGAAGAATATAACTTTTCGGGTACACCTAAGAATACTGGTGACTTTTATCTTAATTTATCTGGTGGTTTTGATGGCACATTAGCCAATTTTGATGGTAAATTAGCCAATGTGGAGTATATTAACAAAGCTATGACCTCTAGTGAAATAATGGATAGAATGAAAGCTACTGATCCCGAGAAAGCATCAGGAGATATCCGTATGGAAACTATATATTCAGGTGAACTTAGTGGTAAAACAGAAAAATTTTTTAAGGGTGTTCCTAAAGTAAGTGGTTCAGCATTTACATATTCTTTATGGTTTAATGTTGATGATATAGATTACAAACGTGGTAAGTGGAAAAATATATTTAACCATGGTAATAGAGATACAAATGAAAAAAGAAATCCTGGTATGTGGATAAGAGAAAATGAAAATAAATTACACATCCGTACGGAAACATCTAATAGTAAAAACGATGGTATTGATGCCACTAAATTTACATTTGACCTAGATACATGGTATTACTTATCTGTTGTTATACAGAATAAAAACATGAAATTCTATGTAGATGGTACATTATCGGAAGAATATTTCTTTTCAGGTAAACCTAAAAACACCGGTGATTTCTTTTTAAACCTAGATGGTGGTTTTGGTGGTACATTAGCCACGGTAGAGTATATTAATAAAGCTATGACCCCCAGTGAAATAATGGATAGAATGAAAGCTACTAATCCCGATAAAGTATCAGGAAATGTCCTTATGGAAACTATATATTCAGGTGAACTTAATGGTAAAACAGAAAAATTTTTTAAGGGTGTTCCTAAAGTAAGTGGTTCAGCATTTACATATTCCTTATGGTTTAATGTTAATAGTATGGATTATAAAAATAATCAATGGAAAAATTTATTTAACCATGGTACTAAAGATACAAATACAAGAAACCCTGGTATGTGGATAGTTCCTAAACAACAGAGATTCCATATTCGTTTTGATACATCTACGACCAAAAATGATGGTATTGAGGCCACTAAATTTGCATTTGACTTAGATACATGGTATTACTTATCGGTTGTTATACAGAACAAAAACATGAAATTCTATGTAGATGGTAAATTCTCGGAAGAATATAACTTTTCAGGTAAACCTAAAAACAAAGGTGACTTCTATTTAAATCTAAATGGTGGTTTTGATGGTAAATTAGCCAATGTAGAGTATATTAATAAAGCTATGGTTCCTAGTGAAATAATAGAAAGAATGGAAGCTACAAGACCACAAACGATATGTAAAGATGTTAGAAAGGTTACAACTTTACCTAATAACCTAGTTAAAGGATTAGAAGTTTGGAGAACTATAGGAGTATCTAACTCTAAACAAAATCAGGAATGTCCTCCTCAACAATTTGGGGGAATTACATTAACTACAGATTCTGGTGGAAAAATAGAGACAGCTCTAGATATATTAGAAAAACAATACTATAATGTATCTATTTGGGCTAAGACAATCGGTGAAATGAAAATACGTCCCTATACGAACAACTGGAATGGTGATTGGAAAACCTTAAAGAGTACTGACGGCTGGAAAAATATACAATGGCTAATACTAAGTACAGAAAAGGCAAATACGTTTGGTTTTGAAACTAGCAACAAAGGTACACTATTTATGCCATTTTTAGGTATAAAGACAGTTAAGGTACCGGAGAGCAATGTTAAAGTAAAAGAATATAGAAGCAATGGCACCCAAATAGCTTGTAGTATTAAAGATGTAGGATTAAATGCCATTCAGGGATGGTGTGCCCTAAATGATATTCGCAATGAATTCTATATAGAAGCTAATTTTGATAATTTATACAAGATTAATAGGATAGATACTAGAGGTAGAGGAGATACTCCACAATGGACGACAGAATATAGAATAGAATATTTTGATCCATATAGTAAGGTTTGGAAATCCTATGGAGATAAATTAGAGGGTAATAGGGATATGAATACGGTAAAGTCGAATCCTGTAAATATATTAACTGAAAGAGTTAGAATATATCCTATTAGTTTTCATATGTGGCCATCTATGAGAGTTGGTTTTAGTGGTGTGACCGAAGTTAAGGACATATGTAGAGAATATAAGCTTAAAATAGATACAGAAGTAAATGTAATAGAGAAAAAACATTATACTGATTTATATAATAAGGAATGTAAAAAGGTTAGTTATTATCAATATGAACAATTAGAGGATAAACTGAAAAAGTCTGAAATAGAAGCCAAAAATTATGAAGCGAAATGTACAAATTCTGATAAATCCAAAAAAGAAATAATCGATCCTAATAATAGGACAATGAGTAGCAATATAAAATTAGATGAAAAATGTGAACCAATTATGCCAAAACCTAAAAAGTTGAAATCCAAAAAGCCGGCTAAGAAGCCTAAGAAGTCTAAGACGGATAAGAACTGTAAGGTTGGATCTCCTGAAAGATCGGAGAACCAATTGCTTCAGGAAGTCGTCGATGAAATACAGAAACTAAATGATAATCTTCATAACAAAGAAGGAAAACTAGAAAAAATAAACAGTGAAATAAGTCTTTTACAGGCTTGTGGAGTACCATCGGATGAAAAGAATAAACAAACAAAGTTAGAATGCAAAAAGAATACTACACAAAATGAAATTGGTACCCTAAAGAAACAACTAGTCACGTGTCAAGCGAACTTTAATATGAACAGTGTACAAAAATCTAAACCAACGGATATTAAGGAAGGTTTTGAATCAAGCGGTAATGTAGTATCGTGTAATTTAGAACAGCTAAATCCCTATGATATACGCAAGCATAAGCAATATCAACAATTGATTAGTGATATTAAAAAGAAGGCTATGGCTGAAGCCATTCACCAATGTACTCCATTCAATAATAAAGATATTAGAGAACATAAGGATTATAACAAGGTCTTACAATATGTATACCAAATTGCTAGTGAACAATTCGCTGATATTAAAAAGCACAAGGATTATAATAAATTAGTTAGTGAAGTTCGTCGTAGAACCGTTCAGGAATATGGCAGGAAAACCGCGCAAGGTTATGTAAAGTGTCCTAATGAATGTCAAATGATGGCCGAAATAGATATTCGCAAACATCCAAAATTCAAAGAAATGATTGCTGAAATAGTAAAGAAAACCGCTCAGAGCTACGGTGAACCTATACCTGGTACGAATCCCGTTATGTATAGAAAGTGTTCCTCTAAAAAGGAAGATAGTACATCGAATAAATGTGTGTCACACTTTAATGTAAAGAACCGGTCAATCGAGGGGTTTAGTAGTGAGAAGTGTCCTATTGCGCCTCAGAGAAAGACGGATCCATTTGATATTACACGCCATAAACAATTTCCTCAACTTGTCGATAAGATACGTCAAAAGACTCCTAATGTAGAAAAGGTAAAGGACTTATTAGAAGCATATAATAAGTGTGAAAGTGAAAAGAGAAATTGTTCAAAATTAGTACAACAATTAAGGGAAAGACCGATTCGCCATGGTGATATCACGGCACATCCCCAGTTCGACAAGTATATATTAAAGGATGTTGCTAGGGGTGAAATCAAGCGTCTTAAGTGTGAATTATCTAAACTAAAGAACACCCAAACTAAATGTATACGTAAGTTTAATATCGAGAGTTTTGAGGGTAATGTAGTAGTAGAAAACCCCAGTGAAGCCCAAGAAATAGTTTCTAAGATCAATAGGTTATTAATGGATATGAACTTAAAAAGTGGTATTGATGATAAGAAGGCTTTTGTAGATATTAAGGATGCCACTAGAAAAGCTATGAATTCTATTGAAAAATTAAGTAAGGCCGCCGCCAGTTATGTAGAGGAAGTATATAATGATATAATGGCTGTTGAAAAGGGTGAAAAGAAGATGTCGGATATAGCCAAGAAGCATAGAGATAGAGATATTGATTATCCAGTTGCTAGTGAGATTAAACAGATGGTAGAGTGTGAGGCGGATCTGCATAAAAACAAAAAGGCTATCGATATGGATAAAAATGAATTAGAACAATGTAAAAATGAAATGGTCCATAAATCCAATGAATTAATAGAATTAACGGCTGATACAGAATGTAAAAACTCTGAAAAGGCTAGAGATATTAGAAAAGATATAGAATATAAAACTGATGTAGCGGAAAAGAACATGGGTACACTAGAACAAAAGTATAAAGCTATTCGTAGTCGTCTATTAGAGTATGAAAACAAAAACAAATACCTTAAAGAGGAATTGGCTAGATTACGTGTAAGATGTAATGAAAATATTCAAAAATTATGGAGTGACAATCAAAATATGAAGACATCTATTGCTAAACGCGAAGAGTGTATAAAGGGCCGTGAAGGTTCCGTAGAGAAGAAGCGGGTTGAATTAGAAAAGCGTGAACAACAATTGGGTGAAATGAAGAGCCGTGAAATGGAAAAGTACCAATATTTTCGCGATAGATTATCTGAAGAACGCTCGGTATCCAATAGATATAGAGCTGAACTACAAAAATTAAAAAGTAGTATGGAACGTAACTTAGAATATGATAATACTGTACGTCACGATATAGATGCTAAGATTGCTATTGTTCGCGAAGAGTGTAACAATAGAGTAGAGCGTTATAGAAAGATGTATGGAGAAGCTGAAAAATTATTAGATGAATTAAGAACTAAGAGCATGCAAACTCCTGAACTTGTAGAAAAGATCAATCGTGTTGAAGACCGTATGTCTAAAAATGTACAAACTGCTATGAAACGTACCAAAGCTAACATATTGGCCTTAACTTGCCCTAGAGAAGGCAAACAAACCCAAGAGGTGATTGATAAAGGATTTATGGATGATATGAATAAAATGGGTGGTAAAGTAGATAAGATAGAAAAAGAAGTGGTTAGTAAGATAAAACCCGAAGATATGATGTGGTACAATAACAAGTTTGCCTTGTTAAAGTAGTTTACAATAACAAGTTTGCCTTGTTAAAGTAGTTTACAATAACAAGTTTGCCTTGTTAAAGTAGTTTACAATAACAAAATATATAATTAAATAGATGAAATAAAATCTATTTAATAATAAATGGATAACAGCAATGTTTTAAAGGATATGAGTGTGGACCTCAAAACAGTAGTTTTGGTTTCTCTACTGTTACTAATTGTTTTCTTTGGTTTTTCGTATTTTATTATGTATACTTACAACAACTCTATAACAAAGATGAATCCGGCGTGGAAAAACATGGATTATTCTACGGCACTCATGTTTACACTATTTATAATGTTTATAGGTAGATTTTTAGGTGTATTTAGAACATAAATAATTACCGTGGAGTGCCAAATGTAAGCCCCCCTCTGGGGGCTTTACTTTGGCATCTAACGCGGGTTCCAATAGTGTCCGAAAGTTAAGCTTTGCTAACTTTGGCACTATACGGTATACCATAGGTATTAATTATACCATAGGTACTAAATGTGACATTATAGTTGCCGCGGCATGGCTAACCTGAACTAGAGCGGTTAATACTAAAATGCTACCAGTATATTTATTGTCATTTCCATTTTTACCTTCGGGTTTTCCAAGTGATACAAATTTATCTATTTCATTTAACATTATAGTACGAGCTTCATCTAAATTGTATAGTAGATTAAACTGATTTACTTTATAGGTACGAAAAGGAATATATTTAGGTAAAATCTTTTGCCGTTGAGAATGGTTTAGATATAGGCGATAATTCCATAAGTCCTCTAGTTCTATATACATCCTTTTTAGTTTTTGTAGATTAAGATTCCAAAACCACTTATACTCACTGTAATGACCGAGTTCATTGATCTTTTGAAATATACCTAGGCATCGCCATTCTAACTCCTTCTGTGGTTCCATTTCAAGCGTTTCTTTATAGCTATCTACATATTGTAATTTTTTATAGACTTTATTAATAATTTGAACATTTTTTTCGGGAATGGCTAATTGTGTATAGGGATTTTTGTATCCTTCGAGAGGATTACATGATTGTAAATAATCATGTAGTGTTCTAATATCAAACCCATAGAGTAGTCCAGCCTCTTCATAGTCATATAAGTACTCTTTAGGAATACTTTCAATATCATCTAATGTGTAGAAATCAGTAGTGTTTGTATAATGTTTAACTTTTACTGTTGCTACTTCTGCTTTTGCTTCTTCTGCTTTTGCTACTTCTACTACTTCTACTGCTTCTTCTGCTTCTGCTAATGTTACAACTGTATCTATAATATAGTCAGTATGATTGGTGGTGTGTTTGCCACAATAGTTACTATCGGGTCGTTTTTTATTAGGACATTGTTCGTTGTATCCAGGACCACGAACGGCTTTTCGAGATAGACAAATGTTTGGATTAGCCATTTTATTTAATTGTGATATAATCTTTATTTCAATTTGGATATTATATTATCCATCGTTAAAATAGGAGAACAATATGTTTATAATAGATGCTATAGATCCACTTATATTTTTCATTAGTTTAGGAGTTGGTATTTTCTTCTATTACGTCACCGCTAAAACCCCTAGAATTGTATTTAAATATCCTACTCCCTATAATAGTGATAAAATCATATATACAGATACTGTAGGTACTTGCTATAAATATAAAGCTACATCAGTAACATGTCCTAAGGATATTAAAACAATTACACCTGTATTGTTTGCTTAAGTAAATTGATTTTAAAAAGAATTCATATAATACATATTAAACAGACAGGATGGATACCTTACAGAACAAACAAGGGTTAAAACTATGGGAGTGTAAAAATAGTATTGAAGTAGGGCTAGATGAATGTGCTAGAGGTTGTTTATTGGGTCGTACCTATACTGCAGGGGTGATTTGGAGTCCTGAATTTTTAGAAGAAGTATTTGAAGAGCCCGAGTTTGGATGGATTCACAAAATTAAAGACTCTAAAAAACTATCTCCGAAAGTTCGAGAAATGCTAAGTGACAATATCCAAGAATATTGTCTAGATTATGTAGTCCAGTGGGCCGATGAAAAGACAATTGATGATATTAATATTCTAAATGCTGTACAGAATAGTTTTCATACGTGTTTGGATAGTCTACAAATTGTTCCAGATACTATATATGTAGATGGAAACATATTTAAAACATATTATGACAAGGACTTTAATGCCATTTCTCATAAATGTATTGAAAAGGGGGATAATACATATTTTAATATCGCCTCAGCAAGTATTTTAGCTAAAGTAGCACACGACAAATATATCAAGGAACTGTGTGAGACAGTTCCAGAACTAACCGAACGCTATGATATCTCTAATAATATGGGATATGGTACTAGTAAACATCTAGAAGGTATAGAGAAGTACGGTATCACCGAATACCATCGAAAGACATTTGGTATTTGTAAACAATATCTTTAGAATTAAGATTAAAATTGGGAAAGTTCAGAGTGAGTTAGGCCGGGCAGTTCACCACTTGCAGGTTTGTTGGCGTGACTAAGTCTGTAAGCATCTATTACTTTGGAGCTTTCCATATCAGCCTTTAAAAAGGCATCATCTCTAGCTAGTGCAGCGTTTACAACATCACCGTCTAATTGTCCGTACTTGACATAATCAGAAGAGGTATCGTTGTGTTTACGATTGATGTGTAATAGTTTCTTGGAGTTATCAACAACTCTGGTTAAGACAAATCTAGTATAGGAATGGAAGCTAACAAAGAAGGCAAGTGCGAGTAGGAGGGAAATGCTAAGGTCTTTGGTGGCGGTGTAGGCAATAAGGGCAAAGAAGACGATTTGAAAGCCGGGTTGGTGGAATAATTTAGCAATCCATTTGGGTAGCATAGGCGCGGCAAGGGCGGCATAGAGGATGATAAATATTTTAATTAGTCCCGAAACATATACATTGTCTAGAGTATTTTTAATCTTATCCATCTTGTTCTATTATTCTAATATTAATAAATATTTTAATTTTACTAATAATAAAATAAGTCAATAAAATAGTAGATTCATGTTAGATATATTTTCTAGACGTCCTATGGTAATTTTATTAAGTGTACTCTGGGGGATTGGTTTAGCTACATTATTTTCTAGTGTAGCAAATAACAGAAATTGTATAATAGTTAGGGGTGAATTACCAGCTGACGTAGAAAAGATGGTATTTCAATATCCTGATATAGAAGATAAGTGTTATACATATAAAAGTTATATAACACCGTGTGAAAATGAAATATACAAGGTAGTTAAGGTTGCGCCTAAAAAGTAAAGTTTACGTAATATACGGTATTATTTATTATTATTTAACATTATATAATGAATAATAATCCATTTGGTATTAAAGGATTTCCTATGGGGCCTATGGGTCCTATAATTCCAAGAGCTCCTATAATTCCAAGAGCTCCTATGGCTCCTATGGCTCCTATGTTTTCAAGATCACCTGTGCTTACTAATAGAAATCTAGATGTTATTAAACAGAAGAATTTAATATTTGTTTCGGCACAACCCGACAATATATATTTCCATTGGCAAGTTGAGGTCTATATGTTTCAGTTTAGTAAATTTGGAATTATAGATAATTGTCACGTATTATTTGGTTATTCTGGAGATAGCCCTTCAGAAGGTGGTTTAAAGCTCAAGAAAATGTATAAGAATATACATTTTTATAAAGATGAACGAGTTGATACTACATATATACCTACAATTCGTCCACATATATTAGCCAAGTTTTTCAATGAATTTCCGGATTTAGGAAAAAATGTTTTCTATCATGATTCCGATATACTGTTTGTAACTTTACCTGATTTTGCCTCGATGTTAAATGACGATATAGGTTATCTATCAGATACAATTAGCTATATTGGTTATAATTATATTATGGAATGTTGTAAAAGATACAAAGATAAATTTTCTAAACTAACTGACGATGATTTGTTTATTGGTATGTGTAAAGAAGTTTATATTAATCCTAAATTAATAATACAAAATCAGAAAAACTCTGGTGGAGCACAATATTTATTAAAAAATATTGATGGTGCCTATTGGGAAGAATGCGAACGGATGTGTGTATCTTTATATAAATACATGTCTAGTTACGAACAAAAGTATCCAATAGCACATCATATTCAAAAATGGACGGCTGATATGTGGGCTGTATTATGGAATTATTGGAGAAATGGTGGTCAAACTAGAATTCATCAACAGTTAGATTTTTCATGGGCAACAGATACTATGAAAGAATATAATTCTAAAACTATTTTTCATTTAGCGGGTGTATCAGGTGATACTTGTAAAGATAAATTTTATAAAGCACTTTACACAAATAAACATCTAATAGATGAGTACCTAAAAGATAATAAAATATTTGATAATATTATTAACACCAGTGCTACATACGGTTATACTAGAGTTGTTATAGAATGTGCTAATAAAAGACAAAATAGTGGTACAATTATTAATAAAACTATTGTAGATAAAACTATTGTAGATAAAACCATTGTTGATAAAACCATTGTTGATAAAACCATTGTTGATAAAACCATTGTTGATAAAACCATTGTAGAAAAAACAATTGATGAACCAAATATAAAAATTAAGAATGAATTATCACCAGGAAATAATAATAGAAAACATATAGATTATTTCTCCATGAGAAGACAAATGTTTGAAAAAAGGAATAACCGATTAGATGATTTAAAACTGTCAGAAAAGGTGAAAGATACAATTGTTAGAGATACAATTGTTAGAGATACAATTGTTAGAGATACAATTGTTAAAAACACACCGGTTAAAGATACACCGGTTAAAGAAAAAGTTCAAGATGTTCCTAATAGTTTATCATTAAAAAAATTTATATATATAAGCAAAAATAAAAATTTACCAACAACTACATTAAAACCAGAAAAATATATAACTAAATTAGTAATAGATAGTAAACACCTTGGTAAGAATACGTATATTATGGATAACAATGTAATGTGTTGTAATAAAAATATATGGAGATCTGTAAATAATACGTACATAATATTTTACACTGGATCTGGATGGATTATAACATATGCTAATTGTGAAAGTGAAATAGGTCCTAAAGCTGGAGGTGTTGCTTGTAATTTATCAAACGAACTATTTACCAATAAATGGAATTTTGATTGTTCTACAAATGTAATTAAAGAAGAAATATAGTAGAATATATAAATGGAACAAATCTATAGAACTTTAGCGGATATTCATAACAAGATAGAAGGAGAGATACTTTCTATAATTAGACCCGGACTAAATATATATGAACTGTGTCTATTTATAGAAAGACAAATAGCGATTGAAACAAATAATCCAAGAGGTATCGCATTTCCAGTTGGTATCAATATAAACAATTGCGCCGCCCATTATTCTCCTACAGCAACTAGTAGTCATCAAGTATTCCTACTAGATGATGTAGTAAAAATAGATTATGGAATACACATTGATGGACACATTTTGGATGCAGCCTTTACAGTAGCCTTTAAAAGACAATATCGAGGTCTACTAGAGGCTTCTATGAATGCCTGTATGGAAGGTGCTAAATCATTCTGTAAAGATAAAAGATTGATCGAGGTTAGCCAAAAGATTGTACAAACAGTTCCTAAAGAATATGGTATTATTAGAGATTTATGCGGACATCAAATAAAACCATACAAAATTCATGGTGGCAAAGTAGTACCAAATGTCATTATTCCATATGAAATGCGGGCATCGGTTGGTGAAATTTATACCGTAGAACCCTTTATTAGTACCACTAAAGAACCTATTACATATGAAGATACAACTATAGGAAATACATCACATTATATGTATAATTACTTTAGTAAACCTTTTGATGGTTCAAACGGTGTTATAAGTTTATTAAAAACACTAAAGAGTTATAGTACATTAGCATTTAATATAAGATGGATACCAGAAACGGAACAAAAATATATAGATAAGTTAGTCGATAAAAAGATTTATAATATTTATCCACCAATCTATGAAAAAGCTATCGATGCCAAAATAGCGCAATTTGAAACTACATTAATGGTTACTGATACAGAACCTATACTTTTTAAAGAATATACAGATGTTGATAAATATATAATTCTTAATTCTTAATTCTTAATTCTTAATTTATAACTTTGGTACACCTTTACCACATTCTTCTCGACACACTGGACACGTAATATGTTCATCTAACCATGTCTCGATACAATTTTGATGATATAGATGCTTACAATTCAACTCACGGCAAATGTCACTATCTATAAACTTTTCGAAACATACACTACACATATCTCTATCGTGTTTATCTCTTTCTTCAAACTCTGTATAAATAGCTAATCGTAATTTATCCAAATCGGCCCTATCTAATCCAACTATTACATCTTCCATTCTACCATTTCCTAGTCCTATTCCTGTTAGTGGTATTGCTACTACTTGTATAGGATTCATTAAAACATGAACCAATGTATTTAGACTATTTAAATTATTTATTGTCTGATCTAATACATTAGGTCCATCGTTAATGTTCATTAGTGCTTCATATATATCCATCAAGCTATTAAGGTCTGTATTATTGATTTGATTACCAATATTTTGCTGTGGATGAATAATGTTATAGAAAAATGGATTAATAATTCTACAATTAAGATATAGTATCGATTCATTACCTATTCCTACATCGGATATCTGACTACCCAATGGATAATTAGCTGTACCTAATAGTACATCTTCACCCATTTGAAAACTTTCTTCATCTGCCATATGATATACTTGACACTCCAAATATTGCCTCGATAATTCTGTATTAATATAATTGATTAACATAGCAATTGTATTACCGGGTGGTATATTTAAAATCATGTCATTTAACCTCTCGCCCGTTTCTTGTACATAGATACGGCCATATACCGTCATTTGATTTTCTACAGGATTAGCAACATTAGCAACATTAGCAACATTAGCAACATTAGCAACATTAGCAACATTAGCAACATTAACAGCATTAACAATTAGTCTGGCCTGTACAAATAATGTAGATCCATTTTCAATCATTGTATAGAGCAATAGTAAATTGCGCGGAAACAGTGGACTACCTAATAATGTATCGGCATTAAATGGATTATCTAATTGTTCATCAAATACATAATAGATATCACCTTCCATATTATCTTCTAATAGACGACTATTAACTCTATCTATTAAGTCACCTATTGTAATACTATCCGATACACTTAGAAACCGAATGAAATCATGTCTGGTATGTTCATTGATTAACAAACGGATCTTAATCCTGATATTAATATTGTATGCCATATGTTTCTTTAATTATTAAAGATTTATTTTAAGTCATTTCAATTCAATTCATCTAATATATTATCCAATTGTACATCTTTACTCTCCACTTCTATATCCGTCTTTTCATCTATTTCTAATATATTCTTAAAAATATGAAAATTTCCTAATAGCCTATCATCTGCTTCGGGAATACATACAAATATCTCTTTATAGAAACCACTATATTGTTTAATTAGTCTTTTTAGTATTTCTGCAACACAACGAGGAGGATTCTTTTGACCCTCGCAACCAAAAGCGGGCAATACGATTCCATCGTGCCCATTTTTAATACCAGCCTGTAGAGCATTCGATAAATAGCCTTGAACTATAGCGATATGACTAGGACATAACTTGGAGTTTTCAAACAGTTTTGTATAGTCATACTCTAAATTGTATGGTGATTTTATAGGTGGACACGAAATAAAAGACATTTTTTGTGGTTCCTCTAGTCTTTTCCATTTTTCATGTTCACCCCCGTAGAAAATAGTTACATCACCGGAATAAATAACACGATTGTCATTGTTAAATGGATAAAACTTATCTAGTAGCAAGGCATTTGTAAGATTACTACGGCGATATATAGATTCTTCTTGACCATTCGTACCCAAATGAATATCTACTGCAGGAAATGATTTATCTGTCATATTTAAAACAACCGATTTAATACCACGACTACTCATCTCCAACGCTTTATCGACCCAATCTTCCGATACAACCTTTACCGTTGTTACGTATCCTATAGTGCCAAAGTTTTTAAAGAAGTTTTTATCATAGAATACATTTGTTGAACTAGGAATACTAGTAGTATGGAATAGTTTTTTGACCTTATCCCATTGAACAATTCTATCAAATATACTAACACCATATTTATTAGGACGCGTTTCATATTCAATACTACTCATCTGGTCAGCCCTATTACTTACCAATGGTCCAAAAATAGAATCCAAGCCCATATTATTTTCGCCACTATTTAGTAAATCGCCACCCATTATACCTTTTCCTATTTGACCGGCCGTACTAATTTGGCCATTACCCTGAACCGTTTTAATGGTCTGTGTAACGCCATTAAGACATAATAAGAAACTATCGGTACATAAGGGCACAACCTTATGTATATCTACACAATTCTTAAAATAAGTAGTAATATGATAGGTGCTATAGATAATTATATGGCTATTACGGTATCCACTATACAATCCTTCTATGCCAGAACTGTCTCCTATAACTAAATAATCGCCATCTTTGTTTACTGCAACCAGACAAAACGGCTCATTTTGTTTTCTAACTACATCTTTTATATTTTCTATATTGTTTCCAAAATCACTATATCTGCATAATTCACTGTATAGATCTGCTATAGATTTAGATCTGGATTTACAAACCATTTTTAAATTATTACAATTGTCATAGAGCGTACCATTTGTAGCAAGGGTATAGTCGCCAACTTGAACACTGTATACCTGGAATAGATTATCTAGGTCGTTATAAGGATTTGATAGTTTTTCCACGATTTTAGAAAGCTGACTATCGGATACATATTTATTATCTAATAATACAAACATAATTACTTTAAATATATAGGAATTATATATTTAAATTAAATCAAACTAATCATTCTTCTTTTCTAGTTCATCTTTTAGACTTTGTACAATCTCCTTTGTCTTTTCTAAATAGTTAATGTTCTTTTCTAAAATAACTACAGATTCATCGCTTTCGCTACTACTACCGCTATTTTGTCGGCTTTCACCACTATAGTTTTCAGTATTTTCTAATTCCGTAGTTGGCGTCGAAATACTCGACTCCGTTAAGGGATTTTCATCCGATACAGATTTATCGGATCCTTCTTCGGCTATACATTTATCACAATCATCTTCGGATACACATTCATCACAATGTTCGCAATTTTCTTCGGCGCTACTTTCTTCATCGCTGTTTTCAGTCTGCAGGAGTTGAGTTTGGGGATGAAACGGCGCAAATACACCCATTACACTACGCGTAGTTTTATTCCAGCTTCTTTTATCTGCCCAAGCACACTTCAATAGGAGCAGGATAAAGCAAAATAGGTTAAGTAGAACAAATAGAATCATTCTTTATAGTTAACTTAATAACATATTTTAGTTTTAAGTATATTTCTTTTATAATGCTATATATTTCTTTTATGATGTTATATAAGAAGGATGACGTTAAGTATTCGCGATATTAAAATAAATTATACCTTGCAAAATAAAATAATTCGTATTGGAACACCTTTTACCGTAGAATTCTGGTTATCTTTATTTCTACTTTATTGTTTCTATCTATTGAATAGGTACATAATATATAACAAATGGACTAATGTTATCTATATAATTATGTGTCTTTTTATATTATTTTATTAACTAAAAGTTAAAAGTTAAAATTGATTTAGAGATTATATACTAGATCAATAAAAGCCAATAGATATAATGGGGGTTCCTCGTGTATTTCAATGGATTGTCAAAAAATATCCAAAAACATTTACTAAGACCAAGAAAGATTGTAGCTATCTCTGCTATGATGTTAATGGGTTGCTACATCCTTGTGTTAGAAAAAGTATCCAAGAATGTGGTAAATTTGATCTTGATCATATTAGCCGTGCTGTTCGGGCTAAGATGCTAGAATTAGCAGATATCTGTAAACCCAATAAAGGTATCTATATCTGTATCGATGGTGTTGCCCCTGTCGCGAAAATGCTACAACAACGGTACCGTCGTTTTAAGACGGTTTACGATAAAGAGATAGAACAAAAGATATATTCTAAACATGGTGAAGAGACTCCTTTTACCTGGGATACCAATGCTATTACACCTTCTACGGAATTTATGGGACATATGAATAGCTTATTTAGTGATATCTCTCAGGAAATGGCTACTATTTACCCTACTTGCGACATTTATTACTCGGATAGTGACAAACCGGGAGAAGGTGAACATAAAATTATGGAGAAATTACGGACAATTGACTATAGCCCTAGTGATAGTATCTACATCCACGGTCTTGATGCTGACCTTATTTTTCTAAGTATTGGATTGGAAAAGGATAACATCTACTTAATGCGGGAAGGGGAAGATACGGTTGGCTATTTGGATATTTCGGCACTAAAGAGCAATCTATTTTTAGAAATTCAGGCAATTAGTAAGATAAAGTTAGAGCAGGTGAATGTAGAGAAGGACTTTATGGTTATTTCATACTTTTTAGGAAATGATTTTTTGCCACAAGTATTTTCACTAGATGTATATGACTTATCGCATCTACTAGAAAAGTATAGCAGGGTTGTAAACAATAAGAAACGTTATTTGGTACATAGTGGAAAGATTCAATGGGATATTTTTGAAATGCTATGTGAAAAATCTAGTGAAAATGAATACCTAAATGTTAAAAATCGCGTAAAGAAATATGTTAATATGCGAGTTAGTGATTCGGATCTATCGACACAATTAGAACGTGATATATTTTGGGACAAACAACGTGAACACAAGGACAATTTACAACTTTTAGAATCTGGATGGAAAGAGCGGTTTTATGAAAATTATTTCGGGTTTGAACAAAACAACTGGAATCTCAAAAATGATATGATTTTGAACTACCTCGAAGGACTACAATGGAACCTAGATTATTACCTAACTGGTGTTAAAAATTGGATGTGGCACTACAAGTACCACGCCGCCCCTTTCTTCGGCGATATGTACCACTACTTGAAAAAACGTGGTACTATCCAGCTTCAAAAAAACATTCAATATGTTACTAGGCCTACACATAAACCATCTAGTATTGAACAATTGTTAGTAGTTTTACCACCCCAAAGTATCGACCTAATCCCTAAAAAGTACCAATCGCTAATGACTAGTATTGATTCGGATATTATTGATCTATATCCGATTAGCTATGGACTAGAATACTACTACAAAGCAAAAGACTGGGAATATAAACCTAAACTACCCGATGTACAGTTCTCTAGGGTTGTACATGCTGTTAAGGCTATTCAGTGATTTAACCGATTGGTAATTAATGGAATATATTTCTTACTAAAGTTGTCATACAATCATCATTAATTACTTTCAGTAATTAATGGAATATATTTTTTACTAAAGTTATCATATAGTCATCATTAATTACTTTCAGTAATTAATGGAATATATTTTTTAGTACCTTCGTGTAGTTTTAGATCCATAGGGATACGTTCACCTACATTTTTATGTTCAAATACATCTTGCATATATCGACTAATTTTAAGAGTAGAAATAAGACATGCTGAAATATAATTGTTCCCTTTGTATACATAGTAGACATCGGGCTTTTCAGTTTTAGCAACGGTAAATTCATAATTGTCAATAACCTTTTCTTTGATTTTTTTAGGTTTGTCAGCTACTTGTTTTTCAATACAAGGTTTGTCTACTACTTGTTTTTCAATACAAGGTTTGTCTACTACTTGTTTTTCAATACGAGGTTTGTCTACTACTTGTTTTTCAATACAAGGTTTGTCCGCTACTTGTTTTTCAATACAAGGTTTGTCCGCTACTTGTTTTTCAATACAAGGTTTGTCCGCTACTTGTTTTACGATAATATTGGCGCCATTAGAACTATAGAAATCAGAAATATTAAATTTAATAAGAGTCAATAGAGGTTCGTGTTTGTACACTCGGTTCCAATAAGTAGTAAATTCGTTTTTGGGGATTAATTGTAGTACATTGCCATCAATAAATTCATAACAGGATGTAATTTGGTAGAAGATATTGCTATGGTCATCTTGTTCTACAAATCCGAGTACATAACGGTCGGAATTAATCCATTCAAGACTCCATTTACCTAAAATCGTACTACTCGTAGATAGATTAGGTAAATAAAGTTTATTTTTAGAAAGAATAGCAAAATTGGGTAAATGGCTATAGGGTGATTGCTTTTTAATATTTTCCATATGGGTCATTTCTAGATATACTATTATATCACTATTATATTTTATATCAATTTATAACCTTTTTACACTTTTGAAAAAGTGTTGTCAAAACGGATAAATTTATTGATGATTAATCTATTAAGGATTTATGCGATAAATCTATTTAGATAAATGTATATAAATCTATATAAATCTATAGATAAATAATACTTGTGGTTTTTAGTAGGTTCTAATAAGATTATATTAGAATATATAAAATTACTATTAGTTCTATTAGAAGGTAAAGACATACAATTGTAAATATATCCTCTCTTTTTCCTAATAGATCTAATAGTAATTTTATATATATTCTAATAGATCTATATTTTATATAACTAATAATTTACAAAATATATTTTGATACCGTATAGTGCCAAAGTTAGCGGAGCTTAACTTTAGGACACTATTGGAACCCGCTTTGGATGCCAAAATTTAGCCCCAGAGGGGGGCTTAAATTTGGCACTCCACGGTACCGTGAAGTACCAAACGTATAGATAATTGTAATCATAGATGTAATAATTATAAATATACCGAAATAATTATATTATATATAATTATAATGAACAAAGATATGGATTTTAATCTTCCAGAAAAGGTTATACATCACATAGTATATAATGCTGACACGGACTTTTCTAAGATCACTAATGTACTATTAGTAGATAATCGTGTACGTAACTATGACAAATTTGTAGAAAATTGTAACGAGTCTACATTCTCTATTACTTTTTCGCAACGTACCGATAAACAAGAAATTGTTGACCTATTGGCCTCTAAACTCCCTAGTATATCTAGAATTGCTATTGTGGCAGACGATTCGGCCTTTAGTGGCAATAAGAAACTACTTAACTTCAAACCTTATTTCTTAAATAGCGATTTGATCGAAACCCCAAGTAGTTATTCGGAAAATGTACAATTCCTAATCGACCTTATAAAAGTCCACGGTGTTAAGAACATTGACTACTTAGCTTGTAATTCTCTATTGTACGATAATTGGAAAGGTTACTATTCGGTATTAGCTAAGGAGACGGGTGTCGTAGTAGGTGCTTCTAGTGATCAAACGGGTAATATAAAGTATGGTGGTAATTGGGTAATGGAAAGTACCGGTGTGGATGTCGAGGCCGTTTATTTCACAAGTGGTATAAGTGGCTATCAAGGGACATTAGTTGCCTATATAAGTACTAGTGGTACTTTGAGTCAAAGTGGAAGTACATTTACGTTTAAACCTACTGTTGGTAGTAATAGACCAGTAACATTTCCATTGACATTAGCTTCGAATGTTACTCTTACATTTATTAGTGATTTGGAATTAACAAATATTGCTGACTATTTTATTATTATAAATAATAGTAATATAACAATAGATGGTGCTAGTCGTATTGTAACTATAAAAAATGTAGTTGATTATCCTGGGTTAGTAAGCTCTAATTCAAATAGTACAGTTGTAAAAAACATAGGTGTTGTTCCAAATACAGGAACTACAACTACAACACTTTTTAGTAGTAGTGGTTGGGTAGGCCAAAGTCAATTTTTAGGAACCATAGATAATTGTTATAGTACGGGTGCTATTAGTGATGGTAGTGGTGGTATAGCGGGTGGTTATACTGGAACTGGTGGTATTTGTACTATTAGTAATTGTTATAGTACGGGTGCTATTAGTATTGGTAGTGGTGGTATAGCGGGTCAATTTACCGGAACTGAAAGTGGTAATTGTACTATTACGAATTGTTATAGTACGGGATCTATTAGTGAGACCAGTGGTGGTATAGCGGGTCGTTCTACTGGACGTAACAATGGTAAGTGTACTATTACGAATTCTTATAGTACGGGAGCTATTAGTGATAATAGTGGTGGTATAGCGGGTAGTAGTGCTGGAGGTAATGGTGGTGTGTGTACCATTACTAATTCTTATAGTACGGGAGCTATTAGTGATAATAGTGGTGGTATAACGGGTGGTTTTGCTGGACGTACCAATGGTAAGTGTACTATTAGTAATTGTTATAGTACGGGAGCTATTAGTGACTTTAGTGGTGGTATAGCGAGTTATGGTGCTGGATATGAAAGTGGTAAGTGTGCTATTAATAATTGTTATAGTACGGGTGGTGCTAATAGTGATGAATGTGGTGGTATTTTTGGATATGAAGCCGAAGATACTTGTACTATTAGCAACTCCTACGTTACAGGTAGCTTTTCAAGTACTAATTATTTTCAACCTAATAATTCTAGTGCTGAAATCGACGACAATACAGAATATACTCCTACATGGTTAGATGAAACTGCCAGTCTTCTAGATAACACCTATACCACTAGTACTACTCCATGGAAACCTATATATCTTAATAACCCTTGGAAATTATTATCATTTTTATCTACGGTAGTTACTAATTACAATAATGGTACACTAAAATACACAAGTGTATTGCCTATCAGTGCCTATCCAAATGCTTTAACGGCTAAATTATTGAACAATGGAACTACTTATAGTATTGCTACATTAACATTAACACAAAATATTGTAACTTTTACAGAGACAAATGGCATAGATAACGGATTGCCTACATATTTAGTACTATACAATGGTAATACTATAGTAGATTATGCTAATACATTTACAATTACACAAGTAACAACTACATCAACATCAACAACAATAGCACCAACTAGTTACACTTTAGTACAATTTGCCATTAGAGCAGTTTATGAAGTCGTAATACCAAATCAAACAGCCGAAGAAGTATATGAAGAGGAACTGAATAGAAGAATTAACTTCTATACTGGAGCACCACTTGATACTATAACTATATTAAGTGTAACGAGTGGTTCTATAGTGAATGTTGTACGACTACCAACACAGTATGTTGATGCTTTAAGAGATGCTATACAAAGTAGAAATTTTTATATAACTATAGGTGATGTTAGATATTATGCTATAGACACTAGTTTTATTATTATAGATAACATATGTTTCCGTAAAGGTACTATGATACTAACACCGGGTGGTTATAGGGCCGTACAGAGCCTTAAAACAGGAGAATTGGTAAGGACGGCTCAAGGCCGTAATGTGGCTGTAACAAAGGTACACAACTTTATAGGAAAACGGGAGAAGTGTCCATTGTATGTACTCCGTAAGGATTCATTAGGCCGTAATGTACCAGTAATAGATCTGTATATGAGTGAAGGTCACGCCTATAGCCATAAAGGACTCTGGACGCATATGAAGTGTTCCTCGAAAGCTATAGAAATAGATATGGATAATATAGAGTACTATCACATAGCCGTAGAGAACTACCTACAACATACATTAGTTGCTAATGGTGTAGAAGTGGAATCGCTATTCGATATAGAGGGTCTAAAGATGACATGGAATTGTAAAAAGGATGATTGTAAACCAATTATAACTATGAAATAAATCATAATACTTGAAGAAAATTAAGAATTAATACTTGTGGTTTTTAGTAGGTTCTAATAAGATTATATTAGAATATATAAAATTACTATTAGATCTATTAGATGTTAAAGATATACAATTGTAAATATATCCTCTCCTTTTCCCAATAGAACTAATAGAACTAATACTTCACAAATATAAATTTATAGATATATTCATCTATAAATTCATCTAAATAGATTTATCGCATAATCCTTAATAAATTAATCATCTATAAATTCATCTAAATAGATTTATCGCATAATCCTTAATAAATTAATCATCTATAAATTTATCTAGTTTTGATTACACTTTTGGAAAAGTGTTTAGGACCTGATTACCCTTTACCCCCTTAATATGTGTTTTAGTACTATCCGTCCATTTTATGGAAACATCAATATCGCCAGTATAATTACCTAACCCAAAATGTGCTACGGGTTCAGATTGACTCATAGCATTCCCACCATTATCGATTATACGTTTATAGGTTTTTCCTTCATACTTTATTTTAACTATAGCACCTTGATGAGATGAAAAGTTGTTGTTTCTAGGATGTACGCGTAGATATCTATTACCATTTCTATATATATTACCTACTTTAAACCAATTATTGCCCGTATTAAATACATACCCGGCGGTTGTATATAGTTCTAAAAAGCCATCTTGATCAATATCCATAGCAATCGTTGATAACATGTAAAATAATCCTTTAGGAGCATAATAGGCATCTGTATAGGCTTGACCAACCTCTATTTGTTGTATGTTATCTTCATCGTGAACTTTATAGAGAGTATTGTACAAGTAGCCATTAGCAAAGAATATTTCATCTTTTCCATCATTATCGAAATCTGCTGCAATAACACTAGTACAATAGCTAACACCAAACTTGTGTGTTTTTAGATATTTGCCATTTTTAAACATATATAGGTAACTTTCTTGTGCCCAATTGCCAAATAGGAAACCATAGATACCTTTAGCCGGATTTACATTAACAAATGTAACACTCATTGTATTCATTTTTTTATTATCTAGCCACGGTTTAATATGTATTCCATTGCTGTTCATTGTAAAATAGTATTGTTCAAATGTATCGGCCTCTCGTAATCTAGCATTGACACCATTTAGTACAAAGCCATCTACACCTTCTATAAGTCCTTTGAAATTTACTATACTACGGGTTTTAAATTTTAAACTAGGATTGGCATGAACAAAACTAGTATCAACTTCGTAATTTTTAGTACTAGAATTCCAACGAACTAGAAAAGGAGCGTCGCCGGTGTTACCAACTAGGAATCCATAGGGTGTTACCGTAATAGAGGCATTTGGGTGACTTCTAGGATTTCTCAATATTTTAGATTTCCATATTTTACTAATAGTGTCTAAGTAATAGATAGCTAGGATACCACTATTCTTACCGACATAGGTAACTAATAAATCTTCATAACCATTTTTGTTGTTATCGGTAATAGCTATAGCAAAACCATCTTGTATTTTTAGGATAGAATTGTATTGTTTATCTGTAATTTTTATGAATTCTAGTTGTCCAGATTTCTTATCATAATAACGAATACTATTTGGTGAATTATAAGAACCTAACGTGATATGAAATAACACATTGTTAAACAATATAAATCCTTGACCTGAATTGTATATACGATATTTAGTATCTACAAACGAAGACCAGTTAACAAACATACTATTACTTATAGTCAATAAAATTAATTATTGTTTTAATACATTATTGTTTTAATTTTATTGAATTGCCGATAAAAGTGATATAGCAGTTTGTATACGGCTACCTTTAGGTTTATAGAAAACGTGAAAATTACTAAAATTTACACGGTCATTTTGAAAAGAATTACTAAAATTTACACGGTCATTTTGAAAAGAATTACTAAAATCTACACGGTCATTTTGAAAAAATGTCATAACTTTTTCTTCGCCCTTAATACTAGTTAAAATTCCACAATATCTAATCGTTTTAATAGGTATAAGCCGATCCACAACGTATACAAATCCACCTAGTTTTAAATCAATAATACGGTCTTGTGGAATGTAATAGTATTTGTGGAGTTTATTTAGATAATCTAGAGGGATATCAAGATTAAATAGCAATCCAATATTAACATTCATCTCTACAGATTAAATACATTAGTATTATTATTTGCGTCTTCTTTAGATGCCTTTAGACAGGGCTCTGAATCTTTATATTTTATAAAGTATTTAGTAGCTTCACTAGGTTCATAATTAAGATATTGAAACAATTGTACATCCTCCTTAATCGCCCGTTTAAGATCAATACAGTAGAATTTACCTAGACTAGTTTTAAAAGTTACATAGCATTTTACCTTACCACCCTTTGTCATTTTATGTATAGGTTTCTTAAGAGCCTCTTGTACATCTTCTACAGTCTCTATATGTATTCCATTTACTTCACTTAATACATCACCTTCGCCTAAGATGTTATCGATGCGAGAGGTAGAAGGTAGTACCTTGGTAATAAGCACAAAATTCTTATCTAGTTTATCTACATAATTATAGAACAAGTATTGAAACTCTTTCATAACAATGTGGTTCATTGTGAGGTTCATCATAACTAGTCCAGCAAAGGAGACATATTTTATTTCATCGTATGGTGGATAGTATGTCCATATTTTAAATATACTTTTAGCGGATACAATAGGTACATCTTTAGTTATCATTTTACCAATCGTTTTATAGGTTTTAGACCGTTTCTTTTCTCCTACAACACTCTTAAGTAAACTTTCTAGGGACAATATAAGACCACCTTTTTGTAGTACATTTTCTAGGACTGTATAATATGTAATCTTTATTTCTTTTTTAGTTACTGATATGCGGTCAAAAACATCATTGAAGTAGACCTTTTCACGGTTCCAAGGAACACTACATTCACCGTTGTTATCAATTGTATAGTCTTCTATAGCACATAGTATATCTCCTACCTTAGCAGGATATTCACCACTTAATAACGGCGAGTTTTTAAATATACTAGTTATTTGAATACCACTATTACATTCACAATGGATGTAATTCATAATTTCTTTAGTACATTTATCTACTAAAATACCTAGAGAAGAAGATTCTATTTTAACTAATCCATCTCTAAGATAGGATACAATAGAAGAGTTTTCATCAACAATCGGTTTAGCTTTAGTCGACATCATACGCCGTTGAACACTTTTTAAAATGTTAATAGGATTAGCATAACCAACTCCTTCTGTTCCTACTTCTACGACTTTAGCCGAATTAATTCCTATAACTGTACCATTATAGAACAATGGTCCTCCACTATTACCCGGATTGATAGGGGCATCCGTTTGTATATAATTATTTTGTACACCACTAATAATACCCTTAGTAATCTTTAGTTTATCTTGGCCGAGAGGATAACCAATCGCTAATACTTCCTTTCCTATTTTGACATTGTCACTATCCCCTAATTCTAAAAATTTAGTATGGCCTTTAATATTAATTTTAATAATAGCAATATCCATTTCGGGATAAATAGCTACAATTTTAGCAGGAATACGTTCTTGACCACTTTTGGGCATAGTAACAAATAAGTGAACCGCTTGGTTAACAACGTGGAAACAAGTTACTATGTGGCCTAATTTATCTATTATAAAACCTGTACCGGAACCACTAGGTGCTCTAGATTTAATAAAGGGCGCAGTCCATTGATATTGTATAGTATTCGCCTCTATTCTAACTACACTTTCATAAATAGTATTAATAGAATTATTATTCATTTATTATGATCTATTAATATTATAGAAGAATTAAAAATGATAAATATGAAATAGAATAAAATACAATTATGGTTTTTACATGATGAAAAAAAAAGATATTATTATAATAGATGGCTGTAACTATACAAAAAGCATGTATGTATTCAACTCTAATATTATTGATTATAGTTTTGATTTATTTTAAGTCTAAACTAGATGTTGTTGAAGAAAGGGAAGGTTTCCTTAGTCAGAGAAAGGGATGCCCAATAGGCTATGGAGGACCTGATGCTACGGGTAAATGTACGGCGGGTTGGTCCAAGAAATGTGGAGAAGATTGTGCTAAATTTAATTGTGCTAGAGCAACAGGTACGTGGATACCGCTTGATTACAATAGGAATCCGTATACGTGTCAAATGAAGATCCCCACACAAATGAATATGCCCGTTTTAAAAAACCCAAGTAAAACCTATAATACGGATGGTTTACTTACTACTGGACTACAATGTTATCTAGATGCTACTAGAAAAGAATCGACGCAAGGACAGGTCTGGAAAGATATTAGTGGCAAAGGTAGAGACTTTAAATGGAACAAGACTCCGCTGTTATTTAATGGTAAATATTCTACCGTTGATAATGTTGCCGTAGGACCTAATGGAGATACATTTGAATTAGGTAATGGCACTAAAGGCTATGGTATTATACTATATAGTAAAACAAACCGTCTTACAGAGGGTCACGGTTTTCTAGTAGCTAATAGTAATAGTGTTTATGGTCTAAATTCACATATACCTTGGACAGACAGTACAGTTTATTTTGACCAAGGATGGAGTAAAAATAACGCCAATGTCGCAAAAAATAGAATACAAAAAGCAGTAGGTCCCTGTTCAACCTTTAGTGTTTGGGCATTTGTTAGAGATTTTGACAATTCTATGAAAATATATAAAGATGGAACTTTATTAGTGTCAAACTCTGCTAACAGTGCTGATCCTTTAGAACTAAAGGCATCGCCTTGGCAAATAACAGTAAATATGGATGCTGATATAAGTAAATTTATGGTTTACAATACATATTTAACAGTCGCTGATGTTTCTAGTATTACTAACTGGATAATTGCAGACGAGCAGAAACAAAAGATAGCTAGAATGAGAGATGCCTCTAGATTAGTTCCAAATAGCGTTCCGGTTAAATTAGGTCTTCAATTATTTCTAGATACCAATAATTATGTAGAAGGCCGTACAGAATGGAAAGACCAAAGTGGTAACGGTTATGATTTTACATGGAATAAGGCACCTGTAATACAAAATAAAACTTTCTTACTTAACGGGGAGTATGCCCTTTCTAATAAGCCTAGTAAATTAATTAATATAGATGATAAAGATACTTACACTATATGTTGGACTGCTAAAACAAATACTCTTAGCCAAAACAGTGTGTTTAAATTAAAGGGTGATAATACTACTAGTAGTAAAAGAGGTATATTTTGTCATCCTACATGGACAGACAATACAATGTATTTTGACCAAGCCGGTTGTTGTGACCCCAACAAACAACGCGTATCTACTAATGTCTCCAAGTATTCCAAGGAATATACATTTTACAGTATTCGGAGAACAGATAAGGAACGAGCAATTTTTATTAATGGGGCAAAGGTTGCTTCTATACCTACTAGTGGAGATACATTAAATATTAATTTAGATAAGATGATCATTGGACGTGACTTAGAAGATAATTTTACGTGGTTTGCTAATCTTAAGAATTTTATGGTTTACAATAGAGATCTGAGTGATAAAGAAATAAAAACTTTATATATTAATGCTCCAGATCGCGCTATAACCTATAATAAGGATGGGTTACTTACTACGGGACTACAATGTTATCTAGATGCTACTAGAAAAGAATCGACGCAAGGACAGGTCTGGAAAGATATTAGTGGCAAAGGTAGAGACTTTAAATGGAACAAGACTCCGCTGTTATTTAACGGTAAATATTCTACCGTTGGTAATGTTGCCGTAGGACCTAATGGAGATACATTTGAATTAGGTGATGGTAGCAGAGGCTATGCTATTGTACTATATAGTAAAACAAACCGTCTTACAGAGGGCCACGGTTTTCTAGTAGCTAATAGTAATAGTGTTTATGGTCTAAATTCACATATACCTTGGACAGACAGTACAGTCTATTTTGACCAAGGATGGAGTAAAAATAATGCTAATGCTGCAAACAATAGAATACAAAAAGTAGTAGGTCCTTGTTCAAACTTTAGTGTTTGGGTATTTGTTAAGGATTTTGACAATTCTATGAAAATATATAAAGATGGAACTTTATTAGTGTCAAACTCTGCTAACAGTGCTGATCCCTTAGAGCTAAAGGCATCGCCATGGCAAATAGCAGTAAATATGAATGCTGATATAAGTAAATTTATGGTTTACAATACATATTTAACAGGCGCTGAGGTGGCGAATGTTACTAAATGGATAATTGCCGACGAAGAGAAACAAGAGGGTTCTAGAATGATAGCGGCCGCTAAATTAGTTCCAGATAGCATTCCCGTTAAATTAGGTCTTCAATTATTTCTAGATACCAATAATTATGTAGAGGGCCGTACAGAATGGAAAGACCAAAGTGGTAACGGTTATGATTTTACATGGAATAAAGCACCTGCTGTAGTTGATAATAGTTTCTTACTTAACGGGGAGTATGCCCTTTCTAACAAGCCTAGTAAATTAATCAACATAGATGATAAAGATACGTACACTATATGTTGGACTGCTAAAACAAACAGTCTTGGACAAAACAGTGTGTTTAAATTAAAGGGCGATAATACTACTAGTAGTAATAGAGGTATATTTTGCCATCCTACATGGACAGACAATACAATGTATTTTGACCAAGCGGGTTGTTGTGACCCCAACAAACAACGCGTATCTACTAATGTTGCCAAGTATTCCAAGGAATATACATTTTACAGTATTCGGAGAACAGATAAGGAACGAGCAATTTTTATTAATGGGGCAAAGGTTGCTTCTATACCTACTAGTGGAGATACATTGAATATTAATTTAGATAAGATGATCATTGGTCGTGATCTAGAAGATAATTTTACGTGGTTTGCTAATCTTAAGAATTTTATGGTTTACAATAGAAATCTTGATGATAAAGAAATAATAAGGTTATATAATTTATTTAATAGTAATTATCATTTCAAAAAGTTAGATTATAATGGCGCTGTAAAATATTGTACGTCGATAGGTAAGAGATTATGTAGTGCCTCGGAATATTGTAGTAGTGGTAAACCAATAAATAGTATTGATGAGACAAATCAATTGGGTCCTATATCGGATTATCCGGATGGGTGGATACAATTAGGAAAAAGTGGCGACGTTTGTAAAACGGAGAAGAAAATGAATGTAGCCAATATAGAAGTAGCTATATTGTGTTGTGATCGTAAAATTCAACCACTTGTAATAAATGCTATACATATCAATGGAAATGTAAAAACATTCTTTAAGGGACATTATTATCAATATATGAGCAATACTGATGTTTCCAGACCAATGAATATATCTACATTTAAAGGATTATCTAAGAGTTTTAAAAATGGCGACATAGATGCTATAACAATTACTGGTGATCCTAACATTAGTTTATGGTTTAAACGGTCACATTTAATGGTTTATGACAATGTGAAACATTTAGGAAATGAAATGGAAATAGTAGAATATTTTAGTGGCTTACCTAAAGATTTTGGTGAAGGCTCCATAGATGCTGTAGCAACAAGAGGACCTAATACAGAATATATAATGTTTAAGAAGACACGTTATTGTACAGTTGACATGGTTACAAAAAATTTTATATCGGCCGGAAACATCGCTGAAAAGTATAAATCATTGCCTCGTGATTTTCAATTAGGTTATTTTGACTGTGCTGTTTATTCCGAAACACCAAATTGTTCCTACATAATGAAGAATAATAAAATGATAGAATATAACTTTAATACAAATGTTGTTGTTAAACCTCCGGTAGATATCAGCAGTATAATAAGTGTACTATTACCACCATTTATATCTAAAGATAAAGCTTGTAGTGTCTATGGACGGCTAATGAAACTACTACCTAAAAATAAATATTGGAAAACGATGTATTATACGGAATGTAAAAATATAACTATGAAAGAATATAAAATAAATCTAGATAATTATCATAAAATAGTTAAACGCTATGAGGATACATACAAAAAGGAAATGGGCGATAGTAAAAAAATAGATTTAGAAATATCTAAATATGAAAAACTATTAAAAGACAAACAAATCGAACTAAAGACTTATACGGATAAACTATTGGAATTGGGTAGCACACCTTGTAAAGATGAGGTTTGTCAAACACCACCTAAATGTAAAAGTAAATCCATATTAGTTTATGAAAATGATGATAATGTAAACGCCCAACAGTTTTATCAAGTGGATAAAGAGTTATTAAAGAGTTGTATGAATGATGCCAATATTGGCGAAAATTATCCTGGTGGCTTTAACTTCTTTAAACACCCTAAATTTAATGAATATAAGAAGGCCTAGATGCGATTTAATTGCGATATAGGAGTAGATTTAGGAACCTCTTTGTTTCTAAGGCTACGGGTAGAATTATAAAAAGAACTATTAGTATTTCTAGAAAAGAGAAACTCTACTGGTTCTTTATTTTTATGAATACGTTTCATATATTTATGGGTAATTATATAACGGTTTTTATAGACATATATAGCGCCAACTAGAGAAGCTATAATAGTTACCCATCCATAGAAATCAGCAATAGATAATATAGACTCTAAAAACATATACATTTGTTCTAACTTATTTAAAGAAATAAAGAATAGGAATTATAAATATAAAGATGAACTCGGATTTAAAACAGGTTGAACATTGGCGGAATAATATTTCTAAACTTCCTAATGAACTTTTAGAGGTTCTAGATAAAGGCTTGCCGGGTTGGAGAAATTCTCCAGAACCTGTTCAAAATCATAACATTGCGATAGGTATTGTGAATCGTTGTATGGAACGTGCCTATGTATTACCTAAATGGACTAAAACAAATCATAAGAGCAGTGAGGAACAGATTAGAGAATCACACGATTACAATATACTCTTTACTTGGTCTAAAAATATAGATAAACTAGAACATAATACATTAAACTATTTAGATTATCATATTAGTGGTTGGCGTAATATGGTAAACTATTTTGAAATTCGTAAAGCGATGAAAATCGTGGAGCGCCTTAGCTGTTTAAATTGAAATATTGAATTATCATAATATAATATCTATTCTATAAAAAATGACTGATTCTAGTGTTTACATAGAAGCCGAAGAAAATGCCTCTAAATATGAAGAACCTGTTCAACATATACCATTTTCATTGTATCATACACACCTTATTACTCGATTGACACAGTTATTGAATATCCTAAAAATTCAAACATTTAATAAACTAGATGTAGAACTATTGAGCGAAGTGTACACTTTAGCAACGGATGAAATAGAACATACTACGAACACTAAAGATATAGAGACATTTACACGGATAGCCCACGAAGCAAAGCTACTACTTATTGAATATAGATCTCTCTAGATCCTAGACTAGTAAAAAATTGACAAACAATGCTTTGTAGTCTAGACACCCCCAATCCAAAACCCAAAATGAATGGTATCACCAGCGCCGACTTCGAAAACTTCGCAGCGAACGTCTTCGCCGCGGCCGAACCGTACAACGGCCAGCCCTGCCTGGTCGACACGTACCGGCAAGACCTGGAACAAGAGCTAGAAGCGCTGGAGCAGGAACGGCAGGCGAAGCAGCAGCAACAACAGAAGCAGAAACCGTCCCCTTTCGACTCCAAGATGTCCATCATCAACGAGCTCATGGCACCCACGAAGAAGCCCGCGCCCGAGCTCAACCTCGTGAACAGCCGGCTTTTCAAACGCCGTGAGGAACAACGCCTCGAAAAGGAACGCCTCGAAAAGAACAAAACGGCAGGTATCGTTAGCTAGCTTTTAATAAAATCCTGCTTTGTACCGTGGAGTGCCAAATGTAAGCCCCCCTCTGGGGGCTTTACTTTGGCATCTAACGCGGGTTCCATAGTGTCCAAAAGTTAGCTCTGCTAACTTTGGCACTATACGGTACCTTTCCAATGAATTGAATTTAAATGTATCTAGATGTACATTTCTAAAGACAATGGCGAATATCAAATCCTTTCCTACTCTTTACAACACCACTATAGGTACCGGGCGCGAAAAGCAATGGTCTATTGAAGTCTTAGAAGTTTCCGACAGTCACTATATCGTTCGCTCTAGACACGGTGTTCGAGATGGTAAACTTGTTACGCACGACACGGACATTACCGAAGGTAAAAACATTGGGAAGAGCAACGAGACAACACCAAGACAACAAGCACTTCTAGGGGCTGAACGTGACTGGGACAAGAAAGTAAAGCAAGGGTATGCACAAGAGGACAAACCTGTCCTTAAAAAGAAACTTATTCGGGTTAGTAAACTATCTGATACGGTTATTGAGGAACCGGTTAAGGAGTCAAAGCTTCTAAAGCCGATGTTGGCGCTAGAACTCGATATGGAAAAGCCCAACATCAAGTTTCCTGCATACGTCCAACCAAAGCTGGATGGTGTGCGTTGCCTTATCTACTACAATAGTGTTGGCGATCTAGTGTTTCAGTCTCGCCAAAACACAATTTACGAGCCATTTGAACATCTTGTACCTGAACTTAAAATGCTTTTTACTAGTTTCATTGAAGGGTTGGAACAGCTGAAGGATCTAAAAGATCTAGTGATTGATGGCGAACTGTACATCCACGGCGCAGCATTCGAGAAGATCACTAGTATTGTGCGGCGTTCTAAGACCAAACACGCAGAAGCTAGTACGATTAAGTACCACATTTACGACTGTTTCTATAGTGGGAATGACGATAAAAACAAAGTCGGCTATGGTGAGCGGTATACGGCTCTTAAAAAAGCATTTACACAACACCATTTTACAAACATTGTACTTGTAGAAACAAAGGTGGCAAACGATATGGGTGAAATCGAGGCACTTCATACCCACTACACAAAACTCCAAGAGCCCTATGAGGGTATTATGATCCGCAATAAGGATAGCCCCTATAAACAACAGGGTCGTTCTAAGGACTTGCTCAAGTACAAGAAGTTTCACGACGATGAGTTTGTCGTAATTGGGCATCACGAAGGCACTGGTGCGCATAAGGGTACGCCGATTTTTGAGTGCCGATCAAACGCCAAAATTGGGAAAACGTTTAGTGTAACCATGCAAGGATCGATTGAAGGTCGCAAGAAGATGCTAGAAAACGTCCAAAGTTATTATGGCAAACAATTGACGGTTAAATACCAAGAGATCTCGGCGGATGGTGCGCCACGTTTTCCGGTAGGTATTAGTTTCCGTGATTATGAATAGTAAGAATAGTAAATACCAATATCAGTATAATTAGAACCTTTTAAAATTTCGTAAAGATGTAGTTTATATGTTGCTTTGTGGGTCTGATCCGTATTTAGTGTAAGGATCGCTAAATATTTCTTAACAATACTTGAACACATACAGGGAGAACTTAACTCTCCGAAACCTACTAGTAGTTTTTCACAATCTTCATATTCATAAAATACATCATTTAGTTTTTTAACATATTTAGTACGAGTAATAATATCATCTCGGTCCTTAAACCACATAATCGGTTTATTTTTAACTACAATTAGACCAATTGTACGTTCCAAACTATTGTTCGTAAAATAGGATAGCTTGTTATTTTTTGTTAGTTCTTCCATCTATATTAATATTTATTATATTATAAATAGGGCTTACTTCAATTTTTAGATATTTTACATATTATAATTTATTAAATTACCGTATACTAACAAATTTAAGGTACACCCCAAAGGGTGTGGCTTAACTTTGGTAGTCCACGGTATAATATTTAAACTTTAACACATTCTAAGACATAGTCGCTGGTAGTAATTCCAATATAGCTTTCTTATCTAGTTCCGTATTAATATTTAGTCCAAAAAATGCAATCCATTCTCGCAGATCGGCTACAGCCCATTTTTTAGTATCGCTTGATTTACCCCATAGTTGTACATTTTTAATAAATTGTAGAAATTCTGGTTCTTGCCAAGAAATAGACATGCCTTCGCGCCTATCCTCTGGATCATAAAGTGCCGGATAGTACACTTCGCGATTGTGGTCAAAATATAGGACTATAATACTACTAGCGGTTTTATAATCTCGTTTAGACCCTTTTTTACCACTATAGTTATTAATAAATAATTTAGGTGGTTCGCCTATATCACTTGAAACAATAATTAGGTGAAAACTATCAAAAAAATTAACAATATGCTGGATTGTTGCCTCGCTGTAAATATTGTTCTCGAGATTTTGTAGAATACAAGTAGCTTCTTTAGAAAGTTTCTCTTTTATATAGAAATCTTTACGAAGCAGTTCAATAAATTCTATACAATCCGCCCGTTTCTGTTCCGTTAATCCGGCATAGTAGTCTGGATCAATAATGTACAGTATACTATGGATAAAACTCATTGTATTTAGTCGAGTCATATCTTCACCAGTTAGTTCATCACAGACCGAAGGAATACTAAATTTTAGGTTTTCAAGGCCACTATAGTTCCAAGAATATTCAATTGTATTTGTACTAGTCCTTTTCACAGATTTACTAACATCTTTACCAATAGAAGCAAGTTTAGAATCAACCTCAGACTTTTTTATATAGAAATTATCTAGATGTTCTAGATAGTAATTTGAACTGCCGTAATTAGAACCACCGTAATTTGAACTGCCGTAATTTGAACTGCCGTAATTTGAAGTCATATCCATTTTCATTTGTTATATTTTTATTGTATGTTAATTATTAAATCAATTTCATTATCTTCTATTAAGATACTCCATCATACAAAAAGTACCACTGTGTAGAAGAATAGCACGACCTATAGCGTAACTAAAACCACTATAGAACTGTTTAAGACCACCACTTCTATATGTAGTTTTAATAATATCACGAATACTGTTAGAACTATTGGATTGTATAAAGGTTTTAATACGGTCTTGTGGATATATAAAGATCCAGGCAGTACTTCCACTAATACCACCAAATAGAAAACTAGAAGCCATCGTAATTTCGCGATTATTACTAGTGTAAAAATGATTTTTCAACCATTCGTATGTAGAAAAATAAATAGCGAAACCAGGTACTTCTCGCGTAAATGTTGCGGTTAGACCCTTAAATAGAAAGGATGGGCGAATAGATACACTCTGACCGGTTTGTCTCATAATCTTAATACGTTCATATGGAGAAACTACTAAGGCGGCAGAAAGGCCTGAAAGGGCTCCACTAACGGCAGTATTTAGGCCATTATCACGGCAATAACTGTATGTACCAAAAACAATCGCTTTTTCAATACCTACACCAATTAGTGGAGATGTAATACCGCGATATAGGTTAGAAATGTTATAGGAAAAATTAGTATTTTTAGAAGTTTGAAAATGGGTTTTAATAGAGTCAATTGGATGTGAAAGAATAATACCAAACATACCACTAATACATCCTTTCATATAGTTGTTATTAGGAATACTATACCGTATAGTGCCAAAGTTAACGGAGCTAACTTTGGACACTATGGAACCCGCGTTAGATGCCAAAGTTGAGTCCCCCTCTGGGGGGCTAACTTCTGGCACTCCACGGTAACTACTAATATAATTTTTATTACAATTTATATAACAATTAAGTATAATATTTGGATCAACCATTATAGTAGAATGATTAAAAGTATTACTAGATGTACTAGTAATAATACTTTGATATTCTTTAAATCTTTAATTCTGTAAATTGATTATTTATTATATCTATTTTACAATTAGTTATGGATTTTGCAGTAGTTCAAAAAGGTGGTGTATTGTACACTCTTGATAATCACGATGGTAAACCTAGTGATTTTAATGAGCGACTTAAATTTATCTTTAATGGTAATGTAACTACTAAAGAGGAATTTACTAAACGTGTGAAATTATCGAATTGCTATATGAACACAGTTAAATTAGGTGTTACCTATCCAGAAGATATTCAAAACAAACTAAGTATTAGTGATTAATTTTACTCATCGTTAAAAATAGCATCGCCGTCATCTGTAATATTACCGACAACTTCTAATGTATCCTTGTCAATAATATTATTATCTAAATCTACATAGTATTCTTTGTCATCTATTTCAACAATATCAAACTTACTAACATCAACCTCTTCCGTTTCTTCTACCTCCTCAGCCTCCTCAACTTCTTCGACTTCTTGTACCTCCTCAACTTCTTCGACCTCCTCAACTTCTTCGGCCTCTTCAACTTCCTCGGCTTCTTGTGCCTCCTCAACTTCTTGTGCCTCCTCAACTTCTTGTGCCTCCTCAACTTCTTGTACCTCCTCCGCCTCTTCGGCTTCATCAGATTCATCAGCAGTTAATTGTTTTGTTTGGAAGGTTACTAGAAGTTGTTTAGTGAGTTCTAACTGTTCACTGAGTTCAGTGTTTCTTTGTGTTAATTCAATTACGTTAGCTTCAAGACCGTTAATCTTTTGAATAAAGTTGTTGTTGCTTTCAGATTCTTGTTCTTGAAAAGCCGCCTTTAATTCAAGCAATTGCGATTCGTATTTTTCAACGGTCCCTTCATTTTCGCTTTCTAGTTCTAAAATACGGTCATTTAGACTACTAATGGTTGCTGTGGAAACAGAGACAGCCGATAACTGTTCGCTCAGTTCATTATTTTTTACCTCAGCCAATTGTAATTGCGCTTTATGATTTATTTCAAATGCCTCGACAATAGCTAAAATTTGGGCTTTATAATCAATCGTTTGTGGTGCTACTTGGTCAGTTGTATCAATAGTTTTAGCCTTAGGGCGTACACGAGAAACTTTCTTTTTGCTATCCATTCCTTATTAATAAATTATTGCTACTATTATTTAAATCCGTTTACATAAAATTGAAACAAGTCTTTATACATAAACAACAAATAGAAAATGTCGCAACCCCAATTTGTCTCTAACATCCCAAACAACACCCTAGAACCGGTATTCCTAGGTGGTGGTAGTGGTCCTAGTACGTCTGGAAAGTCTTCGGGTGCCTATGTACCCGTCTTTCTTCGCGATAAGACTAGTGGTGACAGTAGTAAGAAACCGGTACATTTTAAGCTAGAAACCGAAAACTTTCCAACTCTATCGGGAAAGAGTAAGGAGCCTGTGGTAAAAACAACTTTTACTAACTACTCGGAGGCTCTTAAAAAGCCTAAGTTAGACAATGGTGTGTCATCCATTGTAGTAAAACACACAAACACGTATCGAGAAAAGGCACAGAAAAAGTATAAGGCTAAACTAGCCAATCGTATTATCGATGAATACAGTGATAGTGATAGTGAGGAGGCCAATTATCTACCTAGTTCTATGTATAATTAGAATCTAAATTAGGGCACTATATAGTATAGAAAACTAAATAAACTTACTTTGTTCCATAGTGTCCGAAAGTAAAGCCCCCCAGAGGGGGGCTTACATTTGGCACTCCACGGTACCATATAGTGCCAAAGTTAAGTTTGTAAATTGAAAGACCCATTAAAGGTAAATCACAAACCAAATCCTAAATAAAAATGGGTGTTAAAGGTCTTTCTAAGTTTATCAAAGAAAATGTACCTAATGCTATTCAGACACGTTCTCTATCGGATCTTCGTGGTAATGTAGTTGCCGTAGACACAAACTACTATATCTATAAATATACTATCTCAACGGATGATTACATTAAAAAGTTTGCTAGTCAGTACCTACATCTAGTAAGTTTCGGGATTAAACCGCTCTATGTATTTGACGGTAAGCCACCTAGTGAAAAGCAAAAGGTTATTGATAAACGTAAAAAGGTTAACCTTAAAAAGAATGTTGAAGTTAATAACAGTAAAATTAAGACACTTAAAAACTTTTTCAAGGATAATAACATTCCTTATTTGGAATGTTTAGCCGAAGCGGATTTTATTTGTAGTCAGCTTAGCCGACACGACGTTATTCGTGGTTGTATTAGTGACGATATGGATTTCCTAACCTTGGGTTGTAAATACTTATATCGTGAATATTACCAGTACTCGGACAATGTTGTTGAGTATAGTCTTGATGAAATCTTAAAGGAAGTTACACCGGGTCAACTTATTGATATTTCAATCTTTCTAGGTTGTGATTATTGTGATCGTGTACAAGACTATGTAAACCGGTGCCACACTATTAATATCTATAATTTGTTTAAAGAACATTGTACACTAGATAATGTATGGAAATATCTATATGACAATAATATGTTTATTTATGTAGATAGTGAAAAGGCCGAAATGGTTACGGCTCAGTGGCCTAAAGCCCGCGAAATTCTACAAAATAATAACAATTTTAACTACGAAGATATGACCGATAGGATCGAAGAACTAATGGAACAAATGTATGAGAAGAATTATAAACTAGATATCATTAAAGAATATGCATCAAACAACTTTATTGTTCCAAAATATCATAAAAGTACAACAATTAAATCCAAAATTATCAATACTGTTAGAAATAATATGTTTGCCGTATTAGTCTAAAGAATTAATATAAATACAATAGAATAAATATAATTTACTTTGTTCTATTTACTTTGGTTCTATTTACTTTGGTTTATTTACTTTGGTTTATTTACTTTGTTAAAAACTAAAAAGATAAATTGAAATTGATATAATAATAAAAATACTAACTTAATATAGAACGTAAATGACGGAACGTAGTTCAACCCTCGCCAATCTTCATGTTGTTGGTCCTCTGCATGATGACATTAGTACTATGTGTAAAGCTATCGTATCCCAATTCAAAACCTCCAAGAAAGTAAATACAGAGTTTGAAATTCGTCTAGGACAGTACGAACAAAACCCTGGTGGTTTTACGCCCGGTGTATCCTATGAGGAATTTTCGCGATTTTACACCTACCTCGAAGAAAATTGTAAGAAAGTTGATGCCGAAAATTATCTAGACATCTATTGCCGTAACCTACCCCAAGTTGATGGGAATCAACTACGTATTACGATTACCGGCTCCGGACATATTATGGATTACTGCAACAACAACAATCTTCCGCTAACTAAAGAAAATGTAGTGAGCTTTCAAAGCAAAATGCGTATCCCAACAATCCCTAACATTGATATCGACGTCTATGATATGCGTCTATCTGTATCTGGGGAAATTAGTTTTGATACTAAAACTGTGGTAGAGAAACTAGGTGTTACTACAAAGGAGGAACTAAACAAGCGAGTGTATGATTCAGATAAACAATTTCGTCTTAAGAAGCGTTATTCATACATCTCTCCGGATGGTATGTTTCGTTATGATATAACACAGACAAAACAAATCTTTCGTGACAACTCTTTAAAGTATGAAAAGACACTTAGTAGTTCTGATATCTTTAAACAAGCCCCTATTTATGAAGTAGAATTAGAACTTCTCTACACTGGAGAATATTCTGAAAATCAAAAGCTATTTAAAATCGATAGTGTCCTTCAAAACATTGCTCTTTCTATGCAAATTCGTCAAGACTCTGAACTAGTACTTGTTAAAGACGAAAAGTACAGTGTCATTCGCAACTTTCTTAGTCTTTATTATTTTAAAGATGATGCCGATAAGGAGTTTCGCCAATACTATATGCGTCGCGATAAGCAATACAATCGTATGTTTCCAGGGGCCAAAGTATCTACCCTAGAACGTGTAAACCTTATTAAGGAATCTGCTCAATCTAGCAACAAGCCATACATTTACAAGGACTATACTGTTACCGATAAGGCCGATGGTGAACGTTTTATATTATTTGTTGACCGTAAAGATCGTGTCTATCTACTAGATGATCGTATGAATGTTTTACGTACGGATGTTATTGCTAAGGGTCTTGAATCCACGATGATGGATGGTGAATTAGTAATGACATTTGAAAAGGGTATTAAAGTGTACAATTATTATGCCTTCGATATTCTCTATAGTAGGTCCGAAAAGGTCTATGACTATCCTCTGTTTCCTAAATCGGAGCGTGAGCGCGAAAGTTCGCGCTTTTACAAACTAGAAAGTGCTATTCGTACCTTTCAAAAAGCCGATGTTCCTTATATTAACGGTGTATCCATCTTTAACATTTCTGCTAAGAGCTATCGTACCATCACGGATGAAGAAGTACATCGTATGAAGCAGAATTGTGCCCTTATTTGGGAACGCCGTGAAAAGGGCTATCGCTACAATCTCGATGGTCTTATCTTTACACCCAAGTTTGACAAATATCCTATGGGTAAACTATGGGCGTCGGCTCTTAAATGGAAGCCCCCAGAAGAAAACAGTATCGATTTCCTAGTGAAGTTTCGCAGTGGTGATAATTCCGTCAAGACCAGTGTCCAAACCGTTGACGGTAAAGAAGTCGTCACCAAGTATCAATTGGCTGATCTATATGTAGGTGAAGCTATCGAGAAACGTGGTGTACGCGAATATGTCGAAAAGAAGTTTGATATCCCTAATACGATTGGTAGTGATCCTACCTATCTCATCAAAATCCCTCTAGGTAGTACTGGTCTTAAGGATGATGTACCCATTCGTAGTGATACTATTATTGAATGTGTGTGGGAAAGTGGTAGCTGGAAGGCCTTAAAGACCCGTCTAGATAAGACACAACGTTATTTAGCTTCTGGTAAAAACCTCAGTAACACCGCAAACAACATTGCTGTAGCTATTAGTATCTGGTCTACGATTGTAGAACCTATTACTACTGATATGATTACTGGTGTGTCACCCATTGAAAATGTAGAATACTATTCGAAGTCTGGTACGGATCTCACGGAACCTATGCGCGGTTTCAACAACTATATGAAATCACTATTGATTGGTGGATCTCGTAAAAACGGCGACGCCCTTATTGACTTTTCTTGTGGTCGTGGCGGTGATATTAAAAAATGGTTTAGTTCAGACTATCGCCGTGTGGTTGGCCTAGACATTTCTCGCAACAACATTGAAAGTATGGATCCTAAGTTTGGTGCGACTGGTCGCATTGAGCACTTGAAACACAAGAACCCCCAATACGCCAAGTGGGCCGATGGTGTAAAGTTTTTCTGGGCGGATACTAGCAAGATTACCACAAGTGTTCATCCTAATGGTGTATGTCAAACGACACAAAAAGAGAATGCCACGAAGGCCTTAGAAAAGCCATTTGATGTTGGTACAAGTTTCTTTACGGCTCATTACTATTTTGAAAGCCCGCTAAAGATTCGTGGTTTCTTTCAAAACATGTATGACAACATTCGTGATGGTGGGTTAGCTGTTGTGACCTGTTTTGATGGTCTTGAAATTTTCAAGTGGCTTGAACATCTAGAAACGGGTCAAGTGTACAGTGGTCTTGTCAAGAGCAAGCCTGTGTGGCAAGTGAAAAAAATGTACAACAAAAATACACCATTTGTTGAAACGAGTAGCAATGTAGGTCTTAAGATTGATATTAAGTTTGAAAGTATCTCGGAAGACTACTATTCGGAATACCTAGTACATCCCACGTACTTTACAAAGCTTGCTGAAGAGTATGGGTTTCAAGTAATAAGTGATGCTGATTCTAAAAGTATGTTTAGTTTAAAGTCTGGTACGGCTCTATTTGGTGATATTATTACGGATTTACAAAATCCCGAGGAGCTGAAGAAGATTCGCGACAGTGAATTAGGTAAAGTATTCTACCGCGATATCAACAGTCTTGTGAACAACGATGACTATGCGGATCTACGTGAGTGGAACAAGCACAATCGCTACTTTATCTTTCGTAAGAGCGCCAAGAGCGATTTAAGTGTACCTAAAGGCTGGCGTTCTCGTCTTTCGAAGTACGATTGCGAACATGAATACAAAGAGGAACATACCACCGTTGAAACTCCTAAGAAATCTCCTAAGAAGAGCACTAGCAAACCTATGGTAACTGCTGAACCTACGGTAACTAGTGAACCTTCGGTAACTGCTGAACCTACGGTAACTGCTGAACCTACGGTAACTGCTGAACCTTCGGTAACCAATGAAGCCACACCTGCCCCAAAGAAGCGTACTCTAAAGAAGGTTGTACCTGTAGTTTCTGCGCCGATTGTTTTCACCGTTGTTCAAGAGTCGCAAGTAACTGTAGATAGTGAATCGCAACCTACGGTAGATAGTGAAGCGCAACCTACGGTAGATAGTGAATCGCAACCAACGGTAACTGAGGCTACACCTGCTCCTAAGAAGCGTACTCTAAAGAAGAAGGCTGAGGCTGTTGTTCCAGAATCGCAACCTACGGTAACAGGTGAAACAGAACCACCCGTAGCTGAAGTCACCCCTGCTCCTAAGAAGCGTGTACTAAAGAAAAAGGCTGAGGTTGTCGTTTCTACGGTAAGCAGTGAAATGCAACCTATGGTAAGCAGTGAAATGCAACCTATGGTAAGCAGTGAAATGCAACCTATGGTAAGCAGTGAATCGCAACCTGTGGTAACTTCGCAACCTGTGGTAACTTCGAAACCTGTGGTAACTTCGGAATCGCAACCTACGGAGACCGAAGAGTCGCAACCTGCTGTAGCTGAAGCCACGCCTGCTCCTAAGAAGCGTACACCAAAGAAGAATGCTGAACCTGTCGCTTCCAGTGAAAAAGCTCCAGAATCGGAAAAGCCTAAAAAGAAGGCTCCTGCAGGAAAGAAGAAGCTCGATGCCTCCCCGAGTGTTTTAGAACAACTCCTCAAGGGTGTTGAAGAAAAAGAAAAAAAACCAGTCGAGGCAGAAACTAAAAGTGAACTAGAATGTGTAGTTGATAAAGCACCCGCCGGTACTAAACTCAAGGTCCCTAAGAAGTTGCTTGGGAAACAATAGTGCCAAAGTTAAGACCCCCCTTAAGGGGTGGTCTTCAAACTTTCGGACACTATGGAACCCGCGTTAGATGCCAAAGTAAAGCCCCCCAGAGGGGGGGCTAAATTTGGCACTCCACGGTAGAACTTATTAATTAAATTACTTTGTAGAGTAATTCAATTGATATATATATATTTTTATAGTATAAATCCATACAGTCCTAATGATATAAACATTGTAAAATAAACAGCTATAATTGTCATTGATTTGTTAGGTATAGACATACTAGGTATGTAGCTATCGGTAAAGTTATATACAGGAGTAAATAGGTTATCTACTATTTTTGGTGTTTTATACATTAAACTATATACAATTATACCTGTAGTAAGTACCATAAGTATAGTCCAAATACCTTGAGCTACCTTTTTCCTTTTAGATTCTAATGTTTTACAACTAGGGGCATTAGGTATCATTTTCTTTAAATTATAAACTTTCTTATTCGCGGAATTTCTAACATTTTTAATATTGTTTGTAGTACTATTGATCGTTTTCTTTGTATTTTTAACATTCTTGGATAGTTTACAGCGAGATTTTTTAAGATAACAATTAAGTTTAGTATATACTGATTTTTTAGGAGGACATTTACAAATCTTTCCTTTCTTAGTTCTACTAATATATGGTTTAGGTTTAGGTTTAGGTTTTTCTGTTAATATATCATATGGATACACAACATATATAGGATGAAATCGTGTAAGTTGTAGATATAATTCTTGTGTAGGAAGTTCGACGTAGATATACCAAAAATTATATATCCAATCCCATAGCCAACCAAAGGGGTATTTATATCCACCTTGTTCGTAGGCAAGCCTGACTGTTTCTACACCTTTAAGATAACTAATACGTTCTTGAGCAATAGGGCGTTTAACGTATTTATTTTTCCATTCATCTACATATTCACTAAAATTGGGACGACATTTACTCCAACCGGTAGCTAAACGAATGTACCATTTTTCAGCTAATTTACATGTAATTTTTTTACTTGTAAACTGATATAAGGTTACAAAGAACCCCCAAATAGCCGCCAACACATATTTAAAATACTTTATAACAAACCAAACCATGTATGCTAGGATAACATATGGTATTACATATTGTATCATAAATTTAATAGGTTCGCGAAGATCATTGCCCCTGCGTATTTCTGTAGCACCTATGTTATACTCACTAAAAGCGTCTTCAGATTTATAGTAATCCATCCACTCTTGAAATGACTTTTTATATTCACTGGATTTTTGTAATTCTTCTCTAGAATAGGCATTTTCAGGAAGTTTCATAGCCTGTTCATATTGTTCGGTAGTGTAATTTTCAGTATTAAAAAAGCCTTTAATTGAAGGATACATTTTGTATAGGAATATACCAGCGACGATAGATAAACATAGATCAACATAGAACATAGTAGCTTTATTGGTTTTTCTAAGTTCTTCGTGAGGGGCAATGATACTTTTATGTATGTTCTTCTTTTGTTCTTCTAGTTTTTTAGATATTTTTGCCGCAATAGAACGTTTCTTGTTATCAATCGCTTTTAGGTTATTATCAATGTGTGTATTAACTATATCTTTAGCATCTGTACTAGATGTCTGTATAATTTGTTCTAGTCTAGATTTGGTATTTTTAGATAACTTACAAAAAACCATTAGGGGCTACTATTATTAACTTTAGATTAATTTAGCCAATAAATATCTCTTAATTAAATAACTTATGCCAAAACGAGAACCAAAAAAAAATTTAGCACTTACGCCTAAAAAAGGATCAGTGAGTGATATTGAAGTTGATACAATGATAGAAATTTCGAGTGATCTAGATAAAGAAGAATCGATCGAGAGGATTGGCCAAAAAATAGAAAATGCTATATCTAGAAAAATAATTAATCCGAAAAGGATCTATGGTGAAGACCGTTCTTATAATAGTTGTATTCAACAAAAGATTGCCGAATCCGATGTACTTTCAGAACGTTCTAAACATTTTTTAACAGAATATATCGATCGCCTTGAGGAATTAAAATGGATTCATTCTAGATCATCCGAATATTATGAACGTCGCAATATAGCTATAACTATTCCTTCAATCGTATTAACATCCGTATCGGGCATAATGTCTTTTATGTCTACATCCAGTGGTGTTTCTTCTAGTTTTCAATATGCGTCATCTATTACCGTAGGTATAATTGCAGCGGTAAGTAGTCTTGTCCAAGCCTTATCTAGTACTTTACAATTTGGTACTAAGAGTGAACTCCATAGAGATGTTGCTGATAGATATGAAAAGATAATCACTAGTATAAAGTTTGAATTTGTAGATCATTCGGATGAGAATTTTATAGAGGAACTTGAGAAACAAATTATAGAGGTTCAAAATATGTGTAAATATTTTCCACCAATGTTTCTATATGAAAGATATAGGCAATTTAAAAAGAAAGAAATAGAAGCACTTAAGAAATTACAAATACAAAATGACCACAAACAAGTACAAACTGATCCATATCAACTGACCAGTGTACTTATATCAAAAGACGTATAAATATATCATATACAATAAAAGGTAATAAAATGCCAGAAGGTGTAGAAGTGCGATGGACTACAAAGTGTCTAAAAAGACATATTGAAGGATTAGACTTAATACAAATTGTTGAGTATTCTCAAAAAAGTATCAAGAATAACAGCCTGTTTAAAAAGCCAATTGGCTGTACCGAAGTGGCTTGTGTAGGAAAAGTGCTCTATATAAAACTAGATGGTGCTAGTGATAAATTGTATCTAACTATACAATTTGGTCTTACTGGTTATTTAAGTCTAGAAAAAGATAAACAGTACTTGCGATATAGTTTTCTATTTGGTGATCTAATAGTGTATTATTACGATAGGATAAACTATGGACATTTAGAATTACTTAAGCCGGTAGATTTTTTCGTAAAAATAAATAAATTAGGACTAGATATATTTAACCCTGAAGACTTTAATATACATTCCCTAAACACACTAATGGATCTTAAGGGTGATTCTAATATATGTGTATTTCTAATGGATCAACATATATTAGCCGGAATAGGCAACTATGCTAAATCCGAAATACTGTATCACGCTAACCTATCTCCTATGAGAAAAGTGAAAAGTTTGTCTAGCAATGAACGAAAAGAACTATACGGATCTATATGTTTTGTAGTATATTCTATTTATCTAGCGGGATTTGCTGAAAATAGAGAAGGTGTATATTATAATATATTTACTAATCTAGATTGTAGGATAGAAAATATTGTAATGATTGATTTAGAGTTATCTAGAATTATCAAAGCACCTAGTAGATATCGTATACAAGTTTATAATAAGACAACAGATCTATTTGGTAATCCAGTGGAAAAACTAGAAACAGATGATAAACGTACTACATATTGGGTACAGGAGCTACAACGATAGAATATTTTAGCATTTTGTTTTCTATCCCGAAGAAGAGCATTTGTATATTGTCTTCTAAAAAATCTAGGCATTTTTTATTCTACTAATAAATAATAAATAATATTTAATTCTTCAAATATTTTTTGAAGGACAAGGCAAATACCGTATAGTGCCAAAGTAGGTTAATTTTATTGTAATAATGGCTAATTCTAATCCAAACTCTTTACTCTGTGGCCGGACCACCCGAGATCCACTTCTTGGCCTTGGTGTTGTACTGGCCGACCTTTTCCTCGGTCTCGGGGTCGTAGACGTTGCCGTTGGCGTCGATCGTGTAGCTAATGTCGTCAATCTCGATCCACTCGTACTCGATGCCGGCGGTCTCGAGGACCTTGCCGTCGAGGTACTCGTCTTCGGCGTCCTCGTCGACATCCGACTCTTCGTCCTCCTCGGCGGGGCGCTTGGGAGCGTTGGGCTTGACGGTCTTGGTCTTGTTCTTGGGCTTGGTCGGCGTCTTGGGCGCCTCGTTGTCTTCGGCGGGGGCCGCGGCCTTCTTCACAATTTTCTTGACGGCCTTGGTCTTGGGCTTGTCTTCAGCAGCCTTCGGCTTGTCTTCAGCGGCCGAAGGCTCGGCGACGGGGGCTTTGGCCTTCTCGATCAGGGACTTGAGCTTGCCGGCGTACTCGCCACCCCAAACGCCATGGGGTTGCTTCTCGGCGTGGTGCTTGCAGAAGGTGGACTCGCCGGATTGCTTGAACTTGCAACGACCGCCGAACTCGTTGGCTTCGTCGTCTTCGGTCATCTTCTTGAGCTTGCCGTCCTCGACATGCTCCTTCTCGTAGAAGGCGCGGGCACTGCAGAGCTCGACAACGGGCTTCTCGGCCTTGGGCTTGGTCTCGCGGGGCTTCTTCTCGGCCTTGGGCTTCGGGGAGGGCTTTTCTTCGGAGGCGGTCTTGATCTTGGGCTCGGTACAACCGACGAGCGGGACGTTCGCGAGGAGCTTGGCGCGAAGCTCAGCCTTGGTGAGGCTGGGCTCGGTACCATTGCTCGCAACGCCGATGTTGTAGGCGGCGAACAGGAGGTCGTCGAGGTTGATCATCACGGAGAGGGCCATTTTGGTTTGTTCGAGTATGTTCGAAGGGTTGGGGGGTGTCTAGTCTACTCCTACAGACTCGTCAATTTTTAGTCTAGCTAGGTCTAGTCCCGGTTCTTAGCCAAGTCCAATGGCCAATTTCGGGTGTAGCCCCACTACAGCAATTGTATCTAGTATTGTTATTATTGTTACTACTTAATACAATTTTATTATCTATAGTACCCTTTCGATATTTAATCAGTTTTCTATCGTGTAACAATTGTACTGTATTTTCAAATATTTCCCTAATGTTTATATTATCCTTTGCGGATGTTTCATAGTATTGTGCGTCGTATTTATTGGCTAAATCGATAGCCTCTTCAGTACTAACACAAAGATATTCAATATCACATTTATTACCTACAATAACGATATGTATTTCAAATAGTCTATCCCTAAAGTCTTCTATCCACTTTTCGAAATGACTAAACGATTCACGATTGCCTCTGTCAAAAACATAGAACAGTATTTCGGCATTTCTATAGTAGCTATGAATAATGTTTCTATAGTTAATTTGACCAGCCAAGTCCCAAATTTGTAATTTTATAACAGAACTTTCTAGCCTAACATATTTGGTAAAATAGTCTACACCAACCGTAGATAAATTGTTATTAACAAATGTGTTATTTACATATCTTTCTAAGATACTACTTTTACCTACACCGGCATCACCAATTAGTAAACACTTGACCGCACTATCAAAATGAGGTTCATTGAGCCTAATATATCTACTCATTATACTTTGTTATAATGAATAAACATTTAAATTTTAAAATCTTTAAAATATTAATGGAACAAAAAACTCCACAATATTGCTACATTGTTTATAGTGCTAGTAAGAATCGTACGTATATAGGATACACTATAGAACCATCTAGACGTATTAGACAACATCGAGGAGAATTAAAGGGTGGTGCTAAGGCTACTAGTTGTGCGGATGACTGGGTATTTTTAGCTATAATTACTAGTACTAGTGATACATTTACTAAAATATTAGCATTGTCTATAGAATGGCATCTAAAACATCCTAGTGGTAGAAAGCGAGATCCTACATATTGGGGTGTTGACGGTAGGTTAAAAGGTATCATAGAGGTATTGAATAGATATTCTATTGATTTCACGGTATATATCGAGAAAGACCATAGAACCAAACTAGAAGGATTTAGAGATATAGCGGAGGGTAAAAAGGACTTGACAAATCCGATTAATAACGTTATTAATATTGTCCCGGATTTTGATTGTTATTTAAGTCATAAAGTTTAAATCATAAAGTTAAGACAGACTAAATAAGTATAGGAATTGGTTAATATCAGCTAACATATCATCTCTAATACTGATTAGGTCTGTATCATTTTTAGGATCTAATAAGTTAGGTAGTTCTAAGAGGACACTTCTAAAACGAACAATTTTATTACTAAATTCTACTTTATCGTTACAATCAGTAATAGGTGTACTAGATTTCTTGTACTGTATTCTATTAGGAGTCATTTTACCTAAAAGAACTTCGACGAATTTATCAATATGACCACTAAGACGTTCATGTAGTTCATCCGTAGCTTTATGGACAGAGTAGCTGTTTGTTTTCCAGTGATATAGCTTAATGGTATTTGTGATTTCAAAGAATGTTTCTAGTAATTTTGCTTCCATTATTATATTATAGATTATTAATTTTCGCTAAATGGTGCCTTACCTTGTAAATAATTTTCTCTGGAAAACATTTCAGTAAAGAAATCACGAATCTCACCTAATGTATCACGTTTTACACAAACATAGTTGTTAAACACTTGATAGAATGGTGCATGATGATGATGCCACGAGTGTTCTTCGGGACTAGGAGCCAACTCGGTAGAATCCGCTCCGGCTTTTTGTTGCTTATGCTTATGTTGTTGCTTTTGTTGCTTACAATTTAAAATACATGTATCACACGTACAAAGTTTCCATATTTTAACACCATTGCTGTCAACGTTAGAGATATAGTACTTGTGCGTCTTGGGATGCTTGATTAACATACCTAAGGGGGCATCATCAATATGTATAGAACCAATTTGTTTCATACTCTTATTTAATGGTTAGATTTTTGTTTAGTCATCCTTATAATTTACAATTGAATTGTTGTTATAACCGACAATAGAATTGTTGTTATAACCGACAATACCACTTATAATAGGAACTACACATTCTCTGCCAATATCTACATATTGAACAATACTCTTTTCAAATAGTTCAGTTAGCAATTTATCGGTTCTACATAGGCTACGAAAGGCTACAAAACAATGTTTTGGTGATTCTTCTAGATTATTTATAGCTACCGTAAAACTAAATTTATCCCTACCTAATAACGTAAAGATACAAATATCCTTTGTACTGCAATTTACTTTAACCGTGGCATTTTCCGGATTAGCTATATATTTATCACAGTATATGGTATCTACATTAATATTTTCAAATAATTGTATATATTTTGTAACCTGTTCTTTAACTTTTCCAATATCTACTTCATACGCAGTTACCTTAAAAACATATCTACAATCATTGATTATATAAACTTTTTGAATTTTGTATGGAATATTGTGTGATATAGATAGAGTATCGACGAGATACTTTTCTGATACTTCACGAATACCTCTTATGTTGCTATCAAAACTATCGAGTTCTTTTAGATCTACATATGAAATAAAATTGTTATGTTGACGACCTAAAGTAGGTGATGGCGAGCGAGACCTTCTAGGTGAATGTATAAACCGTTTACTTGATTCCCAAGATAGGTATAGTGTTTTCTCGGTGTAGTACATAGTTTAATAATTTATATGTGTTATTTATTGTTAAATTAGTTGATGGTATTCTACAAAATTTCTTTTATATGTATTAAATAAGATGTACCTATTCATTCATCATTGTGATCTGCGCGTAGTAGATAATAGTACTTTGAATAGTTTAACTAGTTATCCTATACAACCTATATTTATTTTTACACCACAACAGATTATAAATAATCCATACAAATCAGAGAATGCCATACAATTTATGGTACAATCACTAGAAGATCTAAATAATAACTATAATGGTTTAATGAATTATTATTTAGGTGATACACTAGATGTTCTAGAAAAGATAATAAATGGTAATAAGGAGGTTATAAAAGGTATTGCTTTTAATATAGACTATTCGCCATTTGCTATAAGCCGTACTAAAGCTATTAAGGATTTATGTAAAAAATATAGTATAGAATGTATAGCAAAGGAGGATAAACTATTACAACCTATAGGTTCTATAAGGACAAATACAGGTGGTGTCTATACTAAATTTACGATGTATTATAACAAATCTATGCAGTCCCCGGTTTTAAATCCAAAAGGCCTATCAAAAAGTATTAGGTTCAGTAAATCCTCTATAACCCCTAATAGTTATTCTATAAAACTAAAGGATATCAAAAAATACTATACATCAAATAGCAATATTATAGTTGGTGGTAGAGAGAGAGCCTTGGATATCCTTAAAGATCTCGTGAAAGATCATAAGGATTATGATAAAGTACGTAACAATCCGAATATATCTACAACAAGACTAGGGGCCTATATTAAATTTGGCTGTGTTAGTATCAGAGAGGTATATAATTTGGCAAATAGGGTGAACAGTGATTTAGTAAAACAACTCTATTGGCGGGATTTCTACAGTATGTTATTATATAATTTTCCTAGTTTATCAGACCGTGTATCTGTAACTAGACCAGATATGAAGGTAAAATGGGAAAACAATATAGAAAATTACAAGCGTTGGTGTGAGGGTAGGACGGGCTGTCCTATAGTAGATGCAGGAATGCGACAAATGAACAGCATCGGATTTATGCATAATCGACTTAGGATGATAGTAGCAACATTTTTGATATTCTACCTCAAAATCGATTGGCGGTGGGGAATGAAGTATTTTAGTAATAAGTTAGTGGATATAGATTGGGCGAACAATGTTGGCGGGTGGCAAGGAGTCTCCTCTACAGAAAAATGGAGCAATGATTACTATAAAATATTTAGTATGGAGAGTCAAGTAAAACGTTTTGATCCTAATTGTGAGTATATTAAACGCTGGGTACCCGAATTAAAAGATGTAGATCCTAGCGATCTTATAAATTGGGATACAAAAGGTTATAAGGTGGCTGGTTATCCTAAACCGATAATAAGTAATAACAAACAGGCTAGAATGGAGGGTTTGGATATGATAAGGACGGCATTAAAAATAAATTGATATAAATATTAAATCTAAGATTACATTAGAATATCGCAAACAAATGGACCCAATCATTGAAAACAAGCAATATGATAGCTACTTTATTGACGTATTTCGTACTTGGGTAACGTGTCGTGAAATGGTGACCGAACGTGGCTATACGATTCCTCTTACGTTTCTCAAGGCCGAAAACAACGATTTCTATACTCTCTACCAAAATATCGATGCTAAATCCGGTTTTAATAACTATGATATTCTTGGCACAAAAGACGATAAGAAACTACTCGTAAAGTTTACCCTAGATAAAGATTCGGTCAATCGTCAAGACATTATTTCATTCCGCAACAATGTCAATGATACCTATGGTGAAGATACGAATATTATTTATGTCGTAAAGAGCAAACCAAACACGTTTGTCTACAAGGAAATCAAGGAAAACGATGAAATCTTCCTATCGAATGAATTGGTGTTTAATCGTACCAAGCATCGTCTAATTCCAAAACACGTTATGCTTAACGAAACCGAGAAAAGGGAAGTGTTGACTACATACGATTGTCGTGATACGCAAATTCCTCGTATGGTGACGACGGATTATATTGCTCGTTATTATGGAGCCAAGGCGGGTGATATGTTTAAAATTTATCGTCCTAGCCCTAGCAGTGGTGTGTACATTACTTATCGCGTAGTTAAGTAATTTCAAGGTATAAATTCACTGCATTTAGAATCGAGTAGTTCAATTAAAGAAACCGATAATTGTTTAATGTCGATGAAATAACCATTTTTGTTTTTGCTATATTGTACATTGGGTGCTTCGGCTTGTATAGTATGGAACAGTTCAATTAGTTTACTTTGATCTAGTTTATTGAGATATTCTTGTATTTTAGTTTTGTAATTGACATAAAAATCAATAGATATTTCATTTTCATTTTCCGGTTCAGTTTCAATCGTGTTTTCAATATTTACTTCCATTCCTTTAGTTATAACTAAATGAATGGTTTTAAATCTATTTATTGGTAGTAATAGAAAGAAATGGACGACCAAATGTTTTTGATAGAATTAGCAACAGATTTAGGCGATGTAGAATTATTGGGAGAGTTAAAAAGAGATTACAGATTAGTTAATGATACCATATAGTGCCAAAGTTAGCGGAGCTAACTTTTGGACACTATGGAACCCGCGTTAGATGCCAAAAGTTAGCCCCCCAGAGGGGGCTTAACTTTGGCACTCCACGGTAAATCTTTTAATAGGTCAATTATTATTAGTAGTATATTATTAGCAATACCGGCAAGTATTTATTTATTCCCACCACTTGTAATCCTACCGATAGTAGCCTTGGGTATTATTGGTTTTAATAATGCTAAAACAGTTTAAACATAATATTATATATAAGAGTGTGAAGATACGGTGGGATGGCCGAGTGGTCTAAGGCGATAGATTTAAGTCCTATTGGTTGTAAAACCGCGTGGGTTCGAACCCCACTCTCATCATTTCCCATTTTTAGAATTATTTTATAATAGTTGTAAAAATGGTAAAATAAAAAATTATAGATAAGTAATGGAGACCAAAGACAAATTTATAGGTCTACTCAGGAAAACACGAAAATTAATTAAGGATCCACAAACCGTTAAAAAATGGGACAAATTAATAAAAATGTTTGAAAAGGAAACACCCGAACAGCTACAAGAACATTTTCATTACAATAATATTTATCAATTGGATTTTATGTTGGAAAATGAACTGGAGAATTTTAATCTAGTTAAAATGCCTATCCTAGAGAAACATATGAAAAATAAAAGTCTCCAAAACAAATTAAGGGAAATCGACGAATCATTGACAATTCAATTAAGCAATATATTACCTAAAATATACATTGCTGAACAATTAATAAAAACACCCGATAGCGATATGTCTAGACATATAAACTCCCTACATCGTTATATAGAGGAACGAAATAATGTTAATTGTTTACTTAAATGGGTATTAGAATACTATTAGATTTTTATAAAAATAATATCTGTATAATATATAAACTAATGAGCGATAACGAAATGATTATATCTGCTACTGAGAATATCACTATCATAGATATTGAAGAAATATTTACGGAAACTGTTGAGAAAATAGCTACGGAAACCGTTGAAGAAATACCTACAGAAACTGTTGTAAAAATACTTACTAACGATAATGTTAAACCTATAGTATTTAACAAACAGGCGTTAATAAGTGAATTATTAATAGATATACTAGTTAAGAATGATGATATTAAGGATTTTGCCGATAGAATAACACTTAAAATAAATAATCAAGCCCTAGTTATTCTTAAAAAGATCCTTAGTAAAGCCCCAGAAGCTCTCGATAAAGTAGTGGATAACTTGACGGATATACTAAGTGACGGTGTGATTGATCACAAAGATATTCCTAAAATGATTATCTTAGTATCGAACCTGTATAAAACTGACCTAAAATCCATTATAGCCTCACAAGGATTAACTACTACGGAAGTTGTAGAATTTATACAATTCGTAATTAAACTAGTAATTGATCTTGGTTTTGTACATGTTAAGGACAAAGTACAAATATTTGAAATTATAGAAGCATCCGGTGCTCTTTTAGAGATGGTTATTCCATCACAGGAAATCAAATGTACGGGTTTTTTCTCTTGCTTTAAAAAGCCTGTTGTAAATCAATAATATAATAATATAATGAATAATTATATATTATATATATATATAAGAATGGCCGGAACTCTAGATTTAACATTTAATAATAAAGGATGGAATAATTTATTAACAATAAATCCTTTTTCAAATATGTCTATAACATCGTCATTAATAGATAATGGAAAATATGTCGTAACTGGATTTATAATTGATCCTAATAACATAGATCAATTATTCATTGCTAGATATACTAATAGTGGTATTTTAGATACTACATTTAATGGTACTGGATATATAACCAAGACCTTTTATACCGGTAAAATTTCAAGGGGACTTTCAATAGCCATAGATAATGGAAACTATGTTGTGACTGGATTTACATTAGATAATAATGGCATAACTCAATTATTAATTACTAGATATACTAATAGTGGTATTTTAGATACTACATTTAATGGTACTGGATATATAACCAAGACCTTTTATACCGATAAAGATTCAAGGGGAAATTCAATAGCCATAGATAATGGAAACTATGTCGTGACTGGATTAACAGAAGATCCTAATAACATAGATCAATTATTCATTGCTAGATATACTAATAGTGGTATTTTAGATACTGCATTTAATGGTACTGGATATATAACCAAGACCTTTTATACCGATAAAATTTCAACGGGAAATTCAATAGCCATAGATAATGGAAACTATGTCGTGACTGGAGTTACAGAAGATATTAATGACATAACTCAATTATTAATTACTAGATATACTAATAGTGGTATTTTAGATACTGCATTTAATGGTACTGGATATATAACCAAGACCTTTTATACCGGTAAACGTTCAACGGGAAATTCAATAGCCATAGATAATGGAAACTATGTCGTGACTGGATTAACAGAAGATATTAATGGCATATCTCAATTATTCATTACTAGATATACTAATAGTGGTATTTTAGATACTGCATTTAATGGTACTGGATATATAACCAAGACCTTTTATACCGATAAAATTTCAACGGGAAATTCAATAGCCATAGATAATGGAAACTATGTCGTGACTGGAGCTACAGAAGATAATAATGACATACCTCAATTATTAATTACTAGATATACTAATAGTGGTATTTTAGATACTGCATTTAATGGTACTGGATATATAACCAAGACCTTTTATACCGGTAAAGGTTCAACGGGACTTTCAATAGCCATAGATAATGGAAACTATGTTGTGACTGGATTAACAGTAGATAATATTGACATAGAGCAATTATTCATTACTAGATATACTAATAGTGGTATTTTAGATACTGCATTTAATGGTACTGGATATGTAAATCAAACTTTTTATAATAATGATTCTAACATATTTGCTACATCGTCAGTTATAGATAATGGAAAATATGTCGTAACTGGATTTATAAAAGATCCTAATGACATAGATCAATTATTCATTGCTAGATATACTAATAGTGGTATTTTAGATACTACATTTAACAACCCTATTGGGTATATAACCAAGACCTTTTATACCGATAAAAGTTCAAGGGGATTTTCAATAGCCATAGATAATGGAAACTATGTCGTGACTGGAGGTACAGAACATAATAATGGCATAAATCAATTATTATTAATTACTAGATATACTAATAGTGGTATTTTAGATACTACATTTAATGGTACTGGATATATAACCAAGACCTTTTATACCGATAAAATTTCAAGGGGAGCTTCAATAGCCATAGATAATGGAAACTATGTCGTGACTGGAGGTACAGCAGATAATAATGACATACCTCAATTATTCATTGCTAGATATACTAATAGTGGTATTTTAGATACTACATTTAACAACCCTATTGGGTATATAACCAAGACCTTTTATACCAATAAAGATTCAACGGGAGCTTCAATAGCCATAGATAATGGAAACTATGTCGTGACTGGAGCTACAGAAGATAATAATGACATACCTCAATTATTAATTACTAGATATACTAATAGTGGTATTTTAGATACTGCATTTAATGGTACTGGATATATAACCAAGACCTTTTATACCGATAAAATTTCAAGGGGAAATTCAATAGCCATAGATAATGGAAACTATGTCGTGACTGGAGCTACAGTAGATAATAATGACATATCTCAATTATTCATTACTAGATATACTAATAGTGGTATTTTAGATACTGCATTTAATGGTACTGGATATATAACCAAGACCTTTTATACCGGTAAAGGTTCAAGGGGATTTTCAATAGCCATAGATAATGGAAACTATGTTGTGACTGGACGTACAGCAGATAATAATGACATATCTCAATTATTCATTACTAGATATACTAATAGTGGTATTTTAGATACTGCATTTAATGGTACTGGATATATAACCAAGACCTTTTATACCGGTAAAGATTCAGAGGGAAATTCAATAGCCATAGATAATGGAAACTATGTCGTGACTGGACTTACAGCAGATAATACTGACATACCTCAATTATTAATTACTAGATATACTAATAGTGGTAGTGTAGATACTACATTTAATGGTACTGGATATGTAAATCAAACCTTATACACTATTTATTATACAATAATTGGTTTATCGGTAACTGTAGACAATGATAAATATATAATATGTGGTTCAATAATTAATAAATCCGGGGTGATCTCTTCAATAATTGCCAGATATACTAATAATGGTATATTAGATACTACATTTAACATTATTGGATATAATTATCAGAATTTTAATAATTTGTCAGAGTTCAACTCAATAACTGTAGATAATAATGGAAATTATATCGCAACAGGATATTTAAATGATGGTACTAAAAATAATCTATTAATTGCAAGATATACTAATAGTGGTAATTTAGATACTACATTTAATGGTACTGGATATATAACCAAGACCTTTTATACTGGTAAAACTTCAAGGGGAACTTCAATAACCATAAATAATGAAGGACAATATGTAATAACTGGATCTGCATTAGATAATAATAACATATTTCAATTATTTGTTATTATATATAATAGAGATGGTAGTTTATATACTACATTTAATGGTACTGGATATGTAACTAGCACTTTTTATACTGGTAAAAGTTCAAGGGGAACTTCAATAGCCATAGATAATGGAAAATATGTCGTGACTGGATTTACAGGAGATAATAATGACATAGCTCGATTATTAGTTGCTAGATATACTAGTACTGGTATTTTAGATACTACATTTAATGGTACTGGATTTGTAGCTAAAAACTTTTATTCTGATTCAATAGGAAATTCAATTGTTGTAGATAATGATAACAAGTATGTCATAACTGGATATATTGGTAGTACTTCAGATGATAATCAAAGATCATTAATAGTTATTCGATATAATAATAATGGTATAATAGATAATACATTTAACGCACCATCTGGTTATATAATTCAAAGTTTTTATTCTGATAAAGGTTCAGAAGGAAAATCTATAAAGGTAGATAGTTATGGATATTATATTGTTTCTGGATATACATATGTTTCTGAAATATTAATTCAATTAGTAATTGCTAGATATACTAACGATGGTGGTTTAGATACTATATTTAATGGAACTGGATATGTATCTCAATCATTTGGTACTAATATATTATTCTCAATTGGAAATTCAATAAATATAGATAATGATGGAAATTATATTACAACTGGAATAGTTGGTACCAATGATATATCTTTATTAATTGCTAGATATTTAGCTAAAGATATACCAACTACTACAACTACAAAAGCACCAACAACTACATCAACAACTACATCACAACCATTACCACCATATCAGTATGCTATTGTACGTTTTAGTATTAATGCTGACTATTCACAAATATTTGAAAGTATGACACTTGAATACTACACAGCACAGTTAAAAAAGGCCATGTTTTACTTTTGTGGTGCTCCTATTGATAGTATTACCGTATTAAGTGTAACACCCGGTTCAATTGTCAATGAAGTACGATTGCCATCGCAATATGTAAATGATCTACAAAAAGCTTTTCTGTGTGAATTATTTGCCATGGTGTTACTTGGGCAACGTTATCCTGGTATATACAATTCATTTGTAATTGTAAACAATATTTGCTTCCATAAAGGTACTCAAATATTAACCCAAAACGGTTATAAACCAGTAGAAAATATTCAAAATGGTGACCTATTAATTACCGCTAGTGGCAAAATAACAACCGTACGCAAAGTAATCAGCTTTATTGGTACCGAAAAGCACTGTCCCTTATATGTATTACCTAAGAACTCTATTGGTCATAATGTACCACTAACAGATCTGTACATGAGTGAAGGGCACGCCTTCCGCTACAAAGGAAATTGGTGTCATATGAAATGCTCTTCAATCGCCAAAAAGGTAAAAGCAAACAATATAGAATACTACAACATTGCCGTTGATAACTATATAATGGATACTCTAATTGCGAATGGAGTTGAAGTAGAGTCACTGTTCAACATAAATCACCTAAATATGTCGTGGAAATGTAAAACGGATGATTGTAAACCAGTAATAAAGCCAAAGAATGTTTAGTTAGTATTTATAAATAAGGATTTATAATCTAGATTTTCCTAAGTATCCATAATCCTAGACAGTCTTCTTTAGGATCCATAATCTAGGTTTTCCTAAGGATCCATAAATATTCTAGTACATCCTTGTTTCTACTAGCCAAGTTTTTACATCCTTTGTATGTAGGATATACAATTTGTTCTTTAGTAATTTCGCCATATCGTTCCAAAATTTCAGTGAGTTGTTTCTCGCTTAAAATACCTTCATTATTATAACTAATAACCACATAACTTGCCGGAATGTTCTTAATTAGGTCTTCAAACACCTTTTTACATTCCGAGAAGCTATTATATTTTGAACGTGTCCAATCATCCGGCTGTCCACGATGGTTATCCGGAATCTCCATTTCTGGATCCCACCGATTAAGGATATTTAGCATAAAATAATTGGTTCCATACGGATGCTTATTGTACGGCGGATCTAGATAGGCCACGTCAAACCACTCGCCATTCTTCGCCAATTCATCTACTAGTTTATTAGAGTCCTTATTGTACACTTGTACCGTTGTATCGGGTTGATAACTAAATACAGGAATTGGCAGTTCGATCTCGCCCATAATTCGCGTCAAGGCATTCTCTCCGCGACCCCCAAAATGCCCCACCCCATCCTTTTTATGATACGAATTAAATGTTCCGGATGTATTTGTATGAACGGAACACTGGGTAAGAAGCGGTGCCAGATAGAAAACGCGATCGGTCGCCGGCATATGTTTAAAAATATGATATGCGTAGGTATCAATGATGTGAGCATTTGTTTGTGTGTAGTAGACACGTTCGCCCTCTTTGATATCCTTATCGTTCGCTGGAGCATAGTATTTCCTTACAAAACTAGGAGCGGTTTTAGAAAATTTACGGCGATTCATAAGTTGTATCGTGTTTTTGACCTTTTCATATTGTTCCTTTTCGGGCGAGGCTAAGTAGCAACGAGCCAAGGTGGCACAGTAGTCCTCTAGATCATTAACAACCAATTTGCTAGAATGTAATTTCAGCATTCTAGAAACACTACCTGAACCGCAAAAGGGTTCTAGGATGGTTAATCGGTCTTTTCCCAATTTTTGGGCGATACGGTCTACACATTTTTCAATATTGCCGATTAGTTTTCGCTTGTTGCCTAAATAGGTAATAAGTTGGTCTTCTAGGTAGTCCTTTTTAGAATTATAGGTATCCATATGTTCTATCTGTTTTATATGTTGATCTTTTAAAATTTAAATTCAATTCTCTGAAAAACATTCTTATACAATAATAGTACCGCGATGAACTATGACATCTTCGATAATTATTATAGTAGTCGTTTAGACTTAACACTTATAGTAAACTATGAAACAACGTTCAATGATGATCCTGCGACTAGACGTTCTAATATATTAATCCTAGTTCGTGATTTAGAAAGTGTGCCAATCTTATCACGCCTAGGAACAGTTGGTGAAATACTAGAGGCCTCTAGTGGAAAACTAAATGAAAAAGAAATATCTATCGCTCAAAGACTGAACGAACTCTTTAAAAAGAAAATTACGTCCAGAGTTATGTTTTTTGCCAATAGCTATATTACCCAAGAAACATCCCTAATCGATACTAAAACATACCTATCCATACTGCTCTCGGATATTACAAACAAAGCTATTTACGAACCCTACCTATACATAGAAAGTACATTTGACAGAAAACCTGCCCAAAACTACATATCGGGTATGGCTGAACTGCCTCTAGTAGTTAAGGATATCCAAATAGGTGAACTAGATGGTGAAGAAATATCGATTAACGATATATTGTTAAAGAACATCCACAATACAGACCATGTATATGTACTTAATGTATTCAATATCAATGACTATATTGATGCCATTAAGAAATATAGATTAACACTTATATCGGAAGGAGATAAGAAACTAGGTAAATTATTACACAACTATTGGTTAAAATTGGAAACCAACGATATTATTAAACGTCTCAAATCGGCTGAATTTGTAGATGAACTGTTTAGAACAGCCCAAGCCGATTTCAAAAAACTCATCAAGGGTGAAAGTGAATTCAATGATCTCTTCTGGCGTGTAAAGTTAGAAAAAGATATTTTTAAAAATATCGGTATATGGTTTAATAGTTTTATCCTAGAAAACAAACAAAACCGCAAAGAACGTGTGGTTGATCTCTATTCTGTTTTTAAATACTTTAAACTAGACAATAGTGTACCATTTAGTCGCTATTCCTATGGTAATCAAGTAGGACAGAAAATGGTGAAAATATATGAAAAGTTCTATAGTATTGAGAATATTAAATATTTAGAGAAGTGGACAAGTACAAACAATTTTCGCGATACACCCGCCAATTGTGTACAATGGAAAGGTTTCTATAACGATCTAAATTACGAAGTAATACTGTTCAATGATTGTACCTACCAAATACGGCTCTATCAACAACGTATAAACTTATTGGACGTTGATACCTTTTTAACACACATTAGTGATACTATATTAGAACGTGTAAAACAAATCCTACACGGCATTGGTGTTGTAATACAGTTACAACGCCTAGAATTAGGTAAAAACATCTATTTTATATTTTCTAAACTAGAAATCAATGTAGAATTGGCGAAGGAATTAGAGATTGGTAAATTACAGTTAGTACTAAATAAGAGTAGTTTTTTGTTTGATAAGGCAAGTGATATTATGTCAAATGAATTTGTAAACTTAGAGTTCAAGAAGGTAAATAACTATACTAGAGCCGATCAAATCATGAAATACATTAGTTATTACATTATGCAAAACAGAATTACCGAAACAAATGAATTAGGGCCGGTTATAAAACAAGTTATGGCTAAATACAATAAGAATGTAGCTGAAGGTACCGAAATCGTACAAGGATGGATCAGAAGATTCGTAGATGTAAACAATCAACAATCTAGAAAGATTCATATAGGTAAAAACATTGGATTGGATGTTGTAGGAAAACAATTAGGCAACAATATTTGCAACTTCTATATGAGTAATGTCATTGGCCTCGAAGATATCTACACCTTCTACTATTACCTAGTAGTTCTTCTTAACTGGTCTCAAAATACCCAAAACAATAAATTGTATGCCGAATTGGTTGGCAGAAAGACCGATGAAAAGTTATTGGCTAAATTACAACAAAAGAAAGATATAGAAAATGAGGTTGACCTAATAGGTGATCTAGATGATCTTGTCTTTGAGGATGCCGGCGAGGACCAATATATTTTTGGCGAAAAGGATGATATAGAAGAACGTATGAGTGTCCATAGCGGTGTAGAAGAAGCCGAAGATAGGGACGATGAGGAAGGTCTAGAAATGCCTACGGGCGAAGAGGTATTTGATGAACTAAAACCGATTGTTAATGGTGCTAGTTACTATATAAAACGTCTACAAATGATGGATAAAGAAATATATGACTACAAAGTTGACGATAAGTACAAACCCTATTCTAAAAAGGCTATGCCTAATGATTCTCGCCAACCTATTGTTGTTTCCTCTAGACAAATGAACCGTATTCGTGAAAAGTACGGCGAAGACAAAAATGTCTATGGTGGGATTCGACCCGATATCGAAGTCTATTCTAAAGACTACAAGAAACCAGTCTATGAACTAAAATACCGTAATTTGTACTATATATGTCCTAAGGTATGGTGTATGTTAGATCAGTTGCCATACTATATGGATTCGCTAGTGGAAAAGACACCTAAAGGTCTCCTACCGGCGAAGATAGGTTATAATGAAAAAGGCGAATATTTACTAAACCCTGGAAATGTCGTATGCCCGGATTGCGGTAATGGCGTGTGGAACAACACTACGAAGCAAGGTACTTTATTGATAGCACAGGACAATCTTAAACGTCAGCCTTATCCCGGATTCTTTGGTCCCGAACAACATCCTAAAGAACATTGTATGGTATCCTGTTTTAAACGTCCGGATCAAAAAGTCGATGAATGTGGCGGTGATCAAAAAGGTCCTAAAAAGGTACAAAAGATTTCAAATGAAAAGTATATATTAAAAGGTGATAAATACGGTAAGTGTAGTTATGGCAGATACTGTGTGTTGCCGGATAAAACCCACGAATGGATGAACCGTGATTTTGGTAACTATAAAAATGAACGTACGATTGCCGATGAATTTATAAGTTATCTACGCAAAGGTGTCCTATCGGACAGTGAAGAATATTATGTAAGTTTTGAACGGTCTCTACAGTACCTATTAGGTGATTCGGTGTTTTCTAAAACATCCACAGAATTTCGCCAATATTTAGTAGACCGCCTAAAGACGGTATCCGGTATCACTCGTATATTTAGAAAGTGTCGTAAGGGGTCGCTCTACCTATATTTTGAGGAGGATATAGAAAACTTTTATAAGTACATCTTAGAAACTATATCTATTCAACCTAGATTTGTATTACCACTTATTAGCTATCCGGGTGTTATTACAGACAATGGTATTAACTTTTACATCATTCGTGAAAGCGACGGTCGTATATATCTAGATTGTGAATATTTTGACTATACCTACGACGAAGCTCGTCGTGGTGCCGATAACATGTTTATGTACAGTTACTCGATTGGCGAATCCTATAAGAAAATATTCTATGAACCGATTGTCCGTGTACAACAAAAGTCGAAGGCCCTGCAAATAACTAGAAGCTTTTTAGGCGTTAATATACTAGAGGATCTATTTACCTACATTAAGAAGGAATGTGTAGAAAAAGAGGATCCATTGATATCTATGGCGAAAAATAAAAAGATGACACTCGATGAATACTTTTTACCTAAAGAACCCACAAAATCTATATTAGCTAAACTGTCTAAAATACCCAATTTTGAAATTATATTTCAATACGTTAACACATACAATCAAACCGAAGCACTTGTTATAAAGCAGTTGTCTGACGATAAACGCTATTACTTTCCTATTAAACCTATAGAGGTACTAGACGATATAAAAGTCATTAAATCTAAAGAACTATTAGAGGTTCATAGTTTTAGTGAAACCCGTACTTTCTTAGAGGCGTTAACAGGGGTTGGAATAGACTACTCGCCGTACTTCTATACCTTAAACAGTGATGGTAGCATAATAACGGGCATATATACTATTACGGGGGAGTGGATACCTACATTGTTTGTAGGGCACAGTAAGGATTTGATTAGGGGGTTAAATAAATGGAGCCTACCAAAGGATATATGGGTACATAAACGGGTAGCGGAGGATGATAGAACAAAGAGAAAGGCGGATAGAGATAAGAAGCGTTATAACTATGAGAAATTGCGTTTTGAGTTTTCTAGAATCTTATCGGAGTCATCGGTATTTAAGGATACTATATTGAAACAGATGCGTAAGTTTAGAACCACTAAAGATATAGGTAAACAAGAGGCGATACGTCTAGAACTAATCGAATCTATATCGGGTTTTTTAAGAGATCATTTAGTCAATCCAGGTATAATTGGGGAGTGGAATATAAAGGATGTATTTAACTATTGTGGTGATAATATAGATAGTGAAAAGTGTAATAGTTCTAGTATGTGTATGTGGAATACTAGTAGCTGTAGAATGATTGTAAACCCTGAAATGTATTGGAAGTTTATTTCTAGAATAGTAGATGAAATATTATCAAATGTGAATAAGCGTAAAGAAATACTAGATGAGTATAGAAAGGAACTAGAATTGCCCGAAAATGAAACAATGTTTTTTAGCAAAGATGAAGTTGATATATATCTAGAAGGTTATGATTTTAATCTAGAAAACAAGAAGTATATTAAACGACCATTAGAACATTTTGACTATAGCAATCCTAAACATCCTATAGGAGCGAACAATGCCCATAGTGGTGAACTATATAAACTACCTAGATATGTCAAACATCTATTTGATGATTCTAGTAGAGTATCCACTAAGGATAAATTGTCTGTGTATGGTGTAAGGGACAGCAGTGCGAACTATTTTTTTAAAAACATAGATGAAGTTGCTAAAGTTCTACAACCCGAAAAGAAGCTATTTGTTTCTAGCAGAAACCTATTAGCACAACGGGTAAGAAAATATCCCGATGGTGTTTATCTATTAAATAGATACAAGTCATTGTCGGAAAAAGAAGGCGGTGAATTATATGCTCGATTTGTAGCGATGAAGACAATAGAGGCTTTGGCGGATTATGTAAAGGAGAGCAGTTGGGGTAATGAAATCGATCTAGAACTACTAGATGATATCTATAGTAAACTAAAGGTTAGATTTATAATAATTAATGATGTAGGTCGTATAGATAAAAAGGAACCATTTGTATTTCTACACAACCACCTCCACGGTTTAACGATGGAAGAATTAGAAAACTGTACGTTTGTAGTATTCGCTAAGAGCGGTAATAGATACAATATGTTAGTGAAGAAAGATACAAATATCCCTATATTTATCGCCACGGAAATACCATTTTTAAAACATTGGTATGCCATGCAAAAATCATTTGAAGAATCACAATAGAAATTATAGAAATTATAGAAATTATAGATTAAGATTAGAAATAGAATTATAATAATAGTAAATTATTATAAGGCTAATATATTATAGTTAGATTTATTGCCAGTATAGGCGGTATACGGTACCGCTCGACGTCTTACAACGGTAATGATCTTTACGGGTCTTAATAGAGACGATATCGCTCGTCTCCCAAGGGTTGCCATTGCCAAGACAACCCTCGGCATAGATGAAGTCGTTTTCATCTAGTTTAATATCCCAACAAATTAGTTCAACATCATAACCATAATATTGAATGTAGTAATCATTGTTGTAGGTCATTTTAGTGTACTTCTTCTCATAGCGATTGATTTGGCTAAGAGTCATATCTAGTTTATCACCAATCGTAAGTTTAGGAATCATTTTGTAGTTTAGTATATAGTTATAGTGGCTAATCTTTAAATCTTTAACTTTACAAGGTTACAAAAGTTACAAAGTTACAAAAGTTACAAAGTTACAAAAGTTACAAAGTTACAAAAGTTACAAAGTTACAAAAGTTACAAATTTACACCTGTTACAAATTGAAACACTTTATACTATTTAGAAACACTAGTTTTCCTCTTTTCTGTAAAACGATGCTGAACACGAATCTGCTGGCACGACTGTCTCACAACGCACTGAAAAGCGATGTATGCTCACGCCATTCGGCGGCTATTACCAAAGGCAAGAAGGTTTTAGCAATGGGTTATAATAATAGTCGCACTTGTTTCTCTGGCAACATTGTATGTGCCCAACACGCCGAGTCGGCTGCAGTGATGGACCTTCTGTCCCAGCATTCGGCTCGGCAGTACCTCAAGATGGCACCGAGTGGCAAGTGGTGTTTTTTACGCACCCGAACAACTCCGGAAGCGTTTAAAAAAGTACAAGATTTACGTGATTCGTTCAAGTAGGGCTGATGGCTCGCTGATGAATAGTCGTCCGTGTGAGAATTGTATAGACCTAATGAGGCAAGTAGGTATTAAAACCGTATACTATTCATCAAATGATGCGAGCATGGTTAGGGAACAAGTGGTTAATATGAAACAAGATCATACTAGTTTTGGGTTTAAGTATATTAACCACCTATTGTACCCTGCCCGATATATAGACCCAAAGCTAGAACGACACGATGAGCAAATAGAAATAGTGAATGAGCGGAAGAAGGCGGAGCGGGCTAGATTGTTTCGGAAGAATGGTGGTAAACGATTTCCTTAGTAGTTGTTATTAGTTATTAGTAGTTAAAATTTTTGCTTTGCTTATTTTGCTTTGTTATAAATTGATAAAATGTATGTTTTCTAGATAAAAATATACCACTCTACGTAAATGGAGTCTATCCAAATTACTGCTTACAAAACTAGTGATCCTAACCTATTGGGCTGTGTCGTTCACTGCCAACAACAGCAAGTGTCGTCTAACAAAGGTTTGATCATTTGTGCCGACAAGAGTGGTTCCATGAATGACTTGATGGATCATACATCTTCACTAGTACAAACGCCTCGACAAAATTATAGGAATATGCCACAAACACCAAATAAACATTTTTATAACAATCATGGCATTAATCCGGATAGTCGTTTGGGGTGTGTAAAGGGATTTCTAGAGCGGATTATCGACATGTATGAATTTTTACAAAATACGCAAGGTCTAGAACAAGAACTTACGATTATCCTATTTGATGAAAGTTGTGATGTATTTAGCACGATTGACGGTTGTCTATACACCGATATGAAACATCGTGTAAATCAATCATTGCGACATAATGGTGGTACTAATTTTGATGTAGCCCTTAAAACGATCGAAAAGTACCGCCAAATGTCCATTGCCGATGTTGAAATTATCTTTCTTTCAGATGGGTCACACTGTGATAATAAGGTCTCTAAAGAATATATCTCTGAAACCTACAAGGGATATGTAGATTTGGCCATTGGTATTGGCGAACGAGGTACCGAGTTTGATGAGACGACACTTCGAGCCATTTCAAAAGAGTTTGTTATTGGAGAAAGCTCTAAGAGGATCCGTGATGTTGTAGCTGACCGAGCACTTGGTATTGTAACTATGTTAGGTAAAGATTTAGTTATGAATGGCGGTATCGAAAGTAGTAATATGAACAAAAAGGAGAGTAGTTATGTATGGCCGGAAATGTCTATGTTGATGGAATTGTATTTTACAGTTAATCGTAACAGTAGTATAGAATTTAGCTATACACTACAGAGTGGTGAAAAGATAAGCAAGTGTGTCGATTTTGCAACGGTTGAAGCCGATAATGATAAACTCTATGGCGACAAGGTCGTATTTTGTCTCGAGGCATCACAGAAACTAGAAATGGCTAAAGAAAAAACAAGTAGTTCTAGTCTATTGGAAAAGGTGGCTTATCTAGAGGTCGTTAAAAAAGAGATTTGTACGTCGGAACATCTAGAAACGTTTAAGAATACACGTATCGGTATTTATCTACAACAACTGCTAGAACATCTAGATAAAATCCTAGTTACACGCGATCAACGAAAGTTTCTAGATCTAGCCGAGAATATCCAAAAAGATGCCTATCGTAGCACAAGTGCTATTCGCTCGCAGGCATATTTTTCATAAGGAATACAAGCAAATAGTCTAGTACTAGAACCTAGCTAGTAGAAAATTGATAGGTTTTCTTTGTTCTAGGAACACTAAAACGTAAAAGATGCGTTTCACGACCAAGATCCAGCTTTACAACCACCAGACCGAGGCAGTTGATTGGATGACGACACAAGAGGTCCGCCAGCCTAGCGGTGGCATCCTGGCCCACGACATGGGCCTCGGCAAGACGATCGACGTGCTCCACCATATCGCCAATCAGTCTAGCGACGAGCTGGGCTACAACCTTATTGTCGTGCCGAACAACCTTATCAAGCAATGGAGCGAGGAATTTGCGAGCTACATCGAGGAAGTTGACCAATACGATTTCGCCACCTACACGACAGCCAAGCGTACGCCGGACATTAACAACTACCGCGTGGTGGTTACGACGTACGACACTCTTATCTCGGACCGTCGCAAGAACATTGGTAGTGTTCTCGACTTCGCGTGGACCCGCATTTTTCTCGACGAGGCCCACGAGATTCGCAACCATCGGTCGACGCGGTTCAAGGTCATCAACTATCTCAACGCCACGACCAAGTGGTGCCTCACGGGGACGCCCATTTGGAACTCGGCGGACGACCTGTTTAGTCTCAAGGCATTTATCGGCGGGCCGGCACACTTGCTTGTGGACAAGAGCTACATCCATGTTCGCACCAAGGACATTTTGCCGATGCCGTCGTATACGGTCCGCGACATCGACTGCAAGTTTACCAACGAGCAACTCACCCAGTACAAGAGCCAAGAGCGCAAGATGATTATGGAGGCGATCTACGGCAAGGACAACAAGGGGCTTCTCGGCAACATCATCAATCTGCGTCGCATGTGTAACCACGCCGATACGACTTCGCGCAATTGGGGCGTCAATGCCAAGTTCAACAAAGTTTGCGATATTATGAGCTCGATTCCCGAGGGCGAAAAGTTGGTCGTGTTTAGCACGTGGGTGACGTCGCTTACAACACTTCGGCAAAAGCTCGAGGCGATGGGCCACAACAAGATCTCGATGTTCCACGGCGAGATGAGCATGGACGAACGCCAGAAGAGCCTCGAGGAATTTCGTGATGGCGACAACAACATTATCCTCATCACGATCAAGTGTGGCGGGGTGGGCCTGAATTTGGTCTGTGCTAACCACGTCATTGTGTTTGAACCGCAATACTCGCCGTTTTCGGAAAAGCAGGCCATCGACCGCGTGTTCCGCATCGGACAGCGCAAGCCCGTGAACGTGTATCGGCTCTACATGAAGTTCTCTATTGAGCACTGGATGAACAGCATCAAGGACTGGAAGAATGTGGTAAAGCGGGTTGAGTTGGACGACAGCGAGGAAGACACCGAGGTCGCAATGGAAACCCGCATGAAGATGTTTCAGCGTTATGTGGTGTTGGCGCCACAGGTAAAGCGGGAAATGGAAAAGATCTCTGAAAAAAAAGTAGAGTCTTAGAATTAGGATTTAATAATAAAAACTTGCTTTGTACTTTCTCTAGGGTCAAAGTAATTATAAGTATATATATAAAACTAATACTAACTTATGTTAATTTTGTTCAATTGGGAAATCAGTCAGAAAAACAATGGTATCACCCTTTTCATTTAGCTTACCAATAAGATCTTGGGTTTCAAAATCATATACATAATTTGAACTATCAATGTAATACTTGCTACCATTAACTTCACGAGGTTCCAATGAATCCGAATCTTCATCATTGTAGAGGACTGTATCAACATAGACATTTGCCTCGATTTCGTCAACGCCTTCCATGCTGTTAACGTCTGTACCAAATTCTACCAATTCCACGGTTTTCTTTGACTTCTTTTTGGTTTCTACCGGGGCGACCTTTTTCGCTACAGGTTCTACAACAACAACAGGATTCTTGCGAACGACCTTCTTTTTAGCAGGGAGAACCGGTTCAGGTTTAGACGTGGGTTCTTCTACTACAACATTAGGAGCGACAATAGGCTCTTCCACGGTCTTAATCGACTTTCGAATAACTTTCTTTTTAGCGGGGGTAGGCTCTTCCAATGCGACATTAGGGATAGCAACAGGTTCTACAGTTGCCTCGATAGGTTCTACAGTTGCCTGGATAGGTTCTACAGTTGCCTCGATAGGTTCTACACTTACCTCGATAGGTTCATCAACAGCTTTAGCAACCTTTCGAACCACCTTTTTCACAACAGGTTCGTCAGCAACAGGCGTAGTCTTTCGAATAACTTTTTTTTTGGCAGGTTCTTCAACAGTCACAGGTTCAGCAACAACTACAGGTTCAGCGACAACTACAGGCTCCTCAATTACTACGGGCTCAGCAATAACAACTTTAGTAATCTTTCGCAACACCTTCTTTTTAGTAACGACGGGTTCTTCCGTAGTAGCCTTAAAAACATCCCTAGATTTAGCATTGATCGATTCTTGAATGGCATTGTAGATTTCATCTAAAGAACTAAACTTGTTCTTTAGGACATCGTTATCGATTTGAAAGTCCTTGGAGATTTGTTCCAGGACGAAATCGAGAACTTGTTGAGTACTAATTGTAGCCATTTTTTGTTGTTCTAAAGATACATATAGATTCAATTTCTTTTAAGGCGTGAATAGATTTAAAAATTGTTTTCTAATATCTAAATAATACAATGAGTAAGCCCGAAGATAAACATCAAACTAAAACTATAGACAATAGTACCAACAACTCGGTTAGTCCCGAAGAGTTTGACGGTGCTGAGCTAAAAGAGTTTCGACAAAAGGTAAACAAGTGGTGTGAACTAGATAATAAGATTAAGCAATATGAACAGGTAGTAAAGGCCCATAAAAAGATGAAGGATGATCTTTGTGGGGATATCTTAGAGTTTATGGAGGGCTATGATATTAGTAATCTCAAAACGCCATTTGGAAAACTAGAAAAAGTCCAAAGTGTTACAAAGGTACCTATTACGAAAGTGCTAATCGAAGAAAAGGTTAGTACCTATTTTACTAAATTAGGGGTAAAGAACAGTAAGGAACAATCTGAAACACTAGTAAAAGACCTCTACGACAATCGCGAAAAGAAGACGAGTGTAAGACTTCGCAGAATCGCCCCTAGAGCCCCTAAAGCGGAAAAGAATAAAACTCCTAAAAATTCTAATGTCCCAGATGGGCTAAAGAAAATATAAGTATATATTTTCTAACCTTCGGTAAAGAAGATTTAACAATCTTCTAACCTTCGGTAAAGAAGATTTAACAATCTTCTAACCTTTTGGTAAAGAAGATTTAACAATAAGGTAAAGAAATATAATGTATAGATAAGTTAGTGGATGATTCCTAAATCTATACATAATAATCGTTTTATATCACGGGTCATTTATAAATATATTGTTGGTAATACACAAAATTTTAAGGAAACAACCGTTAATATATCTAATCATACTATAACTATTTATAGTGATACTATAGATGTACTAGATATACAAAATGCTGAAAAGATATTTAATCAGGTATGTAAGACCACAAATGACAGTATACATACCTATATATACCTAATTGATATACCAAAAACACTAGATATGGATAAGAGTAATATAACTAGTAGCGAATGTAATAGTGCTTCTACGACATTTTTTATACAGGATGAGTATGTAGAGGTTGTTATTTGGCGTAGCGAGGAATGGGAAAAGGTACTATACCACGAATTAATACATGCTTTTGCTATAGATTATACACTAAAGATAGATAAGAGCTCTGAAATATCACTAAAAAGACTATTACCTCATTATAATGGTTCTATTAGAGAAGCATATACAGAAGTAATAGCAACTGTACTAAATACTACTAGAAGCAGTAGTAATATAAAGGATCAATGTATATTTTCAGGTACCCAAGTTAACAAAATAGGATATTATATGGAAGGTACCCGAGAGGAACTAGTAGTTCTCGGGGCGAATACTACAGCAAATATAGATAATAAAAGGGGTATAGAATATATAGATAAGTTTTTTAACAATCCAGATCGTCTATTAGATACTACTACAAACACGGGTAGTTATTATATAATAAAATCAATATATTTATGGTACGGTGTATATAAAGATAATGATTTACTAGATATTCGTAATATAATAGATAAGGTATATATAAATAAGAAATTTTATAGCGTTATACTAGAAGCTCTAGAAAGTGGTGAGTATAAAGAGTGGTTAAAAAGTATATATTTCAAGCCAACCGATATATCATTAAAGATGACCGTGGAGTGCCAAAGTTAGCATCGCTAACTTTTGGACACTATACGGCACCTATTAATCCTTCTAGTTCCTGTAGTTGAGCTTGGGTATTTATATTGAACAATTCATACCCTTTTGTCTTTTTTATTTCTGCTAGACATATCTTTTCTTTATTTTTTTGTAGAATAGTAAACAGATCGGTTAAATAGTACTCGCCGACAGCATTTTTATTGTCTATCTGGAACAATTCGGTTCTAAGAAAACAATAGCTAATACAATAAATACCTGTATTAACTATTTTAACCTCCTTTTCATCTACATTTGCGTCTTTTTCTTCTACAATATTTAGAAATTTACCATTTATATCCTTCATAATTCTACCATAACCGGTAGGATTTTCTATATAATCCGTTAGTATTACAGCTTTCGTTTTATCTACAGTATCTTTATAGGTATCCAACATAGATTGTATAGTATCTCTAGAAATCATAGGTACATCCGATGACAATATGATTAACGGTTTAGAAGCATCACTAATAGGTATTTGCTTAATAGCCTCTTGAACACTAGAACCAGTCCCTAAAGGTTCGATTTGTTGTTGTAACCATACTATTCTAGAACTAGACAAATGGTCTTTACAAATATTAATAATAACTTCATGGGATTTATGATAGGTTATTATGTAGATTTTATCTGGTAGTCTACTAAGTGTCTCTATTGTTTCTAATATATATATTATCATAGGTTTACCTAATAGGGATACAACTGGTTTAGGAACACTAGAGTTCATCCTTTTACCTAACCCGGCCGCCATAATTAATATATCGTAACTCATTTTATTCTATTGGAAAAGATTAAAATACAATGCAATTTACGTTAACGGCGATTGTATAGACCATTTTCTTCTGAACCAATATCTTTATCATCTTTAATATGCCCACTCTCTCTTAACTTATTTTCTTGTCGTTTAAGCATTGTATTGTTCGATACAGCCATCGATTCGGCTAAACTAGTATCCTTACAACGATACATTTTATCTCTTAAGTAGCATACAACCGAAAGGCGTGTAAAGTCTTTCGTAATACCCTTGAGAGGAGTATTAGCGTGCCAATCGTGGACATCCATCGCTAAAAAGTCTCCCATTCGTACATCAACCCATACACCGTATCTAGGAAAGCCAGTATAGCCACCCTCATACTTGCCCTCTTCTAAAACCATTAGATTACCAAAACCATCCTTATAATCACCGTCATCCTTATGTAAAGCAGTGCGCCAGTTATAGTTGATAGTAATTGTACTAAAACTAGTCTTGGGAACAACGAATTCGGTCTCGTGAGCACGATCCCATTGAGCCTTATGGCGGTCTGGAACCAATACACGAAAGCAAGCATCGGCATATTGAAAATAGGGTATACACTCTTCCCACTTGTCCACCTCTTTCGCGGTAAAGGAGGTTAAGCGACATTTGGGGGCACCACTGCCTAGATTTCGATCGGCTTTATCGTAAAAACCAATGATGTTGCTTTGAGAAATATTTCCTAAACTGCTATTGATCACTTTACCATTGGCATTGTAGTAGCCGACGGTTCTAAATTTACCAGCGTTAGCTAGACCTTTTACGTATTTCGGGAGCTTCTTAGAGTCTAATACGCCACCGGCGGCACCACGGTTGTCATTTTTACGCATAGCGGGCTTTTTGAGGTGTTCTAGAGCGATTTCACAAACTTCACGAGGTATGAGGTTTTTTCTAAATTTTAATATTAGACGTTTGTTGCCATCTTTATCAATACCATAGACATCGGTATCACTATTGATAATGTGTTTGTAATTTTTAATATCAAAATATTCACCTTCTTTACTTTGTAGATATTCTTCCGAAAGTATTTCGGGGACAACCAAGACTTGTTTCTTTTGTTTTTTATAATTAGACATGTTAATTCTTTTACTAAATACCTAGAAGATTATTTAGTACCTCACTTTTAATATTGAACGCAAAATTGAAATCAAATAACCAAACAATTTTACAACCAAAGTACCAAACAACTATGAACCCCAATTCTATTTCTAGCACCTTTTCGGTCCAACAAGTTAGCAAACATCACTACCTTATTCGTGGTGATGAACGTGTCAAGGATTATATGAACTTTTGTGATGTCAAGTGGTCTAATACCTATCAAGGTTGGATCGTACACGAAGATGATGAGGTTGACCTTATCCAGATGCATATGGAAGTTCTAGATCTTGCTAAAGAACAAAAGACAAAGTCCGACAAAAAGAAATCTGCAACTACACAAAAGAAGAAGCCTACTAAGAAAAAGCTAATTGTTAGCAGTGACGAGGAGAGTGAGGATGAAAAGCCTAAAAAGAAAACGACCAAAAAAGATGTCCTATATGAACGTTTTAAACGCGGTGAAGAGATTAGTGACGAAGATGATGACGAATATGTTCCTAGCTCAGAACCATCGTCTGAAACGATTTCGGATGAAAGTGATGAAGACCTTGAGGAGGAAGACGATGAGGAAGACGATGACAGTGAAACGGAGGAAGATAGTGACGAGGAAGAAGAGGGTGAAACGGACCCGAAACGCAAGAAAGAGTTTCAGTTTTATAAGAAAGGTATCTTGGCGTTTGGTAAGATGACAGAACGCCAACAGGAAAAGCTTGAAGCGGTTTGGAACAAGACACTGCGTGGTTGGATTCTTCGTATGGCGAGTCTCGAAAAGTTGAAGAAAATGGGGTGGCTTGAGTTAGGAAACGAAGAGCCTAAGGAAACTAAGGAGCCTATTAAGCCTATTGATGTTGTACAAAAACCAAAAGTAACGAAGAAGGCTAAAGAAATCGAGGAAAAGACATTTGAGGAATATATGTATGCCTTGTTGGTAAAGGGTGAACTAACTCCTGAACAAATAACGGATATTCAAGGTATTTATCATCCGGGTCTCAAGGGGGTTCTTGTAGGAATTAACAACCGCGAAAAGCTTGTAAAAATGGGCTTTCGGGATACTAAACCTAAAGAAATGAAGGAGACGAAGGAGATGAAGGAGACAAAAGAAAAGGAAGTAGTTAAGATCCAGTTTACAACCGGAGAACAATTAAAAGTAGAATAAATTAATAATGTTATCCTATATTATAAATGAGCACAAGTATTGTACCAGTTTTATCTAGAGGCTTTGGAGGAAATAATCCAGATGATCTTGTTGAACCTCCTAAAATACAGACAGACAGTGTGGGTAATGTTTTTATGTGTGGTAGTTTTAAAGGATTTATTGATTTCAATAACGGTATATCGTTAAATGGCTCTCCGGATATCCTTTTAGGTTATTTTGTAAAATATAATAGTGACGGGATAGCAGTTAAGGCTATTAAGTTTGATAGTACTGAACTCGTATATTGTAGTAGTTTAGTATTGGATACATTAGGTAATGTTTATGTTGTTGGTTATTTTATTAAAGATATAACTTTTAATGGATTGCCTACATTAACTACAAGTGCTATTGCTGGATATATGGTAAAATTAGATAATAGTTTAACACCTATCAAGGCTATTAAGTTTGATAGTACTGACACAGCAATTTGTGGTAATTTAGTATTAGATACATTAGGCAATGTTTATGTTGTTGGTTATTTTAGTAAAGATATAACTTTTGATGGGTTACCTACATTAACTACAAATGCTAATAATAATGTTGGATATATGGTAAAAGTAGATAATAGTTTAACACCTATCAAGGCTATTAAGTTTGATAGTACTGACATAGCATTTTGTGCTAGCTTAGTATTAGATACATTAGGCAATGTTTATGCTGTTGGTAGTTTTGGGGAAGATATAACTTTTAATGGATTGCCTACATTAACTACAAATGCTAATGTTAGTGCTGGATATATGGTAAAATTAGATAATAGTTTAACACCTATAAAGGCTATTAAATTTGATAGTACAAACCGTGTAATTTGTAGTAGTTTAGTATCAGATACATTTGGTAATGTTTATGTCACGGGCTTATTTGGTAAAAAAATTGATTTTGGCAACGAAAAAATTTTAACAAACAATTTAGATTTATCAATATTTTCGCCACTTGGTGAAGGTTATGTTGTAAAACTAAATAAGGATTTAGTTGCTCAAAAGGCGATTCCTATTAATACTACAGATAGTAACTCAAGTGGAAATGAGATTCTTATTGACCGTAATAACAATTTATATTTATTAGGAGACTTTAATGGTGATATAGATTTTAATGGATTAATGCCACTTAGTGGTACTATTAATGAGGCATATGGTTATATTGCTGTATTAACAAATGAACTGGTAGCACAACAATCAATGGCATTTACGACAACTTTTGCCGCATATACTTCTAGTTTAGCACTTTTTGGCAATATATTGTATGCTTGTGGAGATTTTAATACAGATATCAGTTTTGGTGATAAATTTCCTTTAACTACTAGTAGTTTTTATAGTGGATATTTTGTAAAATTTAATATAATTACAACCACTACAACCACTACAACAACTGAACCTATTTGTCTGCCTGCCGGTACACCTATCCTTACTGACCAAGGATTAGTACCTATAGATAAAATAGATACAACGATTCATACTATAAACAACAAACGTATAATTGCTATTACAAAGACTATAACACCCGAGAAACACTTAGTCTGCTTTGAAAAATATACCCTTGGTTTAAACATTCCTTCGCAACGTACCTTAATGACACCAGGACACGAGGTGCTGTATAGAGGTAAATTAGTACAAGCTAAAGAGTTTGTAGGACGTATAAAGAATGTCTATACGGTACCATACAATGGTGATGTACTGTACAATGTACTGCAGGAAAAGCACGGCTTAATGAAGGTTAATAATATGGTATTAGAAACATTAAACCCAATAAATAAGGTAGCAAAGAAGATATTAAGTGAACTATAATAAATCAAATTAGATTAATAATGTTATCCTATATTATAAATGAGCACAAGTATTGTACCAGTTTTATCTAGAGGCTTTGGAGGAAATACTCTAGATGATTTTGTTGAATCCTCTAATATATGTACGGATAGTTTAGGTAATGTTTATATGACAGGTACATTCACAGGAAGTATAGATTTTGGCAGTGGTGTAATTCTAACAGGTTCAATTGATAATAGAGTATCATATTTAGTAAAATATGATAGTAATGGGACAGCCCTAAATGCTATTTTATTCAATAGTAGTCGTTTGTCAATTGCAAATTATATAATAATTGATAGCTCAGACAATTTATATATAACAGGAAGATTCTCTATAGATATAGATTTTGATGGATTATACCCATTAACAACCACTGCGACATCTGGTGCTGGTTATGTTGTAAAAATAAATAGTAATTTAGAACCAATAAGTTCAGTAAGGTTTGATAGTAGTAATGAATCTAGTGGAACAAGTATTGTATTAGATAGTCTAGATAATTTATATATAACAGGATATTTCTCTACAAATATTAACTTCAATGGATTATACACATTAACAACTGGTTCTATTCTATATGCTGGCTATGTAGTAAAACTAGATAATAATTTATTACCAATAAAATCCGTGAAAATTGATAGTACTGAAGGTACATATACTAACAGTATAGCAGTAGATAGTCTAGATAATTTGTATATAACAGGAGCCTTTGTAAAAAATGTGGATTTTGATGAATTATATCCATTAACAACAACTGCTACGGAAATTGCGTGTTATGTAGTAAAAATAGACAACAATTTATTACCATTAAAATCAGTTAAATTTGATAGTATTAACGGCGCAATAACAACGGCAATAACAATAGATAGCCTTGATAATTTGTACGTTACAGGATTCTTTGGGGGAAGTATAGATTTTGGTAATGATATTGTATTTATAAATAATATTACAGTAGTTGCAACACCACTAAATGGCGAAGGTTATGTTGTTAAACTAAATAAAGATTTAATTGTTCAGACCGCCATACCTATTAACACCACTGGAGATCAATCACGAGGATTGAGTATTATTACCGACAATAATGTTGTATATTTATTAGGAGAATTCAATGGTATTATAGATTTTGATGGATTGTATCCACTAAATAAAACAGGTGGTAATCAGTATTATGGTTATATTGCTATATTAACAAATGAACTAGTGGCACAACAATCTATTGCTTTTACAACAACTGATTTTGTATATACAGACAACCTAGCACTTTTTGGTAATATATTGTATGCTTGTGGAATTTTTAATACAGATATAAGTTTTGGTGATAAATATCCTTTAACTAACAGTGACCAATACAGTGGATATTATGTTAAATTTGATATAATAATAACTCCTAAAACAACAACCAGTACAACTACTACAACCATAGCACCTACTACAACCACTACAACAACAGAACCTATTTGTCTGCCTGCTGGTACACCTATCCTTACTGACCAAGGATTAGTACCTATAGATAAAATAGATACAACGATTCATACTATAAACAACAAACGTATAATTGCTATTACAAAGACTATA